GCATTATTTTGTGCAGTAGTGTTTTGAGTAGTAGTATTTGGATTTGGAGTTGGTGTTGTTTACAGCGTTTCCGTCTGTATTATTAGGCTGTGATGTTTCTCTGCCCTGTTGAGTGTTTGTATTATTTGCTGTTGTATTTTGTGGTTCTGTGTTGTTGTTATTAAACCTACTATTTGTTACATTACCAAACTCATCTGTCCATTTATTAGCAGCATTTCTGTTTCTACTGACAGCTTGGTTACGTCTATAAACACCATATTCCCTACCACCAAAATTTCTCATATTGCCAGCCTCATCACCATACTTGTCATATGAATCCATTCCTCTATCACGATACCTTGCATAATTTCTTCCAGCACCTATATCACCCTTAAATCTATTCCACCTATTTTTCATTGATTGAAATGCGTTTCCCAAAAAGTGTCCTAATCTTTCATCGGTTTCAGCTTCTTTCAATAATTCATATACGCTTTCTTCTATTAAAGAAGTTAACTTTTCTTCAGTAAGTCTAATTTTACTCATAATTCAAAACTATTTTATTACCTATAAATATCTATATGTCACAAAAAAAAATTGACATTATATAATACAAATGGTATATTTCTAATAAAAAATGATTATGAGTGAAACCAAAAAAAAAGAATTACCGAAAACAATTGATTGTTTACAACTTGTGTTGTTGGAAAAAATGGCACGAATAGTATGTACAAAATATGAAAATATTACTAAACGATATGATGGAAGTATTGATTCGTCACAACCAAAATATCAGGCATTTAAAAAATACAACGACCTACACAATGCTATAATCGAAAAAATGGAATTAATTTTAAATAAAATGCTAGAAAATGATTAAAAAGTTTTTTAACAAAATTAAATTAACATTTAAATTGTTTTTTTTAGGACTGAAAGCTGGCGACGATGCAATTTTTGGAACGTCAACAAATTCGTCAGATATAAAGTCAATATTAGAAAAACAATTTGGAGGCGGAGTGTTTAATGATTTATTGGAAAACAAAGTAACACAAGAAGTTGAAGAATTAAGAGATAAACACTACCGTGTTTTTAAAGAATCAGATAAATTTGATACCAGTACTATAACAGTAAACATTGATGACGAAGGTGAAATTGTGGGATTTAATGCTCCAAGATTGTCAAAAAAAAATCTTAACGACTTTATGAGACATCCACCAGTGTACAATCCAGAAAATTTTACAATAATAACAATTCAGGATAATAAACACATACAAAACCATTCGTCGATATCTGACAGTTCAATACCAAATGGTATATATGATTATGCAACAACGCTTACTCTGCATAGAGATAATTTTATTCCTCGATTTGAGATTGAAAAATTTGTAAAAAAAATTGTTGTTAGAAAACCAGATAACGAAGAAGGCCGAGCAATTGTTGATTTATATTTACCAAACGAAGCAAGTCAGTTCGGTAAAATTGACGCTATTTTGATTTCAAATTTGGCAACTATGTTTGAAACAAAAAATTACAAATCAGACATAACTGATTTAACAGGTATTGAATGGGTATCAGATAAAGCTTGGGGTGTTTGCGATATTAGTTTATTTTCGTTTAAAGATGTTATTTTATCGAATATTGATATTTTTGATGGCAATTTTGTTCTTGTTTATGATTGTAAAATAGAAAATAATGGTTTATATATACCAGAAAAATATAAAACAGAAACACTTGACATGAAATATAAATCAAATGCGAAGAAAAGTGATATTTTTGAACTTCAATAAAAAAACAAATAAAAACATATAATGAAAATAGCAATAGATTTAAATGATGTAGTAAGAGATTTTTCAATTAATTTTTTAAAATACTACATTGAGTGTTATAATAGAAATTTTGATTTGACAGACTTTGAATTCTGGTCTAATGATATGTCGGCTGTATTTAATTTTCAAAGTAAGTCAGCGATGTATGATTTTATGTATAGCAATTACGCATTTGAATTATACGGCAAATGCGGAACATGCGGAAGGAATTTAACACAAGAGTTAAACCATTGGTCTGAAGTTACGGTTAAAGAAGCCGATACTCCATTTGACATAGAGTTAATGTTTGTTTCAAGCAAAGAGTATGGTTTATCAATATGTAATTCATATTATTTTATTTCAAAACTTGGAACGAAAATTAGGGAAGTTTATTTTCCTACGAACAGTGCTGAAATTTGGGATAAATGCGATGTATTAATAACAGCCGACCCCAATTTATTGGATATTAAGCCAAATGGAAAAATATCTATTAAAATTTCTACCGATTACAATAAAAATTGTAATGCCGATTTTACGTATAATAATTTGGTGTCGTTTATGTCAACACCAGAAAACTTAATCAAACTTAATTATGAGGAAAAATGAAACTGAGCAAAAATACATGAAATTTAACGGCAAAGTATATGTCGTTAATTTCAAAAAGTTGAAAGAGGTATGTTTAAATTCATCAATGGATGGTGGTTGTACCAAAGAAATTGAAATATCACAAACGTACGAACGTCAAGATAACGGTGAATTTGAACTTTCAGGAAAACTGGAACATGAAACAAAACTTGTTGGAAGCACACAAAATGACATGATAATCTATGATATTGTTAAACTTATGTTTATCAATATTCTTGAGAACGATAGTATGGAAAATACTTTTTGTCCTACATTAGGGACTAGTTTATCGTTAAATACCTTAATTAATTGGGGTGTTATAGAAGAAATTGAATAATCTATTAAAATAATATATATGACAAGTAAAGACATAAATAAAGTACTTAATGAAAATATCGAACGTTTAAAGAACAAAACGTTTAATGTTTATTTTTTTGTTTTAGACACAAAAGGTAATCCAAATAGTTCATTGGAATACATATATAAAACCGCATATATTCTAAAAGAAGCTGGATACAATGTAATAATGTTACATATGGACAAAGAATTCGTAGGGGTAGGAGACTGGATGGGTTCTAAATATGCAGAACTTCCTCACGCTAATATTGAAACAGACAACGTTCAAGTTTCGGCCAGTGACTTTTTATTTATTCCAGAAATATTTGCTAATGTTATGATGCAAACTAAAAATTTGCCATGCCAAAGGGTTATGTTAGTACAAAATTATAATTATATTACTGAATTCATGCCAATATCACAAACCCCAGAGCTATTAAACATTAAAGATGCAATTGTAACTTCAGAAAAACAAGGTTCTATGATTAAGCAATATTTTCCAGAATTGAAAACGCATATAGTTCCTCCGTCAATTAGCTGTATTTTCAAAAAATCAAATAAGCCTAAACGCCTAGTTATTAATATTATAGCACAAGAGCAAAGTGATATTCACATGATAGTTAAACCATTCTATTGGATGAATCCAATTTATAAATGGGTTTCATTTAGTGATTTAAGAAATATGTCTCAAGATGTTTTTGCAGAGTCATTAAATACTGGTGCAATCACGATATGGATGGATGATAAAACAAATTTTGGATATACATTACTTGAGGCTCTTAGAAGCGGAAGCTTAGTAATCGCAAAAACGCCAAACAACCCATCAGAGTGGATGTTAGATAAGAATGGTAATTTTACCGAAAAAATCATATGGTTTGACGATATAAATGAGCTGCCAAAAATACTTCCTTCAGCGATAAGAAGTTGGACCTTGGACGAGGTACCAGATGAAATATACAATAACCAAGACGAATTTTCTTCTCTATATTCAGAAGAAGACCAAAAAAATGCTATATTGAAGGTTTACGTTGAAGATTTTTTTGATAAAAGATTAAAAGAATTCAATGAAACCAAAATTTTTCTAAAAAATAACAAACAAAATGAAAACGATTAATAATGCAAAACATAACAGTTATTATTCCATTAATTGATTTATCAACACAAGAAAATTTAGTATTGTTTCAAAAATGTTTATCAAGTATTCCACAAGGAATGCAGGTAATTTGTGTTGGTGCAAAAGAAGTGATAGATTTGATTCCAGAAAATAGTGATATAAATATTACAAAAATAGTTAGTACTGGAGACAACACTATACCTTCACATGTAAATTTAGGTGTAGAAAATGTTACAACAAAATACTTTTCAGTTGTAGAAATAGACGATGTTTTTTCAAAAAATTGGTTTAATGGCTCACAAGAGTACATTTCAAAAATGGGCGATGACGTAATTTGTTATTTGCCGCTAACAGAAATTATTGATTTCAATTCATCAGATATTTTAGGGTATGCAAACGAGGCTTTTTGGGCTTCATCATTTTCTGAAGAAATAGGCTTTATTGATAACACAAGTTTACAGGATTATTTAAATATCAACACAAATTGTGGTGTGTTTGACACTGAAATGTTTAAAGAGTCTGGAAAATTAAAATCTTCGATGAAAATTTTATATTGGTATGAATTTTTATTGAGGGTTACATATAAAGGCAAAAAAGTGTTTATAATTCCAAAAGTTGGGTGCTTTCATAATGTAAACAGACCAGGAGCAAACGATGTGCGCTCTAAAATGTCCGAAAAGGAATTTGAATGGTGGTTAGATTTAGCAAATAAAGAATACTTTTTCCAAAACGACAGGAATAAAACATACGACGAAAATAACTAATCATTAATAAGTTACAAAACATCATTAGAAAGGCCATAAATATGGTAATTGTAACGGAAAGTGCATTGGTTATGCAGAAAGGTGTTTTATAGCAGTATAAGACAAAATTAAAAATGGGAAAAAGAGGCAGAAAACCAAAAGAACATAAAGGATATTTTTATGAAACAGAAGAAGAAGCGATTATAAAATATATAGAAACTGAAGATGAAGCTGAAAAAAATAGGCTTTTTAACGAAACAATTTATCCAGCTCTTACAAAAATGATAGAGTCTATTATAAGGAGATATAAATTATTCGTACCAGACGAGGAGTTTGACCAAAATTTTTGTGACACAGTTTCTTATCTATTAACAAAAATACATCATTTTAGGCCGATTATAACATCATATGAAGAATTGCTTGACAGTGACCAGATATTAAAACATGAGTATATTGAAATGCCGCTGGATGAATTTAAATTAAAATCAAAGAACGCTACTGATGATGACCCTCAATTTATAAAAGTAGACTACCAAGATTTTAGTAGATATTTCAAAAAAGTAACGCATAAATATAAGGCATATTCGTATTGCGGAACAGTATGCAAAAATTATTTAATGTACAAATGCAGTCAATATTCAAAAAATAAGCAACGTCATGAACCGTATGAGGAATTATATGATGAATTATCAAATAGGACGTCATATACGATTGACCAAGACGATAATGAATCGACACCAGAAAAACTTATTGCTAAAATGGCTATAGAGATTGATGATATGGTCGATAATTGCGATAAATATGGTCTATCGGAAGGAGAGGTTACTGTAGGTAAAGCGCTAGTCGATTTAATGAGAAATTGGGACGAAATACTACCAGACGACGGCAGTAATAAACTGCAAAAAAGTAAAGTTTTATATTTTCTAAGAGAATCAACATATATGTCAACTAAAGAAATAAGGGAAAATATGAGACAGTTCAAAAAAGTATATTATGCCATTAAAAAAAATGAATTGTAATTATTGAAAATTTTACATAAAATATTTATAGTAAAATAGAAAAAAATGGATAAAAAATACAGAGTTAAACTTAATTCAACAGAAAAGGTTGAAGAACTTTTACAAGAAATATACGACCAAGCATGTAGGCATATAAACGAGATTGATAACGAAATCAATAAAATTATCAATTCTACAAATTTGGGCGCCGACACTGTTACTATGGAAGAAAAGGCAAAATATGCAAAAGCTGTGCATGATTTTATCGGTGATAAATCAAAAGCGATACAATCAAAATTAGAAATCGCTAAATTCATGGGTGAAATAATTCATCATAATGGAGATATAAACGCAACAGTTAACGATAAAAACTATGTTAAAAAGTCTTCATTAAAATTGGAGGACATTAAAGCCGCAATAAAAGAAGCACAAGATACAGATACAACAACAGTTTATAACCTAAAAAGTAAATAATATAATGTCAGACAATGGAGCAATTGAGTTATTAGGGAAAATAAATGCAATTAACACGTTAATAGAAAATTTTCCGTCTAGTTTATTTGACCTGTTACATGGCCCAAAGTACGACAGTGTTATTGACTTTTTAATTGACGTATTGGAAGCATGTGGAGTTGATATACACGAAATCATAAGAGAGCTTTTTTCTGATGTTTTTGATATTAAAGAAGATATTGCGTCTGGAATAACTGGAATGTATGAATCAATCGAAAATATGGAGATTGATAATAATGGAAAATTCTTTACTGGATTAGAATATTCTGTGAAGGGAATTTTACTTACTTTATTATCAAGTATTTTTTCGTGTTCAGCGTTACCAGTACTTCCAAACAAATATTTTGATGTTGGTAAAAACGACGCTAAATTTACATTAGAAATGAGAAAAGCAATAGAGGCTTTCCAGAAATTAACATTTCCGATTGAAGTTATAGACCCGTTTGGTTATTTATCAACCAATCCGTTGTCTAAAGAAGGGCGTTTATTCTATGAAATAGAAGGTAAAGATATTTGTTATCAAAAAGTTTGCAATATAACAACAGAAACATATGAATCAACAACCCAGATACCTCATTGTACATCTACAGCGCTGTTATGCTTAAAATTTGGAAACAAGCACGCAAAATATGTTAGTGAAACAGAGTACGGCTCATCTGAAGACAATCACGAAGTTGAAGACGAATTATATTTCCATTTAGACAAGAAACTTGAACATGACCTTAATATAGATTTGAAGTATGCCACAAAAGATGATTTGTGGGATGTGAAGCATCTTATAATTAAAAAGGGTGAGCAAGATTCAGAAACTTTTAATTTAACTCCATCATTTGGTAGAACATCGTTAGACCCGACAACTGGAAAACGTGAGTCCTATTGCAATGTAGTGTTAAAGTGCGGAGAATACAGTGGAGAACACGCTGTATGTGTAGGAACGACACACGTAATGCTAAGCAAAACATTATCACAACCAGTTGTTGATTTTTGGTTATCAAGAAATAACGCAACGTTAGATTTTGGTATGAAAAAAGATTCTGATATTATAAATGATGATGAATTATATAATTGTCCATTTATCGACCATGATGACACTGTTGTAGTATCTTCTGTAACATATACATATGAAAAATGCGACTTTAACGATAATGCTGTATTCTACAATGAAATACCAGAAACAGTAACAAGCGCTGATGAGGATTTTATTATGGTTCATGACGGATTAACGTCATCAACACTAAACCAAACTTATGATATGAACGCATTTTTATGGTACACAATGTCAAAATCACCATCAGAACTACAATTTGAAACAAATAAAACAATGTGGGACAGCAGAATATCCTCTAAAAAAAGCGGAATTGAAAGAAAAACGCCAGCAGAATGGAATGAATGGTACAACTCAAAAACAACTCAATATGAAGAACTATCATGCGCATCGCTTAATGACACATCAAATAAATTATTCCCTATACTGCAATGCCAAAGGGGAAAATTACTAATGAACGAGCTTGTTGTTGAATTTCCTGCCCAAAAATTCTTCAAACCATTAGCAAAAGATAGTGACAATGCCTTTGTTTATAGAAACATAAGAATGAATTCAACACTTTATGAGTATAATTGGAGGTATTTATACAATATACAGATTTTTAAACCAAAAATTATATTATATGGCATGCTCAACACATTGTTGAACGGTATAGTAGGGTTCAAAAATAGTATAAGCTTTAATTTCAAAAGAGAAGAGATGAGGGCTAAACTATCTGAAGCCATAAAAAAATATATACAAGCTGTTGATACAGAGTCTGAAGATTGTTATTTTGAATTTTCCAACGACGAATTCGAACTTATGTTGGAAGATATGCTTTTAAGTCGGTATAACAGTATAGTTCAAACTTCGCAAACACCGACAATAAAAGATGTATCGATAGATGATTACCTATCTAATATAGATAAAGTGAATTTTGGGGCGTCTAAAGAAGGCTCAATTTCACAAATAATGAAAACAATAACAGATGTTTCATTAAAATCGCCAGCAGAAATGCAATCGGTTGATTATGGGGTTGAATTGGGTTATGATAAAAACTGGTGGAAACAAGTTGTTATGGCGTTATCGCTACCAATAATAGAATCTATATTTACACCACAGGTTATTTTATTAATAATGATTAATTTTGACATAATGGGTATCGTAAACACAGAAGCGCTGTTTACTGATAAAAGTAATGGAATTATTAATTTACTTATTAATAAGATATTTGGGTTAATTAAGTCTATAATAAGACTTATTATGGATAAAGTTAAAGAAATTTTGTTAAGAATGGTTTTTAAATATTTGATACCAAAATTAACAACGTATGAATTATTATTATTGTTAGAAAAACTCGATGCTTGGATACAATTATTACGGGAAGTAGCTACATGTGTACCAATGTTTAATTTCTCAATAAGAAAATCACTTGGGCAAATAGACAACGTTCAATACGCAGATATTGTCGAATCACAATCATTACCAGAATCAGAAACAAATTGCTAAAAAATGAATTTAACCGAAACTGTTAATAAATTAATATCCGCTCTTGATAAAGTAAAAACACCAGCGGAAAAATTGCCTCCAATTTTGTTGAAGTGTGTATCACAAACGAGGCCAGGGTTGTCCGCGTATAGAACAACTACTGATATTATAATGAAAAATAAATTAGCTGGAATACCTACCGATGATAATCCAGACGGAAGTCCAAATCTAATAAACATATACACCTACAATATAGTTAAATCTATATTTGACTCCATTAAAAATGATGCTAACGTTCAAGTTTCGGTGCCAATGGAGTCACTATTGATTCAAGTCACTGGAGGAAATGCTGGTGGACCAGTAACATCAGTTGGAACTAATATTATAGATTCCGCTATTAATGGTATAATCAGTTAAAACATTAAGCGTATGAAAACAAAAAAAGAAATACAAACAATGAGTAATTCAGAACTAAAGTTATATATAACAAATCTGACAAACGAATTTGAAAGTATCAAAAATGTAATTAAAGATAAATGCAAAGAACTTGTTGAATTGGAAAAAGAATATAACAATATCAACAATGAAATAAAAACTAGAAAAACTATATACTAATGGCAGTACAATTAGGGGTAAGAGTAGGAACTGTTATAGAAACAAGAGATGATTTGGATGCTGGGAGAATAAAAATTCTAATATCCCCAGAAGATAACGACAAAACTGATGATGAAATACCGTTTGCGTTTCCTTTATCGCCAAAACATTTTTACATACAACCAAAGATTGGGGAGGCTGCATTAGTTTTATTATCAGATTTTAACAACGCAGCAAGTAGGAGATATTATATAGGCCCATTAATATCGCAATTAACTCATTTATTTTCAGAAGGATATGAACTTGGAAGTGATAAAATATTTCCTACAACACCAAACGATTATAGTAAAGCACCAAGTACTAATCCAGAACTAAACGGTGTTTTTCCAGACAAGGAAGACATAGCAATTCTTGGTAGAAAAAATTGTGACATTATTTTAAAAGATAATGATATAAGAATTAGGGCTGGAGTTAAAAATGTTAACAATCTTGACCCAACAAACATTTCATATAACGATAAAAATCCAGCATTTATCAAATTAAATTATAATCAAAATGAACCGATTAAAGGAAATAAAAGTTCAATTGTAATTGACGCTGATAAAATATTTCTTTTATCAAATTCACAAAATGGAAACACAAACAACATAGCTTCAGACAGAAAAGAACTTGTGTCTAAAGAAAAATTGGAAGAATTAATCGAAGAAGGGTATAAATTGCCTTATGGCGAAAAATTGGTGGAGTTTTTATTAAAATTTGTTGAAGTATTTTCACAACACACACATAATTTTTCTGGTTTGCCACCAAATAAAAAATTTGTTGAAGACATAAACAACGCGGCAACAGACCCGCTTAAAAATAAACAAATGTTATCAAATACTGTGAGGATAAACTAAAAATGGGGCCTTAAACCCCATTTTTTATTCATATCGTTCAGTCACATCACTTAACACACTAAATCTAAGTACTTTTTTATAGTATTTAGTTTCTCTGCCATATACAACTTGTATATCGACAAAGTATTCGCCAGGAATTAAATCTTCAGTATAAATAATAAAAAAGTTATTAAGGAAATGCTGTTCTATCGGTTGGTATGGCAATACCTCTATGACCCTATTTCCGTCTTCTGTGTATAACGTATATCTACAAGAAGAGACAAGTTCTTTAATTGATTGAGTAAATTCTTCCCTAAAATCAACCGATACTTCTCTAACCTCACCCCTATGCAATCCTTCACCCATATTTATACCATAAATCGAAGGAACAAGAGTCTTTTTAATATCAGAATTACTTCCTATTGAAATTTTTCTTATTTGTTTATTGGTTGTAAACTCCAATTCAACATCGTCCAATTTAACGCCATTTAAGGCTAATTTAGACCATAAGTCATAATATATGGAGTCTGGTTCCAGATTAATTTCATTCGCTTTAATATTGGCGGAATAAACGCCTTTTGTGATTTGTTTTACGGCAAACTCATTACCGTCAATCGAACAAGTTGGTATATCGTCAAGATTTACTGGCACGCCATTATCAGACACATATAGACATAAATTATTATCTTTTCCCAACGTAAAATTTTCACGATTATCAAATACAAAATCGCAATAAGTTGCTTCAACATACGGATGGAAAAAAGTGTTTGTATTGTCGTTAAAAAAACCAACATATTGTTGCACGTCTGTTTCAGTATTTTCGTATAACGGAGAAAATGCAAGACATAGACCATTATTAACTCCAGTACTAATACATTCTAAAACATAATCTGTAATGTCAATAGACAAATTTTCGTTTCCAAAATCAAAATGTTGTGCCCCAACAATGATTGATTTTTCATTTTTAATGAATTTATTAAATTCATCTATAAGATATGATGCTGGAACTATTCCTCCAGTTAAATCTATTTTATGATATTTAACTAAATCCCAATCCAAATTTTCATCGCACAAGTTTATTTTTTCGTCATCAATTGGCCAAGTAATACCATTTTTAGCGAAAAACCAATTTGAACCATTCTCTGAGTATGACATATTATCATGAATCCAAAAGTCACTAATAAAATCAAATCCACGACCAGCGTCAAACCCTATTGGAAGTTTAAACAACATCAAATCAAACGACCCAGCACGCACGGCTTTATTAGTTTCACCTCTAATAAGACTTTTTTCATATGGGACACCGTCAACACTCATGCAATTTGTCATTTTCAATTTGAATGACAGTTTACTAACATCTGGAAAAGTTTTATTGTCAATAAGTTCTTTTATTTCGTTAATATCAAAATGCAAAAGGCCTCTCATTAACCCATTTCCATATGCTACTTGTAAAATTGGGTTTAATCCGAGATTTTTTCTACTATTTTCTATTATAGTGTTTGTTTTGTCTAAGAAAAAATGTCTAATCATAATTTAATAATATTCATCTATATAAATAGTATTGTTTAGACAATGGGTATTATTTTTTGGCTTTTGTATATGAAAACCCACATTTTTTTATTTTTTCTGAAACATCTTGAACAATATTATTGATACTGTTATCGTAAAACAATTTAGCTACATTGTGAAAATTGTTATTACATGCTTTAATGGCAAAAAGTTCTGGTTTTACATATAAATTAAATTCTAAATATGATTTTTTGCCAAAAGCTAACCTATCTACAGCTATATCAGTAACAAATATGTGCTGATTTTGTAAAATCGAACTTTTTTCAACTATTTCACCAACATCCTTTGTGATTGTTTTTTTAAGTGATTCTATTTCAGATTTAAAATTTATGGTTTTATCTATTGGGGTAACATAAGTCCCAATATTTAGATATAATGCTGTTGGATTTTTTTTATCTACAGTACCTACTTTAATTTTAAAATCACTGTTTTCAAATGAAATGTCACTATTTATTTTTTTCATGTTTATTGTTTACTAATAATATAAGTTTTTTTTAAAAATTCGTCAAATGTTAATATCTAGTAAACTATTTATACATAAATTAAACTATAATGCAAGAATTTTTTATAAATCAAAACTCAATAAACCCAGTATTGGAAATGGAATTAATTAACGATGGTAGATATGATTTTCAAAAATCGTTAATTAACGACTCAATACAAGACAGTGTTGTTACTTTTAGCATGGTTGACGAAGAGACTGGAATATTAAAAGTCGCAAACCAAGAAGCAAATGTTGTTATAGCAGATGAAAATAGTTGTGAGGAAAAATTTATATTACAATACAAATGGAAACCACGAGATGTCAAAAAAAAAGGATTCTATCGCGGTTTTTTTGAAATAAAATTCAACGGCGATATAATCTCAGAAGGTAAAACGTATCAGGAAGGGAACCTCATTGTTCCAATAGAAGAAGAGTTAAGAATTATAATAAAATAATTTTTTTAACTATTTGTATTTAATTCTGGATACTTTTTTATAATTCTATTACGTATATTGAGAATTTTTTGTTCGTAGTCTTTATCTTTGGCGTATCGCTTTCCATCGAAATTTACAAATGAGTTTGGTTTTAATAAATCAGCAAGTGTTTTACCGTTAACAAGATAATCTTTTTTCAAAAGCTTAATATAATCTTCAACACTTTCATTAGGGTCGGAATAAGTAAAAATATTACGACCGTCATCGTATGACCCAACAGAAAAGACGCTATTAGTTCTAAGAGACCTTGGCCCAGTACCAAAACAACTTTCCTGGTGCGCAACAGCCATTAAAAACGGTAAGTCAAAATTATTCTTCATTGCACACCTAACTAACGTTTCAGGTTTTAATTTAGTATCTTTTAACGTTTTATTTTGGTTATTTAGCGCATATTCCATATATCGTCTGCAAGCGTCAACTTTAACGTCAAAAATGCTGTCTTGTTTATGTTGTTCGGCCTCTATTTTTGCCAGTTCAATTAATTCCTGCTTTTTTATGTTGTCCATGTGTAATTTATTTATTGCACTACAAATTGTTGTTAATGCCACGCCAGCAATAACAGCAGTTTTAACTTTATGCTTCAAATTAGAAAACGATATAGGAACATTAAATGATTCAAACAAAGCTTGTACATAAGCTTCTTCTGATAATAAACGTTTAAATTGAGCTTCAGTTAATATAATTTTTGTCATATTAAATTAAAATATATCAGTAATTTCGACAAATTTAGTTATATCAGTTGTTATCGTATCTAATGAGTACTCTTTTTTGGATACTTGTTCAATTAAGTTTTGCATTTTCGATACCGCTTCAGTGTTGTTATTATCAGCATATGTATTCATAGCAGCATTTAAAGATTCTATACAAGAGTGTTTATATTTATTAAAAACATCTTCTCTGTTTTCGCTTTCACAAAGTTCTTTAAGAGTGGAAATCTCTATTTCACTTAGTTCATCGGCATATTTTTCATTAAAATTCTTAATTAATGACTCAGCTAAATTATCAATATTAACATTTTTTAATTTTATTTGCGAAGAATTTTCACGTTGAGAAATGTGTTCCTTAATTATTTTAACGGCATTGCTATAATCAACAATATTTTTTTTGCCTATATTGTTTTCAATTATGTATTCGACGGCGTCAGAATATGTTTTATTTTCTTCTGGAAGTAATGAATAACATTCGTTTCCCAAATAAATGATACCTTCTGCAAGTATTCTACCTAATTTATATGTGTCTTCATTAATTGAAGCTAAATCAAGTCCCCAATTTGTAGTAGTTATTTTACCGATTAGGAAATCAATATCAGCGTTTTTATCGGCTTTTCTTAAATTTTCATATATAGTATGAAGTGTTGATAAATTTTTCGTACCTTTTACTAATTCAGCATACTCTTTAATTATTTTTTTACCGCCTTTAGTTTTAAATAATTGATGTGAAATATTTTCAAAGGCCTCTTTAATATAGCCAAAAGACTTTCTTGAGAGCATATCACCCATTACACAACTCTCAATGAATAAACGCCTTTCGTTTAATTTTTCATTAATTTCATTTCTTAATGTTTCAATTTCTTGGATTGTATTTAAAGATTGTATATTAATTTCCATAATAATGTTTTTTTCACATAAATAGTTTATTAATCACCAAGTTGTTTAACATTGTCTATAATTTTAGTAGCATTTTCATTAAGAACTTCAGTTAAAGAAGTAAAATCAAATGCTTTGTCAGATATTGGTGCATCATTTTTTGATAACATGTCAAGATATTCGCCAATGAACGATTTAACATGTTTTCTTTCCATCAATGGTGTGCCAGCGTCCACATCAGGCGCTGAATCCATAGGAGCACTTCCAGAAGTACCGCCTATATCACCAACGCCGCTATCATCTGGACCTCCAAAGTCCATATCACCACCGAAATCGTCACCAATCATAGAATCGCCGCCGCCTCCTCCAAGACCGCCAAACCCACCAAGTCCTCCATCTTCTCCTTCTTGTTGTTGTTGTGGCTGTGGGGCGTCACCATTAACTATATTAAAGTCGCCATATAATCTATCCACACTATCAAAAATACCAGTTTTCTTAATGATATTTGCGGTCATAGCAAGTTCAGCTGCCATAGCCTTTTCTAATCTAATTTCATTAAGCATATCTTTTATTTCCGAATCTTTCATCTTCATTATGTCTCGAAGAGCTTTATGTAATGAAAGCATTGGTATTCCGTTTCCTGGGTCAGCCAATGCTGTTTGCATTGTAGAAATTCGTTTAGTTAAATCATCAAGTTCTTGTGTTTCTATTTGTGATGAAGGATTATGCAATGATAATTTAAAATTAGTTATGTCATCTCTAATACCCATCAGGTATAAATGTATCATAGCTATTTTATTGAGTTCCATTAATATGAATTGTTGTATTCTATTAATCATTCTAGAAAATCTAACATCAATGAACGATAAATTTTGGCCTTTACCATTAGCTTCTTGAAAATTTAAGAATGTTTTTGGTACCCTCATAGCGCAAAGCATTTTTTCTTGCATGTACTCAATATCTTCCATTTGTATCTGGCTATTTCCAGCAGGAAGGTTTTCTATAGGGCTAGCGGCACCTTCATTACGCACTGGAATAAAAAAATCTCTAGTTACGTCAAGAAAATTTTTTCTCAAATCTACTTGTCCAGTTGCTGGGTCTATAATTTCTGTCCTTTTAAATCTATTTGCTATGTCATCTATAAGTGCTTGAACGTCACTGGTATCAAGATTACCTACATATATTTTAAAAACTCTTCTTTCGATAGCTTTATCTAACCGCCAAATAAGCATTGCGTCTTCCATCATTGACCACATTCTCCAGGCCCTTCTGGCTTTATGTAACATTGATACACCATAAGGTAAGAAGAACGAATCGTTAAGTAGTCTAAAATGTGCCACTTGCCAATTTTTATACGGGTTATTTTGATTATGCCCAAGCCATACAAATTCAACTTCATCTGGTTTTATCTCGCTTGTACCACCAAATGCTGTAGCATACGATGCCCCATAACCATTTTCGATTCTATCAACTTCATAAACTGGAAGCATCATCCAACCAAGAATTCCATCGTTTTTTGATATATTTAATAATTCAAACGTGTTACCGTATTTTGCCACGTGTCTGGCAATCATTGGTAAGTCTGTGTAGATATGTAATCTATTTACAAATAAATCATCTAATATAGCCTTTATTCTTTTAGATTTTGATTCTATAACCAACATAGTACCGTCTGATGTTATTGGACAAACCTCTTCAGAAACAATATCTAATGCTGTTCCTATTTCTGGAGTTCCATCCATTAAATCGACGTCCCTATACATTAATTTTACGGCTGTATAGCCAGTAAGGCTTGCCATTGCATTATCAGCCCCAGCCTTTTTCCATTGATAAGCTAAATATTTCTGTTGTTGTAACGACGCAAGTTGTTTTTCGTAATCAGCTTTATCGTTTGTTGTATATAATACACGATTACCGTCACCTTTGCTTGTAAGGAGGTCATCAGATATACCAACTCTGTTTGGGGACCTAAATGCTTTGTCCAATCGTTGAAATATGGTCAAATTGTTGTTTGCCATTATATGTAAATTTTAATTTTTATCTATTATTCCATCAATATAATATACTTATTTTCAATAAAAAGTGAATTGTATTTCTTCAAATAAATAGTCTGATAAGCTTTATTACTAATACATTGACTTTATGCTTTACGTTTTTTATTTTTTTAATAAAAAAATGAAAAAAACAGAAGAAACCATAGCAAAGCTATTTTCAAGAGATACTTTTATATCTAAAATTGAAAAATATATGTCATTAGATAAAAGAATTTTGGCTGAATTATTAGCCTTACATGAAATATTATATAGTGATACTAACAAAAAATGGTGCCCAGGAATAGAAGCACCAACTATGTTATGTGATTGTACATCTACATCTACATCTTGCAAAGATTATATTGCTGCTGGGACAATTATATCTGCACAAGCATAAAAATTATTTTACATAAATTCCAAGAGGAACATATTGCAATAGTTTGACATTATTCTCAACCAGCTTAGCTTGTTCTTCAATCATATTAGCTGGACGCAAACGCTCAAGACGTTTAGTAAGCGCTTCCATGGCTGCATCGTATTCTTCTTTACCTTGCTGTAAAAGCATTTGATAATCCATTGTCATTTCTGCCTGTGGAATATTAACCTTACCGCTAAATTTACCCCTTATAAGTCCTAACGTTTGTTTTGCCTTAGCAACAAGCAATTGTCTAACAATAACTTTTGCTGGCTCGTTTAAATATAAATAATCAAGATTTTCCATTGGCACCTGATAAGGACTCAATATAACGTCATCAGCATGAAATCTCATACACTCATCTTCAGTTTCTGGCGTTGTATCATAATATGTATACCATACTTCGCAGCCTATCAAGCCGATACTTCCGTTCATGTGTCCACCAAACCCAAACGACAACCTACTTCCAGGTGTAGAAATTAAATGTAAAAGATGTGTTCCATCTGGTCCAGCAGTAACTTTATAAGTCAAATCGCCACGGAATAAACTACTTTTAAAATTAAGGTCTGATGCCATATACGCAACATCTGCGGCTTGGGTTGTATAAAATCCGCCCATTCCAGCTCCATATCCATAACCAGCGCCAACTTGGCCAAGTCCTGGCATGAATCCTACGCCACCACCCATATAATTTGCAAACATGGCCATGTCGGTCATCGGAGGATTAACATACATAACTCTATTAACCGTCCTTCCAGCTGGAATTACATATACCTGCTTACCGCGTTCAATAGTAATGAAATCTTTTTTAAGTTCCCAAGGTCCATTTTGCTGTAATCCAACTTCCTTAGAAAACCAATATGAATACTCTTTACTTAAATCCAAACTTCGCGTCATAAACCCAAAAGCTAATTCCTGTGCATTTGCCGTGTTTTTTCCGTAAAAAGCCATCCAATTATTATCAATTATCTCGTTTAAAACTTTTTCTCCATAATCTTCTATGGCAACTTGCAATAAATCACATAATTGTTCATCAGTTAATTCAACGCTTCTAACTGGTGCTCCTAATATACGTCTAACCTTTTTAAATAGGTTTTGGATTTCTTCAGTCATTTTTGTCATATATCAAAATATATTTACCATAAATAGTTTATATTCCACGAAGCAACCAATTATATGCATCAATTTGATTGGTTCTAGTGACAGTGGTTGTCCAACAAAACGGCAATAAATCTGGATTCTTATTGTTTTTTATATCGATACGGCCTTTTGTTTTGTCATCGACAGTATCGTTACCCCTCCAAGCTTGTAGATTAACCTTGATTTTTTTCTGTGCATTAATTTGTTTTTGCATAGAATATGTCATTACAAACAACGCCATAGCTAAACAGGTTAGCGTGTCGTCGTGGCACCCGTCTTGATGGTCAATTCTTGCTGCTGCCCCCTTATAAATCCAAGTATCTAATTCGTTAATAGTTCTTTTTGAACGTAATTTAATTTGATTTGTTTTAACCAAATTTGCAAAGTTTGTTAACATTTGGAATCTAACAGAATTGCAATGAAATCCAGGAAGTTTTTCTTCAGAAGTTTTTTTTAGCGATGAAGCTTCTCTTTGTGCTGTATAATTTTTAAGCTCTGGGTCGTCATAGTATAAATTTTTATACCCAAGTCTCATCATTGTTAAAATGCAAGCATCTCCAGTACCACCAATACAATCAACAGTGCAAAAAGCTTCAAAATACATCATACCGTATTTATACGCCAATTCTCCGATAACGTCTCCAGTTTGTTTTCCGTGATACTCTAGCACTTGTTCAATACAAGGAGTGCCATCGTCATCGATTCCATCCATATCAATTATTTCTATAGCTGTTCTGTCAGAAGCATCTCCGCGAGAACAGTCAACACTAATAATGTATCTATGACCTTCAATCGGCTCTTTCCAAATCCATGTATCTTCAACAATAGGGTCTGAATATAACGGGTCTTTTTGATTCAAATTACGCTGCATTTCAATAAATTCTGGTTCAACAACGTTTGACGCAGAACCTAGAAACGAAACATCAAGTTCTTGAGCTATTTTTTGAGAATCATTATTAAATTTTTTGCACATGTTTAAGTACCATGGAGACCTAGGCTTCCACCCATCATTTTCTAATGAACGCCATCTATCTTCGTCATAAGTAATATTGCCCTCAGAATCTATATATTTCTCCTTAAGAACTTCAATTTCCCCAGTATCTGGGTTTTTTTTAGTCCACTCAAGCCATTTATTATATCTTGGGTCTTGGAACCATTTAAGTGCAACAAGCCTAAAACCGTTCCAGTCTATTGTGCCCTCCATTTTAGCAAGCCTACAAGTCTCATAGTATAATAAATCTTTTCCGTTAGGAGTAGAAATCATGACTATATGTCCACCAGTTGAAACGGTTGGAAGTGCTGAAGCATATACATCCACGCCGTTTTCAATAAATGCAGCTTCATCGAATATTAACCACGTTACACCACCGACACCACGAGAAGCGTCTGGTCCAGATGAACGAGCAACTACTCTACATCCATTTTTCAAAACTAATTCTTTTGTGTTACATGTAGTAAAAATAACATTTTTGTTTTTCGGTGGTTTCATTGGGTCTCCAAGCGATGCAATGTCATCGCCCCACATCCATAACGGAAATTGTAGTAAGAAATCTCTAATTTTAATTAACATTAATTGAGATAAATCCAACGTATTACCGATAACCAATACTGTTTGCGGTGATTCTTTATCAGCTAAACACATCTCACAACTAAGAAAACCAGCCGTTGTTGTGGTAATTCCAGCCTGCCTTGGCTTTGTTGTTACAACGTTGTTTGAATTTCCTAATTCTCTACATAAATCTTGTTGTCTAGGAAATAAATTAAATAAGACATCTCTACTTTGAGTCGCATCGTATGTCTTTAAAAAATGAGTTATCATATAAATTCTTGATTTGTCAGAATAGCATTTCGCGTATTCTTTTGTCAATTCATCATAATCTATTATCATATATACATAAATTAATTCTGTTTTTTAGTTTGATTTTACTAAAATAACATTATATATTTATATATAAATACCTTGATACTATGATATTTGAAAATAAAACATATGAAGAATTGTTAGATTTACAAGACACACTAGAAAAGGAATATGAAGAGATAAAAAAAGATTGTCTAAAAGAAAGACTTGAATTTGATAAATTTTGTGAAAAAAGTAAACCAACTAAAGAAAAATTATACTTTATATCAAAATATATAAGATTAAAACAACCGCCAATTATTGTTTATGATAAACAATGGAAAGGTGATTTTTATTCTTTGGAAGAATTTATAGAAAAATGTAAAAATCAAGAAATTAATGACAATAACGGTTACGGTAATTACGCAACATACAATTCAAAAAGCGATGTTAAAATATTACCATCTGATATCCTAGAGAATATATACAGAAAAGATTTTACCCATGTTATTTGGTTTAAAAAATAGCCAATGTTTATTTTGCGGTCCAAACATATTTAATTAACCCACAATCCCAAATTCTGTCATAGCCAAGAGCTTTAGTCATTTCTGTCTCTGTCATTGTTAGTGGTAAGTTATATGTCTTATTTAATTTCTTTTTATTAAAAGATATTTTATGATACAACAAAGTGTCAGTGTTATCTAACACATTAAAATACTTATATGATGCATTTGTTTCAGAATGTAACTTAAAACCTATTTTAGTATAAAGGTTATTTTCTGGGCTAGAAAATCTTTTGTCAGCAAAAGATACGATATTTGTTGGTTTTTTAGTTTGTACAAAATAATTTAGCATTTTTCCGCCCAACCCCCTACACACAGTATCAACATCTGTTGCATACCTATTTAATTCCCACTCTTCACCAGAGTTTATTGGGTTACGTTTAAACGTCATTACACCACACAAATTATCCGACATATAAGCACCGATATATACACTTGATTTTGAAAATCCTTGAATATGGTTTTTATTTAAAAATTCTTTAGCCACCACTTTTGAAATTTCAACAATTTTACACTGTCTTGCGTTTATTTTTTTAAGATTATTTTTCTTTTTAAAATAAAACTTTAGTTTATCTATTATTAAATTTTTAGATGAAATATATTCAGTATCATAAACTAAAATAAGTTTATATTCATGAGAAATACAATAATCATAAACAGCTTTATTATAACTATTACTTAATGATTGTGAATAACTACCACACTTTTTAACTGTAACCAAAACAAAAACCCCACTACATTTATCAGACCTAATAATTAAACGCATATCAGGAACAGACGAATCATCAATTATGGCATCGTCAAACATACAACTAACTTCATTATAAAAATCAAGTTCATTTTTATTTAATTTGTTTTTAGCAACATTAGTTTCTTTATTGAAAAATAAAGAAAATTTTCTTTCTGAATGTATTTTTTTAGAATCTTCATTTATATGAGTCCTAATGTCTTCAATCCATTTATTTTTAGAAATTTTATGGTACAAAAATGGATAATTTTTTCTTATATCCATTATAGAAACAAACTTTTCAGCTTCTTTTTTACAATTATCTATATTATCAAAATAACCATTTTCTTTTTTAGAACTAAACGGAAAAAATTCATCAATCCATCCGTACTCTCTTGATACATTATGTGCTCTACTGTAATTTTTTTTAAATTCTTCTTTATTTTTACACAACATAGCAGCTGCTTTGCAAGTTTCATAAGTCCATTTTTTATTGGAGGAACCTAAAGAGCCGCTATTTATACCAGTTTTACTTTTATTCAAAATGTTCCAACCAAGTCTTTGATATTCAATCACCCACTTTTCTTCTTCGTTCAAACTTTCATAGCCATCTAAACCATCGATGATAATTTTAATTTGCGGTATTTTTATGTTTTCAGCTTGTGAATACTTAAAAACAGTGTCTTTTGTATCAACCCTATGAGCATAATCACGTCTTTTAATATCAACAGTTCTCCCAACATATACTGATTTAGTTTCTTTAAATTCATATGAATAAACACAATGTACTTTGTCCTTCAATGATAGATAAAGCGGTTCTCTAGTAAAATATTTTTCTGAAAACTCATCAATCCACCCGTTAATATTAGAATTTCTGGCGGCAATAGAATATTTTTTATAAAACTCACCCCTATTCCTGCATTCTTTAGCTGCGTTTTCGCAATGTTCCTTAGTATCCCAATACCCAGCTGGTTTTATTTTTCTTGGACCAAATTCCCTATCTTCAGAATTTATGTCGATTCCACATTCTGATAAAGCTTCTTTTACTTTTTTTGGTGATGTGTGTATTTGTTTAGATATTTTAACAATACCAACCCCAGAAACATAAAGATTTTTAATTTTTTCTCTTACTTCTAACGTTATTTTCATATTAATCAACTACTTTATTTATAATACAAATAAATAGTGAAACAAACAAGAAAAAAAACCATTGTTTACATAAAAAGCATAAAAACATTAATGCTCACGTATAATTCAACTAGTGTGTACGTTACATAAAAATAAAACATAAAAAAAGGGACGTTTTAATTAACGTCCCTTTAAATTATTTAGAATCAGTTATTTACTAACGCAATTCTTGAGGGTCCCATTGAAGCAAACCATCGACAATCACGCTTCCATAGAAACGGTTGTTGACACATTTCTTTGCATAACGGGTCATAATACCCTTAACAGGTGCAAAGTTGTGAGGATTGTAAATCAACGGAGTAAGCTGCATAGGAATATATGGAGCATAGATATAACCAGTGTCAAGAAGAGATTTACCCTTATGACCGATGATTATAGACCAAGCTGGTGAATATGGGTCACGATATACTTGGTAACGGTTCTGTAAAGCACCGACTCTTTCGATACCCATATTGTATTGGTCGCTCTCAGGAGAAGCATCACTTACGTGGAAGTATTCAAGGTTGTCAAACAAAGCACTAATTTCGCTAGAAACAACGATGAAGTTTGCACCACCACGAAGAGTTGATTTGTGGATTTGAGCTGAAATTTGGTTAATTCTAACGATTAACTCTTGGTTCCAATCTTTTTGAGTGTAGTTGGTTGAGAAACCAGCTTGTCTTCTCCAACCGTTAACATCCCAACGAAGTTTCCAAGGAGCATATTTACGAAGGTCACGCAAAATCTCACGGTCAATCTCAGCGGCAATTTGTTCTGCTAACAAAGCAGACAATTCAGCTTCAGCATCAATGTTATGGAACGCAGAAACGTCTTGGGCAAGCTCAGGAGACCAAGTTGCACGAAGTTTTCTTTCTTCAACGGAAACAGTAACGCTGTCAAGTTTGAAAGAAACTTCACCAATTTCAGTTTCAAGCTCTAATGAGTCATATTGACACCAAGCAACACCGAACAATGATTTGTAATCATCTTGTTCTTCAATTCCGATGTAACCATCAAGAGTTTGGCCTTGTTTTCTGGTTGGTTTTGCTAAATCAACATCAAGATAGATGAAGCCTTCGGCATCACAAGCTGAGTTGTATTCAACAATACCTTTACCATATTTTTGGGTTACCACTCTGAAAGGAACACCTTCATTTGTTTCGAAGCATGAATATTCATCAGAAGTGATGTCTTTTTTCATGTAAATCTTCAAAGAAGCCAAGAAAGCTTCAGTATCCATTTCGTTTCCATCAGGACCAGTAAGTTTACCAGCATTGAAGCCAGAGAAACCACCAACTTTCAAAATAACGTTACGAACACTACCATCAGCATACAATTTCACTTTGTGGTTAGCATCAACATCAACTAATTTGTAATCTTCAAAGACAACAGGAGTTATATCACCATCAGCAGCAACGCGGATTCTGATTTTACCTTTTGAGTTGTCATACAAGAAATCGTTATAGAATAAATCGTATAATGACCTTTGATGATAAGTTGTTACGCTTGGACTTTTTTGTCTGATAATTGCATCAGCTGTTGCTTTTTTACTAGCTTCATCATAAGTTGTTGCATCAGCAATTGGAGTCCAAGTTTTACCACCATCTGTTGATTCTTCAAATTCCATAGGCATAACAGCTTCATCTGGCAAATAGAAACGATTCCATTTATTGCCATTTCTGCGGTCTGTTCTCTCATAACCTTGAAGACCTCTATGACGACCAGTATCACCATCGGTTAGTTCACCTTCAGTTGCTTGATTCCATTCTCTTTCAGAAGTAACAGGAATCATGAAGAACAACTTACCGATAGGAAGGTTCATAGCCTGTACTGAAACGATGTCATTAGCAAGAAGTTTGCTGAAGACACGGCGAATAATTGGGAAAACAACAGTTTCGAAAGAACCGCTGTTATTAGCATCGGTAGCTTCGGAAAGAAGAACCTTTGCTTCGTTTTCGAAAAGCATTGAGATATTCTCTTTCATAACGCCTTTAAGACCTTCGGTCAGACCAAATTCGTCCCAGCGTTTTGAAATCTCTTTTCTGATTCTTTTTTGCTCGTTAAGTTCGATATTACCAACGAGTCCTGAATTTAAAAATTCTCTCATTTTATTAATTTCTTTTTATATCCTTATTTTTATTTTTTTTTTACCATTCTAAAATCCTATTCATCAAATCCTTTGTTTTAAGAAGGTCTTTTGATGCATATTGTTGGACTTCATTTAATTGTTTTGTACCTTTTGCGGTCATTGATGATTCATTCAAATTCAAACCGCTGTTTGAGTGAGACTTTTGAAGTTCTCTTTGAATTGTTTCAAATAAAGCATTTGACTGTTTCACAGTTTTAGCATCACTAGCAAATCTGTTTACAATGTCAACTTTTTCTTCTTGTGTTGTTACATTTTCAACAAATAGTTTTGTAATTTTTCCTAAATTATGATTTGTAACATAAGCTTCATTCAAATTTTTAAGTAAAGATTTAACAGATTCTTTAAGTTCTTTGTTTTCTTTTTTAATTTTCTTCATTTCAGAAACAATTTCTTCATATCCATCAGTGGCTGTTGAAACGTGTCTTTTATTGTAAGGGCCATGTTCTTTTCTATTGTTAGGAATTCTACTCTTAGCAGTACTCCTTTGTTGAACAGCACCTCCAACGTTAGCGCCACCTTCTTCAACATCTCCACTCATTTCTGTGGAATCCATTGTTTCATCCTCTTCATTTACAGTATCCTCAAATGGTGTTCCTTTCGATTTTGAATCACCAGCAAATGGTTTTTTAGTCCCTTTAGGCACACCAGCATCCCAATCTTTTTTTCCTTTGGCTGGTTCATTATTGGATAAACCAGATATAGGGTCTTTGTCTTGGTAATTGTCAGTGTAACCAAGGTCAATTTCAAATAATACTTCGTTTTTATTTTTCTTCATTGGTTTTCTAGATTTTCTATTTTCATTAATGTTATTATCAAAATCGTCAAACTCATCGTCATCTGAGCCCAAATCTAAATCGAAATCATCATCATTATTACCATAATTGCCATCAAAATCTTCATCATCGAAGTTTTCATCATTGTGCCAATCGAAATCTTGATAAAGCTCGTCAGATTCTGGTTCATAGTCAGAGTCATTGATTTCGTCATCGTCTGGAAAACCAGCGATTCCTGAAAAATCTTCATCTTCATTTAATTGAGTATCATCTTGTGTCGGTTCCTCACTATATTGTTCTTGGTCGTTATCACCAAAATCAATAACATATTCTGTGTCTGCTGTATTATCTATTAATTTGATAGTGCCACCATCCTGTCTAACAACTATGTTGTCATCATTATTTAATAGTTTATACACCTTTACCACTGCATCTTGGTCTTTCTCACCAGTGAGGTCATATGTATTATCTCCTACTTGATACTTTGAAAATACATCTTCTTCTCCATTTTGTTGGCCATTCTGTTCAGCATTTTCACCGTACATCGGTTCTTCAGCTGGCATATTGTTTGCTGGGTCCTCTTCGCCAGGTTCCTCTTCGCCAGGTTCCTCTTCGCCAGGTTCATTTTCTGGTTGTTCTTGAGCCTGCATTGCTTCGCCATCTTGTGGCATCTGGGTATCGTTTTCGTCCTCATCAACGTCACCAGATTCTTTTTCTTCTTTAGATTTTTTTTTCTTTGTATCTTTAGGACTTTCTTCGTCACCGTCAAGTACTTCATAATCGCAATCTTCATCGTCTTCACATTCTTCTCGTAAAGCAGTCTTAACAGCTTCACTTAAAAGAGTGTTAAGCGATTTTTTGCTTTCTTCCTTTAGCGCGGCAGTTATATTATCCATTTCAAGTAATGCCTTTTGCGCTATTGTTTTTTTAGTATGATTGCTCATCTTTAGAAAATTTTCTTTTTATTTTTTTTTTATAAATAGCTTATTCAATTAAAAAATACATTATAAATCATGTATTTTTGAATTATACAATAAGTAAATAGTTTCAATATTAAAAATTAAATTAACCAATCATTAAATTTGTTAATTTTTTCATCAATTAATCTTGTTTCATCATTTTCTTTACTTTCAATGTATGGTTGTAACCCTTCAATACCGCTTGTTGAGATATAGGCCCCATTTGTTGACGGTGAAGATACGACATCCCAGCAAATAATTTCATAGTCATCAGCCACATATAACGTACCCATCTTATTTGATACAGTGCCAAGTCCTCTTGACGAAACACCAATTTTAATTCCGCTTAGCAATAAATGGGCAACTTGGTCGCCTTGACATGTAATAAGTCCATATCTTCTAAAACCTTCTGAAATCAGAACTTCCATTTTACCTACCAATGTATGTCCTTCCCAATGTAGTTCTGTTATATTGATAGCGGTTCTTGATAAATCGATTACTGATTCTGACGGGTGGTTGCAATTTTTAGTCCAATGGCATCTGTTATTATCCATAACATACCAAATGTGATTATCAACTTCAACACACATAACATCACCATCGTAATCAACTTCATTAGTAGTCATAAATCTTTTATCTGTGTAAATCCCATTAGTAAGTGATTTATATGAAAAATATAAATCGTGTGAATTTTCACCTAAAATAATTCTATCTTCAATTATTCTGTCATAATTTCTGTTTTCAACAGAAAAAGTTCCAGAATATCCAATTTTCAATTGTATTTCATTCAAATCCAATGCCAATCTTTTTGATGTTGAGAAAACATCATCGGACAATGATTTTTTTGTTCTTCTTTTGTCACCCCTAATTCTACCATCACCAAGCACAAACCAATCATAAAAGATTCTTAAAATTTCTTTTGATTGTTGCTTTAATTCAAAAGGAACAAATTTATCATAGCATAATCCAAATTGTTCTACATACTTACAAAGTCTCATGTCTGATATAACAAAAGTTTTAGCGCCTGTTTTACTTGTATTAACAGTAAAAGGAATACCCCACTCTTCTAACATTTTTTCTATTTCAACACAAACACTCTCTTTCTTCTGGTGTATGTTGACTTTATTACTTTTACTAGTTTTTTTAGAATGAGAGCCTTCAGACAAATATATACCCATAAATTTCGCAAAAACATCCATTGGTATAACCAAATCGGATGAGTATTTTTCACGAAGTTCTTTTTTCATTCTATTAGACAAATTATTAGGCTCTATTTTCGGTATAATCATATACTCGTCATTTCTGCCAACCCACTCACCAGTTTTTGGGATGTAAAAATGTGAATACGAGTCATTATCCATTAATTCTTTAGCTGTGACAAATTGTCTGAATTTATGATTTCTGTCAAATAGTGGGTATCCATGGTCTGGAGTAACAACATCGTTAATTTGTCTTCCATTAATATTTATCATTTTTCCAGAATAATGGTACTTTACAACATTTTTAATTGGTTGTATCTCAATTTCATTGGTTTTTGTATTCAACGTCAATATGTTTTCACCAATTTTAACCTCAAATAAATGTTTCCAACCAGTTTCAGTTAAAACCATAGCTTCTGGTCTATAGCATTCACCTATGGCAGCTCTATCTTGAATTAATTTTTGGTATTTTTCAACTTCTCTTTTTAATACAGACTCTGGATAAATTCTACCATTAGCGTTTTCCAGACCGAATTTTTGAAAAACAGCCGAAACAATAAATGGTTTTGGGCAATAAAAATCGCCATTCTCTCTACCAGAATTTATATCTTCGAACAATTTTTGGTTATCACCAACTTTACTGGAAATAAATCCGTCATTTTCAATTAAAATTCCAGTTCCAGTTTCGCCTTTTTTTATTTCTACTAAATTTGTTCTATCCATATTATATATTATAACTCGTCTGGGTGAATGTAGTCATCCGTTATTATTCCTTTGTCGCTTTGCATTTTTGCCATTTTATCAACAAATTTAAAGTAGTCAGAATCCCTTTTTGATTTGTATGATAATTTTTTCATAGACTGTTTCCAGTCATTTGTTTTATCTATTGCGCCGATTATAAGTTTTTCAAATTCATCATAATCGGTCATTGATATGTTTCTCATAAGATATGGTATGCTTTTTCCGTCAATTCCATCAAAACCACCAGAAAACAACGACCATAATCTCGGCCCAACACGCATCATCCAAGGTTCTGCTTTAATAAAACTTGTTTTGTTTATAATTAGTTTGGATAATGACTTATTTTGTGGTAAACCATGAGATATGAACAACTCCATTAAAGCGCTAATGGTTTCACTGAGTAATACTGGAAATATTTTAGCTTGTACAGAAATACGAGTTTTATTCTCACTATTTCCAAGTTTTACAATTGAACAACCTATTTGCTTTTTATCTTTATCTGTAATTGAATCTTCGCTTTTAAGAAACAGCAATAAAGTATTTAAAATTAAAATTTCATGATATAATTCAGACAATTTTTCATTTTCTATTGGTAAATCTTGACAATAGTTTTTACTATCTCTTGAAAAGCACATTCCACATCCAACGCATAACGCTAATAAAAGTTTTCGTTTATTTATTTCATGTTTTAAACTTATTCCAGCATCTTTATTTTGCATGTCCCCATCTATTGGGTCAAGTATAATATTCTCATCTCTCATGTCAATATTATCACATAGCTTTAAATCAATCATTATAAAATCATCTGGAACTCCAAACAATTCAATTACGTAGTTAAAACATGCTTTTTCAAGGTTTTCACGTACTGGTTTTTCAAGTTCAACACATTTAGCCATTAATTTAGAAAGCCTTAGTTCAATATCTGCAACCGTATTCAACCCAGACATTATTTTGTTTTTCAAAAGTCCGTCAAATGTTGGTACTACAATTTTTTCAATCCATGATTCGCCATTAACTTCATATCCGCTTAAACAGTCACCAAAAAATGTGGTGTTGTTTGCCATGTCGTTAATAATCTTTTCATTCATTTCTAAACCCATATTATTGCCAATATCGGAATTTGCTCCTTTAACAGAAGGAACAATATCGTTTAATTGTGATTCATTTAAAAAGATTGTTCTCATCTTTGATGAATGAAATTTTATTTTAATCTTCAATTAAATTACCGTTAGCAAAATAGCTTCCTTCGTACATTAAAATGCTTGGAAATTTATCTTTGCATAAAAACGGATATTTAATACCACGTCTCTGCATTTCAAGCACTGCGTGCCTTACAGCTTTATATTCTTCACTATTTTTACTATAATCCTCTATATTTGAATAAATTTCTTCAAGTATTTCTGGTGTCCAAGATTTATAGCCAGTGTTAGTATTTACAGCTTCTTCAAATAAACCTTTCTTGATTGCAACACCATTGTCTAACATCTTACCAAGTCTCATTTCCTCTATTTTTGACTTGGTGTACAATTTTGACTCATTTGGATAACCATCGCCATGAACTCTTAAGCCAGCGTTGTTGTTTATGGCTTTTTGAACATCTTGATTGTTTGCAATAGCAGATTGGACTGTTTCACCTTTTGCAACATTTAAATCGACAACTGGTTTGTCATCGTCTGATTGTATAACAGCATTAACATCGTTACTTGTTTGTTTTGCCTTATTTATATCGTTCAGTGTTTCTGGACTTGTAAGTGCTTGTGTAACTGATGATACGTTGTTGCCAGCTGGTTTAACAGAAACGTCAACGCTTTCTTGTATGTGTCGTAATTGGGCTTTTGTTATTATAAATTTCTTTTTCATACTATAAATTTTTATTTATATATTATGCAAACGGAGAATCGAACGGCGATTTAGTATTACCTTTTTTTGTTTTTTTATTAACTTTGTCTATTGGGTCTTTTTCATGGTTATCGTCATTCGCCATTAACACTTCATGTATTTTATCTAATTGACCTTTTGTGAAAATAAAATTTTCATACATATTATTATCATTTGGTGTTTCATCTCTATCTAACATACTTTCAGCGTATGCTCGTACTGCTTTTTTGTCGGTATCACTTAATTGGTTAATTATACCCATTGTACTGTCATCACCCATATCACCAATATTGTCTCCATTTTCAGGCATACTTCCCATATCGTCTTGTGGCATATCAGTATTTCCCATGTCATTCATTGGTTGGTCCATAGGAGGTTCTTGGTCCATAGGAGTATCTTGGTCCATAGGAGTATCTTGTCCAATTGGTTCCGTATCAATATTAGAAGGTTCAGGCACGTTTTGCTGTGGCATAGAAAAAGCACCTTCACCATTATCGACTGGTGCAGAAGGCGCTTTTTTCTTTATTTTAATAACTTTTTTTTTATCTTCAGAAATACTACTTACTTGACTTTTTTTTTAAAAGCCGAACCAGTCTTTAATTGGTAAAGAACATCGTTAGTAATTTTTTGTACTAATTCGTCAAAAGGTTTTCCGTCGCCAATTGTTTCCCCAAATGGTTGTTCGCTATACACGCTTTCGTCATTCCAATCTTCACCCCACTGATTTTTATCTTCTCCAGTTTGTGGCAATGTGAAAGGTTTTTTCCTATATCCAGGATGTTTACCGAATACATGTAGCTCATCTTCTGATAATATTTTTGATACTACATTTTCAACAATTTGGTCCATTTTTTTACGTTTAGATTCTAACATTGCGTTTGGATTAGGATTACATCCATCGCCACATTCTTCAATTTCATTGTTTTCATTGTCTAAATCGTCGTTTTCAAACTCATCATCTGAAAAATCATCATTATATTCTTCACCGAAATCAATGTTATCGTCATTGTCGTATTCCGTTCCTAAATCTGACTCATCGTTACCTTCAATTTCGTCTTCAGACTCAAAATCATTGTCACCGTCAAAGTCATCTTCATTGTCATAGTCGTCTGTGGCGCCAAAATCTAAATCTAAATCATCGATGTCGTCATCAATGTCAATATCATCTGTTGTTACATCACCATCAATGTCAGCATTGTCTTCTTCGCCATCAGCAAATTCATCGTCGTTTGCAATATCTTCATCAGAACCCTCAACATCTTCACTGTCTTCTGGCATATCTTCATCAGAATCCACAGCATCTTCATCTCCTTCTGGCATATCTTCATCTCCTTCTGGCATATCTTCATCAGAATCTATAACATCTTCATCTTCTGAATTGTCAATATCACCATCGACACCTAAATCAATATCATCGTCAGAATCAATATCATCGTCAGAATCAATATCATCATCTGATACTTCATAATCAAAATCGTTGTCTTCTTCTTCATTCACACTTTTATTAAATGGAGCATTGTTTTTGCTGGTATCAGCTTCACCAACTCCAGAAGTGTTAGGCAATCCTTCGTCCCACTCTTCGCACTCTTCAGATACCACTTCTTGATTATCCATTTCCCAACCTATTTTTTTAGGGTCTTTACCTTTACACAAACCTCTTGACCCCCAGTCATCTTCAGAAGAACAACAACATTCTTCTAGTTGGTCTTCAGATTTTTTTGGTTCATCTTTAAAAGGTGCAGCTTTCTTTTGCAAGCCTTTAGTTTTTTGTCCGTTATATTCTGGCTTTGCATTAGTTTTTGTGTACCCTTCACTACCAGATTTACCAGTTTCTGCTTCAGGATTTTTGTCATTGCATTTAACTGGGTATTTGTTCGGATTAATATCGCATGATTCGTTCATAATCATTGATACATTGTACATGATTTGGCGCTGACGTGCAATTTCACGCATCATGCTTTCGCTTGATTCAGTCATTAGCGAATTTGACATAAAACTATCAGTATTTTCCGTTTGTACATTTGAATCATACGCTTCATTTATAGAACCAAGTTTTAATTTGAAATGTTTTAGTGCATTCGCATAACTTGTATATTCATAATTTTTTTTATTGCAGAATCCGCCTAGATAGTCATAAGCTTCCGCAATATTTTCCTTGCCCTTAGGGGCTGATTTGATATAATACTTACTACATTCTTTAACTATACCATAATTAACTCCATCGGCGCCCAATTTATGGTATTCCAATGTGCAATTAGGTGTTCTTTTATCTTCATTAAGTTCTTGTCCGTAAGTATAAAGCCCTTTCATTCTGGCTAGGGTTTCTTCAAAACTTGACATATTGTTTAATATTTTTTTCGTAATAATTATTTTCGTTTTTTCATATAAATAGGTCGAATAATAGAAAATATTATTAAATATATCTTTATTCGTCAATTGAATTTAATTCATTATATGAATTTTGGATTATATTAGTTAATTTATCAATATATTCAATTCTACGAAGAGTTTTAAATATAATATTTCCGTTAGAAATTTCTTTTTTGCTTTTAGATAAGCTTTCTTTTCTCATTTTTTTAATTTCGTCAAATAAATCTAATGCTTTTTTGTTAATTTTTTCTAATTTATAATTATCTTGTCCAGATTGTTCATATTCGTTAGACAATTTGTCTATTTTCTTAGTATATATAGACACTATTTTACAGATAAGAGATTTGTTAATTTTGGATGACGCCAATGTTTTTCTATTCGGTTCTTCAATCCATTCATCTGATTCTAATGAATAAACACCAGTTGAACATCTATCATTATTAATATCTTCAACATACATTTCAACAGGAAAACCATATATTGTTAAATTTTTATGTTCGTCATTCCATAATTTTTTCTTTGAGTAAAAATAATCATTTACGAAATCAAAATTATCATCTATTTTTTTGAAATCATAAATCACATGTATATCTATATCCGAAAATTGTTTATCCCAATTAAAATTGGCTAGTGAGCCAGTAATAACAATGTCTTCTGGGTCAATCCAATCAACATTTAAAAAATCAATGAAATCATCGGCAATGTCAAGAAGTTTCATTCTTATTCTAGAATCCAATCTTTCATCTTTCCAAAATTTAGGGTTAAGGTTATGCTTTATGTTAAAAGATGATAAATCAACTTCGTCTGGCTCAAGATATTCTTCAATTTCTTTATCTTCATTTAACGTGAAAGGCATCGTTCCGTAATATTTACCACACTTTGTACACTTATAAATAGGTTCACCACAAATATATACCCCTATTTTCGCCCCACATTTATCACATTTTTCTGGAACCAATTTACCTTCATCGTTAAATACTGGTTTCTTATTGCTTTCATTTAATTCTTTTCTTTTAATTCCGTCATTTCTTTCAGTCCATTTTCTAAAATATAGATTACCACGCAAAAAAGCATCGCCTTCTATCTGTTCTAATTTTTTGTTACTTTCAAGACCATCACTATTTGTAAAATCAAGATTTTCACCGTCCAAATTCTGTATATGGTGAATCATTTCATGAGAAAAGCTTCTTAATATATCTTTAATATGCCTATCTTTACAGAAAACAACTATTTTTTTCTCTTCTGGAGAGTAGTATCCAGTTTTTATAAAAACTCCGTCTTGTTCGTCCCAATTAAGTTCTACTGTTGGAAACGGCTTAACATTTAGCCCTTCATTAGCCATGAAGTTGGCAATTGAAGTCATTAATTTTTGGATTGCGGTATTTTTACCTTCTGATTCATTAGATTCTTCTAATGCGCACTCTCCAGCACAAACGCCGTCCATAATTCCAGCGTTAACTTTGTTGTGCACTTGGTCTTGTGCCGAAATACTTTTTGATTCATAAAGATGTGATTGTTCTAGTTCTTCTCTTGTTCTAGGTTTAAACACTGAGAAATATTCTACATTAAGTATTTTTTGAAGCTGGCTAGCCCTCCACAATCCTTTATTGTTTTCTCCACCATAATTATGATTCCATCTAGTTGTTATTAAATCTGGATATCCATCAGTACCAACTAAAACAGATATCATAGATAATGCATATTCATCAAGAGAATCATCGTTTTTGTTTTCTGGTTTTTTTATAGCTTTAAAGTCGTCTCGTAAACAGATATAAAATTTTCCTCCGTTACCAGTATATTGTGAAAATTCACTATCATCATTACATATGCACCAATCAACATATTGAGACAATTTGTGTAAAATATTTTTTCCGCTTCCAATTGGAACATAACCAGCTTGAGGTGACGGCCTATCATCGATAGATATTATCTTATATTTATGACCATCATTATCTTTTATGAAATTAGATAATTTTAAATTTTCTTCTTCTTTAAATTTATTGTATCCGTCAGACAAAATACTTTCTAACTCAGTATATGTTAATCCGTTTAAATCGCTATCAAAATCGAAATCGTTACCAAATATAATATCCTTACACCTATACAATAAGTTCATGTATTTAGCCAACTTAGATATTTCGCCGCCTTTCATTTCTGCATAGTTAAAAGAATAAAACCCTAACTCGCCACAAGCTATTCTTGCTATTCCAGGCAAATATTGTTCTGGGCCACTATTAAAACCAACAGAAAATTGAGAATACAAGTTAAGCCTTAAAAAATCAATAAGTCTGTTTTTAGCACCAATTAAATACATATCGCCAGCTTGACCATGAGGAACGTTTGAAAATAATTCTTCTTTTGTGGAAAATACTTTATATGGGTCTAATTCATAGTCAACAACCTCTATTACGTGGCCAGAACTATCTTTAACTTCATGTGGATTATCTTTACCGTTTGGCCCACCAAGGTCACACCATTTATTTAATACCGAACTCCACACGAAAAAACGACCACTTCTGTTTTTAGCCACACTCCAGTATAATTGAGAAGCTGGCGAATCGCTTTGTGAATAAACTGAAAACCAACTAACCTTAACGATTGGGTCATTCAGTTTACTTTTTAATATCACAGGAACATTTTTAGAAATATGTTCCTCGACTTTAATTTGTATAGCCTTTTTACGTTTTTGTATTTCTTTATTTGTTAGTTCAAAAATTTTCATAAAATACTTATTGATTAAAATGTTTTATACAAAATAAATAGTATGAATTTTTTACAAAAAAGTAATTAAAAAAGCCAGACAAATGTTGCCTGGCTATATTATCGCTATTAACTAAAAATTACTCGTCGTACATTTTTTGCGTATCAACAACTTCTAGATAATCATTCCCACGTTGGAAATTTTCAAAAAAATTAATGTTCTTTTTTTCCTCTGTAGCACCAATGGTTGGTAATTTTTTGAGTACAGCAGGCATTAAGCCTTCAAATTCAGTACCTTCAATGTAATCATAAGTATTAAACTTGTCCATTTTATTATCTTTTTAAATATTATTATTTTCTTTTATTTAATTATTAGCCACTACTTCGTATACTTTAATGCCGTTTTCTGTGCTTTCAACCACATGGTATCCATCAGCAACAAACGATATTGGGCCATTTGGCTCGCTATATGACACAGCTGGGTTATACTCGTAAAATTTACCACCGTAAACTTTTATTTGTGCACTGCCATTAGTATAGTTTTCGTCTTTACAATTTAATAAGAATTTATAGTTGCCATTAGCATCTTTTTCACTGCTTTCTCCAAGCATTTTGAATGTTCCACCATAAATATTAATAGCGCCTTGTTCTGAATACACAACGTGTGTATATCCTTCAAAATCACCATCCATTATATTCACGGTTGCCGATGAATTACTTAACCAAACGCCATAACTATCAGTTCCTGCACTGCAAGTTAACTTTCCATTTCCAAGTACATCCACCTGTGTTACGCCAGTTCTGGCAATCAATAATGCTGCGACATCTTTTCTTTTATTTGTGTATGTGTATCCAGAAAAATTCAATTTAAACTTACCAGAAGCGAAAGTACCAAATGCAAGTCCGTTTCCAACAGTGTCAGCACTTAATACATACCATCCAGCATCTGACATTGATGACCCAAAGTTATTTAACACTGGCTCTGCTGTATACCCATCTGCTATAGTAAAATCATTGGTAAAATCTGATATTTCAACACCTTTAAACTTTACATTGCCTTTTTTAACATTGATTTTGTTTGCTCTAACAGCCGAATTCAAAATCAAGGTATTATCACCAGTCTCAACTGTCAAATTATTGTATTTTCCAGCAAGAGTTACAGTAGCGTTTGGTGCTTGAATATCAATGTCGGCCAAATTGTCTTGGTTTGAATTGCCATTACCAATTGTAAGGTTTTTGGTTCCATTATATTCAACTCCAGCATTTTCGCCTTCGAAAGCTAAACCAGTAACACTAATCGTAGTTGCCGTTACATTTTCATCAGAAATATGGACAGTTCCAGTGGTTGTAGCGTATTGAGAAGATGCTGTACCTAGTTGCTTGCCATTCAAATAAATATCAGTATATTCGCCACCCATTAAATTAACACTGGCATTAGGTGAAGTTAAAGAAATTTCAACTGGTTCTTCATTTGTGTTTATTATTGTAACTGTTTTTGTACTGTCGTTTTTGATTGAAGCGCCATCAGCGACATCTCCAGTAATTTTAAGACTTTTTGGTAAATCAGAAGGTATTTCAATATTACCCAATGTTTCACCTTCTTGTAATTCAACATTTACAGTACTTCCAGTAACACCGCTAGCCCCGTTAATAGCGTTCATAACTTCTTCATCACCAGGTCCTGGCTCTGGTGCTGGTTTAGGGCCAGGTGTTTGGTCTTCGCCAGTAGAACCAGTTTCACCAGTTGGCTCTGGTTCACCAGTAGGACCAGTCTCTCCAGTTGGTTCTGGCTCTCCAGTAGGACCAGTTTCACCAGTTGGCTCTGGTTCACCAGTAGGACCAGTTTCACCAGTAGGACCAGTTTCACCAGTTGGCTCTGGTTCACCAGTAGGACCAGTCTCTCCAGTTGGTTCTGGCTCTCCAGTAGGACCAGTTTCACCCGTTGTGCCAGTTTCACCTGTTGGAGTATCGCCCCCATTATTAGAATAAAATGACATCAAGTCAATTGAAGTCATTGATTGTGGTCCCAACGTATTTTTACCCATGAAGTCTGGTGAAATACTACTTTTACCAAGTATTTTGGCGCCACTTTTTTTATCTGCTGCTGGAATTAATCCTTCAAATTCAGCTGAAAAATCAATTTCAAACCTAGTTGTTTCATTAAAATTATTCATTTTCATAAAAATACATATTTATTTATTCAATAAATAGTATTTTTAAACAAAATTGCCAAACATATGGCGTCTTAAAATATTTTTAGCAGTGCCAGATAATTCATTACAATCTCTGACCATTGCTATATCATCAAATGAAGCATTTGTCATTGCTTCATCTCTATCATCATCTGTTTTAAATCCACCAACAAATTTAGTTATTTTTGGGTTAAAGTTTCTTGGGGAATCAAACATATGATACACTGTTATTCGTTCTGGCTCTATTCCTAATACATCTATTAAATAATTTTGTGCCATTATATCCACTCCGTAATAATCGCCTACGACAAATTTAGCGTCGTTTGTCTCGCTTAACGCATAATTAATCATTGCGTGGTAATAATTTTCAAATTCAATATCCGTTATATTTCTATGTCCAGAAATAAAATATGTTTTAGCTTTATCAGATGATTTATCGATAACTTCTAGTAATTCTTTATTAATTTTTTCAACATCTGCATCTCCTATTTTTGAACATTCATATTTTTGTTTTATGATTTTGTTTAATGTTTTACCATGCGAAGCGTCTGTTGAAGCGCCAATTAATAATACATAATCTTCAAGTGAAACGTTATTATACTTATAAGTTGTCCCGTTTTTGAACGTTATGTATAAATCACCGTTATTTTCTGTTTCAGATTCAACCATTTCAGAATATAGAAGCATTGATGAATCATACCATATTTTCTGTGTTCTTGTTTGTTCGTCGTAAATTTTTTTAATTATCATAATTTTTTTATTAAAAGATAATCTAAAACTACCAGTAATATCAAGTGTTGTGTGTTGTAATTTAATATTTTTTTTTATATTATTGATATAATAACTTATGAAATTACACATTAATATTATGGACGAAATAAAAATAGTTAAAAGCACAAAACATGTGAACACTTTAAGCTTTTCAGAAGAGTGTTTAAGAATTTTGAACATGTGCAAGGATGACTTGATTAAAGAATTTCCAACGTTGGTTATTGATTTAGATTATTTTATATTTGCGTGTATTTCAGATAAAAATAATCTATTGTACAAACGACTTAATAATCAATTGATGTCAAGCTCGTTAGATTCAATTTATGATACATGGTATCAAAAGCTATCATCAAAATCATTAAATGCTATAAAGCCAAATCGTGAGCCTTTAATGAGTGAAAATTTTTTTAACGCAATAGTTACTGCGAATGAAGAGGCTATAAGTTTAACATCAGACAAAATAACCACAGAATTAATTTTTCTGGCAATACTAAAAGATGATTCACCAAACAACACAATAAGGAGTGTATTTTCAAAATCTGGCGGGATTACATACGCTAATTTAAGGTCACAATTACAGTCAGAAATCACAGAGGAAAAATTAGGCCAACAAAACAAAGTTCAAAATGAAAAAATAAATCCTGTTAAAATAACAGCAACAGTTACTCAAAACATGGCACCAACAAAAAAAGGCAATTCTGGTTCATACATAGAGTCTTATTGTACTAATCTCAATAGATTAGCAGAAGAAGGCAAAATATCGCCATTAATCGGAAGAGAAAAGGAAATGGAAGAAATTATACGAATTTTAGGCCGAAAAAACAAAAACAATGCAATATTATTAGGTGGTGAGGGAGTAGGAAAAACAGCTATTGGAGAATATTTAGCAGTTAAAATAATAAATGGCGATGTACCTGGTTTCTTATCAGACAAAGAAATAGTATCGTTGGACATGACAGCGCTTATGGCTGGGACCACACTTAGAGGCATGTTTGAAGAGAGGGTAAAAGGAATATTAGACGAAATAAAGGCCAATAACAAATATATTTTGTTTATGGACAATATTGGGGCGATTTTAGCTGATAAAGGAAAAAACGATTATGAAATATCCGCAATGTTATCCAGGTCATTGGAAACTGGGGAATTACAGGTTATAGGGACATCAGATTTTATGTCGTATAGAAAGACGTTTGATAAGGACCCATCATTAGCAAGACGCTTTCAAAAAATAATAGTTGAAGCAACAACAGTTTCTGAAACCATTGACATCATGTTTGGTATTAGAAAATCATATGAAGATTTTCACGGTGTGAAATATACAGATGACGCCATTAAATCATGTGTAAAACTAGCCAACAAGTATATAACAGAAAGAAATTTACCAGATTCAGCCATAGACATACTTGATGAAACAGGTGCTTATATTGGAACAGGTAATGAACCAAAAAATATTAGAATCCTCAGAAATAAAATTAAGTATACAGAATCTGAAATTGCCAACAGTAAAAAGAAAGGGGATTACGAAGAAAGTAATAAAAAAGAAGAATATTTGTCTTGGCTAAAAGTTTCATTTAACAAAGCTAAAGAAAAGATGATGGAAGACAAAAAGAACAATCCGTCGACTATAGGGGTTAATGATATACTTACAATAGTATCAAAAAAAACTGGAATACCAATTACAAATCTAACTTCTGATGATAAACAAAAATTGGCAACAATTAACGATAGACTAAAAAGTGAAATAATTGGGCAAGACGAAGCAATTGACACAGTGTGCAAAGCGTTAAAGAGAAATAGGGTCGGTCTAACAAAAAATGGTTGCATGTTCAGTGCAATGATGATTGGAAAATCTGGAGTTGGTAAGACTCTTTTGGCCAAAAAGTTAGCAAAAGAATTATTCGGAAATGAAAAGTCTCTTGTTAGATTTGATATGTCTGAATTTTCAGATAAAGTAGCGGTAAACAAATTAATAGGCTCAAACCCAGGATATGTTGGATATGAAGAAGGTGGTCAATTGACTGAGGCCATTAAAAATAAAAAACATTGCATATTGTTACTTGATGAAATAGAAAAAGCAGATAAAGAGATATATAATGTATTTTTGCAGGTATTAGATGAAGGCTTTTTAACTGATAATTCTGGCCAAAAAATTGATTTTAAAAACGTTATAGTTATATTCACATCAAATATAGGGGTAAAAAGTGCTGGCGAATTTGGAAACGGAATAGGATTTAATGAAGACAAAGACCAAAATACGAAAAAAATACTAATAAAACATTTGAAGTCGAAATTTCCGCCAGAATTCTTAAACAGAATCGATAATATAGTATATTTCAATCAATTAAGTGATGATGATTTAAAACGAATTATTAATTTGGAAATTAATAAATTAAAAGAACGTCTAAACAATATAGGTTATAGTCTTTCAATATCAGATGACGTAATAGATTATATTTTAGAATATATTAAAAATGACAAAGAATATGGTGCAAGGCCAATTATAAGGGCAATTCAGGATATTATTGAAAATCAGATAACTGATTTACTAATAGAAAACACATATGACAACGAGCATGTATTTTATGCAGAAATCAATAAAAACGATGAATGTGTTACTGTTAGATAGACAAATGACCGCAACAAGCGGTCATTTTTATTTAAAACAAGACCTATAAACTATTTATTAATTGATATAAACGTATATACATATGAGAAACATTATTTTAAATGAAAAGCAATTCAAATTGTTGATGGAAAACTTATCTGGAAAAGAAATATATTCTGAACCAGGCCCGCAAAATCCTGGTATGAAATCCACCAACAAACCGTATTGTATAGACCCAAACAAAGTAAAAATTGTTAAAAAATTTTTGGACAATAATTTTGAAAGGGCTACAATGACTAGAATTGGCCCAAACGGCATGCAAGAAAAGGTAAAAGTGGTTGGTTTATTGGACAAAGATAGCGGAAACATTTTACGAAACATGTATTTAGACGATTTAGAGGACCAAGTTATTACACGATTCCAAAACATGTTTTCAGATAAGAATGAAAGGCAACTTTTCATGAATAAAATAATAAATTATTGGTTTGATGATAAAATATCACCACTTGGTATGTTGCCAATTAATCATTTATAATAAAATACGTTATGGATATTATATTAACTCAGACTCAGTTTAAAAATCTTTTAAACGAAATATCACAGTCAGATATTGAAGAAAGGGCGTATGATGCAAATCAAAACCCAACAGAATTGCAAATCAGCGCAAACAACTACAAACATGGGCATATATACATAAAAGGCATGGGTATTTCCATAGAAAACCCAAAGGGTAGTATTAGAAAATGGAAAGACCAAAACGGAAAAGAAGGCCATACAACAATGAAGAACCATTATGGATATTTCAAAAATACAAGCGGAAACGGAAAAGACGGTGACGCTGTAGACGTTTTCATTGGTAATCATGTCGATGACTTTGAACATGTTTTTGTTGTTGACCAAAAAGGAAAAGACGGAAGTTTCGATGAAAGCAAAGTAATGTTGGGATTTTTATCAAAAGAAGAGGCAAAAAAAGCATACTTATCAAATTATAGTAAAAATTGGCATGGATTTATGGCAATAACAAAAGTTACAATACCAATTTTTAAAAAGTGGTTATACAGAGGGAACAAGCAACAAAAGCCGTTTAAGGACTATGCGTTGGTATTAAAGAATAAATTAAAAGAAAGGGCCTCAAAATAAGGCCCTTTTATTTTAGCAACATGTTTATTTCTTGGAAAGTCATCTTATTCACTATAGTTTCATAATCTATTTTGTATTTTTCCATTAGCAAAAAAATCAAATCTTTTACAGTATATGTAGTAAATAAATGTTTACCGTATAATTCAAAATTATTAAAAGAAGACAAAAACACAGTATCAAAGTTATTTCTGAAATCATATGAACCATAAAGTATGTTAAATCCCGACTTCGTAATTGAAGCCCCTCCAGAGATAAATGAGGAATACTTCATGTTTTGGATATCATCATCTGAATTTGAAATATCGGATATTTTCTTTTCAGACATGTATTCCCAAATTAATAATGCCCTAATATTAATGATTGGAGTTATGTTCATTAGTTTATTTTCTGTAAATTATGAGTTGAAAAAACGTCAATAGATTCACCTAAAAAGTTAGCCAAATTACGTATAGCATCATTAACGTTCATTGAACCAAAACCAGGAAGTGTTGCTACGTTAGCCTCAAGTGACATCAATTTCGATGATTTTGTCTGGTAAAAATGTACTTGTATATCTGAACCCCACGTTGACGCTGTATGTCTTATTGCATCAAATTGATTTGGCTCAGCCCTGCAAAACCAATATTTATAATCAGTACCAGTTGGTTTGTAAATAAGACATAATATTCCGAAAACTGGTTGACTGCCAGAGCCATCACTCCCTCCAGAACCAGCAACAAATCCAGCACCCATCTCATTTGACTCTGATATATCCCACCCATCTGCGTTTATTTTATTTGCCATTTTTGTAAATTCTTTACCATGAGGATTTTTAGGATACACTAATAAACAAAGGTTAACATATACATGTATCATTTCGTGCAACAATGTTCCTATTATATCTTTTTCTGGTCTGTCATATTTTGACGAAATACATAATGTACCATTATTTCGTAAACTAATAATTTTTCTATTGATTTTATCGAATCTGCACCCAAATAGGCTGTAATATCCAAAACAATCTTCGCCATTATAAGTGCAATCTTCAGAAACTATAATTCTTGGGGTTGGAAGTTCTCCGTTAAAATATATTCTATTGTATTTAAAAAAATTTTCTTCTACCCATTCTTCTGTTGGAACCATATAATACTAATTTTTCAATAAATAGGATATACAAAAAAAAAGATGGCCAGATGACCATCTTGAAAACGAAGCAGCTGCGGTGCCCTAAAACGAAACGCGGCACTCCGCCCCGCAATCATTTTACGAGAAATAAATATTAATTAATTTTGAAAAAACACAAAAAAATAATATTATTATAATTAATAATATTAATACGAATATATATTATGTCAAATTTTGAATATAGCCAAGAGCAAAAAGATATTTTTGAACAAGCCGAAAAGGGGGTGCTAAACCTTATAGTACAAGCAGTTGCTGGTGCTGGCAAAACTACTACATTAGTAGAATGTGCAAATAGAATTGACACAGCAAAAAAAGTACTTATTTTAGCTCATAACAGGTCTACGAGAGATACACTTAAGCAAAGAATAGGTAATAGTGATAACATAAAAATATATACATTACACGGACTAGCATGGAGAATGTTTACCGAACACTTTGACTTAGAGCCTACAATAGATGACGATAAATATAGAAAATACGTAAATGCAAATATAACCGAATTAGGCGGTGAAGAATACATCTCGTTAGATAAAAACTCAAAATCCACTTATAAAGCAACTGTATTTGACTTAATCAACAAGGCTAGGCATAATCTTAAACAATCAGAAAAAGAAATTAGAAAACTAGCAACAAAAAAATACGGCATAACTAGTATAGCCAACGAGTTTGAGTGCGTTGCAAAAGTGTTAAAATGGGGTGAAACCGTTATAGATGTGGTTGATTATCAAGATTTACTATGGTTTCCTTCTGAGTATGGATACTTTACAAAAAAATATTTAGCTGATGTTATAATGCTTGACGAAGCTCAAGACGCATCTATTGCACAACAAGATATTATTAGTAGGTGTTTTAAGAGAAATACCAGGCTTTTCGCTTTTGGCGATAGAGACCAAACAATTAATTCATGGTGCGGTAGTGATACCGATTCGTTCGAGCATTTACAAGACCCAACAACATTTAGACGTGATGCCGTAGAACTTCCGTTAACAACAAACTACAGATGTGGTAAAAAAATTATAGAATATGCAAAACAATATACAAATAATAATATACATGCAAAAGATGACGCAATAGACGGCTCCGTTAATTTTGATGTTCAATTGACTGCAATTAAAAACAACGATATGGTTTTATGCAGAAACATAGCCCCGCTAATGAGACTTTATAGACAATTAATCTCAATAGGTCAGAAAGCATATTTTATAAGCGAGGAACTTGGTAGAAATATTATATTAGCAACTGATTGTACAGAGAGCGACGATGTAGAAGGAATGATACTCGAAATGAAACACGTACTTATTGATATGTGGTCACAAATCCAAGAAATAAATGGTGAAAACGAACAAGAAGCCTCAAACGATAAAAGACTTGCTTCGTTATTAGACACCATAAGAACCATGGAATCGTTGCCTAAAACAGTAACAAATAGATATGAATTGGAATTGTTTATTAAAGATGTGTTTAAAGATGAAACTTCTGACGGAGTGATGCTTTCGACTATTCATAGGGCTAAGGGCATGGAAGCTGATAATGTTTTTATTCTATGCCCATCGTTAATACCAAGTAGATTTGCAGAACTAGATTGGGAAATTGAAGAAGAGCAACATTTGCTATATGTAATGTCTACTAGACCTAAATTGTCGTTAAACTTTATTTCAGAAAAAGAATTTAGTCCAAAGCAGTATGGGGTTGACTCTATTTCACTATATACAGAATTAAAAAAAATAAAACAAGAAATACAAAATTAATGGGGTTAACTAGATTTAGAAAAATGTCTTCTGACACTGATTCGGTGTTTGATTATTATGACTATATTACATTCGGTGGTGACGTTTCTTATGATTTTGCTTCAATATATAAGTTATTTGATAGTAATTATTCATCAGATATGTCACAAAATGTGTGGTCATTGAAATTTGGTGGCAAACCATTGAAATGCAATTCGAATAGAGTAATTTAAATTTTGTTTTTTTCGTGATTTAATTGTATTATTAATAAAAATGATATGGAAAAAATGGAAAATTTACTTCATAATAAAGCTAATATTAGTATGTCAGAAGATGATGCCAAATTATATGGCAACATCGATGGATTATCACTACAAAATTTATTTTATACAAGGCATAAGTGTTTTCCTGGATGTATCCTATTTGAATATGACGAAAGGGTTGGAGATATGTACATTAATACACAAGCCGTTATTGAACTTTTGATTAAAAATTACAATGAACAATATGATTTAGAAATTATACCATATATCACAAAGAAGATATGTGAAACTGATACGCAACAAGACGATAACTATTCTATTAATTTTATCATAAACGGATTAAATATTTATGGTAGAATAGAAAGATTAGCAACAGAATCTTATATTTTATTCGATAACAACCATATTAAAGAAGCTCAAGAGCTAGCAGACTCAATTAAACAATTAATAAGTGACGAAAATGCTCAGACTGACACATATTGGCGACTTGCAATGTCAAGCGGCTCGTATTATTTAACAAAAGGTAAAATTAAATGCCCAGAAAATTTTGATATAGATAAAATCTATAACGATGATTTTAAAAAAGAAGACGAAAAAATAAAAAATTTCATCGAAACTAAAGACGCAAACGGATTAGTTATTTTACACGGAGATAAAGGTACTGGTAAAAGTACATATATTAAGCATTTAATACATGTTAATCCAACAAAAAAATTTGTATATGTACCATCTAACTTAGTTTCTTCGTTTAGTGAGCCATCATTCGGTAGTTTTTTATCATCATTAAACAATCACATTATAGTTGTTGAGGATTGTGAAAACGTAATTCAAGATAGAAGACAAAACAATAGCGCATCATCAGTATCACTACTATTAAACATGACTGATGGTATTTTATCTGATGACCTTGGAATTAAGTTTATTTGTACGTTTAACGATGATATTAAAAACATTGACCCAGCATTATTAAGAAGGGGTAGATTGGTATCAAAATATGAATTTAAAAATTTATGTATTGAAAAAACCAATAAACTACTTGAAGAGTTAGGTTATGATAAATCAAATAAGCCTATGTCCTTGTCTGACATATTTTATAATGACAACGATTCTTATGAATCAATAAAAAAAAGTATAATTTAATATGGCAAAAATAGAACCAATAGAAATTGAAGGAACAGTTATAGAAGCACTACCAAACACAATGTTTAAAGTGGAACTAGAAAATGGCCACACAATATTATGTGTTTTAAGTGGCAAAATGAGAAAAAATAGAATTAAAGTAATAGAAGGCGATGAGGTCCTTATTGAAATGTCGCCATACGATTTAACAAAAGGTCGTATTAGTAGAAGACTATCTTAATAAATTTTTAATAAAATTAAAGTACTATGAGTAATTTAACAAAAAAATCAAGCTTTATTGATAAGCTTATTGATGACATTTGCAATGTTGACTTTAAAAGTTTAAAATTTTCAGATTTGTATGATAATTTGAATGTACCATCCTCCAAGATTGATGGATTCCAGGAAATTGATGGAGAATACGTTATGGAAACAGCCTTTGGGCCAAATGCCAAAGATTCAAACATCAAAGTCAACGTAGACGAAAATGATGGAATGAATGTTGTTGAGATTTCAAGTGATTATGAGTGGTCAGATGACAATCATAGTTGCAAAAATTCAACATACTTTTCAACCACATTGCCAAACGATGCTGATGCTTCAACACTAGAAGCTAAACTATGTAAAGATGGAAAACTTAAAATTACAGCAAAGAAAACAAATGTAATGGAAACTGATTGCGAACCAGAAGAAACAACAATTAAAGTGACTAAAAACAAAAAGAAGTAATCAACTGTGCTAAACAAAAAAAGGCCGCTAAACAGCGGCCTTTAATATTATTTTATTTTTTGTTTAAAATACTCTATTATACCATCAACATGAGTTTTAACAACTGCATTTTTGCCGATATCAGATGTAATAAATTCAACGTCCTCTATGTTATCATGAAAGAAGTTTTCTGTTAAAACTGCTGGGCAAGATGTTTTCTTTAACATCGTGAAATTTTCTTCCATATCGCTATCGCCATCAGTCGTGTCTTTTCTGATTTTCATACCCTTAAAGTTTTTTTCTGCTTCTTTATATAGACATTCACAAAGAATGTCGGCAGAAGTTTGGCCTTTACTTGTATAAGCACTCCATCCGCGTCCAGTCATCCACTTTAATCCGTTGCCAGCAGCGTTACTGTGTATTGATATTAAAATGGTGTTTTTAACGCCGTACAAATTACACTTAGTATTAACCCTTCTGACCCTTTCTGTTAGTGTAATATCCGTTTCTTCTGGAACTATTCTTTCTGCGTTTATTCCGTGCTTACTTAATTCAGCCTCAATCATACCAGCTATTTCTCTTGCCCATGCATATTCTTTATATGACAACTTTGGTTCAACACCTGCCAACGAATACGGGCTACCCTTTCCACTAGTATTTTTACCGTGGCCGTTATCAATCAGTACGTGAAATTGTTTAAGCCCCAAATCTTGTGGTTCATCAGCACTTTCAACGTTGATAGTGTTATCTTTTTCGTCAGTTTCAACATTGTTTTCCACTTTAATAGTAGTATCGTCAGAAACCTTAGAATCAGTCTCGTTTATTGTGACTACAGTCTCTGTGTTTGTTTTTTCGTTACAAAACAAATCACGGAAAAATTGAATTATACTATTAATAAATCCCATAATTAAAGTAATTTTACATAAATAGCTTTTAGTTTACTATTTTCTATATTTTATTATTTTTATAATAAAACATATGTATAAATTTGTAAAAATTAAATTAAATCAAGATTCTGATGCATTTAAAGATTGGTTTTTTTACCCACAAACCAAAGAAGATGTCTCTGAACATTGGGATAAATACGCCAAGCAGTGTTTAGACAATCCAAATATTGCGGAATCGTTAAAACAAAAAAGATTAGATACGTTTAATGACAATGAAAATATGCTATTGGCTGCTGGAGGGCAATGCATATCAATAGTACCATTTAATATATGTACTATTATTGATACAAAATTTAATGATATACTACAATACCCAAAATAGTTGTATTAAACAAAAAAATAATGTACAATACTGACATACTCCCACGGTTGAAACCGTGGGGTTCTTGACTTCTTTCAAGAACACGTATCTGTCAACAGGTTGTGCCTGTTGACCACACTGGAAACATCCAGCGGCGCTGTCAGCAGCGCAAGGTGATTCTGCTCGTACCGCTTCATTATGTTGATTGCGGCGTTCAAATCACGGTCTATCTCTATGGAATCCGAAAGCATGACAGTCCTGTCGGACAATCCGACCTTCTCCTTGAACAGCTTGCCTGTCAGACAGTTCTGCTGTGTTGTCCACATCTCGTTGATTGTCACCAGCTCCGTGTTACTGTTCTGGCACTTGTATGCAAGGTATTCCATGAATGTGGCTATAGATGATTCGCTGAAGCTTCTGGAAGTCTTGGTCAGCTTGTTGCTCCCCTTCTCCATCAGCTTCTTCACGCTCAAGTCACCAACTACAATCGTCTTGTAGTTCATATCCACTAGTTTTTTGCTCTGGATATGCAGAGTCTGTTTTATTTGTGCGTTCCTTCTGTTGTACAGTTTCCTTTTCGTTTTTTTAAGCTTGCTGTGTCGGCTGCTGCCCTTGATGCGCTTGTCCATCTTCGACTGTATAGCCGATATCTGTTTCCTGAAGTACCTGTTTATTCTTCTGGCTTTGTTTGGTAACACTACAACTGAGCCTATGTTGTCCACGCCGTTGCAAAGGTTCTTGAGTCCGAGGTCTATCGCAAGCACCTTGTTTTCATTGGTTATTGTTTGTTTTTCCTCCACACTGTTTGCCACACCCAAGTCCAGCAGATACTTGCCATTCACACGTTTCAGCTTGACTTCCTTAATCGACATGAACTTGTAGTCCATGCCAGGGATTCCCTTGTAGTTCACGACTAAACCGTTCAGTTTCAAGATGTTCTCACTGATAAACTTCCAGCCAGTCTGGTTGTATGCCACAGTATGGAACCTATCCACGTCTTTTATCTGCTGAGGCGGCTTCGCTGTATTGTCCTTTTTGACAAGGCTAAAGAACGATTTATAGGCTGAATACACCTCCTTGGCGACCCTTTGGCTCGCCTTGGAGTTGAGTTTGGTCAGGAACGGGTGTTCTTTTCGCAGCACAGTGATATCCCTGTCGAGGTCGAACTCGGTTTTTATTTTTCTGGTCTCTTCGTAGGTTTTCTGTTCGATTCCGACAAGCATGTTGTACAATGTGTTCCTTGCAAGGGACAGGTTTTTGAGTTCCTGTTCCTGCTCCCTGTTCGGAAACAGCCTGATTGTATATGTCCTGTACTGTATCATGTACTTATAAATAGTGTGTTTTTTAAAAAAGTTTTGTTTTTTCAAAAAAAATGTATATTATAATAGAGTGCAATTCATCCCACAGCTAAAGCAGTGGGCTTTCTTGCACGTTAATCGTAAAAAATGATAATAATATACAAATATATATAAAAACTATATGAACGATAAAAACATACGAGTAACTGATAAACATATATTCTTCTGGTTCGGATGGCCGTCAAATTGGTATCCGTCAAAATTCACTGCGACAATAAACAATACTGAATATATGTTTTATAATACAGAACAATATTTTATGTTTCTAAAAGCCTTATACTTTAACGACATTGATATTGCGCACGAAATAATTGAAAATGGTTCGAACCCAAAAGAAGCTAAAAGACTTGGTAGACTAGTAAGAAACTACGATGATAAGAAATGGAATGAAGTTAAAGAAAATATAATGTTTGATGCTAATTACCTTAAATATACCCAAAACCGAGACTTGTTTGAAAAATTAATGGATGAAACAATAGCTGATAAGCATTTTGTCGAAGGTAGTCCATACGATAAAATATGGGGCATAGGGGTTAGTTTTAAAACGGCATCAGATGACGAATCAACATGGAAAGGCAAAAATCTTTTGGGTAAAGTTTTAGATAAAGTTAGAGATTCATTAAAATAAAATAATAAATGGGCCCTAAAACATGGGCCCATTTTTTTTAACATTATTTACCACCACTATTTTGACAAATTTAATTAGAATTTAATATTTCCAAAATAAGTTTGTTAAACACATCGTGTACTAGTTCCTTCATCTTATTTTCATCTATCTCAATAGGTGATTCTTTTAATTTTTCCCTGTATTTTTTAATTTCATCGTTTGTCATTACAACTGGAGGCGTAATACCATTATCGGTTAAAATTTTATCAACTTCATCGAAAGACAAAATATCAACAATTTTCATGGCCCCAGTAATAACCCAAGCCTCTGTTTTTGGGTCTGGATTTGTTCTATACTCATAACTTCCGTTTTTCGGCACCATTGGAAGACCAGCTCTGCTATGAATAAATCCACCATTTTTTGTTTTTCCATAACTCATAGCTGCTTCTTGATAATCAATGTCTTTACTATAATAGCATTTTGCCCAAACTAAATTTGATGGCCAAACGAACCGTCCTTTATATAGCATAGGCTTTTTATTGTGTTTTTTTATAAATTGTAACGCTATTGGTAATTTACCAAGATGCCAACCAGGTCTAAAACTTAACGTCTTGCTTGTGGAACCTTTTGCAGCTACTTGAGGTCTATGCTCTTTTGCTGTATAGCCAACAACTGGAGGTGTACTTGCTGGTATCCAAACACCAATCTCGGTGTTAGAGTTGTTGGCGTTTCTAACCATTGGAGGATATAATTTACCGTCTTTCAGCTCAAACACTTTATAACCAACACCTATATTTGTTGGTATAACAAATTCACCGTCAACGTAACCGATAAGATTTTCATCAGGTATCGCAAACCCTAATTTTTTAGCTTCTTCTGGAGATATTAATTTTTTATCATCACTTTCAAACACACTCATCTTTACATCATTAAATTTTTATTATCGACATGAATGTCCTATCGTCGTCTATATCATGGACGGATTGTTTCAGTCACAGCCCCTAAAACTAAGTTGTGTATGTCGTTGATGGTTATTTCAATAGCAAGTTATTTACGTTTGAAAACAACCAATGTTTTAGATGTTGTACTGTTCATTGAGTAATATCTATAGCCATATTCTTTCATCATGTCAATTACTTGATTTATATGTGTTGAATTTGGTTTAAACTCAATTACAATTCTATTATTATTAGTGTATGTATCAGATATCATAGCATCATCAAATTTAGACAAAGCATCAGCAACTCTTTCTATCGAGTGTTTGTTGTCCATTCCGAAGTGTCCGTTATAAGAGCCAATAACTTCTTTTAATAATTTTTCAAAACATTCAGTAACCAAATCGCGTAAATTAGATTCTGATATAATTATTTTATTCGTTTTACCCATATTAATTTATTTTAATTCTACCATAAATAGTCTCATAAGATATTATATGGCGCAACAATTTTGTTTTGCGGTAAAAAAAATGTATTATAACAATAAAATGTTGTATTAATATGAAAATTAGAATTAAAAAACTTAACGAAAATGCTGTAATTCCATCATACGCAAAAAATGGAGATGCTTGTTGTGATGTAACAGCAATCAGTTATGAATATGACCTTAAAAACGATTTACATGTGTACCATACTGGTTTAGCCTTTGAAATACCAGAAGGATATTGTTTGAAAATTTATCCACGTTCAAGCAACACCAAAACAATATGCTATCTACCAAACTCAGTTGGTATTCTAGACAGCGGATATAGAGGAGAATTACTTATTAAGTATAAATCAACTAAAGACAATGATAAATACATGCCAAAGCCATATAGCGTTGGTGATAGAGTGGCACAAATTCAAGTAATGCCATACCCAATTATGGAGTTTGTTGTTGTTGATGAACTAAGTAAAACAGAAAGAGGTACTGGCGGATTTGGCCATACTGGAAAGTAATGTTTTAATGAAAAAAATCAATTATTATGGCCACGCAAGCGTTTACGATTTGGATAGTTTTATTTGTATTATCTATTTTAGCTACATTCATATTATGTTGTCATTATACGGAAGTTAATGATTTTAAAGTCAGGAAGGAATTATTCAGAAGAGGAAGGATTGTTAAATGTTTATCGTTAAATAACGAGCTACCAAATCAATATCATGTTGATTGTGTATTTCTAATATGTAAGGTCGTGAACAATGATATTGTAGTTCAAACAAAAAACGGTAAAAAAATGTGTAAAAAAATATTTGAAATTGGAGAAAAGTCAGATATAATTGAAGTTTATGATTCAAATTATTCACTAATTGGTAAAATATTTACATAATAATTCACATACCGTATTTTCAATTAAAAAATAACGTAAATAAAAATTGATAAAATATGTCAAATCCAAGTATTAAAGTAGCAATGTTTATTATAGTTTTAACAATAGTTTTTATTGTTTTAAAAATTTTTGGCGTTATTGCGTGGAGTTACATTTGGGTTCTGTCTCCATTATGGATTGGTTTCATATTATTTAGTGCGCTTATTATATTTTTATCCCTATTACCTTACATCGTCGCAAAAATAGTTAATAAACATAGTTAATATTAATTTAATTTTTTTGAAATGAATAACCAAAGAGCCAAAGCTAGAAAAATTTTAAGAAATAATGGAATGAATGATGTTCTTGATAAAGTATGTTCTGTTATGAAAAGCATCACTGAAAACGGAATAACAGAATACTCTTCGCAACAGGAATGGAAAACATACGTTTGGGGTGAAAGAGTTTTGTATGAAAAATATAACCAAATCCTCAAAAATACAGAAAAAAAACTACACCGAGATTTATCTGATGAATTTAATAACTTGCGCGATATTTTCCTGCTAACTGAAGCAAGAGTTGATGATGAAATAGACGAATGGCTAAAACAACAAGAAGCCGAAACAAAACGATTGGTTTTTGCTATTGATGTTGACAACGTACTAAGAGATAATCTGGGAGAAATGGTTAAGCTTTATAATGAGCATTTCAATGACACAAAAGATGTTTCAACTATTACAAACTATAAAACAGAGATTGAGTTCCCAAAGATAGAAGAGGAAACTGGCCAAACCTCAAGTAAATGGTTCTTTCAGGACCATTCGCATGAATTGTTTGTTGAAGCAAAACCATTCAATTATGTTTCAGAAGACATTAAAAAACTTAAAGAATACGGCGATATTGTAATAGTTACCTATCAAAAAACGCCTTTAAACAAACAACAAACACTGGAATGGCTCGAAAAAAATTGTGTTGAATATGACAGTATTGTTTTTGCAAAAGACAAATCAATAGTTGATTGTGATTATTTTATTGACGACAATGATTGGAATTTTAAAAACTGCAAAGCCGAACACGGAGTGCTTATTGCTGCACCTTATAACACCAATGTCAACCTTAATGAATTGTCAAAAACAACTAAATTTGGATGTGAAATTGAAAAATTTGATTCATTTCATGATTTTGTAGAAAATTTTATTAAAGAACAAAACAAATAGATATTAAAATGGAAATTACAGAAGAACAAAGAAAACGATGGGCAGAAAATAAAGAAGCATGGTCCAATGAAGCTAAAACACAAATCCATACTCCTGAGGATTTGAAAAGGTTTGCTAATAAACTTGTCGAATATTGCAATAAATTAAACGGAGCTGATGGATACGAAGAAACGGCAAATGCAGCAACATCTTTAGCATATGCGGCAGTTGAGATGTGTGCAGAACAATTTGGATTAAGTGGATTCCAGGTTGGATGTATCATGTGGGGAATTATTGACAAATTACTTATATCTGAGCACGATTGTGGAATGAAACTTTTAAATTACAACCAAATGCTTTATCCGCAATATGAAGACTGTTTTGAAAAAACGATAGATTCGGAAACATGGAAAAAAATGCAAGAGAAGGCATCTGAACTATATAATGAATATTTGTCAGAAAAAGCCCGACTTGAAAACGGTGATGAATACGCATTACCAGCATGTGAAAAAGTTGCCGAACATTGGAAAAATATCGTTGATGGCACGGTTCCGTTCGGATACGAAGTTATTGATTAAAATTAAAATTATGGAATACTTGAAAAAACTAAAAAAACAAAATGAAAAAATAGCAGAACTACTTAATCTGTTCAATAAATACAAAATAGAAGGTACTTGTAAATTTCAAGTAGATAATTTAAAATATATAACAAAAGAGGATTTTAAAACAACTGGCGCTATGGTTAGTTGGCTATATCATCAAATGACAGAATCTTGGAGAGATTATATAGTTGACATGGAAAAGGAGGTAACTTGCGATAATGAAGTTATATGGCGGTGGAAATTTAACGAAAAGGGTCAAAAAATATATAACAAAATAGCAAATAAAATGGCACTTAAATAATAATTTATTAGTTTAACGATTGATATGGAATTAATAATCATTCCAGATGTTCATGGTAGGACATTTTGGAAAGACATAAAAAACGTTGTGGACACAAAAATAGTTTTTCTTGGTGATTATCTTGACCCATACACATCAATTGAAGGGATTACTCCAGATGAAGCGATAGATAATTTTAATGAAATTATTGAATTTACAAAAAAAAATATAGATAGGGTTGTGCTATTATACGGAAACCATGATAGCTATGCGTTTAAAAGTAAAGAAATGTGTTCTTGTAGACACGATTGGAAAAACTTAAAAAAAATAGAACGTATATTTGAAGAAAATAAAAATTTATTTAAACTTGCCTATGATATTGAAATAAATGGCAACAGATTTCTACTAACACATGCAGGAATAAACCCTTTTTGGGTTAATAAGCATAAAGATATTTTAGGCGATAACTTTAATTATACGGCAGATGAGTTAAATTCTATCAAGAATGAAAATTTAATAAACATATTATGCGACATATCAGAATATAGAGGAGGATATGATTTAGCTGGCTCGCCTGTATGGACAGACATACACGAACACATAATCGATATTAAAAATCTGCATCTTAACATTAATACCAATGTCCCAAATAACCTTATTCAAGTAGTTGGTCATACTTGGATACAAAAACCAATTTTTGTTAATTGTGGGTTATATGATTTATATTGCCTTGACACACAAGAAATATACTATATAAGTGAAAATGGAGAAATAAGAAAATTTAAAGACGATACTTTAATAGAAAATAAAAAACAATAGTAATAAAATGCGAACATTTAGAATTTTTAAGCCAACAGAGGAACAAATTAATACGTATAAGCCATATTGTGAAGATTCATACGCCACAGACATATATTACCAAAGGTCTCAGGAAATCGATATTTTGGTCTATTGCATGTCAAGTGTTAGCAAAAAAACGCCTATAATTATAGACGATTTGCTTAGTAAGATAAAATTATATGAATTCGCCGTTAGAAATAGTGCAAGATATAATGTGTATTCATTATATAAAAATTCTGATGATGGTACATTAGAATTATATAATAATACTGATTCGTTATCAAAAGAAGAAATCATTGATACAACATATAATATTGTAGAAGATTTAATACTGTTTATCAAAGCAGTAAAATGCGATGATTATTTTGCTTATGATTCAAATTTTTTTAAAATTAAAACGGAAATTAAAGAAAAAATAGAATATATAAGAGAAATTTTCTATGACGACGAAATCAACCAAATAATCGATTCGTTTAAAGATTGTGAAATACAAGAAAATAATGGTTAATTTTTGATATTAAATAAATTTATGGATAATAGTATAGAAAAAAAATATAATGATGCCGTTGAAGAGTATGTTTCGGAATTTAAACATAGGTATTTTGATAATGATGTATATGATGACTCTTATTGGATAGGCGATAATTGTTTTGATGGCGTTTTGTATATCTGCGATTACTACTTCAGTTTCAACAACATAAAATATGCAATAGACAATTCTGTTGACGAAAAAAGTTTATTTGAATGGTATGACCATATTCTTGGATATGGAATTGGGAATTTACGAACCCCGCCAACACTTAAAGAATGGTGGGAAAACAAAGATAACGAGCGAAAAAGACTTGAATGGAACCTGTCTATTAACACTAAAAAAATTATTGAATTTAAAGACAACGATTTCGTCTTCACAAATGAATTTCCAACATTCGATGGTTATTATCTAGTTATTTTTGCAAATAATGATGGCATTTATCAAAAGCCAATAAAGTGGTTTAATGGAAATTGGGAAACAAAAGATGGCGTTATCACGAATATTATTGCCAGAACAAAAAAACCGCTATGTTAGCGGTTTTTTCTTTATAGTTTTACAAAGCTTTTAACTTAATTATGGATTGCTAAAATATTTCTATAATCTAATCCACCATCTTCCTTTTCGTATGAATCCAATTCAATATAAGAATCTGTACAAGGAGACCACTTTTTGTTTTTTGCGGATTCTTGTAACTCATCAGCATTAAAATGGACCTCTTGAATATCTTTATCACCATTTTCGTTTATGTAATCAATGCAGCATTGTACAAGCCTTTCCTGTAATTCCTTAGCCATTTCTTTATGTGTTTTTTCTTTAGCATACTGAATATCTGGATTAAACAATGGAATTTCAGACTCTAAACGGTATAATTTTACTGGGTAAATATCCGTTATAACGTTCATAGGAGAATTTTTGTTGGCGTCATCAACAGCCTTTTTTACTTTATTTACTAAATCGAAAGAACCGATACACGTCCGTTCAACCGAGTTTTTGTGCACCCCATTCATTACTGAGGTTTCAATTAAATAAATGTTTTCCATAGCAATTTATATTATTCCCCGCACCAAACAAGGGTTGGATTATTCTTATGAACCTGAATTTTATACTTATCCATAAAATCTTTTATATTAAACGGTGTTGTCAGGATATGAACACCATTCTTTGTCTGATTAATCAACAAAATCTTCCAACCAACATCAATAGGCTGTAACGAATTTACAAATTCGCACAACTTGTTAATATATAATTTACGCTCAAATTCATTTTCAACATTAACACCATCAATATCAGCCCAATCAACATCGATGACCCATACCGCATTTTTGGAACCACAAGCGCCAGCAACAGCATCGAAAATCTTATATGGTTTGTAATAATTCTCAGCTTCAATTCTATTAGCGAACTCTTTCAAACACCCAAGAGTACATTTCTTGAATGATTTTCTGTTTGGGTTAAGATAAATTCTCGCATTATTCTTATTTGCAAGGTCAATCAAATCATCCTTTAAATCAAGCAACTGGTTTTCTCTATGCAAATAAACAGTCTTAATTGCGACGGAATTCTTATCCATGTCTGGATTTTCCTTTCTGCGCTTAATAATCTGCAACATGTAAAAATCATCCTCGGTATAAAATTTGAGGATATTGTTTAATTTTTCAAAATTGTTGATAATCATATTATTATATAATTTAATATTACAAATTAAATTATACAAAAAAAGCTTGGGATTTCCAAGCTTGAGATTTTTACTTCTTGTAAAGTTTTTTAATAGTTTCATATACCATCATATTAACGTCAGCCAATGTTATCGGTATTTTGTTTTCATACACATTCTGTTTCTTCATCACACCGCCTTTGAAATACCTTTCTATATCAGAAACCACATCGTCTGGGTCGTAATATGAATATTTTTTACTGAAATTACCAATCTGTTTGTTTATTAAGTCCAAATACAAGTCACTGTCCTCATAACATCTCAACACCCGATATATTGTGTTGAATTGTTCTTCTGTCGGCATTTTGGCCATATCGATAGAATTTGGCAAAACCCTAATACAACCCAACTCTATGAATTGAAACGTACCGTCAACCCCAGGTATTCTTGAACACATATTATGCTCAGTCTCTGTATAAACAACAAGACCATTAGGCAATATAAAACCCCTTGCACCTTTGAAATATTTACCATATTTCAAGTATTTCATCGCTGCGTTAGACAATTGTTCTGGGTCACTTAAATCGACCTCATCTTTTTGATATTCTAACGGTTCGAACGTGTGTTCATTTCCATCCATGCAAGACTTCAGAACATCCATAGCCATTTTCTGCCCAAACACGTTTTCTATTTCATCAATTGTCATTGTGGCATACCCAAGATGATGGTAGGTCTCACTGTCGGTATATTCAACATCATAATCACAGCAATCCCTTACAAACGAAATACTTGCCTGTCGCGAATCACTTATACCGTTTTCAGACAGCCACTCATTATAGTAATCGTTGTCGAAATTCAGTTGAAATATAACACTTCCTATTTCGTTCAAATCATAATTGAACATACGCCAATTTTCTTGTTTGTATTGTTATTGCATTTCGCCATCCTTATATTCCTTCCATCCCCTCATGTCGTACATTCTGAATATATAAGCCAACGATGCGGCTAAAGCTTCTGAACCAATTGACCTGACAATTGCTGCGTTTGCCTCTTGTTCTCCAATTTCGTTGCACAAATATTCATATGCGGAGTTCGCTTCGCTTTCGTCAACTTCCCATCCGTAACTTTCGTTTTCAAAAAGAATCCGTTTGACTGCTTCTTCAACCATCCCCCTTATTTTGGATTCATTAATCTTGGTGCTTTTCTCCTTGTTTAACGGCAATTCACCCCTATTAGACCAGCAATTCTCCATGTCATCTGGATTTATTCCCCTTCTTATACAAGTACTTCTTGTTAAAATTACATAGTCTTTTGGGTCAAACTCGTAGTCAATAAGGTCATTAATAAAATAATCCTTTTTATATCTTCTCAAATCATCTGAATCGTATCCACTGTAATCCCATCCATTAACAATTAAACCAGTTTTTTTATTTACAGCAAAATGTGTATAATTTTCATTTTTAGGCATAATATATCATAATTTTTTTATTATTATTCAAATAATAAATAGTAAGTTAAATTTAACCATTAAGATTAAAATGTGTTATTTTATTTCATTATTATGAAACTTGACAGCCAATTCGTTGAATGATGAGCACCCATAAATTTTAAGTACATATGCGGCAAAACGCATCACATTGTTTGATTCGTCAGACATTTGTTCGTGGTTTAATTTTCTTGGCGAATAACCAGAAGTGTTAATCAACAAATGTGCAAATTCAGCCATATTATAGTCGCTGAATACCTCGTTCGCCCAAATACGTGTTATTACATCCCCACAATAATCCTGAAGATTGAATTTTTTCAGGATTCCTGAAACTAGCGCGTTCTTGTCTTTAAGCTCGTATTTTGATTTTGTCATTTTCCTGACATATAAAGAACAAAGGTAGCGTAACGTTTCAATATTTTTCTTTTTTTTCAAACTGTTAAACACACTTTTATTCAATGGAACAACACCGTTTTGATACTCATTGGATATACTGTCGTTTACTGTGTTGTCTGTTTGCGCATTGAAGTCACGAATATTGTCATAGACAAAAACTTTTTCTCGAAGCATGTGCAACGCCATAGACGCCAGAACAACCTCATCTTTAACACGACCGTTCAGCAAAATATCAACCCTTCTGATATATTTACGTGCATTTGGAATAACAGGGTCGTTAGATAAAACCCTATCCTCGAACTCAAAAGAACGTCTGTGGTAGTCATTTTTCGCCCTTTCACCCTGTACAGTACCCATATACCAATAATCATATGATTTACCAGCATACCTTTGGTTCAACATTTCCCCGTCAAGTTCAATCCTTACATTTGCGTGCCCGCTATTATATCCATAGCCGACCTGATTACTTCTTGTTCTTTGTACCGACATATAGAATAATCTTTTTTTGTCAATAGAATCAGACTTATTTGTCGCCATGGTAAGAAAAAACTCGTTTCTTCGTAAAATATCAATCAAAGTGTTGACGCTTGTGAAATGATATACAACACTACTAACACTTTCAGCCAGCAACTGGTTAATCACCTTGTTGACCATAAATCTTATATTGTTTTCGTTAATCTTTATCATATTAAAAAAACACCTTTAACACATAAATAGAAATAAAATAATGTTTGGTTATTAAAATAATTTATCGTATAATCGAAATTGAAATTTATAACAAAAAGTTTAACTTAAAATTTTAACAAATTATGAAGAGATTTATTTTTGCCTTGACGCTGGCATTGTTTGCGTTGTCTTTTACTTCTTGCGATGTTTGCAGGGTTGATGGTACCGAAGAAGGCGTGTTCGTGAAGCAGCCTTGGTTTTTCGGAGATGGAGGCGTGTCCCAAGAGCCTCTTACAAGCGGTTCTGAATGGAAAGTGTTCACTACACGGTTTTATACTTATTCGTCAGTTCCGACAAGATTCGATGAGACTTTCGATGATATTGCATCAGATGACGGCACACCTATTGATATGACAGCTCATATTGTATTAAAATTGAAGCCTGGAAAATCACCTGTATTGCACCAAAATTATGGCCCTAAGTGGTATGAGAACAACATCAAGGAAATCTTTAGGGAGGCAGTCAGAAATTTTATCAGCACATACGATATGAGAAGTCTTATTTCCGAGCGTGAAATTTATGATACTGTTAAAATTGACATTATGCAAAGAATTAACGCTTATATTACAAGTTTGTCGACAACAGCAGAATTCCCAATCGAAGTTTGTAATGTTATCGTTGACAAGGCTCGACCAAACGCTGGTGTTCTTGAGGAACTTAATAACACTGCAATCAAGATGCAGCAAAAACAAACTGCAATTATGGAGCAACAAATGCAGGAAGAGAGACGCATTACTGAGCACAAGAGAGCATTGGCAGATAAGGAATACCAAGCAACAATCGGTTTCTCTCCGCAACAGTTCATCGCACTGAAATCACTGGAACTTGAAAACCAGAAAATTGAAATGATTAAGAACAAGAAAAATGTCAATGTTGACGTTATGATTGGAACTAACACAGGTATACCTGTCTGGGGTATCAAAGAAAAGTAAAACAAATATTAACGATAATAAAATGGTCGGAATAATTTAAAAAATTTCCGACCATTTTTATTTAATTTAACTTTAGAAAATTCAATTAATACTCTTCCAACATTTTCAATGTTTTATTGAAATTGTTCTTTATTTCATTAACCCTATTTAACTTTCTTGTCATCATATTTGCGACGCTATAAGTCATATTTTTTGTTATTTGATTTATTACTTCATCATCGTTAGCGCCTTGGTTAAGGTCCCCAGTCATTTCTTCATTAATTGTAGAAAATGCTGGTTCTACCTCTGGATTAACTTGTACCCCAACATGTTTTTGGTTTTTAATCAAATTAGTCCAATAAGTAATTGGCTTTCCAAGTATTCGTCTATAATCATTAGTGTTAATACCCTTAGAATCGTCTTGGTTTGTTCCATGAGTGGCAACAAGAGCGAAAATAGGCAACCCAGGCTGTGGCTTTCCACCACCTTCAACGGTTATGTCAGCGTCTTCGTTTCTACCATAACATATTCTACACATATAGCAATCAGCCTTTGTTGTTATATCTTTGTTTTCAACACTTTGAAAATATTCGCCGTTAACATTGATATATTTATCACCACCTTCGAGACAACTTGGCATTTTATCGTAAGCAACCGCATTTTTCTTTATTTGGTTTGTTGCTTCAACTGGTATGTATTTTCTTTTACCACGTCCACAAGGACACTTATAATAATACCCAACCAAATTGCCTTCTTCATTAATTAAGTTTCTATAAACTGGTGTGATTTTAAAGGTCTCTTGGTCTATGTTTAGAGAATGGTCTTTTCCGTTATATGTATCAGGGAAATCATTATAATCCCTGTGTGATATGGCATAAAAGAAATGTGCGAACCCTTCAGATTCTTGATTATTCACTAGACTTGCTTGAGAAATGTTAAGTATTAGATTTTTAACATTAGTGTAATTTAATGCACGACAAGTATATGCAGCAACTCTAACATCAACAATTTTGAAATCCTCAGCTATTTTTTCCCATGCATCTACAAGCCATTGGCCGATAAAGTCGCCATTTTCATTTAACCTTATTACACTTCCCTTTTTAATCATTGACACACCTTCTTTAGTTTTTCTAGCAACACCATTTTTCAATATGTCAATTGCTTCGTCACCAAACTCTCTCTGTATATCAGAAAACGTCATCTTAGCAAGCATTAACGCACCCTGTTCGGTTTTCTGGCTTCTAACACCCTTTACTTTTTCACTTGGGGCCGCATTAAGCGCATCCTTGTATCTTTGTTTGTATTCTTTATTGTCATTGAACGTTTTAAGTGCGCTAATTTTAGGCCAAGCGCTTGTATAATCAAACATGCATGACCTTATTAAAACACACATGGCATCCATAAGCCCCTTGTCTTCTTTTGTTTGAGACCATATGAATCCTTTTTTCAAGTTTGAAGACAATGTATTGTCATATCCAACCTCACTTGCTTTGGCATAACATGCGTCTTTAAGAATGCACTCGTTCCACGCAGGGCACCTGAAAGCCGACTCGAAATTAACAATTAATGTGTCATCATGTATTTTAGCGTTGCCAAACTTAAACATGTCGTTGTTCTCACCAAAATCTAGAGTCACACCATATGTCCTGTCAAGATATCTGTCACAACGTTGTTTTAACAAGCCAACTTTTGCGGCCACTTTTACATATGCGTTTTCTTCCGCATTAAATGTATCACGCTTTGAATCCTTAATATCAAAACCTGGTGAATTAGCCGCAGCATCTTTGTTAATAGTGTCATATCTGGTTCCACTGCTGTAGAAATCATATAGTTCATCATCACTGGCAGACATGAAGTCCATGGCCATAATCTCTTTCTTAGACGTGTTTTTATTTAATGAAGCCAAAGATTCCACACCGTATTTCTTCTGATATCCCTTTGGGGCTGGGGCATCCCTATAAAGACACGATAGGCCTATCTTATCCAAAAAATCTTTCAGTCTCAAAACATTAGCACGTGTCTTCTGGTCTTTTATCTTGTCAAAAGCCATTGGCGTATCACCAGTATTATGCGTGTGCATATTTCCATCCTTGTCAATCTTGAAACTGTCTTTGTCTCTCATAAAAGACTCACCAGCACAACAAGCCCTTAATTGGTCAATGTACTTACAAATCCACTTGTTTATCTCTTTTGAGTCCTTCTGCAACCTATCAATTTCCTTTTTACGGTAATCCATATATTTCTGTTTGTCAAAATCCCTTCTTAATGAATCTGGATTTATACCGTACTCATCAGCCAATTTCATTATGTCGCTGTCAGAATCATAACCAGCCAGACCAGCCTTGTCTTTTATCTGGTTTATCACATCTGTCGCCCTTCTTTGCGCAAATGCGTTTATGCCCTTTCCTTCAGACCCTTTCTCTTGCAAGAAAGATTCACAAAGACTCTTTGCGAGATATTCTATAAATTGTTCTTCCGTCAAACGTATCTTTTTCATTAATAACTAATTTTTCTTTGATTCATTATATACTATAATAGTATGATTATCACCATATAAATATCAAGAAATAAGTAAACTTGCCAATTAAATTAAATTTTTATATTATTAAATTAAAGTTATCAAGATATTTAAAGAAAAAACATAGTGATGAAAATTACAGAACAAGAATTGAAAAATCATATAGAGGGAATCGTGAAATCCACGATAAAGACGATAATTGGCGAAGCCAAACCATTCCCGTCAAATGAATTCAGGCATTTCACAAACCCAGAAGACCAAATACTAGAAAGAGCTTTAGTGGAAGAGGGCCTTGTTAGAACTTATCCGTTTGAGTGGGTTGTAAAATATATACAACGAAACGCAAATCATGACTTTATATCATTTTCGGCGCAAGAAGACATAAAACAATTCATTGTTAAAATCAAAAAAAAATCGCCGTCAATAAAAACATTGAAGCACGCGATGGATGTTTTTGGATATTTCTGTTCTTTCGAGAAGATAATTAATGGTGTAGTTATGATGCAATTCGAACCAAAATTCGACGAATATATAAAAGGCTCTGAATTCAGAAAAAAAAGAGGCAACACGTTTTTCCATGTATCACCAATACGATATGCAGATAAAATCCTCAAAAACGGCTTGGTCCCGAAATCCAAAAACCAATTCCTGGTATACCCAGACAGAGTCCACCTTATTTATAATGACGGAAATAAAGACAACCCACAAATGATGGCCGACATGCTCTATACCGTGGACAGAAACCAATACAATAACGGAGAATATGCACTTTTCGGCATTTCATTAAAAGGACTCAACAACGTCAAATTCTACAGGGACTGGAACGTTGAAGACTTCGATGCATACTTCACATACGAAAATATTCCACCACAAAACATAAAATTCATTAAACAATTTACAGCAAACGTATTGTAATCATACTGTACTTGCTGAACTTATTAAAAATGTCGGAAAAATACCATATAATTCCGACATTTTTTATTTGGATTTTAACTTTAATCACTGTATGATTACTATAAAATCAAATTAAAATTCAATATGGCAAAAACAAATTCATCGCAAGAATTCATTGAAAGCGGAAAACTTACAGAATTAATGGATAAATTCAATCGTTTTGATAAATTCTATAAGGACCACTGCGAATCATGCAACTCTAAACAATGTATGGGAGTTTATGATAAGTTCTGGAGAACGGAATGTGAATTTTATAATAGGGAATTTAACAATCTATAATTAATATGAGCATCGTAGCAATAACAACAATATTCAAATTTTCAATTACAATGTCAGTCATACTTATTGGTTATGGCATTTTTGGTTTGATTGTGTTCAAAATATTGCAAAAATTGAAACTAAGTGACAATACTATGAGCATAGTTATGACCATTGACAAATATATCTTGAATATAATATGCATTTTAGGACTTGTGTGGTGCGGATATGTCATATACCAAACGGCTCCATTGATATTCCCTGCATTTTTTGTATAAATTGATAATTTTTAGTGATATGGAAGTTTTAAAACACGGAAAAACAAGAGTAAAACAAATTTGCCCAAAATGTGAGTGTGAATTTTTATATGATACAAAAACTGAGATTAAATTTCATTCTATGCCTAGCCTAGGCATTCTTCCAAGTGGAAAAGCACATGAACTTGCACAACAATGTTATTGGTATGTAATTTGTCCAGAATGTCATGAGGAAATTAAAGTGTAATATATAAATGATGAGTAATATAGATAAAATAACTGAAAATAACCAGTTAAACAAACTTGAACATGAAGAATTAAACACCAACGGATTTCATTGGTATCCGATTGATGCTCCAAGTAAATCAGATTCAAACATCTACAAAGACGAGCACTACAGCTCAGGTGATGAAGATGGGATACAATGGTATCTTGACCTTGACTGCAAAAATACAGAATGGATTGTAACTGTTACTGATGGAGAAAATACATACACAGAAAATTTCACATATCTATATGAGCCGATTTTCGGAATAGACCTGGCAGACGCAGATAGAGTTGATGAAATTCTTGACAGACTGATTTCCAAATGTAAAAATAAATAAGATGACAAAACCAAGTAAACCAATTGGATTTTAATTTTATTTTTCTATTAATGGCTCGATATGAACATAATCACAATCCAAAATTGATATATGCTTTTACCATTCCAGATGAAAAGCATAATTGTTATATTAAAATCGGCGAAACTTCTTTTGCCGACCCAAGCAACATGCTTGACAAACCAAACAGCGAATCGTTAAATAAATGTGCTATAGCTAGAATTGACACATATACAAAAACAGCGGGTATTGATTATGTTCTACTCTATACGGAAAGCGCTATGTATTGGTCTGGTAGAAAACAGCAATGGATGCGCATTACAGACAAAACAATACACAAACATCTTTTAGAAAACAACATTGAAAGAGCCAACTTTGGAAACGAATGGTTCAAATGTGATGTGGAATACCTTATTAAAACAATAAAAGACATTAAACAAAAATTAGAAAAATTAGAAGAAAATCAGAAAAATAAAAAGAAACAAGAAACCAAACAACCTACCTTAAAACAAACTGTTAACGTTCAAGAAAAACAAACCAATCAAAATAAACAAAATTCTCATTATGTGATGATTGATGATTTTAATTTTTTCTATTCTAATATAATTTCAAAAACAAAACAACCTGCTGATTATGGTAATTTCGATGACTTATATTCATTTTATGAATATGTTAAAAAACATAAACCAAAAAGTCAGAAATATCCAATGGGCGTTAATTGTGATGTATTAAGACTTGAGAAGCAACCCTTAGGACCAGATACAATATGCTACTTGCCAGAAGCACTAAACAGAAGAGTTCAAAATGTCGCAAATTATGCATTAAATGAGGAAGATTTTAAAAAATTTGGTGATAAGTATTATTATGTTGGCCAATGTATCAGACATACTGATGATGGGCGTTGGATTGCAACAACTACTGAACATGAAAAAGATAAACACGGTGCAGCAATTACTAATGTCGGTTGCTTTGACAACCTACAAGATGCCATAGATTATAGAAATAATCATGCTTGTGAAACAATTAGAAAAATGTCTGACGCTTTTAAAGATTATATTACAAAAAACACTTACGATGTTTTATCAACATTTGACATAACATCAATACGAAAATTACAACAAATACAACAGTATAGGTATGATTCAAGATTACACTTGGCTATAAACAAAATCAAAAATTCAAAAAATATTGACGATAAATCGTTTTTATCCAAAGTAATAAAAGATTTTAATTAATCTTAATTCAAATTTTTACCATGGAAAATTTTTTCAGAAAGTAGTACCTATTGAAATTAAATTTATGTTGTGAAAATGGTTTGGATTTTAATTTATTTTATTGTATAATAGTATTAGTAAATTAATAATGAAATATAAAACTTCGTAATGGTGCAGCTCTATCCATTTGAGATTGGATGGAATATACAACAAAACTGTTTGTATAACGGGTGAATCTGAGAGATTCGCCCTTTTTTATTATCTATAGGTCAACGTCTATGTCATTAACAAAAATTTTAATAATCAACGTATAAAGCCGAAATTTAATTGAAAATTTATATGTGGAATTTTTTTTGAAAAAGGAGTACCTATTGAAATTAAATTGGCCCACACTTTGAAAAATTGAAATTTTTATATGGAAAATTTTTGAAAAAAGGAGTACCTTTTGAATAAAAAAAGACCCCCCCCTGGAAAAATCGAAAAAATTGGGTAAAATTCTCGGAAGCAACTGTGCGGTGCTATTTTGGGTTTTTGCCTGCGGGGAGTTAGGGAGGGAGGGGACACCTACCATACCCTACCCATATAGGTGGGAGTACCTGACACTTTGTCAGTATGACACTTTGTCAGTTGTCAGTATAGCACATTGTCAGTCCATATATAATATAGTTTGGCACGATTATTGTATTGACAATTTAGTGTTCAACAAAATTTCAAAGTTATGACTGATTTACTTAATGAGCAAATTGCCCTCAACAAGCGTATGAATGACGCTGTGGCGGACGTTTTAAGACAACACAACGGGCTTATCCGTACCGATGAAGATTGGTACAAAGACACTATCTACTGCTACATCTTTGATGAAGCGTTGGAGACAACCACCGAAAACAAAGTGCTTGCGGTTGCTTTATTTGATGGTGAAGTGTGTGTGCTGCCTGCTTCTTCTAACGAAAGTTTGGATGGTATGACCGATGATGAGGTACTAAACGATGATGGTTGGTATTCCATATTCGGCGGTATGTGCTGTGTCTCTCCAACTCTTTATTGCCTTTGCGAAAGCATTGAACAATATCTTTAATTTTTAGGTACGCACTTGCGTACCCAAAGTTTGGCACTATATTTGAATAAGGTATATTTGGCAGACAAGAAAAAAGTTTGTATAATAATATTAAAAATCATTAGATAGAGTTATGATAGCTGTACACATTAACACACAACACGACACCGACATTATGTCACGTCTCTTTGACAATTTGTCAGCCAATCCCGACAACATTGTATTGGTCAACCCAAAGAGGTCTGAATTGGAAGAGGTCTTACGCAATAGACCCTATGAAACGTGTCTATTTCTTGGTCACGGAACTGGCAGCGGTCTTTTCCGTGCCGATGATGACATTGAGGTTATTAACAATCAATATTCCGACTTGGACGATATTATGGACTATGATACCTATTACGATGCCATTTATGGTGATTGTATGGATATGAGCGGTCAATATTGTCTCGACGCTGACATTGCGGTTGGTTATAGCAGGATGTCTCCATATATCATTGATGCCGACAACGTGGATTTACTGCGTTATAGAGAGATTATTGGTATATGGTGCTATGCCTCCGAGTTCGCTACACGCTACAAGCTACGTGGTTTCTTTACCTATATGTTTGTCAGCAATCCATCGGAGGCAAGATGCCTCTCATTTGGTGCACATACAACCGAAGAGGTTGATGAGCAGAATATCCATTTCTGCGAGCAAATCAACACTTTCATCAATGAGGGAGTTGAGCCGCAGGATTTCATTGAGAAGTTGGAATATGACGATACTATTAACTTTGTCAATTTCAATTACTCCAATATGATTTACAACTACGGATATTAAAAAATATAGGGTACGCATTTGCGTACCCATTTTGGCACGATAGTTGCATAGAACAAAATCCAATAACAATTTTTTATAAACATTAAAATTTCAAAAGTATGAAGAACAACATTAAGAAGATGGTTATTAACGGAATTATGAATGCTATTGCTAATATGTCCATCACGGACATTATGATGCTTGATTCAATGCTTGACGCTATCGTCATCAAGGCGATTATGCCGAAATCTGCACCTGCTACCGACAACACTTCGATTGAACGCTACATCAAGTTGGCGAAGGACATTCTTTCCGTTGATGGTGACGAGTGCGATGATGAAGTTTGTGAGAACACTTGTTGTCACAACTATGATGAGCGCAAGGAGGAACTTGACGCAAGAGAAGATGAACTTGATGGTAGGGAACACGACCTCAACGTTAGAGATGCTGAATTGGACGAACGAGAGATTGACCTTGATGAGCGTGAAGAGGAACTGAATGCTCGTGGAGCTGAATTGGATAATCGCGAAGCTGAATTGGAGGCTGCCGAAATGTTACATACTGACAGCGTGGCAGATTTGCGTGACAACGTTGTCAGTCTTATCCGTGGTATTGTCAATACCATCAACAAGTAATAGACCTCTGAGTGGTTTTGTGTGATATGAATGTAACCCACCTAAATGGTGGGTTTTTTTTATATGACAATTTGTATTTTTGGCACGCTTTTTGCATAATGGATAATGCCTAACCAATTAAATTTAGTGATTATGAGTGAAATTAAAAATTCAATGGCAGAAGTCATCATTTCCTATCTCAAAGATAGATACCCGAACGCTAAAACCACTATAACCAAAGAAGTGGTGATTCAAGCACTTGAACACTATTCCGATTCTGAATTATACGAAAAGTCAATAGAACTCTTCGTTTTTGAAGATTTGATGGGTACATTCCGTCAAATCGGTGCTGACAATTGCAACGTAACTATTGATGACTTTAACAATTTTATGGATGGTGAGAAAGCAAGAAACCTTATGGACTTGCATAATGTCAGTTGGATTGACTTGCTCTATGCCACTATGCGTGGAGATATGGAGGCTTGTAAGTCCGTTCGTGATGCCATTATTCCTCCCGTCAAAAATCCGATTGATTTGGACGCACATTATCGTAACCTGCGTGTGCAGGAGAACTGCATTGAGATTGCCCTGCAATGTTTTGAGGAAATATCATCAACAACCGACATTCCGAGAGATGTTATTGTCGGTAAAATCCAAGATTGGGCATTGCAGGCGGAAAAGTTGTGGGAAGAAAGAGATGATGATGACTTTACTGACTATTACGATTTTATTGATGATTTTACTGAAAAGAAAAAAACGGAGTATTTGGCGGTGTTTAAGTCCTCATTGACCGACAATACCAATGAGGATGAAAAAATCTCTCAAATCGCAGGAAAATACGCTATGGAGTACACGTTTGACGCTTCTGTACGTTGCACCTATGAAGAGGTGAAAGAAGCGATTGAGGGAGCGATTAAAGAATATTCAAAAAACAATTAAAATTATGGTTATTGATTACATTATCATTAAAGAAGATAAAACGCCTCTTTGCTTTGATGACAACACAATTATTGTCTATGGAGAGAAGCAGGACGCGCTTGAAGACCTATCAACAACCGACTGTGGATTGGTTGAAGTAGAATATGACGGAGATGCTGCAACACTATATTTTGATGGTGAAATTGTCGGTTGGTTTGAATATGACACCGATAACGAAGATGACTACCAAAACAAGTTAAAAGAAGCGATTTCTATGGCATTTATGCCATAATGTCACAAATCAAATGCCAATGTGTCAGTTAAGCGTGTCAAACGGTTTGGCACGCTTTTTGCATATATGATAGCGTCTAACCAATTAAAATTTTATCACTATGAGTAAGAACATCGTAACCATCAATTCCGAAAACCTCAACGAATACCAACCGAAAGTTGGCGAATGCTTCAACGTCTATTTTGAAGTTGACGATAGAACTCTATCGGTAGAGCCGTATTATTGGGAGGATGATTATACAATTGAACCCGACATCGTTGGTGGGTACAACGTATATGAGAATGACGAATTTCTCGGTTCTTGCGAGGATATTGATGGCATTGAGAATTTTTTATATTTTGAAAATTAATTTAATATTTGTAATATCGCAAAAAGAATAAGAATATGACAATTATAATTTTAATCATCATCTTATCATTGATTGTAATTTTCTTCATTACATTGGCAACCATTAACTTAAAACGAAATGTGGAGAAAAAACGGTTTTGTGAAGAGTATAATAATATTGTTGCAAATATTACATATTTGCGCGCTTGCCAGCGCGAAGATTGGTGGGATGATTTTGCCGAAGATACTTTAAGAGATTTTGAAAGTAGATTTATGAATTTGTTTAATTAAAATTAATAACATTATGGAAGAAATTATTAGAGATTATTCATTCGCCCTTGAATTGGGTGAAGATGACATTGTTAGAATTAACAACCTCATTTCCGACAACCTTGACGCTGATAGCGACTACGAAACCATCATTGAAGTCCTTGATGATTATAATGACGGCACAACCAATTTTGACGATATGTGTACTGACATTTACCTTGAACTTAATGGTGGTAACGAATAATGGATGACATAATCGCTATGGCGAGCCGCCCTCAACTGATTGTAGGGGAGTATATCAATATCGGAAGACTTGAATGGTGGAAATGGTTTATCATTGAGCCATCAAATAGAAAACACCTCATCGGAAAATTATATTGGAGGCGCAGGTAAGTTGGCACAATAATTGCATATAGCACAACACTTAAAATTAATATTCACAATTAAAATTCAGTATTATGCAAGAACAAAAAATTTGGATGAGAGTAGGTGTTGACATAAAGGCAGATGAAGATACAATCAAAAAATTGTTATCTGCCGATGACAATTCAGTTTTGGAGGAACTCATTAAGAATGGCAAGTTTGAACTTGCAGGTGAATCCTACATCCCATCACTTGCAATTGAAGACTACAACAACGAAAACGGAACATCTTTTAATGAGGATGAGGTGAGTTACTATTTTTAATTTGGCACAATAATTGCATATAGCACAACACAAGTAATTCAAATCATCAACAATTAAAAATATAAGATTATGAAGATTAAAATTTTTAATGTCATCAGAACTCAACTGCATAACGATACGCTTGTTTGGTCATTCCCAACTTTTACGCAAGCACAAGAAGTTATGTTCGCAGAAGTTGCAAGTGAAATTAAAATTAAAAAAGATATACTTGCAAGCAAAGGCGAGCATTTCGTTTTCAACGGGTATGATGTTTGGAAAGGTAATGATTATGCCACCATTTCCGATGGTAATAGGGTTGAGTATGAAATCAAACAAACATCAATGGACACCTACCAAATGCAAGTGGAGAGAATCATTGATAAGGTGATGATGTTTTCGGGTGCTTGCGAAGAGCATCGTGAACTGATTATGTATGAACTATTATGTTACACCGAAAATGATTTGCCGTTCTATGATGAAGAAATTGAGCATTTCGTTGATACCGAATTGAGGGAAAGGTTTGCAAAACGTGCCGCAGCAAAAATTGTTAGCGGTTATGACAATGATTTCCAAAACAAATATTTCCAAATCGTTGCCGATTATTTGAAGGACAATCGTGGATTGTCATTAATTCTTGCTGTAATCAATGGTGAAGAAGATGCCATTGAGGATGTTAAGGGTGAAATCAATAGGGAACAACGTAAAGTGGTATTCAATTTAGATTATGTCTATGTCGCAACATCGGTTTGGGAGGATGGCAGTAGATTTGGTCTTGAAGAGGATACAACTGTTTATAAGTCTCACGCTTCCGCTGCCGCTGCGATGAAGAAAAAATATGAAGAAGCCGTTGAGGCATTCAATAGTCAATACGTTGGCGAAAACGTCACATATCGGTGTTCCGATGACGTATACCAAGTAAGTTTTGTGGATTCCTATCGTCTTGATGTGTGGGAGGGAAGAATAAGAAAGATTTACGTTCAAGAATAAAAATTAAAATTATGATTACCTTTAATATACCATCATTTATTTCATTCACAATCTTCATTAGTGTGTTTTCAATCACATTTTTCAAATTTTTCCGCCACATCATTGATAATATTAGGAGCAATAAGAAGATACAAAAAGAGAAAAAAGTCAAGTCATCATTGAATATTGGTGGAATATATGGAAAAAGACGATTTTATGGTGATAATAATGACCCATTTTCCCCTATTCACGACTATGGTTATTATGTGGCAATCCTTGACATAAAACCATCAAGGGATGGACATTGTGAATACTGCCAATATGTCTTTCTAAATGACAATATGTCACCATATAGCAGTTATAGTGACACTATGATTTATAGTAATCAAACAAATTATTTTGATAATTGGGAATATGTAAAGGATATTGACTTGAATAGCATAAAAGTTTCATAATCAAAAAACTTATGATTACGTTTACTACATTACTATCGTTTATCATTTACAATTTTGTCGTTCTTGTTTTCTCTTTCTTCATATTCAAATCAATTGAATGTATTGTTGAAAACATAAATGACAAGAAGAAAAAAAATGATAACAAAGACCAATTGAAGATTGGTGGAGTTTATGGATGCTTCAATATTAGTGATACGAACAATCCATTTGAACCATTACGAAATTACCAATATTATATAGCAATACTTGATTCCAAACCATCAAGAGACGGCAAATGTTACTATTATCAATATTGTTACTTAAATGATGATATGAAACCATACACGCACCCGACCGTTTACAACCATAAATCGGATTGGTTTGAAGATTTTGACTACATTTGTAATATTGATTTAGATACTATCAATTTATCATAATCTTAATTTTAATTGTTGTCAGCGTGCCTGCTTTATAAGTTTGGCACGCTTTTTGTATATATGGTGCGTCTAACCAATTAAAATTTATGGTATGGAAAAACAAGCAATCGTAACTTTTAGAGTGGCAAAGAAATTTAGTGGTGACTCCATTGCTGAAATAAAAAGCAAATTTGAGATGATGAACATCCCTGCTGAATTTGATTTTGTTGAACTCTGCTCCGTTGAGGATGCGGAGACAAGAGATGACTTGATGGAAATTTGGGACGATGAACGAAGCCTTTTCAACTTGGAATGTGAATTGAGAGACCAATTCGATGAGTTTGATACTGACAATTTGTCAGTTGAAGATTTTGGTATCAAATGCAACGGAGCGACAATTACCAATGTTACTACTAACGGAGCTGACATCTATTTTTGGAGCGGAAATCCATACACAGATAAGGATGCGGAGGAGATTTTGATTTATGATGAGGACCAAAAGCGTGAGGCAATCATCACCATCCTGCAATATTTGTAAACCAAAAACACAAATGATATGGAACTGACAAAAAGACAAATTGAATTGGTAAAAGATGAGATTTTTTTCTTTGCCGAAACAAGTCTCGGATGTGACAACGAAGAGGCAAAAACCATTGCGAAAGATTATTTGTATGACGTTGTGGAGGACATAAAAGAAACGGCAATCACCGATTGGGAAACGTTTAAGGATGATGAAATATGCTTTGGCGATGCTCATATTTCAATTGAACGATGCCTCGCTGACTACAATGAAACTGATGAGGATAATTTGTAATAATTAAAATTCAAAACAAACGTTAATTAAAATTTAGATTATTATGACACAAGAAGAAAAAGAATTGTTACTACAAGTCATTTGTGCAATGTTGCCTTATGGGGTAAAAATTTTTGTAAAAGGGCACGACACACCACAAACAATTCAAGGCATTTTAAGTATAGTCCCAAATATTTCTTTTAGAACCGATGATTGCTATTCCGTATATTTAACTGATGTTAAACCCTACCTACGACCAATGTCATCTATGACTATGGAGGAGAGATACGAATATGACAAATTTATCAATTCCAACTCTATTTTCAATTACCGAAACGCAGTGAATTGGGTACATTGGTTAAATTCCAATCACTTTGATTACTATGGTTTAATTCCTATGGGGCTTGCATTGGAAGCCACCGAGGATATGTACACAACAAAATAACACAACACATTGACAAAGAGTGAAATAAATAAAGCGTATGCCAAGTGTTTGCAGAAGAGCAACGAACTTGAACTTGCAATGCAATCTTTATCTTCAAAGGTGTCGCAAGCGTTGGGTGTTGATTATGTTGCCGACATCTGCAATGGTGATGAGATTGAATTTCGCAGGTTGGATAAATATGGGTTGGCTGATGCGAAAGATTGTGTAAGAATTGAAGAAATATTGGAAAAACTGAAATAATATGGTAAACGAAAATAGTTTATTTCATTTAGTCCGTAACTATCATTTGGATAATGACGAGGATTGTTTCAACAAGGCAATATCATTGGCGGAGAATGAGCTTGATGAGGTTTTGAAGAGTAAGAATGAGCGTGAATATCCGCCATTTATTTATTACCTTTGCCTTGAACAAATGGATAATAATCCAAAATACAAATTCGGTAAGACATTTTGCCGAATGACTGACGAAGAGAAAATATCAGTATTCAATGAAACTATTTCGGCATTGAGGGAACTTTTGGCATAGTTTTTGTATAATAGCAAACGAATAAAAATTGAAGTGATGAAAAAGAAAATAAGAGCAAAATATCCTACTGTCTTTTATAACGAAAAGAAAGGACGGGACAACAAAGATTACTACAACACAAGCGGAACACCTTGTAGTTGTGGATATAATATAAGAGTGCCATCGTTGAAACGAAACAAAAATGTATGGGGAAACTTTTATAAATTGTTTCCTCATATCAAAGAATCGTTGATGAACAATGAATATGTACCTCGTTTCGGGCATCCCATTCTTGTTGGCGATGTCTATATCTGCAAAGATGAAAGAGTACACAACGAAAACTATGGTGTAGGACGCAGAATACGGACAACAAAATTTCGTAAAATTTGGTGATTTGTATATAGGGGAAATATAATAATTAGAATTATGACAATAGAAAATTTTATACAAGAGTTTAATAAAAGGGTTGATTGGGATTTGGAGATATTGAACAAATACAATATCAATCTTGCCAACGACAATAGTTCTAACGCAATCATCAAACATTATCTTTGCTTTACTAAAATTAATTCCGAAGATTATGATATTGATAATGCTAAATTGTATGAATACCCTATGGAGAACGGCAAACATACATTTGAATTGCAAGCATACTCAATTGTTGACCAATGCAATAGATATTTTTGGGTTAGATTGGAAGAAGAAGAAGATGAATATAAGGATGGCAGGATTAAAGCAATAAAAAAAGAATTAACAAAACGTTACAATGAGGTGAGAAACAAATTATTGATATTAAACAATGAAAAAAACGAATTGGATTGTGCCTTGAAATTGTTTAACTATTAAAATTTAGGATAAATATGGAAAAAACGATTATTTTATTATTTTGTGCTGATGATTTTGAGCGTGAAGAATTGGATAAAATGTCATCTAATGAAAGATATGAATTAGCAAATGAAAAGTATTGTGACATATTCACATTGCAAGAATTTTGTGAGTTGGCGAATAGCGGAAGTGATTGGTTAATCTTAAACAATTTCATATATCCACATATTATCAACAATTAAAATTAGAATTATGGCAAACATAAAGAAAGTCGCAACTGATATGTGTATGATGGACTATTATGTCCATAACGAAGAAGAAATCCGCAGAAATTACGGCAACGAGGCGGTTAAAAACCCTATTGTATGGAATTTCAAACAAAGACTTGGGGAGAATGTTGAAATTCTCTCTATATCGGTTGTTTATATCGTATCTTGGGAACAAATGGACATAGGAGATGATAGAACGATTACAATACCGAAAAAGGTTATGTACCTTTGCACCTATGCCTATGAGGAAGAGCCAAATTGGGATGAAGAATAATTAATAACTTAAAAACCGACAAAAAAAAATTAAAATGATTTGTGAATAATATGAATAGCATTGAATCCTTACCAATCAGCATTGAAAGAAACGGCAATATATACACGTTAAAGGTATATGTAACTGCGTGGAACAAATTATGTGTTGCATACGGAAACGTGATACTCCGTGATGATAAATATTGTTCGGTAGTGATTGAGCCAGACAATTACTCATCAAAACCAAGCATTGAGAACGAAGCCATCGGAAATGCCCGAAATTTGGATGATGCAATTGAAATGGTTAAAGAATACATTGAAAATAATTAAAGATAAGCACCGAGAGAAAGGCTATCTTGCAATTTTGGCATAGTATTTGCATAGAGTATAGTGAACAATTAAAATTTTAGAATTATGGCAAAAAAGAACGAAACCAAGAAGAGCCAAAAGACCTATCGTGTAAGCCTCTCCTGCGTTTATAATGGGTATATGAACGTCAAGGCTGATAGTGAGTATGACGCTTTGTGCAAGGCAGATGAAGCACTGAATTGTGAAACATTATCGGAATTTCCCGAATATGTTGAAATCCCTAACGGAGAATTTCAGTTTGGAGAAGCAACAGCCGACTTTATTGAGGAAACCTATGATGATGACAATTTGGCAGATGATGACAATTCTGACATTGTGTCAGACCAATGTGCAAGTGGTGTTGTCCGCGAAGACAGTGTGATGTTCTGCGATAATGATTTTTTCGGTGATGATGAAGAACACGAATATACTGTTGAGTGTGCCGATGGTGCTGCTCTTGCTTACGCACTTGAAAAAACAGACCCATCCACTATTATTTTGACTTATCCGAAAATGGCTGAGGTTGTCAAAGATGAGGCTATGGTAGATGCTATCAGAGAGTATCGTGGCTTGCCCGATGATGAAAAAATCCACTATGGTGATGTGATGATGTATTGTGGAAAACTTGTCGCACGGTTGAATTAAAATTTGGCACATTATTTGCATAACACAACACGTTAATTCATTATTTACAAATTAAAATTTATAGATTATGAAAATTTATGTATTGACTTTCACGAATTTGAAAAACAGCGAAAAGCAGGTTGAGGTACATCCAACGATGAAATTGGCACAAATCTATATGAAAGGGAAAGTTGATGATGCAATTGGGTCATCAAGCACTATTGACTTCGTTGTTGATGAGAACGATTATGGGTGCTACATTCAAAACGTATGCGAAGCCACAATTGATGAGGTTGAGATGAGTTTGCACGATTTTATTGCGCACAAGATTGTTGAACACTACTGCGAAAATGTGGTTGAGGCAAGCCTTTACTATGACATTATCTATGACATTGTGAGTGAGTATAACACGGAAGAATACCCGAATATTGACGATTACAATGAGATTGAAAAGTTTATAAACCATAAACTCCACAGAACAATGGCATTTGTAGCGGCAAAAAAACTAACAAGTGGTGTTAGACTTTCTTGTGAGCAGTTACAAAAAGTGGTAGCCTATCTTTACGATAAAGTTGGTCTTTGCCACTTGGCAAAGATTATCAACGGTGAAATGATTATCCAATACCAAATCAAGTACAACATTGACAACCCTAACGAACCGTTGTTCAACCATAAAAAGGTTTGGGCATTTTCATCAAAGTGGTATGGCGGAGGGCATTTTTCTCCCGAATTTGCATTTCGTCTCTTTGAAGAATATGACGATGCCTCTGACGCCTTGATTGAGGAAAAGAAAAAAGTGGATAACCTTTTTAGCCTTTTTTATGACGAAGATGAAATATTTGAAATGTCAACCGCAGATTCAAATTCAACCAAGTACACGATTTACGATAAGAGGGATGGTGATGACATTTGGGAAGGAAAGGTTGAGGTGAGATACATTGAATAATCTTAATTTTAATTGTTGTCAGCGTGTCACTCATAATAAGTTTGGCACGCTTTTTGTATATATGGTAGTGACAAATTAATATTTACAATTAAAATTCAAAAAGTATGACAAACATCAATGACATTATTCTTTACGCAAACATCAAAGGTGAGAACGGCAGAGAAGTCCGTGAAGCAAGAATTGTTGAACTCAACGAAAGACCTTGCTATTTTTACTTTAACAAATCAACAAGAAAATTAGATTATGTTCGTGGTTGTGGAATTTGTTTTATGCTTGAAATCGCTGGCATTGGCGAGGTATCGTCATACAAACTCTTAAATGAATACAAAGGTGGTCTATATAAGACATTAAACCTCGCATTAAGAAACGATGAAGAATATTCATTGTTTATACACGGATATAATGAAAACATACTTAATATCGGTTGTATTGCCGATATATCCTATGATGATTTGAATTTTACCCATTCTTGCACTACATTGGAGTTTGAGTATGTACGTGTTAATAGTTATGTCAACACCACTCATTTCCGTTTGAAGCCAATCAGTTATTATTGGGATGGCACACAGACAAAACGATATGAGATTCATTGGAAATTCAAATTTGACCTCATTGATAACAAGATTAAAATGTATAAGGGAAGTGATTATGAAGATAGCCTCGGCAAGTTATATGCCACAATAGATATGTGTGAAAAGGAAAACAAGCCTACAATCATCACCTTTGACAAAAAGTCACCAAAGACTGCCAAACTTGTCACATTTGAACTGACAACAAGAGTTGTTATTGATGCAGATGGAGATGATGATGCCGCCATTGAAGAGGCAATCAATAAATTCAAGAGAGGTGAAACCAATGGTGTTTGTTTTGACACCTGCGTTAATGTGCAGGATGATACTGAATGCCCGTATGAAGAATAAATCTTAATTTTAATTGTTGTCAGCGTGCCATTCCTAATATGGGTTTGGCACGCTTTTTGCATATAGAGAATTGTAAACTGATTGTCTAACTTAAATCATCAGCAATGAAACCGCCATAATAGCATAGGACATAGGGGCAGTAAGGAGCGGGTCGCTCCGAAAAGGGCTGAACATTGGATTAAATGTGTGTAAAATGGATAGGAGAGTATACTCCGTCACACTTAAAATGAGTAGGAGAGTATACTCCGTCACACCCTTTATTTTTTTATATGCCAAAATGTCAGTCTGCCATTTTGTCGTGCCATTATGTCATATCAATAAAAACCATATATAATAAGTTTGGCACGGTATTTGTATATATGCTGTACAAACAAATTTAGTATTCACAATTAAAATTTATAGATTATGACAACCGATATTTTAATGAGCAACGATGCCATTGTGAAGTTCGTAAGAGAGAACAATATTTCTGCAATTGATTTGAAAGTGGCTGCACACACTATGACCTGCGAAGATATTGTGGCGAAAATTGAAAACCTGCCTAATAAGGAATATGTCTTTAACGATAAAGACGGTTGCTTTTATCCGAGAGTTATCTGCACCGCATTTGATGAGGTTGAAGAAGTGGCTTTGGAACGTGCTTACATTGACCAAGACGGCACATTAAGATTTGAAGTTTGCAGCTATAATAGTGGTGAAACATACGATGTTGCACACGCAGAACTTGATGGATTAGAGTTCGTTGAGGAAATGATTATTGTGAAATAGTTTGGCACACTTTTTGCATATAGCACAACGTATTTATTCACCGATTAAAATTTATTGAAATGGAAGCAACCAAGTTAGTAGCACCGAAGACCAAGCGTCAAGTTGAGGACGCAAAGACTATCACCTCAACGATTATGAGCCAAATCAAATACCCAAATGTCCACGTTTATTGGTCTTGGGGAGCGCACGGATTTGTGTATGCCGTGACCGAAAAAGGCAATCCCTGCCTTCGTTTCAAGGTCAATGGTATGAAATTCAAAGGGTACGTCCACGTCATTTATAACTATATGGATTACTATGAGGTGGAGTTTGTCTCCACACACGGAAACCTAAAACACCGCGTTGATGAATGCTATTGCGACAACATTCAAGAAGTCATTGACAATTACGTTGAAAAAATCCCCGAATACGCTTACTAACCTTAAATCCATAGACAATATGACAAGTGAAAAATTCCAAGAAGTAAAAGACAAAATCATTGCCTTCTGCGAAAAAAATAATCTCAAAACCGAAACATCTTCCGAATGGAAAGAAGTTGATTTCATATTTGACATTGGTTACGAAGCCATAGATTGCTACACACTTGAAAACCCAACCTGCATCACAACAGACCAATACATTATTGTTGAGTTGCCGCAATATGTCTCTCCATTGACCTACGATGAGCGTTACGAATACTCTGACATTGTTCTTGGTCTTGGTGCTATTTCCCATCCCGATTTTCTAATTGGTGCTGAAAACGGAATCTGCAAAGGAATTATGTATTGCGTTTGGTCAGCATAATTGGCACGATTATTGCGTATATAGGGTACGCGTTTGCGTACCCAACTTTCATTAAAAACAATTAAAATTAGTATTAACAAATTAAATTAAAATTATGGGACAATATTATAAAGCGTGTTTCATCACAGAAAAAAAAGACAATGTAAAAGAATATTTTGATTCTTGGGACACAAATAATGGTTCTAAATTAATGGAGCATTCGTATATTGGTAATAAGTTCGTGATGAATGTTACCTACAAAATGATTGAATGCCCTAAAAGACTTGTTTGGGCAGGTGATTATGGCGATGCCGTTATCGGTAATGATAATTACTATGATTTGACCTATAAGGCGGAAAAAGTTGACCCATTAGATGAAATCGAAATCTCTATTGTGAAGCGCGCGCTTGATGACAATACCATCTATATCAATCACGACAAAAAGGAATGGTTTGACCTCAAAAAGCAGACAATTCCCGATATGAAAGGTTGGGGCGGAATTGCTCATCCTCTTCCAATTCTTACTGCTGATGGAAATGGTTGTGGTGGTGGAGACTACAATGGTACACTTATGGAAATGGTTGGAACGTGGAAAGGTGATTTGATTGAGGTCTCCGATACCATCCCTACCAATTACAAGGAGATTGAGCCGTGGTTTACGGAAATGTCGCGGGAAGAAGTTAATGAGTATTTCGAAGAGTTGGAAACCCCCAAAAAGAAATACACAATCAAAGTTGAATATACCACAACAGAAGAATTTGTCGTGGAGGCGCATACAGAAGAAGAAGCGTTGACACTTGCGGAGGATATAAATCCCGATGAAACTCAAATTTATGAGAATCTTTCAAGGAACGGACTGCCTCGTGTGATTTCGTATGAAGAGTGAGGTTTGGCACGATAATTGCATATAGATTAATGACAAATTAATAGTAACAATTAAAATTTAGAATTATGATTAAAGTTGAAATTCAAGCGGAAGATTATCGCGTAACTGAGGCTTTGGCGGATACAGAACGTCTAATTGATAATGGGTCGCTTGACGTTATTTATGATGGATTAGCTGATGAGATAAACTGCGTTGGAGAGTATTATAGTGCGTCATTCAAATATGTTGGTGAAGAAAAACCTGCCAATCAGAAAAACGAAGAGCAGGTTGATGCTCTTCAAAAATTGTGCGATATGCCGTGCGAAGAATTTACCGAGTTTATGCGCTCAATCGAATTGTTTGGCGATAATGACTATGTATGTTTTTATGATTGCGATGAAATTGCCAATATCGTTGATAAAGCCAATAATGAAGGCTATTCCATCAATATCAAAATTGAAACACACGATGAGTACATTCACGTCAAATACATTGATACCCAATACTGCAAAACTTGTGTAGTAAATGGGTTAAGCTTTGAGGATGACGTGTGGGAAGATTATTTCAAACTTTCCAAAATTGCCGAAGATTACACGCAGGAAATCATCAATTTTAATCACCAATAAACCCCATAAACAATGAATAGAGAAATTTTAACCAAATTAGCTGATGTCCTTATCTCTTCCCCGACAACACCTTTCACATTTGATTGTGAAATCAAATTCAAGGACAACGGAAAGACTGAACGTGTCACAATGTGTTATTGCACGGAAGAAGAATATGACAAATTGGCAGGTGACAATACCTTTGATGAAGTGATATTCTTCTATCTAATCTCCACCGACACAGTTCTGCGTGACACGATGAACAATGAGGATTGGGAAATCATTGACGTCTATGAAGATAGTGTCATTAGATTGGCAAGGTGTAACTGACAAAATGTCACATAACACAACACTTTTTATTTTTATATAAAATTAAAATTAAGAATTATGGCGGCAATCAATAACAAAGACATTAAGTCTCGTTTAGAGGAATATCATTCCAAAACATTAGCATTGAGATGTGACATTGTTTCAGATATTGTCACAATGATTAAAGAAATGGGTGGTACAATCAATCTCACAACCAAGCGGTATGACGATGGTTTATATATCGCATACGATGGCGGTAATCACGTTGAATATGCCTCGTCAATGTGTGAAGAAGTAAAGCAAATCAAAACCTTCAAAGATGATAACGAATTTTATGTTGAGGTTGAAAATGAGGATAGAGTGGCGAGTTATAGATTGATTTTTGACGATGTGTGTGACATTTGGGAAATTGTTTCGTCACGTTACAATGATTTCAATGAGAATATTGATAACTATAAAGAAATTGTGAAATTTGCAACCAAGAATGGACTGAAATCACAAATGGATTTAACCTATAACGACCTTTTGGATATAGACAAACTATTCGGTGAACCAATTGACCTTGAAACTTTGGAGAATCCATCCTGCGTTGAAGTTAAAGGTTATCTGTATGTTGATGTCTTGGGTCTCAAAGATGTTAGTGATTTGAGAGATAATGATTTGGAATTTTGTCGCTATCAAAACATTGTGGCTTCTTTTATGAAAATCAATAAACCTCAATATATCATCGGTGCAGAAGATGGAATTGTGCAAGGTCTCTTATGGTGTAGGTTTTAATTTTTGGCACGATAATTGCAGGTATAGCAAACAACAAATTAAGATTTTCAATTATGACAAAAGAAGAATTAATCAAAGTTATCCACGATGAGGTGGAGAAGAACGGAGATGTTCAATTTGCCGCTGATGTATGGAATGGTGACGTATTTGAAATCCAAAACGGCTCATTCACCGATGAATATGTTATCCGTTATATCAACGGAGTTGAGTTCAAAGAAACTTATGATGAAATTGATGAGGATGTGTTGGAAAATTGTTGGGAGTGCAGAGTAACGTATGAAACGTTGTTTGCCAATACCCACATCAACATAAGAGCCAATATGTTCACAATTGTGAGCATCATCAACGATGCACTCAAAAGCAAAGTTGGAGAGGATAGCATTGACATTTCCATATCGGAATACGGAAACCACTACGATTGTGTGTATTGGCAGGACTATCAATATTGCGTGTCAGTACGATACTATGGCGAAGATGGTACTGAATACACCACAAGTGAGCCAATTGCTAATTTAAGTATTGATATGCTGTCGGCAATTTTTCACGAACTTAATAAATAACCAATAAAATTTTAAGATTATGTATTTTATTTACGCTTTTTTGGATTTCATAAAAACAAACAACTGCAAATTTGAACGCGATTTTCACGACCTTATTTTGGTTGATGATAGAGGGGATGAGGTGGTGGCATTCAGAGAATCAAATGAAATGTCTATCAAGACCGATTGCAGCCAATTCACTGATGAATTTATGCAACTGTTGTTCAGCAACGGCATCAAAGTGAAGGCTATTAAAAACGACCAATATAATAGCCTTATCGATGGATACGGTTTCTATGATGGTGATAACTTGTTGTTCACTATCCCTATGGAAGACAACCAAATTGTAATTAACTTATAAGTCAAGCCAATTAAAATTTAGAGATATGAAAAGATTTATCACGTCAATTTTTATCGCATTAATCATCACCGCAACTCTTGTGGTCTTTGAAATCGGAGAACTGTTTATCCTTGCAGCCGCAATTGAAACCATCGGACTTGGATGGACGGCATTTGCCACCTGCGTGTTGGTGTTCATTATCGTTGCGGCAATCGTGATGCTCATCTACCGAATCTTCGGTCATAAGCGTTGGTATCATCGCAGCAAACGTTATTAATAACAAGGGTACGCGACCGCGTACCCATAATAAAAAAAACAGAATTATGGGTATTAAAATTTTCAAAACCCAAAAGGAAGCCTGCCAATACTATGGTCATACTTGGCGTTATATTGAAAAACATTACCACGTAGTAAGGAGTATCGGGTGGGTTGGAGATAGACAAGGATTGACGGGATACAGTATAAGTGAAAAATAAAAAATAGTTAAAAATAAAAAAGAAACACAATGGAAAGTATCAATCCCAACAACGAAACAATCAAAGACGCAGTGAACCTCATCAATACGCTTGAAGAGGTAAAGAAGGAAGACAATGCAATGAATGAAGGTATTGGTTTCCTCCTTGAACAATGGAAAACCAACAAACGTTGGTTTAGAGAGGAACAAGGTCGCGTGACCACCGAAGATGTAATCAAGACTGTCTTCCAATTCGCATGGGCATCAAAGCGGAACTTTGACTACAACAAGAACAATCCTAATTTCAATTATTAAAACAATAGTTACTATGAGTAATAAAAAGGCAATTTGGGCAAGCATAGGTCTAATATTCGTGATTATGACACTCGCAATCGGTGCTATCGCAGTATTCACCACCGTTTGGTACACCATCCTATGCGGAATAAGTCTTGTCATCGTAATCTTCATCTCCGACGGTTGTAAGAAGCATCTATGGAAAGAGCATTGGAAAAATCAGAACACATACAACCAACCAAACGCTGAGGTTGCAGATGATGAATATTAATTTGGTTGTTTGAAAAAAAATCAGTATAATTAAAAAGGTTTGGCTCTGGAAGCACCAGAAATGTAGGGTACGCATTTGCGTACAAGCAGCATTAGTGTAGTGGTAACACGCAACCCTTCCAAGGTTGAATCGGCAGTTCGACTCTGCTATGCTGCTCAATTAAAAAGTTCTTTGACATATTAAATTAAAGTTTAACATAAAATCATTTGTATGAAGAAATTTATTACAATTATTGCGATTTTCATTTGCGCATCTATCATTGGCGCGACTTATGCCCAGGATGTGCTTGTACCCGTTAAAAAGTCGTGTGTGGTTGAAGACACGGAATACGCCCTCTCAGACGCGTGGATTATGATTGACACCACATTTGTTTGCGGGGATTCGTTGAAGTTTTCCACATACGGAGTTGATGGTCTAATTGACTATTCATTCCCGATTACACGGATTGACCGACAAGGTGATAAATGTACATACCGTTGCAATCCGCTTGGTAATAAAGAATCCGCCTGCCTTACAACCTATAATGACAAAAACTGCTACGCTGTATTGCGAAAACGAACCTTGTATGGGCAGGTTGTGTACAAATTTCTATTGAATTAATTTTTTTCAAAAAAAACTTGTTTTTATCAATTTTAATTTGTATTATAGTAGTGATGATTAAGGGTTATACAATTTAAACTTTGGGGAGACGTACAGCAAATTTTTTTTAAGAATTATTATACCGAAAATAGTCATTCAAATTAAAATTGTCTCCCGAAACGCTACAAGGGTACTTGATTCCCTGTCATAATCAAGAATTTTAATTGTGTGTTTGTGAGTATGGAGAATTTGCATTAAAATGCGGATTCTCCTTTCTTTTTTTATACAAATGTGTTATATTATAATTGATAATAAAATTAAAATTTATTCATATATGGTAAATGAAATTGAATTATATGTTGATACGATAAATGATTTCCCCTATGAGGATTATATCACTATTTGCGAAAAGAATGATAAAGAACCGCAAGACAATAAATCCAAAGATTTTAAGAATTGGAATAAAGATATGAAACTAATCGTTTATCGTATGTTTCTTGTTAAACTGAAACATTCAACCGTGGCTGACAACTTGGTGACCATTACATCAAAGAAAGGGTCACTGCCAAACCAAACATTGAGGCAGTTCTTGACTGACATATTTGCAGAGTACAAGAAATTTAGACTTGTAAGAGAAATTGAACCTGACAAATTGTCATTACTTGTCATAGATGACAATAAGAAAAGAACTACCTATAAAATAACCTTTGTTGATAGCAACATATCGTATGAACATATTTTTTAGTGACAAATTTTAATTTATTTTTTCGTAGAGCGCTATTATATTGTTAATTACAAATTAATAGCGTTTTTTTTTGGTTTATGGCGTAATGTAAATTTTGGCACGGTATTTGCTAATATGTACCAAAAATATTTTATAAACAAAAATTAGGAAGAATATGGACATTAAGAAAAGAACGAATTTCATTGAAAGAACTGACATTATGAAGTCTTATCTGCATGACCTCAATAAACTCAAAGTGATGACTCCCGAAAGGGAGAAAGAACTCTTTGAAGAGTATAATGCAAGTGAAGACAATGAGAGAAAACTCCAAATCAGAAATGAAATCATTGAGGGTAATCAGCGATTCATCTTCGCTATCGCAAAAAGATATGCCACGAATGACCTTCTCGGTGACTTAATCAGCGAGGCTAATTGTGGCGCGATTGAAGCCTTCTATGCCTATGACATTGCCACGGGGTATAGGTTCACTACTATTGCCGATTACTATATTAGACGCTCCATTAATCAGTTTCTCAACAAAGAGAATATGATGGTTGTCCCTACAAACAATGCCCGCGTGTCTCCAAAAATCAAAAAGATTGAACAAGCCTTCTATAATGAACATCATCGTCTTCCTTTGGCATCCGAAGTTGTTGCCATTTTGGATGAAGAATACGGGATTGATGTAAAGAACTCAGGTGACATCTATGGCGCTTCTATTGAGTATATTGACGATTCTTGCAGTCCCGATGATGATGAATACACTATGGAAGATTCTTCCGAATTTGCAATTGTTTCTTCCTCGCATAACGATTATGTGGATGTGATGGACAAAGATAATCTGTCATATATTCTTTCCTCAGCTATGAATGAGCTGTCAGAACGTGAAGCTACAATCATTAAAATGTATGCTGGCATCGGAGACTACTATAAGGAGTATAAGGACAAAGAAATTGCCGAAATCCTTGGATTGTCATCCGAACGAGTTAGACAACTCAGAAACGGTGCTATCGAGAAACTTAAAACAATGATTGCTCCCGCCATTGCTTACTAATATATCATGGTCCAAAAAAGCCAGGAAAAATATTCCTGGTTTTTTTTGTCATTTTAATAAAAAAAAAAACAAATAATCCTTGTTTAATGTCAATTTTAATTGTATTATTATAATGCATAATAATAAGATTAAACGTTTGATTAAATGACAAAAAAAGTAATTCCAATTAAAATTGAAACTGAATGCGAAGATAAATTGACGGGTTATCCAAATTGTTGTAATGACGCACACACGATAGCAACAACCTCCAACACTCCTGAGTGGAGTTCAACTGTAACAGAAGTCTGTGCAGAACCTGACACATATGAAAAATGTGACAATCCATACAACAACTTGTTGCATGGTAGTGATAAAGAATGTATGAACGGCATGTGTGAATGCCAGGCGGAAACACAAGACGAATGCCAGGAAGATAGGTACGCGTCTGCGTACCCTAACAATTATGACTATGACGAGGAAGACGATGACCCCCCATTTATGTTTGATGAAAAATCTGACACCGTAAATGGAGATACTGAAATTGAAATTGATTATGATGATATTGACTATGATGAAGATGACGATAAATATGATGAAGATTTTAATGTGGAAGAGGATGACATCCGTTCATTCAATGTAGGTAATTCAAATTATAGCCAACATAAAATCCAACCATGGGATATCTGGGAAGACTATGACCTCAACCCATGGGAGGCAGATATTGTAAAGAGAGTCCTGCGTGAGAAATATGAACCTGGTATGTCATATGTGGACTCAAGAATTATGGACTTTAAGAAAATTATCCATGTGGCACGTAAATGTATTGAATTACTTAAAAAAGAAAAACAAAATTCTCCTAATTTTTAAATTTAAATGAATTTTAATTTTTAAAGTATTATTATTTTCCTACAAAAAAACCCGCCGTAAAGCGGGTTTTTCTAAAACAAGGGTACGCGTTTGCGTACCTTATTTATTTTGGCGCGGACATATCATATAGCAATGGACCTCAGCCTGGTTGCGCCGTCATAATTTAAATATCTTCAATATTCCCATATATATTAGTAAAATGTATATAACCACCAATTTATTTTCCACATCCAATGTCTATTTATTGTTGTTAACATATAGAGTTATGAAGGATTTTTTAAATAGTGTATTATCGATGTCGTTGTTTATCGTGGCAGTTTGCCTGTTCTATGTCTCAGCAACCGTTACATTTACTTCATCTTTGATGAATATCATTATATTCGTCATAGCCATATTCGTCCTCCTTCAAGGATGCGGGAATATAGACAAGGCCCATAAATTCGGTAAGTATGCAGCGGAACCTGAAACTAATACCGATGCTCAACCAGGACCTCAACATAATCATGACCATAATGAAAGGCCCAGGGAACATCCACAAAGATTACAAACCGATAATAACTAAACAACCACACCCACAAACACACATACATCAATAACCACACTAATGAAGACTGGAAAATTTAAATTCCAGTCTTTTCTTTTTCCATATATAAATTTTAATTTAAATCTTATTATATACCCCACAGCCATAATATGGTAATCATAATTTAAATTTTAATATAAAAAAAAACGGATGAGGTTACCCTGGCATCCGTTTTCAAAGAAAGGAGGTATACTATGAAAAGAAATATAAGTTCAATTTAAATTTTCCACCGAGGATTAAACCTAACCTCAATTTAAATTCTGCCAGAACTACATCCGTAAGCCTTTACCCTGCTGGTCGGGAACCCCGTTTTTAGTCTTCCACAAGGTCTGCTCATCACGGCTTTGGTTTTTTCCGAACTAGTGACTTTACATCACCGTTCAAGCAGCCTATATTTCTCGGACAGCCTCTTTCAATATAATTTATCGCTTCGGCTCCGTCTTGCATCGCTCGGTCTTTAGATATGTTTGGCTCCCAAGATTCCAACTCTCTTCAAACTATACAAGCGCTTCGAGTAGATTGCGCAGAAAGGAAGCATATATACGGCATAATCGCCTCTGGCCTTGCCAGGTTCTCGCTGGAATGTTTCCTTTCCAATTACATTGAGATAATCTCGTTATCCCGACCAGCGATGTTCGCCCATATATCATTTCAGGGCAAATTCCAAGTCTCCATAGATTCGACAGCCTTCAGCTCAAGAAAACTTTTAAAGAAGCAGCTGTCCTGCTCTCTGTTTTGTCCTAAATTTATTCTTTTCTTGATTCAGTCTATGTCAACCATCTTTATCAGTGCCCCCGTATGGATTCGAACCATAATCTCCAATTAAAATTAAATTTTAAATTGGTGCTCTATTCCGTTATAACTACAGGAGCCATGTGTCGTGTCTTCTATCAAAGAACCTAAATCCTACACTATATTACAAACTAATTTTTAATAAACAAAATTTTATCCAAAAAAAAATGATACCAAAATTTTTTAACCCATTTCTATTGATATCATTTTAATTTAAATGTAACCCTCCAATTGTCGTTCGGCCAAAAAACATTTACCGCCTCCCTGCTGAACCATACCAATTCAAACGGCTCATCAACCTCAGCAATACTGTTGAAATGCCTGTATATCCTGGCTATCTTGTCAAACGTCAATCCTCCCCCACATTCAATGTCATTCAATATGCCCATTACATATCCGTCCATGACACCACGCCATAAATCATGAGCATCCCTAACACCATACTCGGTCTCCAAATATAACCTCTTCATGCTAACTTAAATTTAAATTTATCCTTATTTCTAATAAATATACATTTAATTTTAATTAATTACAAATATATAAAATTTTAATTGTAATTAATTAAAACATAGTTAATTAATGCCTGAGCCGAATATGTTAAAATTTGTTGAAAAAAAAATTAAATTTTAAATTAAAATTTTGACACCTGACAGTTCGAATCGGTTTTTTGACCCTATGAGATTTCAAGTTTTGCCGCGTATAAAAAGAAATGACAGCCAAAATTTAAATTGACTGTCATTTGTTAATAACAAAAAAAATAAACTTAATCAAAAAATAAATTTCACTTCATATATAAATATAATTTAAAATTAAAAAAACGGTTGCTCTTCATCTTTCTCGTCCCAGCAAACGCCAATTTTAATTAAAACCGTATACAACGCATAATTAAATAAATTCCAATTAAAATTAGCCAATCTAAACTTATTTCATATCAACTCGTTATGTAACGATGTTATTTTCAATTACTTGTCATAAACAATTCTAACTCATTCTCTTAGGTTGCGGATAAAATTAAAATCAAGTAACTATCAACACGTTAAGTAACGGAATTTGGCGTAGAAATTTTAATATTAGAATGATATCAAAATGATATCATATTAATATTATTATAGTGTAGGTTTGATATCGTATCGATTAGCTCAGCCATAGGAGGAATGTCACATTTCGTTCAGTGTCTATAAGCCAGCTTCTTCCAGCCATTGGTATGTTGCATGAGGCTATGAATTGGTGGTCGTTAAGTTTCTTGAAGTTCCACCATGGTTGTGACATTTCATCGATTTCAATTTTAATTCTGTCTTCGGATATTTCATTGTTATAGAGTGTCTTGATGATTTGGGTAAGTTCATCCATTGATGGTTTGAATATTTCGGCATCCTTATAGCATTTCTTATAGAAGTCTTCGAGGCTATCTGCTATTGAGTGAATCAATTCCAGTTGTTCTTGTGTCACGTTGTCGTTTAATTCAGAATTAACGGTTTCTTTGTCTTGTTTCATATAATTTTAATTATATTTTATCTTATTGTATTTGTAATATAAATTAAAATTGTGCTATTGTCAATTGAGTATTGTGTGGATTAGCAACTATTTATGTATTATAATGAATAATATAGTATATTAATTGTTTATGAGGATAACTATTGACAACATATTGCGCAACAAGCGTGGAATATTGAAACTAGTTGATAAATTTGGCCTGGACATACCGAATGATATTGAAGGCAGGGAATTCAGAAAGATTTTCGATAAATGGAGAAGCAGGGATGGTTATGAGACCAATTATTATTTTGCCGAGGAGTTAATGAGGGGGTTAAACAGGTATTTGTCTTGCAACAATGAATCTTCGGTAAACGAAACAAAAATTAGCAGAAAAGACATAATGTCTATGGTATCTGAATGTACCAGGAGATTGTTGAACGAGGACCAGGCTGCAAAGTCTATATCGGCTGCTATAAAGTTAGCGATGTCTAAGTTGTGGCTGAGTCACGATGAAGCTGACAATTTGGTTCGCAACACAATAAGGAGGGAGTGTCCCATATTGAGGACGGACAAGGGTTCCAAGTTCATATTGGGTGTTATGAGGCTGAACATTGAGACAATTAAATTCAGGCATAATGTTTTTGTTGAGTTGGTAAACGGTGTTTTGAACGCTATTGTGACTGGTAATCACATAAATGAATTTGACAGGAATCTAAACGGTTTGTCGTTGATACGCCTGCTGAACATATTCAGAGGTGAGATGGAGGCGAACGAAAAGAATGGCAGGATGGAATTAAACAAGTTTGAGACTGGTGAAGGAAGGTACAATATAGTTAAGATTGATTCATTTGATGACGCCAGCGCATACAGTAGTTATGTATCGTGGTGTATAACGCAGGACCGTCATATGTTTGAAAGATACACCAACGATGGTTTGAATCAGTTTTATTTTTGCCTTAGGGATGATTTTATGGATTGCAAGCCTATTGTTGGTAAGAATTGTCCGCTTGACGACTATGGTCTTTCTATGATTGCCGTTTCTGTTAACAGTGAGGGAAAACTTGCCACTTGCACTTGCAGATGGAATCATGACAATGGAGGAAACGATAGTGTTATGAACACAGGTGAGATAAGCAATGTTATAGGAAGGAACTTCTACAATGTATTCAAACCTAACAACAATTGGAATTATGCCATTGAAGATATGAAGAAAAAACTTGCCGAAGGTGTTCCGCTTGGAAAAATTTTTGATTTTATTGGTGCGGACTATCCTACAAAAAAATGGTCGTTAGTTTATTATAAAGACAAGGCCAATTTTATTTCGGCGGACAGAAGAATACTGTCAGATGAATGGTTTGATGATGTCAGTGAATTTTGTGAAGGTTATGCGGTTGTGACCACAAAATACGGTGACAATTTAATAGGTGAAGACGGTAAGTATTTGTTTAAAACTTGGTATGACCAGTTATCACCGTTAAGATGCGGGCTGTCTGCTGTTGAAATGAATTCAAAATACAATTATTTGAGAGTTGACGAAACCATATTGTGCAAAACGTGGTTTGATATGGTGTATGATTTTTCCACGAAAACAGAGCGCGCTAAGGTTTACATTGACGGAAAGGGTTATAACCTTATTGACACCAACGGTAATTTCATATTAAAAGAATGGGTGTATTCAATTATACAAATCAGTAAACCTAATCTATATCAGATATACAAACTTGGTGATGATAACCTTAATTACATAACATTTGTTGATTTTGATGGAAATATGATAGTCGATAAATGGTTTGTAAGGTCAACAGGCTTTACGAGCAACGGTAAATGTGTTGGTATTTATGTAGATGACGCAACTGGTGACGAATATTCATTGATATTCAATTCAGACGGTGAAATCTTGGGACGGGAAAAACTTAACAAATAATAATTTATAATTGTTGAAAATTATATGCTTGCGCACAAAGTTATAGAGAAATATTTGTCGGACAACAATGTCGATTATTTTGCTTATGAGAGATATGGGGTTGATGAGAGAAACCCATATCATTTAATTAACATTCCATTGGATGACGGGACCGATGTGTTGTTCAAAATATCGTTCAATTATAATTCAACTGATGTTTATGACGAAACGAAGTACAGGCTTTCCATATACAATGATTTGTCTGGCAGGATGGTTAAGAGTTATAGCAACAATAATTTAAGTGCCAATGATATTCTAAGGAAGGTTATGAGATATAAGGACAGGTTCAAGATTATTGGAGGGGATGAAACCATAAAAGAGTCTGTCGCCATTGGTATATGCGGCGGAGACATAAGGTCAATGGTGGGTGAGTGTGTTAAGAGGCTGTTGAATGAGGACCAGACATCGAAATCAATATCTGCCGCGATAAAGCTTATTATGGATAAGGAAGGCCGCACCCATGAAGATGCCGAACAGTTTGTGAGGGTAAATATCAGAAACACATGTCCGATTCTAAGGACAGATGCTGCGTCAAAATTCATATTAGGTGTTACCAGGCTATATTTAGAACATTGGCTTTGGGGGCCAGAAGCTGGAACAAGGTTGAATCGTGCATTGAAGATAATATCTTCTGATGAACGAATAAACGAGTTTGACAGGAATCTCAATGGTTTGTCATTACCAAGTTTATTGTATATTGTAAAAGACGAGGCTAAAAAAAGCATGAATGATGAAATGGCAGAATTAAATGGGGTGAAGTTTGATAGGACATCCAATTACAAAGTTATAAGAATAAAATCGTTCAATTCCGCACGAAAATATTCCAAATATACTGATTGGTGCATAACACATGATGAAGACATGTTTGACTACTATACAGCTGATGGTTTGAATCAGTTTTATTTTTGTCTTAGGGATGATTTTATGGATTGCAATAAGATTGCTGGTAAGAATTGTCCGCTTGACGACTATGGCCTTTCTATGATTGCCGTATGTGTTGATGGTGAAGGGTTTATGGCGAGCAGTACATGCAGATGGAATCACGACAATGGTGGGAGTGAAAATATTTTGTCTGTTATGGATATTAGCAAACTCATTGGCAGAAACTTTTATACGGTTTTCAAACCAAATAACAATTGGAAATCAAGAATTGAAAACATAAAAAAGGTTCTTAGTTCTGGAAAATATTTTGACCCGACTGATATTTTCGACGAGATGCATTATGAAAAATGTGGATATACTGTGGTATTGGTTGGAAACAAATATAATTATTTATCAGAAAACAATGAACTTATGTTTGATGAATGGTTTGAAACGGCGGAAGACTTTGAAGATAATGGATATGCCAAAGTTTCAACATATTATGGTTTTAATTTAATTGATAAAAATTGTAATTTTGTGTTTAACACATGGTATGACCACGTTACCAATTTTGATGGCCCATATAATCTGGCGATAGCGGTCAAAAACAGCAAAATGAACTACCTAAAAAAAGACGGCACAACTTTATCTAAGAAATGGTACGATGTTGTCAGTAATTTTAATTCTAAAGGTGTGGCTCGCGTGTTTGACCACGGATTGGGCTGGAATATAATCAACAGTGAAGGCGATTTGGTTTGTGACCAGTGGTACGATGGAATTAAATTGTCAATTTCTTTAAACTTAAGCACAGTGAACAAGAACGGAAAGTTTAATTTTATCGATAATGATACTGGCAAGCCTCTTTTCCGTACGTGGTTTGACGAAATTATCCGTCCTTTCAGTACAATATATCAAGGGTATCAAAGGGCAAGGGTTATTTATTACGACGCGAATTTAGGCGAAAAGGTGACAAGCGAGATTGACCCAAACGGAAATGTTTATTTTGAGAATAAGATAATCGGGAAAATAGAATAAATTCAATCTTTATTTTTGTTGTTTAAGAATTAAAATTGTATAATAGGTTTAGATTTATTATACAATTTTTTTATTGATTAGAATTAAAAACAGGAATATATGATTTATGTAACTTCAGATTTGCATTTATGCCATGACAGGGAGTTTGTTTATCGCCCGCGTGGGTTTGACAATGTTGATGAAATGAACGAATTCATCGTGAAGACGTGGAATGAAACTGTGGCGCCAGACGATACGGTATACATTCTTGGGGACCTGGTTCTTGGTGGAGATGCTGGGACTGAAAAGGGTGTTGAAATGTTGAAAAGCTTGAACGGAAAAATGTGGATTATTTTGGGCAACCACGATACTGACAATAGGATTTCCAAATACATTAGGCTTCCACAGGTTTCAGCGGTGTCTTATGCCGAAATGCTAAAATATGACGGATATCGTTTTTTCATGACCCATTATCCTTGCTATACATCGAATTTGGAGAAAGAGTCAATGAAGCAATGCGTTCTTAATTTATTCGGACACACACATTCAAAGGAAAAATTCTATAATGATATTCCTTACATGTATCATGTTGGTATGGATGCTCATGGATGCAAGCCAGTATTGATTGATGAAATCATATCAGATATCAAGAATAAAATTATTGAGTGTAAAGGGGTCTTATAAGCCTGTATATGGTTGATTTTTTGCGTGATTATTATTTTCGTGATTTAGATTTACATATTGATGAATCTCCAGATAAAATGACACCAGCAATATGGACTTGTCAGTTTTTAAAGAAAGTTGATTTTGAATCTGGAGATATTAACGTTGAAACATTGGCTGTTCTTGTTGATGTGAGAAAATTCAATGAAGATTCGTATGCCATAAGAATAAACAGAAATGCGTTCAGGGACCACGAGTTTGACAGATATGAAGAACATCAATGGAGAGTTGAGCCAAAATCAAATTTACAGTTGTTTTATCCACCTTTTCCGTTAGTTATAGGAATGAGTTTAGGCCATACAATTAATATTGAAACTGGTGAAGTACACGAGCCAGAATATACTTGGAGCTATAAAATATACGAAAACGAATAATATGGAAGGATTCGAAGGATTTGACGAAGTGAAATTGTTTGAAGACGCAATAAACGGAATGCGTTTCGACATAAATTTCTGGTCTATGTATTTACCTAAAAAATATTACGACATTACCGACCACGGTGAAAACATCAAAATAAACTTTCGTAATTTAATTAAGGATTTGTTTAAAAAACGACTGGATTTTGATACAATGAAGGTTTTATACTATGTGTTCCAAGCTGGTGATGAAGTGAGAGCGTTGTATGAAGGGTTCGAACCTTTATGTGAGGAACAGCGATTATACAACCTATATGAAAAACTATATTTAAGAAATGTATCTTTACAGAAAGTCAATACACCCGTAGATTTTCCTAAAATGATTTCAACGGCTTTATCCAATGATTTATCAAACCTTATTGACTTTGGGGTTATTCACACACTTGGCTGTAATGACGAAAACACAAAGAAAGTGTTGACTGAATGCAATTTCCTTCCAGAAAAATGTTTCATTCCAAAAGAAAAAATGGAAGAACTTACAGAGGAAAACAAAACCAAAAAATTCATTGACGTTATTTTTACGTTATCAAATAAATTTAAAAATGAACAAACAATAGGCTAAATGACAAGAAAAGAAGAAATAAAAAACAAGGCGGATATATATGCCGACAAACACGGGTTTCGAGTGCCTTATGATGGCTCGAATAACTTTTATGATGAAACAGATGTCAAAGCATCTATCGAAGGTTTTGTTGAAGGGGCAAAATATGCTGACAAGACAATGATTGAGAAGGCGTGCAAATTATATCGTGATGAACTTTTACAATTCAACAGTCTGCTTTCAACACTTAATCCTGATTACGATGGGCTTGTTGACGTTGAAAAATCTTTAAAAAGCTTCAAAAAAGCAATGGAAGGGGGCGAGGAATGAACATAAAAGACTTAATCGTTAAATGGTTGATGGAGCACGAAATATGTGGAAATAAAGCATGGTGGGATGATAAAACATATTATTCTCTCAACTTAGACCAGATTTGTGATATAGTTAATTATGTAAATCAAAAAAAAGGCGTATAGAAATGAAAAACGAAGAAAAAGAATTATTGCTTAAAGTCCTTTGTGCAATGTTGCCATATAAGGTGAGATGCAAATGTGTGAGCGGTTTGGGAGGTGGTGAAACAAAAAATGGCGTGCTAAAATATGTTGGCAACTGCCATGGTGTCATCAGTAACTACTATGAAGGAGTGCCACTTCATTCAGGATTCGTGAACAACGTGTTCTATCCGATTGAAAATATCAAGCCATACCTCCGACCGATGGCCTCGATGACTAAAGAAGAAAAACAAGAGTCAAGATGGTATCGGAAGGACGCAAAGAGTGATAATTTTATATTGTATATGAATCGATATGTAGAATGGTTAGATTCAAAACATTTTGATTGGAGAACTGATGGCAATGGTAAAACAATGATTGAGATAGGTCTTGCTCTAGAAGCACCCGAAGGATTGTATGAAATTAAATGAAATATTATAAAAATTAATTTATGAAACTTATTAGCTATATGTACAGTTACAGCGGTGACAACGGTCTTTGCTTGTCTAACCGCGAGGAATGGAACACCAGCAAGAGTCATCTTTATTTCGACTCCGAAAAATGGACTATGGAGAAAATTTACGATATAGTTAAAATGATATATCGCAAATATCGTAGTTTTGGTGAAACTTGGACTTTGGGAGATGTTATGGACCATATATGCGATACTATGGTTCCTTTTATCAATGAAACCGATGGGGTATACAGGGATAAGGGGTCTTCCTGGAAATCAGTTAAGAAAGAAAAACAAATTGACCCGAAAGAACATGAAATTATTTCATTTGAATTTAATGGTAAAACATCTAATTACGACTATGACAAATGACCAAGACTAAAGAAGTTACCTGTCGATATGGAATCCCCTACAAGACCTCTTTATCTGACACAAGAGGAGCAGTTGAACCGTACAGGAAGGGTGCCATGGGCGATGAAAATGTAAGAAGACTTTTGATTCGTGCAAAGAAACTTGTCACAGAAGCCGCTAAACATATAATTTTCGAACAAAAGGAAGGAGGCGAGGAATGAGTAATAAAAAAGAGAAACTGTACAAACCGAAACCTTGGGCCATGTATTGCAACTGGGTGTTTGTTGAATCGTTTCCATCACACAATGCAGCAAAATTTGCGTTGCATAAAAAATGCGAAGAAATGAAAAGATACCCGTATGATTATGCGGATGAATATTATACAATAAAACCATATAGGTATGAATAAAGAAGAAAAAGAACTGTTATTGGTGGACCTCTGTGCGAGGCTTCCGTATGGAGTTAAGGTTAAAATAAAAGAGGAAGGTGTATTGTCTTACGACAGTGGAATAGGTGTTATTGTTGGTAAAGAACATGTCGATAATGAAATTTTCATCATCCAATGCAAGAATGACAGTTGGTGTTTAACCGCTATAACTGAATTTGTGCCTTACCTCCGTCCGATGTCGAGTATGACGGAGGAGGAACACAATGAATGGTTTCAGTATTACCAAAATGCGGAAATAGAAGAACTAAATAAAAGTGGCGACTATTTCAAGGCGGCAATGTCTGGTGATAATGCTAAATACGATTGGCTTAACGTCCATTATTTTGACTACCGTAGCTTAATAGAAAAAGAATTGGCATTGGAGGCTCCAGAAGGAATTTATAACACTAAAACCGAATAGTCATGACAACGCTACAAGAAATTCAAACAGAGGACAGTATTCATAAAAGGAAAGTTCTCATCGGAAGATATTTGAGTGAGAAAATGGAATATTACGAGAATCAAATCGCCAAGTCCTCTGATACCACACAATGTGATGATATTGACTATATTATTCTTGCTTCTGATATGTTTTGTACATTACAAATGATAGAACAAAATTTTTTAATATTATGACACAAGAAGAAAAAGATTTATTGCTAAAATACCTATGCGCGACACTGCCTTACGGGGTAAAATATTGCAGGGAATATTGGGACCACGAACGGGACCAGCAAATGTGTGCAGTTGGGACATTGGAAAGTATCGACAAGGACGGGTACATCAATGGCACAAAGGTTTACACGGTATGGGACATCAAACCATATCTCCGTCAGATGTCAAGCATGACGGAGAAAGAGGCTGAGGATTATTTCAAGAATTCCGAGTATGAGTCCAGTGAATGCTACGAGGCTGGTGCTAACTATGAACCTGTCACAATAAAAGCCGCGTGTAGCGCTGACGAAGCATGTGTAAACACTGACTGGCTCAACGCCCATCATTTCGACTATCGCGGGCTCATTCCTATGGGATTGGCTCTTGAAGCACCCGAAGGAATGTACAGCACTAAAACTGAATAGTTATGACAACAGAAGAAAGAGCGAAGGAAATTTCTGAAAGCTTTTATAGACCAGAAACAGGTTACAATGAAGAACACTTATACCTGTCGGCGATGGCAATGGCCGAATGGAAAGAAAAACAAAGGGAACTTGAAATATACAAAAACGCCTTATTTGAAGAAATTTGCAATGGAATACTAATGTGTTGTAATAAAATAGAAGGAATCGACTTGGAATAATCAAAAACAAAAAAAATCACAATGAACTACATAAAGATTACATATAATATATTTGTGGTAAAGAACCAAAACGGCTTCAATAATGCTCTATATGACTTCATGAGAGTCGATGAAGGTTGTTTTTATTCCAAACAGGACATAAGAAGCATGGTTACTGATTTTCCGAAAAGCTATCCTGCTGTAGTTATTTTAGACAAAATAAATGAAATATCTAGAATATCTGTTGAGGTATTAGATAAAAATAAAGTGTCCGAGATTCTAGAATGCCTTGAAAATTTTAATAATCAATTTGATAATTGAAATTTTTATTGTATAATTTCAACAAACAAATAATAATTTTTGGGTGATATGGAAAAAGAAGAATTAAAAGATTATATTAAGAATAATTTGAAAATTTCGGTGGATTTCAAAGAAGGAAAATATTATCTAATATTGTCATTGGAAGGTGAAAAGTTTTCGGAAGTGAAATTCAACTAATGATTGTTAACAATATAAAAAATACAATATTATGAACAAAATTGACTTAAAAAACATCGAAATGGTTGATGCTCTTGCGAGTAGAAAAAGTTGTTCTCAAGGCGGTATTGATTACTATAGAAATGGCGCTATGGATATGGCAAGCAAAAAGGATTTCCTTTTCTCAAAAGCTATCATCAATGCAAGGAATTCTTTTGACTTCCCATTAAATGACATGCGCAAGGAATTGGTTGATAATGTAATCAACACAATTAAGTGTGCATATTATGACTTGATTGAGGAAACAAATTGTGAGTGATATGAAAAGAGAAGAAGAAATAAAACATGCTGCATATAGTAGATATGCCATGGGTTCATCGCCAACATTTGTGAAAGCACAATGTGATTGTTTCATCGAAGGTGCAAATTGGGCTGACAAAACGATGATTGACAAGGCATGCAAGTTCTTAGAGAAACACGTGGAGGATTTTATGCCTCCGACAAATTCATTACATGATTACAATACGGGTGAGCTTATACACTTTTTCAAGAATGCAATGGAGGAATAGTAATGAAAATATCATAAAACATAATAATCATGATACCTAAAGTCGGAGACAAAATAAAGTGGCGTATTGCCACTGACAAAGAAGACCGTTACAATGTAGTGACAAAAGTGGAACTATGTGAGGATGACCCGTATTGGTTCTCAACTTATTGGCATATATGGTTAGATGACGGAGAATGTATAAGACCGAATGAAGTAATAGAAATTGTCAAACAAGCAAATAATCATAATAGTTATGACAGATAGAGAACTTATATATAATACCTTATTAAGTGGCATACCTTATGGTATAGTTGGGTCTGTCACGTGTTATGATGAAGAAACAAATATGCCTGTTGAAGTGGTTGGACAAATAAAGGGTTTACGAAACAATGGGTATGTAGAATTTTATTATCCAGACGATTCATTCAGCTTGTTTAGAATAAACGAGGTGAAACCGTATCTTCGCCAGATGTCAAGCATGACAATGGAAGAAAAAAAAACGGTTTGCGCGATGAATGCACTTTCCGAAACTGAATTGGATGATAGGATTAAATACCATAAAATGTATATTAGTAGTTATACTATTGAAACCTTTGATTTGTTCAATTCTAATCATCTTGATTACCGTGACTTGATTATAATGGGGCTTGCTATTGAAGCACCAGAAGGAATGTATTAAAATAAAAAATTATGGAACTTAAAAGAAGAATAAAACTCAACCCAGTTGTTGCGTTTCGCAGGTCGGAGCAAAATCCGTATATGTATGGGTTACAGATGAATCGTGATTTAACAGTGAAAGAAGCCTGCCACATCTACCGCAACATTTTCCTTTTTAACATCGACCTATCGCTTAACGAGAGTGATGCCGAGGAAAAAAAGGAATACTATGCCGAAATTACCGCAGCAATGAACAATTACATCAAGGGCGACATTGGTTGGAGTGAATTGTGTGACGCAACCTACTGCTATGACGATGAGGAAATGGGGCCATCGGTTGCATCGTGCCTCAAACTAACTGAGTATTTACAACAAAAAGGAATTGTGTAAGATATGACACAGGAAGAAAAAGAACTATTGGTAAGAGACCTATGCGCGAGATTGCCGTATGGGGTTGTGGTTAATTATAAAGAAAACCAGTATGATTATCATAAATGGAAAATTATTAAGTTATGTTCTCTTTCATATAGTAGGAGTGGACATTTAATTAAAACAGATATTGATGGTTGGATTGGTTATGACGAGTATGATGGGTGCGGAATGTCAACTGCAACAAGACCTTTTGTACTTGGTGAAGATATTCCATTTCTCCGTCCACTATCAAGCATGACGGAGGAAGAGAAAAACGAGTTGAGAGGTATTCTGTATTTTGGCCATCCATCTGATGACTATGACAATTATTCGCATCGTGGCATTGAGATTAAAAAATGCCTATACGACAATGAAGATAAATCAGAATACGATTTCGAAGACTTCGAACTTTTGGAAGAATTCCTCTTTAAAAATCATTTTGACTTCCGTGGGTTAATTAAAAAAGGACTTGCATTAGAAGCTCCAGAAGGGATGTATAAATAAAAATGAAAAATGGTGATGATTACAGAAGATTATGTTTCATTTGAAACAGCGAAACTCCTGAAAGAGAAGGGGTTTGAGGGTGACACCTCTTGCTATTATGTACCAGACAGTTCAATACGTTGGTGTTATCAACACTATCATGATTTTGATAAGAAAGACAGAATAGAATGTCCAACTCTTCAAATGGCTATGAAATGGCTTAGAGATATTTTTCACCTTGAAATCTATCCGTTTCACGATGCAATTCAAGAAAATAATGATTGGTGGTACAGGATTGAACAACATTCCAAAGGATGTGGTTTAACCAAACATGAATCCGATATTATTTACAAGACATATAAAGAAGCCTGCGAAGCTGCCATAAAATATTGCTTAGAAAATTTGATTTAATTATGGCACAAGAAGAAAAAGAATTATTGTTAAAATTTTGATGAATTAGCATGAAATTAGTTCCTGAGTGTTTTAGCGATTTATTTTCAGATGAGTATGAAGATTATCTATTTGGAATGGGTAAATATGCACCTCTACCTCCTAAATATACCTACGACCCTAATACTAATAATGTGTATGATTGCTATGGTTACGTAATAGATACTTGCAATGATGAAATTACTTTTAAGAAATTATATCCTGAGGGAGTTATCTATTCCATTTAATTATGAACAATCTGAGATGGACGTAATAAAATATTGCTTTGAAAATTTGATTTGAATTTTAGAAACTTATAAATGAAAGTTAGAATAACAAGTTTGTATTTAGGAATTGGGTTAGTCCGTTATATTGTCGAACGTAAAGAACATTGGTGGTGTCGCTGGCATTATATGATGGATGGTAGACATCCTCGTTTATTCAGTAAAGAAGAACTTGATTTACTTAATTTGATATAAATTAAAAGGATAAACAGTTATGACGCAAGAAGAAAAAGAATTGGTTGTAAATGCACTCTGTGGATATTTGCCGTATGGAGTTAAAATAAACATTGATAGCGATTTTCTAAGAGAAAGGGGTTTGGATGTCCAGAAATTAGTTGGTGTCGACTTTTCGTTGATGATTGTAATTGCCGAACACAATTGCTATAATCTTGAAAAGATAAAACCATACCTCCGTCCAATGTCAAGCATGACGGAGGAAGAGTTAGAAGAATTGTGTGATGGATGTGATTTTGAACAGCCTTATAACGATTATGATTCTTATTCCCATTATGGAATTGAAATTATAAGTGAATATTGTGTCACTAATGAAAAATACAGTGAGAGTACAATAAATTATTGGGTACTTGACTATCTTAACTCTCACCACTTCGATTACCGTGGCTTAATTCCAAAAGGTCTAGCCTTGGAAGCTCCACAAGGAATGTATTAAATTAGATAATTTATTAGTAATATGGAAAATATATTAAGTGATTTAACTATTACAACTGCCAAAGTAAATGGTTACATATTAAGTAATTATAATAATGACCAAATATCACAAGTGTTTGTTTTTGAACAAGCATGGGATAGTACGGCTCGTGGCTTTAGTAGTATTGGCGGTTCATCAATTACTTTTGCATGGACACATGTCATACAAACATTTGACGGAAAATATCATGTTTTTTTTAATGGTTATTATGCTTATAGCGTAAAATCTGCGAGTGAGAAATTCTTAAATGACCTCGTTAAACAACATATGGAAAAATCTTCAAAAATGTACAATACCAAAACCGAATAATATAAGATAATATGATAAAAGAAGATTACGTCAGCTTTGAGACTGCAAAGTTGTTGAAGGCGAAAGGATTTTCCGAAGCAACGAGCGGATTATATGACTGCGGCAATGGACTAATGTCGTTCATGGTGGATATCAATTGGAATGACAAGAATGATTGCCCGTTTATATCGGCCCCGACCATGCAGATGGCAATGAAGTGGTTGAGAAAAGAGCATAATATCTATATTGATATTCTTACCTACACAACAGGAAAGAATATTCAATTCAGATGGGTTGGGCATGAAAAAGGTAGATTCTTTTCTCAAGAAGAAGGCAAGACAATTTACTTTGATTCTTATGAACAAGCCGTTGAAGAAGCATTATCATATGTTTTGAAAAACTTGATTTGATTATGATTACAGAGGATTATGCTAGTTTTGAAACAGCAAAGCTTTTGAAAGAAAAGGGTTTTGATTCGGATGTGGTTGGATGTCATGGAGGCTTTTATTCCGAAAGATGTTATGAATCTGGATATGGTATTAAAACCCAAAGTGGTCAAGAAATTGGTATTGTATACGATGATTTGACAAACTCTGATTTGGATTATGATGAATATCTGCGTCCAACCCTTCAAATGGCCATTAAGTGGCTGAGGGAGGTGCATAACATCCATATTGCGGTCAACATTACCTATTCTGAAAACCACGAAGATTTTCATCCCGATTATTATGCTTGCATATCGAACACAGAAACGGGCGAATCCTGCATCAAGGAAATATGTGCGCTTGTTGAAGACGAGACTTTAACGCCCAAAGGTTTCAGCACGTCTGAGGAAGCCTGCGAAGCCGCGATAAAGTATTGTCTGGAACACCTTATTTGACCTATGACAAAAGCAGAATATGAAATAACAAAACAATGGTGCAACATTAGATGTTTAAAACCAAAAGAACAATGCAAGAAGTGTTACACGTTGAAACATTATGAAACCGTTTTTGGAAAAACGGAAAAAAAATAGTAATATAGGTTTATGCAAAATAAACAACAAAGCAATGAAATTAGAAAAAATTGATTTACTGGAATGGGGATGGCATAAAACAGGAGACCCAAGCAAACCGAAAGGCGGATTTTTGTGGGTAAATCCAGATTACCCTGAATTCTATATAATGTACGATGAATTCGAAGGGTGCGCATATGTGCTTTACAGATACGCAAAAGGTGGAAGCGATGCATATAATAGCATTGTAGAGATTTACAGATTCATTGATATCCATCAAGGATATGAGCACGATTTTGGACTTTAAGAAAAATAATTTGCATTATGTATAAAGAAGATTGTGAACTTTATAAGAATGAAATGGATGATTTATTAAGACTTGTAATAAAACGTGAAGTCAATTCCCATTACCCAGTTTATGTATCTAATGTTTATAGGTTTTATGATAAGAAAATTGCGGAAGAAATAGCCAAATGCGGGGAATGGCAAATAAGAAAACTTATTGAAAACTTTAAAAGCAAATGAGATATATATAAGAATATGAAAATAATTTTTAGATGGGAATCTTCAATGACTTTCTTTGTTATCCCAACAATAACATTAGGTACCTACAACTCCCCAAACTTCGGAAAAGATTGGCCGTTTGTGTTTGGGATAACTTTTCTTTGGTTGAAATTCCAATTGTGTTTTGAATTAAAAAAAAGTAAATGAAGTTATGATTGAAGAAGATTACGTCAGCTTTGAAACTGCAAAACTCTTGAAAGAAAAGGGTTTCGATGTATATGGCGATGGTTCATTTGGCTCAGAAACAAAGGTGTGGATGGAATATTCACCAACAGGGAAAATAAATGATGTTTCAACATCAAGACCACATCCAAAGGCATATCCTGCCCCAACTCTTCAGATGGCCATGAAGTGGCTGAGAGAGTTGTCATTTGAAGTCGTTGTTCAGTCGGAAACCGATTACTATGAAGATGAACGTGGAACAAAATATTATCAAACACCTGTCTGGTATTTCACAGTGTATAGAATATACGACAGCAGTCGAATGTCTGATGACGAAAGATACTTTGCTACATTTGAAGGGGCTTGTGAAGCTGGTATCAAGTGGTGTCTGGAAAATTTAGTTTAAGTTTTATGATTAAAGAAGATTACGTTAGTTTTGAAACAGCAAAGCTCTTGAAAGAAAAAGGATTTGATGAAGAATGTAGTTGTTTTTACAACAATATTGATTATGGTACACCTGGATTGGAGGTAGACGGACAGCTTTATTATAAAAATTCAGCACTTGATGATTTAGAATATGCCACTCCAACTCTTCAAATGGCCATGAAGTGGCTAAGGGAAATATATTCTTTAGAAATATATCCATATCATGACTTTCCAAAAGTGGGTAATAAGTGGTGGCTTGAAATAATAAAATACCCCAATTCAGTTTCCGAATATGAATCTGAAACAGCATATAACACTTATGAAGAAGCCTGTGAAGCTGCTATAAAATATTGTCTTGAAAACCTTATCTGACATAATGAAACTGTTTTTGGAAAAACGAAAAAAAAATAGTAATATAGGTTCACATAAAATAAATAACAAAGCAATGGATTATATAGCAGTAAAGGTAGATTTCAGACAATTGCTCGAAGATATCGAATACACCAACAAGGTGACGAAAAAGTTCGATGTGAGCAAAATCATCACTAGAAACCAATATTATGAGTTGAAAGATGCGCTTGTGTTGTGGATGTTGCAACACCAGTTCACTGAGAACAGTATAGATGGCCTCGAATACACCACAGGAAAATATGGTGACAAAATCGAACTTGTTAAATTAACGATTTCGTACGGTGACACGAAGTGCCTTCTACACCAGAATCTCAAAAGAAAAATGTGTGAGATATTTGGTTTGTACGAAATAAAAGAAGATGATTTTGTGGAATATATCCCGTCGTCTTATGATGACGTGGAGTTTGATGAGAATCATTTCCGTGAGTGTATTTCTAGAATGAAAACAAACCGAATCCGATTCATCCGTGAGAGTAATGACGGTAATAATTTCTGGGGTACAATTGACTCGAACGGAAGAAGTTCAAACCCATGGATGCGTCCGTATCTTGTACAGCTCCCTTATGGTGGTAGGAGACAAATAAGAATAGTTGACAAAAACAATTAAAAAAATATTATATAAAATAAAGAACAAAGCAATTTAAGAAGAAATGGGCTTATTTGGATTCAAAGCTAGAAAGCAGGCAAGGCTTGCACGCAAAAAAGCAGAAAGAGAAAAAGCCGAAGCGGAACGCCTAGAACAAGCGAGACGTGACAAAGAGGCGTATCAATCCCGCAAGAGACAAATTGAAAATTATCTCGAAGAATACAGCAGCAAGCAATACGACATTGCAAAAGAGTATGTTGATGAGAAAAACGAGATGATTGACAAAGAGAACAGCATTTGCCCGAAGTGCGGCAGTCAAAATGTCATCAACCACATCAAGAGAGTAAAGGGAGAGGTTCACGGCGGCGGTTCTCACAGTTCATACTCATATGCATCGCACATTTTGTTCGGCGGAAGTTACATACACAATTCATACGGCAGTTCAAAGATTGACGGAGAATTGGATACGTTCCCAGTGAACAAATGCAAAGACTGTGGCAATGAGTGGGCACTCAAGGAGAAAAAAACAGTGTACGAATACAAAAATGACGACTTCTCACGCTATGATTCCATTGCACCAGGCTACCTTTTCAGTAGGGTTGAGGAGTATTTTGGCATGAAGTACGACCCATACGATGTAACCGAAAAGTTCAACTCACTGCAAGAGAAACTTGACGATTTTGTTGCACTCACAAGCAAAATATCTATTCTAAAAGCATATCGCACTGCTCCAAGATATATGGTGGAATACGCCTTATACGAAGGCATAGACGAAAACAATTACAGCAATAATGACCTTGACAAGAGATTCGGTTCTGTAAAAGACAAAGACCACTATTCATACACAATGCCAGATGAACTTTGGGAGGTTGTGAAAATCATTCTCGGTTGGAAAGGCGAAGAATAAAACAACAACAATTGACAAAAGACGGAAATTGGACAAAACCATTCGGAATGGGCTTGGCACTCGAAGCCAAAGTATGAATATATCAACAATAAAGTAAGTATTATGACGCAAGAAGAAAAAGAACTACTGGTAAAAGACCTTTGTGCAAGACAATTATATGGTGTCAAACTGTACGTAGATGGCAATGTTAAAACTTTATTGAACATAGAACAAGATGTTGACAGGTTTAATCAACATAAAATATATTACACCGTTGATTTTATTGATGATTATGGAAATTTTAATTTTTGCTCCATTAATGAGATTAAACCGTATCTCCGTCAGCTATCAAGCATGACTGAGGAAGAGAGAAAGGATTTCGAGAAAGCAGCGCGAAAGGACATCGACATTGCTTTGAACGAGGTAAACAGACAGCATAAATCCAAATTAGACCAATACGCCCCACTGTTGTTAGCATATAACAAATTCGACTGGCTTAATGCCCATCATTTTGACTATCGAGGGTTGATTCAAATTGGTTTGGCCCTTGAAGCGCCAAAAGATATGTACAACAAAAACACAAAAGATTATGGAAGTGACAATAATTAAAAAACTATTTCTGACAGTTGACCTTGACATTCCCGAAAACGAAATCACCAAGGAGCGTGTTTCAGACGAAATCAAGAAAGTGATTGACGAACACGATGACCTCGAATGTTGGGACACCCAAGATTGGACGGGCAACGAGCGTTACGAGGCTTATGAAACCTACGGCGGAACTGACATTGAATTGAATTTCTGATAGAGATAAAGTACAAAACAGCAAATTCATCATACTATGAAAAGAATTGGTGTCATAACTGACGGTAACTATACGAAATTGGCTGTTGTATGCCATAACCTTGACAATGACGGTACATTCGGCCATATCGGAAAAATGTACCAATTCGATAACGTGAAAGCCGTTATAAAGAAGGATTGCTATAACGAGGAGGACATTCACTATTTCAGAAAGAATCCTAAAAAGATTTCGGCAGGAACGGAAGTTACACTTAATGTATATTGGATTAATTTCTACGGTTCTTATTACAGAATAATCCACGATGGTCACACATACGACATTAAAAAAAGTAACGTGTTATTCAAATTAGAAAAGGAAAAGCAATGACAGACGAAGAAAGAAACATATTGACCGAGGATTTGTTCGGACGGCTCGCACACGAAGTCGTAATCAAGTTGCTGCCCGATGACGATGATGAATATCTCTTTTCGGCAAGAATCAACGACAGCAAGTGGCTGATAAACGATGCCTACTATGTTGACGAGGTGCGTCCATACCTGCGTCCTATGGAATCAATGTCAATAGAAGAACTGAACGAGTGCATGATTGCTTCTGGTATACATGACATACCATGCCCGAATTGGAAAAATTATGAGCCGACTGAACGGTTGAAACATTCAGCCAACGTGTTTAAGTGCGACAGCAGGCAGGTTGAATGGTTGAACGCCCACCACTTCGACTACCGTGGTCTGATTGGAATGGGGTTGGCACTCGAAGCCAAAGTAGAAATGTATCAATAATAAAATAAGTATTATGACGCGAGAAGAAAAAAGTTTATTATTGAAAGACCTTTGTGCAAGATTGATGTATGGCGTTAAAATTGCATTGAATAAAAACGTCTATACTGCTAAAGGAATTGATTTAATCGTTACAGATGAAGGCAATTGGGAATATGCTGTTACTGTAAAAGGTATTGCGCCTATTGAAATTGGTTTTGTCAAGCCATATCTGCGTCCGATAGAAAAAATGACGGAAAGAGAATGGGAGGAGTTCACAAACATATACAACTGGTGTCACCCGCATTCACGGTATACACTACCGAAAGTTGGAAACATTTCAGAACCACTTGAATGGTTAAACGAACATCATATAGACTATAATGGGTTAATCGAAAAAGGTCTAGCTCTCGAAGCCCCAGAAGGTATGTATAACACTAAAACTGAATAGTTATGACAACATTACAAGAAATTCAAACAGAGGACAGTATTCATAAAAGGAAAGTTCTCATCGGAAGATATTTGAGTGAGAAAATGGAATATTACGAGAATCAAATCGCCAAGTCTTCTGATACCACACAATGTGATGATATTGACTATATTATTCTTGCTTCTGATATGTTTGATACATTACAAATGATAGAACAAAATTTTTTAATATTATGACACAAGAAGAGAAAATTTTATTGTTGAAAGACCTTTGTGGAAGATTGGCTTATAATGTTGTCATTAATTGTACAGATGATGACACAGACTATAAGTGTTTCTTGACAACAGACATACTGAACGAGCTTCTGCATAATATTGAATACTACAATTACAAACCTTATCTCCGCCCTCTATCAAGTATGACGGAGAAAGAGAGTAAAGAATATCATAAGATGATAGTTAAATCACAAGATTGTAGTTTTGCAAATAATGAATCGGCAACTACAATGGTTAATGATTGGTTATTATCTAAAGGGTTTGATGTTAGAGGACTAATCCATAAAGGATTGGCACTCAAAGCGCCAGAAGGAATGTATCGTTAAAAATTTGAAAAAAAATATGACAAATAAGCTGGAGTTAACAAATGAAATGAAAAGAAGGTGTACCAATTTTGAGAACTGGGTTAGTGGAGAAGGAGGACAGTGTGCACTTGATAATAACAAGAATTGTTTAAAGTGTGATTGTTGCGTTTTTGGTGATAAGTTTGAAACTTCTTGTAATTTTAAGCAATATGATACTGATGAAAATGCGGACCCAGGAGCAATAAGAAATGCAACTGATATGAAATTGAAATTGTTCAGAGACGAAGCATTTTTGGGAATTATAAAATATGAAGTCAGCTTATACTCTAAATTATATGATTTTCTGACATACTGGATTAGATATTGGGAGACTACGCCAGAAGGCTTCGGAAAAGTAGTTTTGCCAAATGGTTGGAAACTGATTAATAATGAAGAAAAATGTCGTAAATGGTCACAAAATTATGAAAAAGAAAATCCAAATTCGTACATGTGGCGTGTTCCGTATTTCTTTGAATTTATCAAAGAATCAGATAGTTAATTGACTTATAAATAATAATCGGTGGCATAAAACCAAAATGTTATAACGAAGAAGACGAATACAAACTAATCAAATCGTATACTAAAGAGGGAATATATAATTGTTAAAATTATGACGAATGAATTTATAAAAACACAATGTGTAAATTGCGATAAGTGTATATTTGAAAGAGATTGTAGAAATCATTTTTATCCATACCCGACACCAAATGATTATATTCCAATGTATTGCGGTTCGATAACAGAATTCGGTTGCCACGGAATACCGCTTACAGATTTGGAATATTGTCCAAAAGTAAATAAAGACATATAAACAAATTAAAAGATATGACGACTGAAGATAGAGACCTTTTAATGAAAGACCTTTGCGGCAGGTTGCCGTATAAGGTGAGATGCAAATGCGTGAGCGGCTTGGGCGGCGGTAAAACCGAAAATGGCGTGCTGAAATATGTCGGCAACTGCTACGGTGTCATCAGCAACTACTACGAGGACGTACCGCTCCATTCGGGATTCGTGAACAATGTGTTCTACCCGATTGAGAATGTCAAACCGTACTTGCGCCGTATGTCAAGTATGACGGAGGAAGAAGAAGTGGAATATGACGCAACATTCGATACCATCTATATTAACGGTCATTATGATTCTTGTATGTCATACAAGTCATTTGATTTTCTTAATAAGAAAATGTTTGATTACCGTGGTTTAATTGAAAGGGGTCTCGCACTCGAAGCACCAGCAGGAATGTATGCTGCCTTGAATAAAGAAACACATACTCCGATGACCGTTGAAGAAGCAAAGGCGTTCATTCGTCAGCACAATGTTGTGCATCCGAGATGCAGGCAATGCAAGGAAAGTTTCTGTGACGGCTGTGACGATACTGTTGACAGAGAACTTGTGAACGATGTCATAAGCGGCAAGATAAACGAAAGCAACTGTTTCAAACTTTAATTGTATGAATAAAGAAAAAGAAAAGATAAAATACGCAGACCTATGCGCGAGGATTCCATACGGGATGTATGTGTTTGTTGAAACATTCCCGAAAGACGACTGCGTATGCAGGCTTTGACAAACCGACTGCACGAATGCCTATGTACGGCGCAAATTGAAAAAGGGCTTGCTCGTGAAGCACCTGAAGGAATGTATAAACTAAGGCCGAATAAATATGAATATGAAGAAACTTATGATTGGTGACTGGGTGTTTGATATTAACAACGACATTGAATGTCAAGTTGACGTCAAAGATTTTCGTAACGGCGGAGAATATATTCTTGATTATTACGAACCAATACAACTTACGGCTGAAATACTTGAAAAGAATGGGTTTAAGTTTTTAATGGAAGATGAAAAATATAAGACATTATGTTTGAACGAACCTTACATAAATTGTACTTTTGTAAAAGAGTTTAAAGATTGGATGATTACAGCTGGCGCAGCTGGCTCATTGAAAAAACGATTTGTAGAAGTTTCAAAAGTACAGTTCGTGCACGAGATGCAGCAACTGCTGCGGCTGTGCGGATATGATATGGACGTGGTTGTGTAATAATATAAACAGATTAAAAGATATGACAGAGATAGTACAAAAAAATGTTTGTGGGTCTTACAAAGAAGCTGACGAATGGGAAGGCTGCTCAATAGATGATTTCGTCATACCGAACGGTGAAGTTTTCACGGTAAGCGACGAAGAAATGCGCCGAATGAATGAGGAACTTTCACACATATGTGAGCGCATAGACAGGGATGCAGCTATTGCAGAGATTGAATCGAGAAATATAGTTCTCACTGATTAATAATTTGTAAACAACTTTTAAGCAAAAAAGCAGTATGATTAATGAGGATTACGTAAGTTTTGAAACAGCAAAGCTATTGAAAGAGAAAGGGTTTAATAGTGTGGTTTGTAAAAATTCTCCACATTATTATTATAATATGGATGGTGAATTTTCTGGTCCATCTTGGGATTCAGAATATCCAGCGCCCACTCTCCAAATGGCGATGAAGTGGTTGAGGGTAAATTATAGCATTCATATTGAACCTAGATACTTCCCGATGCCAAACATTTACAGGTATGTAATTATACATTCACCAACCACGATTGAAAATATTGATTCACATCCACAATATTTCAATACTTATGAGGAAGCCTGTGAAGCAGCAATAAAGTATTGTCTTGAAATTTTTGATTATGATAGAACAAATTTAATTTGAAAATTATGATTAAAGAGGATTACGTATCTTTTGAGACAGCAAAATTATTAAAGGAAAAGGGTTTTAAGGAGATAACCCAGGGATATATTAACACTGACAATGAGGTTTATATGTTGCCGTTTCAACAAGGTGTTTATGAGCTAGGTGATAATAAATATTTGTACCCTACTCTTCAAATGACAACTAAATGGCTTAGGGAAGTACATAATATTGTGATTGTTATTGATGTATGCAAATACGGCGAAGACAACAAAACAATGTATGCTTGGACACCAGTTGTTATAAGGGAAAATTGCCTGGAATATCCAATATCTCAAACTGACGGCTCTGTTTTCGGTGGTATTTGCGAAATGTACCATGAAGCTGTTGAAAACGGAATCATTTATTGTTTAAGAAACTTAGTTTAAGTATGCCAAATCAGTATAAAGAAATATTATTGCAGGATATCTGTGCAAGATTACCTTATGGTGTAAAGATTAGAAGAATAATTTATACAACCCACACAGACACAATTGAATCTGTAGAAACACTCAACGCCTATTGGCTAACAGAATTTCTTCAAGAAGGCAATATTAAACCATACCTTCGTCCAATGTCAAGCATGACGGATGAAGAGAAGTCATACTTTCATAATTTTAAATATTGGATTTTAAAAGGAGATGTAGAAAATTGCACAATTCATATGGTTGATTGGCTTAATGCCCATCATTTCGACTACCGTGGACTTATCGAAAAGGGGCTGGCTTTGGAGGCCACAGAAGGAATCTACAAAATTAAAAATTAAAGAATAACAACGCATATTATGGATTACATCATTGAATTTAAGAAAAGAGAACAATATGACAGTGACAGCAACTGTATACCAAAATCAATTACCAAAACATTTGATGAAAAAGCAACACTTGGTGAAATTGTTGATTGGGTGAAAAGCAATGCGGGAATGTGGCTAGACGATTACAATATATTATCAAATCCGCAAATAACAGGCATTAACAAGTCAATAGAAGCTGATAACAAGGAAAAAGAAACTGTTGAATATGGTTATGGTGAAACGCCAGAACCGTTAATTCATTATCAGGAAGATGAAGGTGGTGGCTGGTATCCTTGCCCTTTCTAACAAAGTAAAAGAAATCGTTACTTGGAAAACAGAAAAAATATTATTATAATTAATTACATGAATGATTTTAGAATTATAGATGTGAAATACAATGAGGATGACAACACTGTATATGTGAACGCCATCAAAGAAACAACATTAAGTTCAATTACAATTAACACTATTTTGGAAAATAAATCTATGGATACTGCCGAAAATTTCATTAAAAATGAATTGAAGAGAAAATCAACTTCGGTTAAAATTGATAACGATTCAAACATCGGTCACGGGCATACGTTATCGGTGAAAATTGTGATGCCTTGTTATTGTCAGGCAAATTGTCCGTTCTGTTTCAATAAGCAGACATCGGAAACACAGGTTCATAATTTTGGTGTTTTTTATGATAATTTAAACTTGTCTCTTGACCTTTTGTTCAATAATATTTCAAATAGAAAAATTTCTTTGGATATTACTGGAAATGAACCGACTTTCAATACCGAACAATTCAGAGAGGTTATGGACCTTTTAAGAAGTTACAAAGCCAGGTTCGGCTCACTGATTGACAAGGTAGTTTTGACGACAAACGGATATCATTTGTTTGAGTGTATTGACATGCTTGATGGTGTTGTTGACGTTGTGAATATTTCGGTCCACCATTACGACTATGAAGTCAGGCGTTCAGACATCTTCAAGACCAAATACATACCTTCAAACAATGACCTTAAGTCAATAAATAATGCACTTGCTAGTCATGGTATAAAAACAACATCAATTGCTGTTATTAACAGCCAAATTGGTTTTGCTGATTGGGTTTATTTTCTTGTAAGGTTTTCTGATTTCTCAAATGAAACTGGTTTTGAAAACACACGGATTAGGCTAGATTTCACTGACGAAACTGGCGCAATGGAAAAAATGTTTGACTATCAGATAAAAGATGAAGTTATCCAAAAACAAAGTGGACTATTCACTAAAATAGTCAATAGAAATGGCTATGAAATAAGAATTTACAAAGGAGTGAAGGACCTTGTTGATTATGTCATCGGTGTCGAAATGGTTATTGACGACGACGGTAATCTATATCTTGACTATAATAAGAAATATCCATTAAAAGACAGAAAATACTGGCTCGATTTCAACAATTACATTTATATTTTCGATAAAAAATAAAAATTATAACACTTTTAATACCGATAAAATATGGCACAAAAAGACGACGAAAAACAAATTTATCGTATTGAAATTACTGAAAAGCAGGCAAAGGTCTTATCATATGTTTGTGACAATTTCTCTCGACTAATCTGTGGACAAGACTGGGCTTATCAGGAGCTTTTCAAATCTGCATGGGAAAAACGTTGTAAAGAAGCTACTGGAGAAACAATGGATGAAAAATGGGATGGCGGATGGGAAGAGATGATGTATGACGCTAAAAGTTACTGGGAGGAAACGAAAAAGAGGTTTTGGGGGTCAGATTCTACTGGGATGAATGGACTTGGATACGATGACACTGCGGACATGCTGTTTGATTTGCACCAGGTGATTCGTCATCAATTGTGGCTAGACAGCACAGACGATGAGAAGTCTAACATTACAGTTGACTCGTACAAACCTACGAGACATGGGACCGAACCGTTGGCTACAATATCAAGAATAGATAAAACAATGTAATATATGACAAAAGAAGAAAAAGATACAATATTAAAAAAAATTGATAGCATTTATGGCAAAGTTGCCAAAGGTGGTTGGGATTATATGGAAGGCAGGGATGATGCGTTATCAGAATTAATGGTGTTCATCAACAAAATGAAAGTTACAGATGATGCGAAAGGAGGTGAGGAATGATAGCCTGGAACTGTCCTATCGGAAGATTGGTGTGCGATGGCTGCGATAGCCTTACTACTGGTGGATGCATTAAAAAGAATACGCCTACCGCTATATCAATAACACAGAATGATATTGATATGATGTACGAGAGACGTAAAAAAGAACTTATGGCGCTGTCGAAAGAGGACTTGGTTGAATTGATATTAGGAAGACATAATAGATGGGATTTTTAAAAAAAAATAAAACCATTTTGATGAAGAAACCGTCTGATGAGTATGTTAGAAACATTTATAGTGGAATACTAAAGTTTGAAGACATACCTCATCAAACATATTATGGATATGAAATGCATGATAGTTTGCATCATGGTGGAGAAACAACATGGTCATTTCCTAATGGTGTTCGTGAAAAAATACTGGATGATAAAATATATGATGTTTGGAACATATGCTGCGACGCTTCTGACCCATATGACACAAGCGTCCATCACGTAGTTTATTACATAGAAGAACTTATAAATCGCTATTAGTGCTTGCATTCATTGGTATGAACAGCAATATAATTAAATTACTTATTAACCATACATTATCAATATGATTAAATTAACTGATAGAAAAATTAAAAAATTAATCAAAAAATTGGATAGGTCGTGTAAGTTTAATCCTCACGATAACCAATTTGCGTGTCAATCATGCAATAAAAAACACAATAAATGCCCTCAATTACTGGCAAGAGAAATTGAGCATTGGTTTTTATCAAGGCAAAAAAATAATATAAATGATTAAAGTATTCGTTTTTCTTGGTAAAAATATATAATTTTTGTATAATTCACGTGTATCAATTAATTTAAAATTATTATGTTTACAAACAAAAATTCTGTTACCGTTAAAATGATTGGTTTTAAGTCCCAGTATGTAAATAATTACAAATACGATAAAATCAGTGTCGAATATGGGGCGAAAAAAATGGCCGACACAAAAGATGAGGAACTTAGAAAACACGAACAAGCTATTCTTTGGAAGTTTGAAAACATTTTGGGAAAGATTGTGCTTGACAATGAGAGTTTCACTAATATTACCAACGATTTTAAACAAGTTTTAATTAATGAACTATAGATTATGGGCGATAATAATACTTTTTCTGTTACTTTTACATATAAAAAAACATCAAATGGTAAATCGTTGAGTAGTGATTATGGCGGGGATTATAATGAAAGCGAAACGAATGAATTACTAAATTACATTATAGATTCAATCCTTCCTTGTTGCGATTTTAATAACTCAAGCAGTACGGCTCTAAGCAATGCTTGGGATGATTACAAATATGAATACGAGAAAAGAATGAGCCAAAAAACTGTTTAATTTGATAGTTAATTTTTTGGTGCCTAAATATTTGATTGCACAAAAATCTGTTGAACCGCCCGTGGGACAATGTCTTGCGGGCGTTTTTGTTTAGTATTACCAACAACTCTACGTGGACGAGTATGTGTTCCGTATGGACGTATATTTTTTATTGCTGCATCACAGTTTAATTATTTGATATTATTGGCTTTTTGGGATATTTTAACGACATAATTGATATTTATGTAATAGTAAAACATGAATAAATATGGCAGAAAGAATACGAAACGGACAAGGATTAATACATTATCATAGCAGTGGAATTACTTCTGGCGTTATTAGGAAGCCTACAGCGGCAAACTTGTATGTCGGAGAAATTGCTATAAATAATAATGTTGCCGAACCGTCATTGTTTATAAAGAATTCCACTGGTGGAGTTACACAATTTGTAGATAAAGCGTATGTTGGAAGATACGTTCCTCTTAGCGGTGGAACAATGACTGGACAATTATACATAAATGTTACTGGGGATACAAGCCTTACTGGTGGTGGCGCTCTTGTTGTCGGTGATATAGCAAAAACCAATATATCTATTGACTCAAATGAAATTATGTCAAGAAGCGGCTCTTCTAGTGCTCCTTTATATATTAATTTGGAAGGAGGAAACGTCAGTATTAATGGACACAACGAAATAGGAAATTTGGGGGTTGGAACAACATCGCCAACAGATAAGCTTCACGTTAACGGTGATATTCGTGCAAACACTGGCGTTTATGTTGGAGTAAGTGCCAAATCACAATGTTACCAGGAATTTGACACTACTAATAAATGTTTGAAATTCATATTTGATTAATTATGGCATTACAGGTGTGGCTACCACTTAACGGAAACTTTAATAATAACGGTCATTTGGATACAAGTATAACGATTACGAATACTGGTACAGTTGATAATTCTGGTAAAATAGGTAAATGTTATAGCTATCCAACAACAGGATATACATTGTTGTCTGGGAATATATTGGCTGGTTTAAAAGAGTTTTCTATTGCGTGTTGGGTTTATATAACAAGTTCTTCATATACTATTTTTACATCGGAAGACACAAGCGGTTATTGGCAATTTGTGTTTGGACAAAACTATATCAGGGTTCGTGATACTTCTGTTGGAGTAACAGGTAGTAGACTTGATAAGTCTATTACTTCTTTGCCACTAAATAAATGGATTCATGTTACTATAGTATATGATAACGGAATAGTTCATATGTACCAAAATGGTTTATTGACCAATAATTTAACTTTTCATACAGGCACGTCAATGAACCCTCACAATAGGCTGTATATAGGTGGAGATGCACTTAACGGCTCGTCATATCAAGGTAAATGCAAAGTTAATGACTTTAGAATATATGACCACTGTCTTTCGGCTAAAGAAATAAATGAGCTGTCCAAAGGACTTGTTTTACATTATAAACTTGATGAAAATTATCAAGTGATGAATAATGTGTTTTCTTATCCAACTTTTAACACATCAGCGTCAAATGGCGGTTGGCCACATTGGGGGCCAAGCGGAAGCGAAGCTACTTGGTCTCAAAATACTGACAAAGAATTTATATGGAATAAATCAAATCAATATTCCCACAAAATGACATTGACTGGTGGTCAAAGATACATGATTCACCAATCACCAGCGTTTGATGGGGGATATAGAAGCGTACAGGCAATCATAAAATTTCAAGATGGTTCTGACCCAACAGGCAAAGTGGGTCTTGGCGGAAATGCAATAACTAATTATGGTAAGTTTTCTATAACTCCACTTAGAGACGGATTTTATTTAATAAAAAGAGAAGGATTATATCAAACTGGGACAGATGATTTGATTGCTCTTAATACATATGCCATGGACCTTCCATTGTACATTTCAGAATTTTATTTGGAGGATAATAAAACAGTATGCTCCGATATTTTATGGCCAGCCAACATCGTTACTGACTGTTCTGGATATGGGCATCATGGAATCATAATGACTGATGTATCTATCAATACAGATTCGCCAAGATACAAAACCTGCGTATCAAACGCTGAAAATTATCCATTGCGAACTACTTTTGATTTTCCAGAATCTAATGGCTTGACTATCGCTTGTTGGATTTATTTAACGGCATGGGGTGCTCAAGGAAGCGGATTGTGGTCAACATCAACAATTTCTACAACTAATCCATATGATTACACGGCAACAACATGTAACCATTGTGACACATATTTTTATTGTAGAGGAACAAATGGAACGACATATACCGTTGCATGCGGAACTGGCGTGGTTCAAGTAAATACTTGGAAATATGTTGTATTAACTCACGACGGAGAGAATCTGAAGACATATGTAAATGGTGAATTGAAATATACGACCGCATGTCCTACAACATTGGTTGGTTTCAAATCACTTTTCCTTGGTTATTCTAATGCAGGCAGTTTAAGTAGACAATGCAAAGGCAAATGGTCAGACTTAAGAATATATGCTACAGCACTGTCAGATAATGATATTTTGGATTTGTATCATACATCAGCATTTATTGACAATACTGGAAATTTATTAGCCTATAATTTTGAAGAAACATGTTCTAATATAGCATTTAAAACCAATCTTGGAATAATAGACAAACAATATGCCGATGGTTTATCGAGTTTTCAACAAAGGAATTGCGTGTGTACGTTGACGAATGAAGGATATCGGATTTATAGAACTCCAAATATTACATATGATGGAACAAGTGCTACAAGAACAATGTATGGCGGATTTCTTGTTACAAACACGAATAATCGATTTGGTCTTCAAACTGGACACAGATATGTAGTTCAATTTGAGGTTAAGGGCCAGACATCTAATAGTGTCGCGCATTTTGGGTTTTCATTTAATTTTGGTAATAATTTTGCAAACTCTGGATTAATGCCAGAACCAAGTAACGTGTACACTAACAATCCAGTAAAGGCGAATTTTAATAGCCAGGATTGGGTTACTATAACACATGAACTAACAATCAACGACGATATATGGAAAGTGTGCGAAAGAAGTGCTTCATCTTTTGTCTCAGGCAACACATATTTGTCGTATCGTCATTTTGCATTTGCTTTTGATTATAAGAATACTGGAGAATTAGGGACTGATTTGTACATACGTAATTTCCGTATATACGACATTACCAATTTTTCCGACCCTCAAATTCTAAAAAATGGTTCAGTTAAAATGTCTGAATTTATGGAGGAAGAGTATACAGCAAGAATATTTAGGGATGGTGTTATGAAACCCAATAATATGATAGAATATTAAATAAAAATAAAATAAAAAGAAGATATTATATATGGCTTTGCAAGTATGGTTACCGCTTAATGGGGATTTGAATAACAATGGGTTCGCACAAATAACAGTGACCCCAGTTGGTGGCTCTACGTCTTATTCAACTTCTGGAAAAACGGGTCAATGCCTATCTTGTAACGGGTCAACTTATTGGAATATAAGCGGTTGTTCTATTGGAAACAATGCGACTATAGCGTGGTGGTCTAAAACTACAACGAACAATAAAATGCCTTGGGTGATAGAAGCACCATCAGCCGCTAACTGGACATTAAATTGTTGGGAATACACAAATTATTATTTAAACGTTGGCGACAGCACAAATAATCCATTTAAAACTGACAGCGGGGCCAACATAAGTTGCTTGCACGATGGAAACTGGCATCATTTTGCAATCACTTTTGATTCTGTTAATGCAAAATTATATATAGACGGGGAATACAAAGGAAAAGCTCAAACATATAGGAATCCTACATCAACCGTATTAAGAATTGCTGGCGGTGCTGGAGGTATAGGCTCTCCAGGCCACACATATGATTGGAACGGTAATTTAAACGATTTTAGAGTATACGACCATTGTTTGTCAGTAAAAGAAATACATGAAATATCAAAGGCCCTTGTACTGCATTATAAATTGGACAATTTAAATGGCAACGTAGGAAATGTTAATCTTATTGCCAATGGTTGGGGTGGAACGGATAACTGGTCGCTAAAAACAAGTAGCTATGTTTCAACAAGCGTACCAAATGTGTCTGGGATTACAAATTCATATATAAACGGTACAAACACTCTACAATATATACCTTTAGATTCAACACATACATATACAATGAGTGGTTATGTAAAAAGGCCGTCAACAGCAAATACAACTTGTTATTTGGCTCTTATACCATATGATGTCGATAAAAATAGAATCCATTATACTAATATTGATTTTAAAACAAGTTCTTTAACTACTATTACACAGGATTTAAATTCAGGTGATACAGTTATACATTTGGCAAACGTAAATGGTTGGTCTAATCCTTCAACACATCAAAACTATGTGGCGATATTTGGGTATAAAAACAGTTTTGGCTATACATATCCAGATTTGGTATATACACGAAAGATTTATGCATACGGAACAACAAAAGACAAATCAAATATAGATTTACAAAATAAAACTGTTACTCTTCTTTCACCTTATCCTGGGCAAAAGATTCCATCTGGCACTTCAATTTGTTTGAGTTCTGATGGTTATACTTATTATTATCCAAAAACATATTATGCCACTGATTCTGATTGGCATTTGATATCGGCTAGTTTTAAACCGAATGCTACTCAATATTTAAAAGCTGCTGCATATGTTCAGGCTTATGCTATGTCACAAAATTATACTGCTGGATTAACGCTGGTAGATACAAGTGTTGAGCCAACCATTGTTGACTGTTCTGGATACGGAAACAACGGGACAATAACAGGAAGGCTTATGATTGGTAAAGATAGCAGTAGATACGATAGTTCAACTTTAATAACCGACGGTTTATCGAATTACATAACATCACCACAAATAAACATAGACGGAAAAGAAATAACTCTTAATATTTGGGTTAAATCAACTAATACTTCACCAATAGGCTCTTATCATATGCCATTTGAAAGTTCAAGTCCTGGCTATTGCGAAATGTCTATATATACAACAGGACTTCTAAGAGGGGGGTTATATGTTAATGGTACAAGATATGTTCGAAACTCCACAAAACATATTTTGCTTGATGGAAATTGGCATATGATTACCATGACTTATGACGGAACTACAATAAAAAGATACATCGACGCTGTGTTGGATAATAGTACAAGCGTTACTGGTACACTGAACGCGACACAACAATCTTATTATTTTGGTAGATATGGCACCAATACATCGTATGGCTGTAAGGATATGCAATTGTCAGACGCAAGATTATATTCAACAGCATTATCTTCAGACGATATAGCTGATTTGTACCACACATCTGCATTTATTGACAATCTTGGTGATTTGCATTCTTTTGAAATCGTTGAAAAATCATTGAATATATTACAAATAGAAAACTTAAATGAATTTGCTAAAAGCAAATCTAACTACACATCATATACAACACGAAACGGAGTGAAAGCCTTCCCTGTTAGACCTAATTGGTATGCAAGTCCATATACCACTATGATTGGAAAATTTAAAGAAAACACACAATATCTGTTCGATGTATGGATAGACACCGATGATGTTGTATATCAAGACATTAATCGTCCAGGAGGCTTTTATATCTATTATACAGATGGAAGTACGGCCACAGAATGTATTAAAACTGGTGACCATTCTTCACCAATTGGCTGGCAGCATATTCTAGTAATAACACCAGCTGGAAAAACTGTATCAAAAATAGGTATTTATTACTATACATCAACAGCATTTTATGTTCGTGCAGATTCTTTTATAACTGAATTGAAAGACACTAATATTTATAGGAATGGAACTACTGAAACTGGCCAATTTGTAGAAGACACAGATGTCGCGTTCATTGGTGTGGCCGATTTCAACGCAAATAGAATAAACGAAATATAATATATATTATGGCAATATTAAAAGATTTAATAATTCAAGGCCAAACTAAAGGTTTAGAAAAAATACAAGCTCCAGAATTTGTCGAGGGAGGCGTATCGTTAATTAACAAGTATTTGACAAGTGCAACAACTCCTGCGGTTAATAATGGTTATTTATCAATAACCACAGCCACAACTGGAATGGCTGCTGTAGGAAACTTTTCAGCTAACCAATCAACAAACACAACTATTAAACTTCATAAAGTTGTAGCTACTGGTAATATTAGTGATTTAAACAACGATTCTTATTTTATCACCAGCGCCGTTACTGCAATGGCAAAATATGCAACTAGCGCTAATGTTGTCACTGCATTGAACAACAAAGTTGACAAGGTGACAGGCAAAGGTTTGTCTACAAACGACTACACAACAGAAGAGAAAACCAAACTTGGTAATTTGGCCTCAACAATCGCTACTACAAGTTCTAGCGGGTATATGTCATCTGCTATGGTGGCAAAACTTGATACTATAACCAACTACTTGCCATTGTCTGGCGGTATAATGACTGGGGCGATTAAAAGGTATTATGGTTCAGCAAGTGATGACCCAACGATTAACGTGTCATCCTTAAATCAAGATGTATGGATTTGGAGGGTTTCTGACGGTTCATACAACTACGGTACAACAGCAAGCTACGGTTTCGGCCTTAAATATTTGGGAACTGGAACTGGTGTAAGCAACAGTTTAGCCATATATGCAGATAATCAAGGCGGAACACAAATCCAAGCGGCTGTAATGAATCAAAGCGGAGCCATTGATTTTAAAACAAATATCACAAAAAGCGGTTATACAATATGGCATGCTGGCAATGATGGTTCTGGAAGCGGATTGGACGCAGATTTACTAGACGGTAAACATGCATCAGCGTTCTCATTGTCTTCACACACTCATGCATATAATACTATAACTGGATTACCAACAATTGGAAACGGTTATTTGACAATTACAACTGGCACATCTGCAAGCCTTGGCTCTTTTTCCGCAAACCAAACAGGTAATACGACTATTACTTTACATAAGGTTGCTGGAACAGGTAGTTACAATGATTTGAATAATAAACCAACAATACCAGTTGTGAACAATGGCTATATTTCTATAACAACCGCCACGACTGGTATGGCTGTCGGAAACTTTTCGGCAAACCAGGCAACTAATACGTCGATAAAGCTTCACAAAGTCGTAACCACTGGAAATATCAGCGATTTAAACAACAATTCTCATTTTATCACCAGTGCAGTTACGGCAATGACAAACTATGCTACATCAGCAAATGTTGTCACGGCTCTTAATAATTGCGTCCATATAACTGGAGAAGAAACAATTACTGGAGCAAAGACATTTACGTCTGGTGTTACAATACAAAAGAATACATCAAAATCTTATATATATATTGATGATGAAAATGAATGTTTAAAATTTAGTTTTAATTAATATATGGCATTACAAGTGTGGCTCCCGTTGAATGGGAATTTGGAAAATAAAGGAATAAAGAAAATTCTTTGTACCAGTTTGGGCACTGTTGCATATCAAGCTGGAAAAATAGGGACGGCTTTCAAATCAGGTGGCGAAACTCAAGTAACTAATGGCATTAGTTTAAACACCAATTTTTTGGACATGTTTAACGAAAAAAAAACTTGTAGTGTGGCCGTTTGGGTAAAGCCACTTGGAAACCATTATCATTATAATGGGACCATCTTAAGTTCTGGAGATTGGAACACTAAACGATGGGCTTTTGGCGTCAGTCAAGACAATACAAAGGTGGATGTATTATGCTATGGTCATAATACCTATGTTAATTGCTCAGTCCCAGTAAACGAATGGACACATTTAGTTTCAGTATATAATAATAAAGTATGTACATTATACAAAAACGGTGAGTTTGTAGCTAGCTATACATGCTCTAGTGACTTTGATAGTGATGCCCAAAACACTTGTATCGGGCGAGAAACTTATGCTAACGGATATTTTGGATTCAATGGTTTAATTAATGACATACGTATCTATGACCACTGTCTTTCAAAGAAAGAGATAAAGGATATATCAAAAGGCTTAGTGTTGCATTATAAATTGGATAAAACAAGTAATATACTTAACCAGATATTACCTCCAGGAATAGAGCTTTATGACAGTTTGCAAGGCGATGGAAAATCTTGGATAAATACCTTGATTCCGTACGATTCAACAAAAACAACATATAAGATACAATGCAAATTTAGTCAACCAGCTAATATCGGTCAGTATGATGCAGTTTTCGGTGCATACCGAAGTGAATCACACAAAACTCTCAGAATACTTAGACTAGATAGTAACGCAAGGATGGCTGTGTTTTATAATACAGGAGCGGGTAGTGCAGGTTCACGAGTGATTTTATCGGGTACAAATTCTGATATAAAAGAAGTGGTAATGACTAATTCTTCTGTAGTATGTACTGTAAATGGAACCTCAACAACATATAATTACGGAACGGCGGTTGGAACAGATACTCAATCTATATTTTATTTGTTTGTACAAGGTGATTTGCAAAATAATGTGTCTTGTTTAAGTAACACAATTCTTTATTATTGGACTATTTGGGATGGAAATACGATGCTAGGCAATTTTATACCAGCAACTTTCCATGGTGAACCTGGAATGTATGACACTGTTACAAAAAAATTCTTCCATAATATTGGTACTGGTAATTTTATACTTGGAAACAAGATAAGTTTAATTGAATATGAATATCTACAGTGCGATACTGCTTCTTACATAAAGAGTGGAATCATTCCAACGACTTCTACTAATTTCGAAATGAAATATGCTACCAGCGATTTAAATAATGAAAATGTTTATTTTGGGTGCAGTACACAATCAGGATATGCGAATGGAAACAATTATTCATTGGATATTCTTAAGACTGGGTCCCTTTTATATACTTTTAAAAACAAGGCATATGATACATCCACAAAAACAACAACTGCTGGTACTCCATTTATTGTTAAGCTTCAAGGAAGTACTTTTTCAATAGACGGAACTTCATATCCAGCTAATAGACATACATCACACCCAAATATTGAAGTTTATCTTTTTGCTAGAAATGTAGCAAACGCAGTGGGTTCAATTCGTGCTGGAAAAATATATTATTGTAAATTCTGGGAAGGTAATACTATTCTTAGGGATTTTATCCCTGTGTCTTGCAATGGAGTATTGGGGTTATTTGATAAGTTTGAATTAAAATTTTATCCAAACGCAGGAACAGGTTCTTTTACATCTGGACCGATTGTTACTGAATATGTTTATGATTGTTCTGGATATAAGCATAATGGCACTCTTTACGGTACATTCACACAAAACGACGTGACGCCAAGACATTCCTATGCAGTTAAATTTAATGGTTCTGACAATTCAATTGGAATCGGTAATTTGTCTACAATAACACCATCTGGAACTTTCACGTTTAATTGTTGGTTTAAGGTTGAATCTCTTGGCAGTAAAAGCTGGGGCACAATTATAGGCGGTCCGAGCGGATTTGAGTTTCAGTCTAGAAGGTCAACTGGTACTGAACCGACGCTTGTGGCATATTCGTGGGGACAGAGCGGCAGTGGCGGTCAACCATATACATTGAATACCTGGAATATGGTGTCTATGGTAAGGACCACTTCTAATTGTAAATTTTATCTAAACGGAGAATTGTATTATACTGGCAGCGCTGGTTCAATACCATCTGGGGATTATTTTTTGGGGTCATGGAAAACATCTAGTCGTCAAAACTATAAGGGCTTAATGTCTGATGCCAGATTATATGCCACTGCACTGTCAGCTTCTGACATTAAAGAATTATATGATGACGTGGCAATGATAGACAAAAACGGGAACCTTAGTTGTTATGAATTCGATGAACGTGGTACCGAACCACAGATAGGAAAGACTGGCGTTGTGAAATCATCCTTGATTTTAGAAGGCCAAACAAGTAAATTTAAAGTGTTGAGTGACGGAAGTGTTTGGGTTCAGTTGTTGCATCATAATAACCCAAGCACCAATTTATTCACACAAAGCAATTGTTGGAATTATGACAACGGTACAAACCTTTATTCTGCGCTGTTTTTGTTGAAAAACGGTGATTTCAAAAACTCGCAAGGACAATACGAGTTTTTGGCTTGTGAAAAACTTACAAGTGCGTCAACCGAGACCGTGTTCAGATGGAAACAGACATCAAACCCATCTGTTAGTTCAACGATAACTGGTTTTTCTGCAATAAGCGGAAGCTCATCCTACAGTTATAGAGGACTACTGACAAACGGGAATTATGGTTGTATGCATAACGGAAATACGTGGTGGGGATGTTGTGGTTCTTATACTCCTTACCAGGGAGGAATACCAGGGTTTGGTAATGTTATAACCACTGGATATCTTGATTTATATGTTAGGGTAAGCGACGAAAAACTCAAAGGCTCAAATATAAGTGGTACGACAGCGTTTTATAAAGAATCAATATTGACGAATCAATTATTAGAATATTAGGAAAATAATGAAATATAGCATAAAAAATATAATATGGCAATAGTTAAAGATTTACTGGTTTTAGGACAGACAAATTGTATTGGAGACGTTCAGGCTTCAGAATTTATAGAAGGCGGAGTGCCTTTGATTGCTAAGTATTTAACAAGCGCGACAACTAACATGAGCAATTATGCAACTAGCGCTAATGTTGTTAATTCGTTGAGCAACAAGGTTGACAAGGTGAATGGAAAAGGTTTGTCAACTAACGACTACACAACAGACGAGAAAAACAAATTGGCTGGAATTGCGGCTGGAGCTGAAGTTAATGTACAGTCGGACTGGAATGCTACAAGTGGGGATGCACTGATATTAAACAAACCAACTATTGTAACAAGCGCTAATGTCGTTACTGCATTAAGCAACAAGGTTGACAAGGTGACAGGCAAAGGCCTATCGACTAACGACTATACAGCAGCCGAGAAAACTAAGTTAGGTAATTTAACCGCAACAATAGCAACTACTGGTGCAAGTGGTTATATGTCTTCTGCTATGGTGACAAAACTTAACGGAATCGCTGCTGGCGCTGAAGTTAATGTGCAGTCTGACTGGAATGCTACAAGCGGAGACGCCCTTATATTAAACAAACCTACAAAGTTAAGCCAGTTCACTAACGATTCTGGTTTCATTACAAGCGGCGTAACTGCAATGACAAACTATGCAACATCCGCTAACGTAGTTACAGCCCTTAACAAAAAACCAGATGTTGCGTTTAAAACCATAACTGTTGGCAGCACAAATATTGTTGCAGATTCAAGCGCGGATACTTTAACTATTACTGCTGGAGATAACATTACACTTACCCCAAACTCTAGTAATGACGGTATAACAATCGCTGCGACAAATACGACATATACAGCTGGAACAGCAAGCCCAAAGAATGTTGCGTCAACATCGGCCGTTGGTACAAGCGTAAAATACGCAAGAGAAGACCACCAACACAAAATTGAAGTTGCAACTGGTGATGCAAACGGACAAGTAAAGATAGCTGGACAAAATGTTAGTGTTGCTGGCCTTGGTTCTGCTGCATATACATCTTCTGGTACGTATGCTACTGCTTCTCATAATCAGGCTTTAAGTACTATAACTGGAGCTGATGACTTGAAAGCAATAGAGGATTTAACTGGTACAAGCGGATTGTTAAAGAAAACAGCTGCAAACACATGGTCATTAGACACAAATAAGTATATAATTTCTGGAAATGTCGTTACTGCATTAAGTAATAAAGTTGACAAGGTGAATGGAAAAGATTTGTCAACTAACGACTACACAACAGACGATAAAAACAAATTAGCTGGAATTGCGGCTGGAGCTGAAGTTAATGTACAGTCGGACTGGAACGCCACAAGCGGAGATGCGCTTATATTAAACAAGCCGACTATTATAACAAGTGCTAATGTTGTCACTGCATTAAGTAATAAAGTTGACAAGGTGAATGGAAAAGGTTTGTCTACTAAAGACTATACAGCTGCCGAGCAAACTAAGTTAGGTAATTTAACCGCAACAATAGCAACCACTGCGGCAAGCGGTTATATGTCTTCTGCTATGGTCACGAAACTTAATGGCATTGCGTCTAGAGCCGAAGTAAATCAAAAAGCATTTTCAAATGTTAAAATAGGCAGTTCTACAATTGCCGCCGACAGTAAAACAGATACGATAGAATTAGTGGCTGGTGATAATATCACTTTAACCCCAGATACAACCAACGATAAAATAACAATAGGTGTTACTAATTCAAATGTAGGAACTAAAATAATAATGAGAAACTGGTCTAACTAATAACTCATCAAATTTAATTGTTTAGTATTATGGCAATAGCTTTTAATGGGAAAATATGCAAAATGGTGGCGCTTAAAAGAGATGTTATACCACCGAATGCAGAAAAAAACTATCTGTATTTCCAAGCCGTAGAACACAATGCAACAATCTTGTTGTCTGCGCCAACAGGTGGAACCGTTTCTTTTGAAATTTCATTTGATTGCCAGACATGGAGTGATTGGAACTCAACTACGGCAAATAGTTTGAAAGTGTTTGACACAATTACATTGAAGACGTACGGGGATTATGTACTTATAAGGGCTAAAAGCCAAAATAATTGGTCATACAGTACCAATTCCTCGTTATCCTTTAATATTTCACAAGGAAAAGTTAAGGCTGGAGGTAGCATAATGTCATTAATGTATAACGACCCAACTAATAAGACTTCTGTTAATTTAGCCTGTGCAAGTATGTTCTATAACTGTACAAGTCTCACAACGGCCCCAGAACTTCCAGCAACAACACTTGTAAACAATTGTTATCAAAATATGTTCTCTCACTGTACAAGTCTGACAACCGCTCCAGAACTTCCAGCAACAACACTTGCAAATTATTGTTATACTTATATGTTCCAAGGTTGTTCAAGTCTCACAACGGCTCCAGAACTTCCAGCAACAACACTTGCTGATGGTTGTTATCAATCTATGTTCTATAACTGTACAAGTCTCACAACGGCACCAGAACTTCCAGCAACAACGCTTGCTTATGGTTGTTATAGTAGTATGTTCTCTTACTGTACAAGTCTGACAACTGCTCCAGAACTTCCAGCAACAACACTTGCTGATAATTGTTATCAAAATATGTTCCTAAGTTGTATAAATCTCACAACGGCCCCAGAACTTCCAGCAATGACTCTTGCAGTTGATTGTTATAATTTTATGTTCTATGACTGTACAAGTCTCACAACAGCACCTCCAGAGCTTCCAGCAACAACGCTAGCAACTAATTGTTATTATTATATGTTCCAAGGTTGTACAAGTCTAACAACGGCACCAGAACTTCCAGCAACAACGCTAGCAACTAATTGTTATTATTATATGTTCTATAACTGTTCCAGTCTTAACTACATAAAAATTTATGCCACAGGAAATTGGAATTCTAGTTATGCTAATTCGTGGGTTTACGGCGTGTCTGCTGTAGGTACTTTTTATAAGCCAAGTTCGTTGAGTATTACAACTGGAACATCTGCCGTACCTAATGGATGGGAGCTGGTTAGTTTTTAAAAAAAAAAATAATTCAAGTAGCCAAATAAGTATATATGTTATATAGTAAAAACAAAAATTATGGTGTTGAAACATTAATACCAACCATTGCTAGTTTAAAACCGCCTAAGTCGGATAAAAATTATATGTATTTTCAGGCTGTAGAAGATGGTGCGACTGTTTCTCTTAAATCCCCATTAAGTTTTAATATGTCTCTTGAAATTTCACAAGACGGAAATAATTGGATTGATTGGGAAAAAACTGTTATTGGTATTTATCATTATTTTAATAAAATAACATTATTAAAACGTGGAGATTATGTATTCATAAGAGCCACAAATATAAATACTTGGGTTGGTGATGTTTCGTCATACATGAATTTTCATTTTGGCGTTAAAAAAATCGCTTGCGGTGGAAATATAAATTCATTAATAAATAAAAACATACTTGTTAACACAATAACGGCCACTTATTGTTTTTATAGGTTATTCTATAACTGTACAAGTCTGACAACTGCTCCAGAACTTCCAGCAACAACACTTGCAAGTAGCTGTTATTATTCTATGTTCCAAGGTTGTACAAGTCTAATAACGGCCCCAGAACTTCCAGCAACAACGCTTGCAAATTATTGTTATGCTTATATGTTTAAAGATTGTACAAGTCTCACAACAGTACCAGGGCTTCCAGCAACAACACTTGCAAGTTATTGTTATTATTACATGTTCGATAGCTGTAAAAGTCTAACTAGTGGTAGTGATTTACAAGCCGCAACCATACTTGCCTCAAATTGCTGTTCATACATGTATAATGGATGTTTGAAATTAAACATGGCTTGGGCACCAAATGTATCATCGTGGACCACGTCATATTTTAATAATTGGCTGCTAAACGTAGCTAGTGCTGGCACATTGTATAAACCGTCAAATCTAACTGATATTCCAACTTCAAGCCCACATGGTGTTCCTGTTGGATGGAGTACTGAAACAATGTCAAAAACTATTACATTATCAGCCAGCGGAGGTAATGAATACCCGTTTTCATATTCTATTAATGGTAATAATTATTCTATATCTAATGGTCAAATTACGCAAGTAACATTGACACATCCAGAAGGAATTACTATAGCAACCTCAAATTCTAACTATTATATCTCAATTAATGGAAAATATAAAAAAATTGGGCCAAATGCAACATTAACTTATGACGATATAACTAACAATTGTACAATATCATGCAGAAAGATTTCTGATATACCTAATATTTTAAGTTTTACCGCGCAAGAGTCAAATTCGACAATTGGAATGAATCATTACGGTACTAATACTGGAACAACAAAACCTATTATTTATATTTCAACTGACAATAAGGCAACGTTTACCCAATGGGACTATTCAACCAAAACACTAGCAAATGTTGGAAGTACCATTTATATGGTCGGAGAAAACCCAAATGGCATTTCTAAAAGTACCAACAATTATTCATCTTTTGTAATGAACGGTAAAATATCTGCGACGGGCAATTGCATGTCATTATTATGGCCAGACTCATTAACAAATATAAAATCTTATTCTTTTTATCGTTTGTTCTATAACTGCACAAGTCTGACAACCGCACCAGAACTTCCAGCAACAACGCTTGCAATTTATTGTTATGGTTATATGTTCCAAAATTGTACAAGTCTCACAACGGCACCAGAACTTCCAGCAACAACACTTGTAAACAATTGTTATCTATCTATGTTCTCTTACTGTACAAGTCTGACAACTGCTCCAGAACTTCCAGCAACAACGCTTGCAATTTATTGTTATCAAAGTATGTTCCTAAGTTGTATAAATCTCACAACGGCTCCAGAACTTCCAGCAACAACACTTGTAAACAATTGTTATCAATCTATGTTCTCTAACTGTACAAGTCTCACAACGGCACCAGAACTTCCAGCAACAACGCTTACATACAATTGTTATAATTCTATGTTCTATAACTGCACAAGTCTCACAACGGCACCAGAACTTCCAGCAACAACACTTGCAAATTATTGTTATGGTTATATGTTCCAAGGTTGTTCAAGTCTCACAACGGCTCCAGAACTTCCAGCAACAACACTTGCTGATAATTGTTATGCTTATATGTTCCAAAATTGTACAAGTCTCACAACGGCACCAGAACTTCCAGCAACAACACTTGCAAGTTATTGTTATCGATATATGTTCCAAAATTGTAGAAGTATTAACTACATAAAGACCTTGGCTACTGGTTGGACTGCAAGTTATGCTGGTAATTGGGTTTATAATGTCGCTTCCGCTGGTACATTTGTCAAAAATGAAGACACAACAATACCGTTGAACAGCAGTGATGGAGTCCCAATTGGATGGTCGGTGATTAACTATAGTGACAAATTTTCGTTTCAAGCTGGAAATACAACATCACAGATTAAGTTGTCAACCCCGACTGCATTGACAATAACTTTGGAGACATCAACCGATAAAATCAATTGGACACCATGGAATAGAAATTCTAACGGTGTTTTTGACACAATAACCCTTCAATCTGGCGAGACTGTCTATATTAGGGGGAATAATGACAAATTTGAATCAAGTACTTCTGCTTATTCTAATTTTTCTTTTACTGGTAACACTTATTGTCAGGGGAATATTATGTACCTACTTGATAAAACTGGGCAGCTTAAAAGCCTGTCTGGAAAAGATTATGGTTTTTATAGGTTGTTCTATAACTGTACAAGTCTAATAACGGCTCCAGAACTTCCAGCAACAACACTTGTAAACAATTGTTATCAATATATGTTCCAAGGTTGTTCACATCTAATAACAACCCCAGAGCTTCCAGCAACAACGCTTGCAATTTATTGTTATGCTCATATGTTCGACAATTGTACAAATCTAATAACGGCTCCAGAACTTCCAGCAACAACGCTTGCGAATTATTGTTATCAAAGTATGTTCTCTAACTGTACGAGTCTTACAACCGCTCCAGAACTTCCAGCAACAACACTTAAAATTGATTGTTATAGTACCATGTTCTATAACTGTACAAGTCTAACAACGGCACCAGAACTTCCAGCAACAACGCTAGCAAGTGGTTGTTATGGTTATATGTTCTATAACTGCACAAGTCTCACAACGGCCCCAGAACTTCCAGCAACAACGCTTGCAAATTATTGTTATACTTATATGTTCCAAGGTTGTTCAAGTCTCACAACGGCACCAGAACTTCCAGCAACAACGCTTGCGGATTATTGTTATACTTATATGTTCTCTAACTGTACAAGTCTGACAACCGCTCCAGAACTTCCAGCAACAACGCTTGCTTATTTTTGTTATCGATATATGTTCTCTAACTGTACAAGTCTGACAACCGCACCAGAACTTCCAGCAACAACACTTGCAAGTAGCTGTTATTATTCTATGTTCCAAGGTTGTACAAGTCTCGTAACACCACCTCCAGAACTTCCAGCAACAACACTTGCAAGTAGCTGTTATTATTCTATGTTCCAAGGTTGTACAAGTCTAACAACGGCACCAGAACTTCCAGCAACAAAGCTTGCTGATAATTGTTATCAATATATGTTCGGAGACTGTAGAGGCCTCACAACAGCACCAGAACTTCCAGCAACAGCGCTTACAAGAAATTGTTATTATTACATGTTCTCTAGTTGTTCAACACTTAATTACATAAAAGTCTTTGCCAAAACATGGAATACTAGTTATGCTAACAATTGGGTTTCAAATGTGTCCAGCAACGGTACTTTTTATAAACCAAGTTCGTTGAGTATTACAAGTGGAACCTCTGCCGTTCCTGCTGGATGGCGACTAGTTAATTTTTAAAAAAAAATATATATAAATATAAAAATAATAAATTATATTCAAATATGACAACAGAAAACAAAAACGGGTATGTTATTATAAAAGCCGATGACGGTAAATTTCTTGCGAATAAAGACATGACTCTTTATGGTTTTGAAATTATTCTTGGAATATATGATTCGCCTGATAACTACAACGAGCTTCCAGTCGAGCAATTTCCAGTTATACAAGAGCCAGACGAACCAATCATCGAACCAGGAGATGAGCCATTTGTCGAGCCTGATAGTGGTGAAAACAATAGCAACGAGCATGTAGAAAATCCGCTTGAGACGGCAAGAGCTTCAAAACTAAGAGACATAAGGGCATATGATAATTCAACCAACGTTAATGGCTTCAGGTTAAACGGTAATCTTATGTGGCTTGACAGGGAAACAAGGGCCAGTTTAAGGAACACTATAGAATCGGCTGCACTGGTAGGAAGAACTGAGCTTGATATATGGTTCGGTAGTGTTTATATAACTCTTCCGTTGGCCGACGCGAGGATGATGTTGTCCGTTTTGGAAATGTATGCTACAGATTGTTACAACGTTACGTCACAGCACATTGTTACCGTTCAGTCAATGGATGACATTGATGATATAATATCATTTGATGTGACTTCTGGATACCCAGAAATGCCAGAATTCAATATGTAATAATATTAGACAATGTGTTTTTTAAAACTAATTATTTAATATATGTTTGTATAAAATGTACAACATATTTTAAACCAATTGTATTGGCCTAATAAATAACATAAAAGTAAAAAATATATTTTAAATATGCCTCTTAACTATAATGATTCAGAATTACAAGAATTAATTATCAATCATTTCGATACGCTTGCAGATTATCAAGCCGCTTATCAGAGTGGGTTTATAAGTGGTACTGACATTACATTTATAGATGAGAATATACAAGCAGACTGGACTGAAACAGATAGTGGTTCTCCAGCATTTATAAAGCACAAGCCAACTTTAGGTGTACAAATACCTTCTTTTAATCCGTCTACAGATAATGGAAAGGTATTAAAAATTGTAAACGGAAATTTAGTTTGGTCAAATTAAAACTTCATTTTCATAATATTTTCCTTATTTTCAGTAAGGTAATTGATGCAGTCATAAGCGCTGCAATTTGGATAATGGAACGCATAGTCAAGCAGCATGAATTTAGCGGTTGACACGTAATTAGAAGGCCCACAATCAAGGATTTGCATTATATCATAACCATTGATTGGCAGTTTATATTCGTACATTGATATGTATTGTGAATATTTACCTAATTTATACGGCGCTTCTGTGTTATTATAAAATCTTTCACAAAAGTGTTCAAACACAGCAAGAAGTCTATTATAACTTTCATCGTTTCCGCATCTATACTGTTCTTTTGCTATTGTATAATAGATTTTTTCCCTTGAAGACAAGTCAGAATTTGCCAATTCATGTAAATGGTTTGTCTGGCCGATTTTTTCGATTTCCGAAATTATTGTGTTCGGATACTTCATGTGTCTTAGGATATTATTAACCGTTTCTGTATTATTGCCAATAAGTAGAATTGCAATTCTAGTGCATAAATCAACAGGAGAATAATATAAAAAATAATAATTTGACATTATATTGGACCTAAGGACTTCTCCGAAGCCGCAAACCAAATCCAAATTATCAATAGTTTTATTAATAAGCTCCATTGCATATGTTGGGTTGTCGCACATAATCATTTTGTTAAACTCAGCAGTAATTCTTTCTTGCGAAATAATTGCCAAGTCATTTGCGTTTTTGACCATAGACTCATACGTTGAGTCTTCAATTTCCCAACCATATCGTGATGCGAATCTGATTACACGAAGGATTCTTAAAGGGTCATCTGAGAAAACGATATCTGGGTTGTCGTTTGTCACTCTGATTATATGGTTTTTGATATCATCAAGTCCTTTTCCAGTTATGTCTTCAATTTCACCAGTCTTAATATTATAATAGAGTGCGTTAATAGTAAGGTCACGTCTGAAAGCGTCATCCTTAATGGATGCAAAGCAAGTTTCTGGATTTCTTGAGCCCTGGGTATATTTTTCTCCACGAGTATAAACGGCTTCCAATTCATATTCTGGAAATTCTTTAAGTTTGAACATTGCGGTTCCAAATGTAGGATAAGTTACAACTTTTTGGCTTAGATATCCGTTTTTGTCAAGCCATGTTGCCAAATCTATACCTCCGTTTTCAAGTTCTACAACAATGTCAATATCTTTGATATCATTATACATAACATAATCCCTAACAGCGCCTCCGACAATGTATGTAACACCGTCAAACTTGGTACCGTTAAGGATATCAGCCAGTCTGTTTGCTATCTCATTAAATTTATCTCTTGTCATATCCAAAATTTTAATTTACCGTGATTATACAAACAAAGTTAATAAAAAACAATATTTTATAAGTTTGATTCTGCTGAAATGTCTTGAATATCATTCAAACTGAAAAATAGTTTGTAGGTGTTTTATTGCCTCTTCCCTATAATACACAGCCTTTTTGAAAGCTGCGTCAATACTTGGCTTGTCTTCAAAAACGTTATATTCAACATTTTCATATGTCACTATTGATGTACCATCTTCAGCATCACGAATTTCTGATATATTGGAAATATCGAAGCATAATTCCTCTTTTCCAACATGCAGATATAAAATCGGTTTTATTTTAAAACCTATGTCAATTATATTGTCAGCCATTTAAAGTTATTTTTTATTGTTAATGGAAACAAAGCAAGTTTCTAGATTTCTTGAGCAATATTTATCAATATTGCACATTTTGGTTTAATCCGTCAATAATATCAAATTTATCCCAAAGAACTTTATTGAATAAATTCCTTTCTTCTTTTGTGATGATTTTGTATCCATCCATTTCTGGCAATGATTTTCCTTCCTTTGTCTGAAAAAAAGTTGTGCATTCCAATGATTCAAGATTTGGGAATGTTTTAAGCGGACATAAAAACAAATGAATATTTTTTTTATCATTGTGTTTATACACTCCGCCGTCTATTATGTATTCTGACACTGTAAGACCATCCGATTCAAGTTGTTCTATAGTGAGTCCAGTTTCTTCTTTCAATTCACGGCAAGCGGCCTCAAAATGTGTTTCATCATCGTCAACACATCCTTTTGGAAAATCGTAACCATAGTTCTTTGGTTTTCCAGTTCCATGGCAAGCAAGAATATCGCCATTTTTGTTTATTAAAATCATCGCACAAGTTGTAATCATTATTTGATATTTTTTTCTTTTTTATTTTTATTAAAAAAATTATTTACGCGTTTATTCATTTCCGCATAAGTTTGTGAAGTTGGATATTCTCCAAGCAACATACCTAGTCTGAAATGTTCTTTTTTGCCGAAATGAGGTGGATTAAGTTTAATTTGATTGTTATCTAGTTGTTGGAAAATAGATAAGCCAAAAAGTATAATGGCCATATCATATGACACATCATATAATCTCATTCGTTTTCTAATCTCATCGCTAAACGATGCGAATGAATTTTTATATTTACCGTTACAGTTATAATCAAACGGTATTTCCAGTTCTGTATATAGATGGTCTATCGCAATCAGCATAAATCTGGCGACTTCTTCTTCAGTTTTAGGTGTCCATCCATAAATTTTACTGAAAATATATCCAAGGTCAGAGACCAAATCAGTCTTTCTATACCAGCCCTTAGAATATAAAACAACGTCATTAAACACAAAATTTTCAATCATTTTAAATTATTTTTTAAAGCAAAATTTTTATACTTATTCAATAATGTGTATTGTGCTTGGTCGATATGGAATTCTTCTTTAACTACCTGAAAATCTTTAACGTAGCAATACACATAAACGCTATTGTTAGAGAACCAATCAGTATCCTTATCCAATTCAAATTCCAAATCACTTTCTTTGTCTTGATATACAAATTTATATGGCGAGCTTTTTAGTCCATAGGTATCTAACGTGTTTTTTATAAGATTATCCAGGTAGTCTGTTGTTATTGTAACATTGTTTTTCTTCTCGTTATGGTTTTTCTTTTTGAACCATCTTCTTTTATGTTTTGGTTCCTCAATTAAATCAAGTATTGACAATAACGCAGTAAGACTAATTTCAAATGACGCCCATTTTTTTTCGTTAATATAATATATCCAAGTTATTGAATTACTTACATATGAATCAGAAATTGTAAATTTTGAATAAAGATTTGGGTATTTTCTGCTTATAACAAAGCATGAAGCGCCATGATTTCCTGCTAGTGTGGTAACTGCTTCATATCCAATTTCATCAAATTTTTCAACAAGCAATTCATTCAATGAATCAAGCCATTTTTCATTTTTTTCTTTAGTATCTCTTAATCCTGTAAATAATAGTGGCCACATATAGTATTCATTTTTTTTTTATAATACAAAAAAAATTATAAAAAACAAAAATGGCGCTAACGAATAGCGCCATTGCTTATATAATGTTTGCTTTTAGTTATTTCTGGAATCTTCCAGTTAGTCCGTTGTCAAGTGCATCGCCTCTCATTGCCCCTGTTGCTGCATCGACAAAAAGCATGCCATTACCAAAGATAAATTCCCCGTGTTCTGGGAATGGAGGCCCAATGAGGCGTCTGAAAGTCAAATGGCGTGTCGGCAACATGCATCTGTAAGGCTCGATAAGTTTCATGCAAGAATCAAGAGTAACAGCATTGCGCGCATTAATCACTCCACATTCCATCCAATAGTCATTTTCTTTTGTGATAATAGGCATTGAATCAACATAACCTTCTGGATGCTCAATCATAATGCAAGTGTCTCCAACTTGGAAAATTGTTCTAATTGACATTACATTGATATCACCTTCTTCGGTTAACAATTTGTCAAACATTGCGTCAACTTCTAGAAACCTAAAGATTTTGTACTGTGAAGCAATCCAATCATAATCTTCAATTACCACTTTGTCATAGTCATAAGTTAAAGCTGCAACTGGCTTGTCTTCTGGAGGAGTAACATTCTTTTGACGCCTATCACAAGAAGTAAAAACCATAAGCATACACATAAGTAACATAAGTGTGAATGTTCCACATTTGTTAAATAAGTTTTTCATTTTTTTTTGTTTTTTTTAATTTAAAATTATTTTTGTTTACGATTAAATAGTTTTTATGAAATATTTAAATACTCCAAAGTATTCCATCCATGAGTTGTCCCCAATTTAATTTCGCATTTTTTGTTTTCGTTCTCTGGAAAATTACAGCCAAGAGTACCTCTATTAAAAAACGCGCAAAAGCTACATGGAGCTGAATTATCTATATGATGTATGAGTTTGTATTTTACACCATCAATAAAATATATTTCATTCTCATCTGAAAATCCACAATCAAAACAATTAAAATCTGATGTTTGTTTTGCTAATTTTTCTGCCGCCCATTTTGCACCTTCAATAAAGGCATTAACGCTGTCATAATCATCATGTTCAACACTTGGAAACAAGTATCTTTCTTCTGCTTCTAATCTTATTTCTTTTTCTGTCATATTATTAATCTTCAATTACATATAAATTATCTTTATCTTCATATGCCAATCCTTTATCAATTAAACCGAAATAATCAATATAATGGGATTTCAAAAAATTAACATAATTAACAACATCTTCATTAACTGGAGGATGATTTATTCCCCCATATACAATTCTATCTTGCAGTACACAGTATTCGACTTTCTCTTTTTCTGTCATGCTTGAAAACGGTCTAAGATATAATTTGACGTTCTCAATATCAATATAATCGTTGTCATGAAAAAAATCCACAGACCCATCAAGTTCTTGTATTGTGTTTGTGTAATTATATATATGTTCAACAAATAAAATGTCAAGCCGCGTATATAATCCATTATATTCAACCATAACGCCATATGGTAAATACTCGCATAGTGCTGTTGTTAATAATGTTTTATCTTCTTTTGTCAAATCTTTTGCGCTCATTGCATATATAATTTATATAATAATAGAATAAAAAAAAACGAAATTATAGGCAAGCATCATCACTTGTCAAGTACATATCAGTTATTTTGAACTTGAAGTTCCTTATGTTGTCGGATTTCAAGTCATTCAAGACTTTTTCTTTCAGATATTTTTGAATATCACGTTTCAATTTGTTGCATACGATTTCGGCATCGCACATTTCATCCTTGAACCATTCGTTGTCTTCTGGAAGAAATATCTCGTATTCGTATACGTATTCGACATAATATTTGTGCTTTCTGCTTACCATGTGATTCGTGTTATCTTGGCCAAGTTTCTTAGTCTAGCCAGTGAATGATTGAAGTGGCATTCTTCTGTCGGCAACAGCCCCCATCCCCAACCGTTGCCATATCTGCAAAAGCTGTTTCCAACATTTCTCTCGTCTCCCCAATAAAATGGGCATTCGCCACATTTAGCAACTGAATAACCTTTGGGCATCTCTTCGTTTTCCATAATTTTCTCTTCGTTTTTCTATAATTTTTAGACTTCATCGTATTTGCAACCTTCGACAATGATGTCGAGAAGCTGATGATATGTGTATTCGGATTCGAAATCCATGTTTTCGATTTCCTCCTTTGTGTATCCGTTGATGTTGAACAAAATCCACTTGTAAACTTCTTTTGAAATGTCTTCCAAAACTTCTTCCATAATTTTATTTGTTATTCAATTTATGTTATATCTTATAAAGTAATTATATAATTAAAATTTTGATTTTACAAAATCGAATTTTGCGCACACTTTAGCGTTAGCATATTTTTTGAATGCCTTTCGCTGCTTGAAATGGAAGAACCAGTTTATCTTGCAAAGTATGTTCTTCCACCAACGATAATCCCACACCTGGATATTGTTTATATACGTTGATGTATATCTCGGCACCCAAGGGGCATAAACATATCCTTCTTTTATGTCTTCAGTCTTTTTCATATTTTATACAATTAACATCCTTTTATTTTATTCTCTTTGTTTTGTGCTACAAGTCTTGTTATAAAGTATACCGTCTGGCTCACTCCTACTATTATCAATCCAGCCAGCACGGCTTTCAAAAGCACTAGCCCAGGGCCAATAGCTATCCAGACTGCAATCACTCCAATCGCTACAACAACTGTGAAAACGATAGAGATTATTAATGATACTACTAGCATTCTCATATTATTTCTCCATTGCTTTTTTGAATCCATAAATCAAATCGTCAACATCAATGTTTCCATCTGCTAAATCTGAGTCATAATACTTATAATCTCTTACGTGTTTTTCCAGCCACTCGCAAGCCTTTTTAATAAATTGACTTTTCTGATATTCGATATAACGCTTAATAGCCTCTTCTTCTTCAGCTCTTGGTATAATATCGCCATTTAGAGTTATCGTATATCCAAGACGATGCAATTCTTTAGCAAGAGATTTTGGTGACGGATTATCGTCTGCCCACTTCGCTCCTTCTTCAAACGCTTGTTCCAAATCATATAAATCATATTTCCCATCATCGTAATCAGAGTGGGTCTTCTTCCCATAATCAATACTTTTAAGGATTATTTCGCTTATTCTTAGCATTATTCGTCCCCTTCTTTATTATATTTCAATTTTATTAATGTTGTATTTGTCCTTGAATATTTGCACAGATTTACTGAACAGGTGTCCATAATCTTCAGGTGATAAGTTGTTTAAGCCACAAACAAGCCCTAGATATGTGTCCATAAGTTCTTTCCTTGCCACATTTGGTATTTCGCCCCATTTTGCAATACTAAATTCACCGCGAGAACATTTTTCAACAAAAACATCATACTTAGAACCTTCTTTATATGCATTATCCACATTTTCAATATGTTCTATCGTGTCCTCTATGAAATTTTTAAACAGTTTCAAGCCTCTTACTAGTGTATCCGTATCAAAAATAGATTGTGCGTAATTTGGGTAATATTCAGTTCCAACCAAACTATTCATTGCGTTGATTATGTCAACAGCAAGTTTTGTTTCTTTTTTGTATTCTTCTTTAGTCATAATATTATTTCTCTTGTTATTGATATACTTCAAATTTTTCTATAATAGTATTCTTTGGGACGTATATCTGTATATAGTTTTGATTTATTCGATGCCTCTTGGTACGACGTTCTATTTGGTCATAATTTGAATAGGTTAACCCATAATCTAATGGGTATGAATTTAAATTTTCAAGTGACTTGTAATTAGATATATACACTATTGCTGGACGCATATTTTCATGTGTTGCATAAATTAAATAACCCTCACGCTGGCTACCATGAAAGAAACTTTGTATTTTTTCTTGGTACTGTATACTCCCATATGTTTTTACTATACAGGGTTCTATACTGTCAGTCTCTATGATGTATGCTGCTTCTACAGGAACGTGAGCAAGTAATATACCTTGTTTAGTTTCCACGTAAAAGTAATAATCTTCCCATACGTTTTCGGATATACTAACGCTACCGCAACCTAAAAAGAATGAACCTCCTCCACAAATATTTTTCTCTTTATTATACTTAAGGCTTTTCAAACCAAATTTTATTTTATAATCAAATGGTTTTAGCTTCTCGTTCCGTATACATTCCTGTATCGAATCCTGTCGGTGTTTTTCATTTCTAATAGAGTCTTGTTTATCAATATGCTCTTGGCTCGACATATACTTATGGCAAGAAAACATACCAAATATCATCAAACCAACTACACCTGCAACTGTTAAAACAATAGATGTATAATGTATGATATCACTCAATATTTCTTTTTTCATCATATATTATTTAACTATTTCACTACTCTTAGTTTCTTTTTTTTTATTGTTTGATGATTTGGTTTATTTCAATCCAGAATTGTTATTTTACGGCACCTTATCTTTCCTCCGTTATATACAACACGCCCAACATCCTCGTATCTGACTTTTACCCTGACGACAAGTTGACCGCAGTACTCCTTGGCCTTATTTTCGGTCCATACGGACAGACCAAATGAATTTTCATCGGATGAACAATCGCAAAAAGACTCATATGTTTCATTAGGCAAGTATTTATACTTAAAGTTGAAATTAGAATACCTGTCAGACCTAATCCCCTTATAGGCAATGAAGTAATCGTCATGACATTCGTACAGGCAAGTGGACTCGACCTGCTGTTTCAGGAACTCCGTGTCTCTGTATGCCCAATTATCGTCTATCAAAGAAGAAATTAGTTCGTCAGAAAATTCAGTAATAAATTCATTCGACAATTTCTGGTATTTTGAAATACACTCCCAATAAACACTGCGCTGAAACTCACGAATAAAATCCTCAGACAGATTTTGATATTTTGAAACATAATGCCAAAAAACTTTATCCTTAAACTCACGAATAGTGTCCTCTGATAATTTCTGATATTTTGAGATGTCATACCAAACAACATAGCGCTGGAACTCGTTAATAAAATCTGCTGAAAGTTGTTGGTGGCTTGAAATATTAGACCAATTAACCCTGTCATTGAACTTGCGAATGAAATTCTCAGAGAGTTTCTGGTATCGTGACACATACCACCAATCCACTTTGTAACGGAATTCACGGATGAAGTCCTCTGATAATTTCTGATATTTTGAAATGTAAACCCAATTAAATTTATCCTTGAACTCTCTGATGAAATCCTCAGAGAGTTTATAGCGTAATGAAATCAAATTCCAATCCACATCATCAAATGACTTGTATTCGGTTCCTAGCTCTTTGTTTAAAAAATCAAGCTTATCCATTAATTTTTTGGCCTGTTTATTCACCTTCATATTGTCCTTATTTTTATATAATATCATTTGTTTTATACATTCCATCTGGCGCTTGCAAAGCCAGACATTTTTCTATGAGTCCTCGGTAGTCGAAATGGCGGGCGCTGAGCCAATCTATTACATCGTTGCATAAACTATAAGATAATCTTGAAACATAATCCTCAAGCGTTCCTCCTTCTATATAACCGAAACCATTACAATCAACCTCCTCTGCCTCCAAATATTCTTTTAGTTTAATTTTCTCGTCCTCACTCATGCTTGACATTGGACGGAGATACAACTTCATATCATCCAGTTCCAATTGACTTTCAAAACAATGGACAAAATGGTCCATGCTCTCCATAGGGTCGGCATACATAAATTCAAGGTCTCTATTGTCACTCTTTCTATGGACAATGATTCCATACGGCATCATTTCACATATTACTTTTATTAAAAGTCTATTTTCCTGTTTGTTCATGTCACTAAATATTGTACCTATAAAATTTGAAATGTCCGTAGAATTCAGGTTGCTTCCAATAGTTTATCGACTCAACAACCTCGTTTACGTCTTGCATCATTGTGTCATAATCTTCGAATGGTTTTTCAGAATATATACCTATGCAGAATTGTGGAACCCTTTCAACATCAATTGTCTCGATTGTCACTTTCCATATAGATTTTGTGGGGAGGTATCTCCTGTCAAATGTCCTAGCAATTACAGCCATCGAATATTGGTTTTCGGTATAAAGATACACAACATACTGCCTTTGAAGATGACCACAACATGATTCGAATGTGGTCACACCAGGCAACTCGTTTAATGCATCGCAAATCGGAATGCACTCTTTGTCCATATATTCGTCGTATTCAATCATATTTACAGTGTTTTAAATCTTTTAAATAATTTAGCTTTGGTAAATAGCTTTTTCCACCATGGAAGGTTGTCCTCGTACCTTAGTTTTTCAATTTCATCGTATGCTTCCATAAGCTCTCTAGTTGTTACCTTGTTCTTTTCCAATACATCAACTGGAATTGCAGGGGATTCTGACAGTCTCTGACATCCAACGAATCCATTATCGTAAGTCTCGGGATATTCAGGTATTTTTGTTCCAGACAGTCCATAAATTTCACCATCTTCTTTGGTGCTTTTCGAAACATTGTTGAGTGAGTTCCCATTGATATCAACTTCCTCAATCATAATCATGTTTTTACACTCTGGACAGTCGCAGTACCGAAATTTTCTAATAATTCTGTTACAAATGGCTCCAGTTACAGGTGTGGCGATTGTGTAGGTCTCAGACCTGTCTGCGATGAACTCACACCCGCAGTTATAGCATTTTGCTTCGTATTTCTGTTTTACTTCACCGTGTTTGATTATTTCCATTTGACATTAAAAAAGTGTTTGCTAAAATAGATTCAATTGTTTCGATTGTTTGTCCCTTCCGTTGCATTCTGTTGATTTCAGATGATATGTGTTTTTTTATTGTTATAATTTCTTTAAGCACCTCAGCTGATTTTTTCATTTTGTATGCTTTTTCGTCCAAATTCGTATCTTCCTTATATAATGAATAGTGTACTGGATAGCCAAGACTATCTAATATTCTAAGTTCAAAATAGTTGTCGTATTCGTCAACTTCGCCCGTATCAATCTCGATAGAATATCTACAGATTTCTTCATGGTCTAGCAGTTCGTTGTATAATAAATCCTCAAAACACTCCAAATCGCTCTCATCCATCAAGTATTTGACAGAGTCGTATATTTCACCATCCCACTTTCTTAGACTGTTGTATTTTTCAATAAAAGTTTCAGCATCCATAATACTAAATTAAATTTTTTAGTTCAAGAACAGGCAATTCGCCGATTTCTTTATAATAAAAATTTTTTAAATACCAATTGTTGTGCCATTTTTTTGACTTTTCAATCAGCTTATTTGCTTCTTTGATGTCATCAATGTAATCAACCAGTGTTGATGTGCTGATATCCACACATTTGTTTTTGATTATTTCATATTCAGTTTTCGCTTTTTCGTATTTTTCGAAATCTTCTTCCTTTGTTTGGCAAAAGCATAATGCAACAGTGGCATATATGCTATAAAGAATAAGCAAAGTCCCAAATAGTGGCCCTTCTTGAAATATGTCAAAACAGAAGTGCAAAACAATAAGACCAACCCCTGCAATTAATGATATTATTAATAACGCTATATACATGATTTAATCAAATTTTAGTTAAATAAAACAATAATTTTAAAAATACCCGATTGACCAAGAAGATAAATGTCCAGACAGGTCAAATTTGTGTTTCTCTTTCTTCTTTGTTTCAACTCCTCCTGGCTTTACAACTGTTGTATAAACAACAAACTCTTGGCCGCACCATCTTTTACCGTAATCACTTACAAACCTACCCACACGGCTCAAAAAATCTGGATAACTAGTATGCAGTGACCCATATTTGCCAACCATATCATCAATTAACTTTTTAAGGTCGTCTTTTTTTATTGTATGCATATCGTGCGCCGAAATAACATCTTCAATGTAAACTATATCTTGTTCTTTGTGCAAATCTGCGTACACCTTAATCATATTTCGATGTTTAATTGTCTATTTAATAACTATTCATTGTCAATTTCTACCATTTTCAGTTGTCTGATAAGCTCGTCAGCGCTTTTCAGTGCAAGTTTCGCTATGCCTTCTTCTGTATAATCGTTCACAAATCGACGCATTGAAATGCTTGCCGCAATCTCTTTAGCCGCATTCATTCTAAATGCATTCCAGTCAATTTGTTTTGGCTCTTCAATAATAGACCATTCACCGTCATTTATATTTGATATACGTAAAACACCATTACTGTCAACATAACTTACGTTGCCATATTCACTTGAAATGTTGAAATGGGTGACTATTTCACCTGTGTTGTTATTTTTAGCTTTCATAATAATTATAAAATTAAATTTTATTAAAATGTTATACAAAATCTACCGTCTATATTTGTGCTATTTAAGTTTTCTAAAAACGATTGGGTGATTACTATAATAAGGTAATGACCTAATTGTGTTATAATCAATAAACTCCATAGCCTCGTCTGGCTCCATACCATCTCTTTCAACAAGGTATTCGACCATTAGGTCATAGTCATAAACAGCCCTGTCATCATCTGACAGCCCAACAAAGGCACTATCATAACAAGGGTCTTCAAACAATAGAACTTCTTCATAGCCAATTTCATTAATTAATTCTTTTATTTCGTCCTGTGTCATAATAATAAACTTTGTTTAGTGCGTTATTATACAGTTTATTTTAAATTTAAATTATTTATGGCTTCTTCAATTTCGGCTTTTCTTCTGGCAGCGCAATATTTGCAGTTTCCCTTATGAGTCATCGCATACGGACCTTGTATATATTCGCAACCATCAACAATAACAACGCTATTGGTAAACGGCATTTTATCATCATAACTATGGTCTCTTTCAAAACATCCGCACATCAAGATAACACCAAAAATAAAAATTAAAAATTTTTTCATACTTTAATTCATTTAATACTAAAACTATATTACGAATAATAATTTAATTAACCAAAGTTATTTTGCTTCAAATGTTTTTATTATCGTGTCTTTTATTGCTATTATACCATTAGTGTTAATATTGCGAGTTCCAATACCAGCAAAGTTTTTAGTTAAAATTGGGGTTTTTATTTGGGTCCATTTACCATTTTCAAACCTACCCCATACATCTCTATCTTGGTCGTAAAAGTTAACTGGTTTTCCGTCGTCTATGGCCATTTGAACGGCCCAACCAGTACCTCCATCCACCATTTTGTTCTTAAACTTTCCAATGCCGAACACCTCATCAGAATATTTAACCTGCATATAATTCCTGGCAAGTAGGTCCATATATTTCCATGGGTGTCTGTTTAGGGTTTTATTGGCAAATAGTACATGTTCTTTACCCTCTTCAAACTCTTCGTCTGTTACTTCATGGTTACCATTTTGTGTTCTTGTTCCGTGCCAATAATGCTCAGACACAATACCGTATTGAGCACCAATCTCACCCCACATTGTATCACTTCCAATTGCCCCGCCAGAATGATTTACATAATAGCCATCATAATGATGTATCTGACAAAAAATATCATGCCATTCTTCAGAGAAATATATATTGTTTGGAACTGGATTGATTGTAAACATATCAAGCATTTCTCGTCCAGTATAGCCATTCAATGACGTTTCGTTCATTTTGGTGCGATATGCTACTTTGAAATCCTTATCTGGCATTGACCTGGCAACCTGATATAGTTTTTCTATGTTTTTAATTATATCAGTTTCTGATATGCTTCTAGTGCCTGGTATCCTCAAATCCTTAGTGGGCAAAGCATATGATTGGCCTTGAATGCCTTCTCCTTGTCCATATATGGCGCCGAATTTATCATGAGCAGCCTTTGCGGACCCAGCACCATGTCTACCTTCTGGATTGCTTCCAAAAACAAAAATAGTTTTTTCTTCTGGTTCAATATTTCCTTTATAAAATTTCATAATTATGATATTACAATTATTTTATGTGTTTAGCAAATATTAGTGACAAAACCCAGCAAAAATTTGTGGATATTCATCTTGACACCCTTCCATGATAATGTCGTATAATTTAATTGGTGATATGTTTTTTGTTGAAACGGTTACATTTTTTTTAAACATTCCATATTTTTTACCATCATCAAATTCAGCAACAATGATAAAATTGGCCATACATTCATTATTTATTACATTATATTTTATGTCGGATTCCTCATCAAAATAGCCATTAACAATTTGAATTTTATCAGACACAATTTTTTTGTATGCGTCAAGGGATGTCATAACATTAAACGTAATAGTGTACAAAGACTTATCAGAGTTTGATATTCTATCTATTTCATCACCAATTTGACGATTTATTTCTAATTGATACTCATAACTTAAACGTTCTTTGTTTTTTAAAACTAAATTCAAAGATTCATTTTCAAACCAAGTTAACTGATTGGAAATATGTTTGTTATTTTTTTTTATTTTCTCAAAATAAAATTCGCCGTCCCATGGTTTGTACTCTATTATTCCATATTGCATTGCTAAACGGGCTTGAAAGGTATCAATACATGTATGTGACAACTGATTTAATATTCTTTGTCTAAAACCATCTATTCCATTAATGTTTTTATAATAATTACATGCACGGCATGACGGTAATAAATTATCCATATCGTCTATGGAGCCGTCATCAATCATTTCAGCTACCTGTTTTCTATCGTTTTCTTTACCATATATGCTTTGTGCAAACGCTTTGATATGGTCAATTTGCATATCATTAATGCTAATTTCCTTTCCACAGTATGCACAACGGCCTCCGTATTTAGCGTATACTTTGGCTCTTTTCTCCTTGCTTATTCTGTTTCTTTTCATCTTTCAAGTCTTTCTTAAAATTTTAATTCTGATTAACGTTTCAACGTTTTTTCAAAACTTGCAAAGAGCGAATGTTCATCTATACTATACCCATTCTCGTCAGTTATATCACAAACACGACAAATCTCACGTAACCAAGCTCGAATATCGGCCATCATACATTTCTCTTTCCATTCTGCCATCTCCTGACAGGCCATCTCTATCTCCTTGTTGCTGTACACAAAGCCGCTGTCGTTTGAGTATTCTGGGTAGACATTGTGATAATATTGTCTTGCATATAGTCTTTCATACTTTATTCCAAGTTCTTTTGACTTTTCTTGATTTGTCATTCAGCCACTCCTTTCCATAAAAGTGGTTTGCCGTCGGAATTAACCAGTACTGTGAAGGTTCCATAATTGTAAGCCCCGTCAGATACTGAATACATTACAAGTGTTTCTTTATCATAAACGATTTGCCAGTTTACTGTCTGTTCGACAACAACAAAACGACTTTCGCTAGAAGTGCATTCGATTTTGTCTGTCACTTGCATTTTGCATCCAAACAGCATTGTGGATGCCAATAATAATATTACGAATATCTTATTCATAGTACATATTCTTCCATAGATTTTTTGAAAAAAAATTTGATAACCAATAAATGTTTCTCTTGTCATAAAGTTAATTTTATTCAATTATAAAATGAGGGTTTTCGATATGGCATTTTTCTTCCGAAATTTAAACAATCTTCACTTACTTGTCCATTTCCATACAATTCTGAAAGTCTTTCTTTATCTGTCATTATATGTTTTAATGTCTTCTATGTTTGAAATAATTTCAATTAACAATTTTTCATCCTTTTTCTGTTGCCCTTGATGATATGTTTTATCAGAGCCTCTTCTTATTTCCTGTTCGTGATATAACCAATCTGATGTCAGGCTATTTATTTTACCAATTTCTTGTATAGTCATTTTAATTATTTTGTTTTTTCCAATTGTCAGTAATAATGATATTGTTATCTTCTCTATATTTTAATTCTCTTTCTATTACCCACGTATAATATATGTCAGTTAAACCACGTTCTTCATTGTATGTTAGGATATTTTTCAAGTGTTCGTTACTGCATTTAGAAATTGGTTTCCAAATTCTATGGCCATTTTCGTCAAATGTGCCTCGATAAACATTGTTTCTAATATCTTCAAACGGGTGCGTTGAGTATATTGAAACGTTTGCCGCTGGTATTTTATTAACTGTTGTCCTGAAATACTCACCTCCACCGTCAACGAAATACGTATCTTTTGCCAAAGTATCATAATGTTCAACAAAATCGTGAACGTGCTTTGACGTTAAAATAGTACCATCTGGAGTTCGTATTCTTGACGAAATAAGATGTTCGATTGGTTTAATATTACCATCAATAACTCTATATAGTAACATATTAGCCTCGTCTTTGCTACGGTCAATACCATACGGCATATGATATTTATCGCCATTATGCAGCTCAAATATCCAATCATATTGGAACCCATAATATTCGCCGTTTTCAAGCTTTGAAATTTCTGGAATACCAGGCTCTGTGTAATCAAATAAACATAATTGTCCGTCTAATTTATCTTTTCTCATCTTAATTTTTATTTTTAATATTTTATTGAAATAATACATTTTTTTCATAAAACAAGCAAACTCCAAGCAAAAAAAAAGCGACCAGTTTGGCCGCTTAGTTTGCTATATTATAAATAAGATTTAAATTCATATCAGTATGAACGCAAAAAGATTCATAAAGCATATAACCTCCATAAAGAAAATCCATGCTTTGTTATCCACGTCAGCACTATAAAGGGCGTTATATACACCATCAACTTTTAAACCTATAATTATGAACATCGGGTATAGCAATAATGTTGTCATAATTGCATTTGGGCTGATGATACATAAGTAAATTGTTGATAATATTATTGTCAATATTGAATTGAAATAATGTATTGGCTTTGCCCATCCATTTTTAAATAATTCCTTGAACGATAATGATTTTATTAAATCTTTAATTGATTTAGATTTCACTAAATTGCCACAAACTCTATCATTATCCGTGACTTCTGGTGCTTTGTAATCGCAAGACACTGCAACAAACAATAACCCAATCATGCAAACAATTGGAATCCAGCACAGCTTTGTTGGAGATATTGTAAACCAGTAAATCCCAAGCGGTGCTGATGTTAATACACACCAGGCAGAAAATAGCCATCTCCATTTTTCTGGTAGCAGATAAAATGTTTCAGATAATGAAGTTGGAACACCAAATCTAAATATAACGAATATCGTATATGCAAGACAGGATACTATTGAAATAATCGGTAACGATATCATTGTTTTTTCTTTTTAAACATTTTGATAATTATTATTACTGTTGCACATATAGAAACAGTTATTAAACTTGCAACAAATGCTATTGCAAGTGTGATTCCTCCAGCACAAACAACATATGTTATAAGCGCTAAGACAACTATAGCAAGTAAAAAAGCTAAAATATATCCTAATATAACCATATTGTATTTTAATTATAAATAGTCATATTTGAACATATTAAAAAAGCGTGTAGATATGCGTCAAAACGGCGGTTATTGTTTTAACAATTCATTCAGTTTATCAATTTTATTTTGATATTCTTCAGAAAACACCTCATTGGCTTTGTTAAAAGCGTTTTTCACAATATCGCAATCAACGCCACGAATACACGTAATTTCGTTAGAATCCCCATAAATTTTATATTCAAGCGATGACGGACTAGTGATAATATCGGTAAAACCCGCTATTATTTTTTTGAGATTAATTAACTCGTCATATATGTCGTGTATATTTTTAACTTTTTCTAAAAAATCTTTTGCTTGTAATTCTGACTTATTCATATGCAATTTAGTTTATATTTATAATACAATCATCTTAATAAAAAAACAAAAAACGGCATTATTTATATGCTTATAAGCTATTTATATAGTTGAAGATTAACATTAAAATAAAATAAAACATTATTAATATATGGATATTTTACTACGTGAATCAAAGAGGGACAATTTGCTACTTAGCTATTATAACGCTATTGTAGAATCTGGATTACAAATAAGTTTTGGGCAATTTAAATCAAAATTATTACAAACATTATCATCTGGAGGCGGAATACACAGCTTATCTGAACGTTCAAATTATTACTTGGCTGGAGCCGCAAGATATTATTTTAACGGTGATTTAACACTTAATAAAAATTTGTCTATGCTAAACCCAAAGGCTTGGGAAGGAGATGTGGCTGTTCTTGATGACTGGAACGATGAAGTTTGTAAAAGACTGGACGCTTGTATTAAGGTTCTTAGAAATGCATATATAGATTCTGTTGGCACCACATTTGAACAACCAGAAGATTTCGGCACGTTGCCAATAGGTAAATTATTAAGAAAATACAACAAGGCAATAAATAAGGTTCTAGGAATCGTTACCCCTAAAAAAGAAAAAGAGGCCCCTCAAATAGATATGGACCCAAATGTTGGTAAAAACTATACATTTGAGATAATGTATTCACAGGCCGATTGCCAGAAATACGAAAGGCCTACGGCTCCTGGTTCGTGGTGTATTACATACGGCGAAGGCCATTACAATTATTATGTAAGACATTTGGGTATACACTATGTTATTTTTAGACAAAACGGATGGGAAAATATAGAAAGACCCAAAGACCCTTTGTCATCACCAGGTTTTACACGAGCAAAACCACATGATGCCTACGGCAATTCACTAATCGCATTATTACAGAGCAATAAAAGCCCAGAACCTGTTTATATAACGTCACGTTGGAATCACGGTAGAGAGGTTTCTTGCGAGGCTGACCATGCTTATACAAAAGAAGAGTTCCAACAAATCACTGGAGTGACAGATGACGATTTGAAAAGAATTTACGATATTTGGAAGGCAAATAAACCAGCATCAAATCGTAGCGATAACGGCGCGGCAAAAACAAGAGAGGAAAATAAATTAGCCATTCGCGATTTAAAATATGTACAAATGCGAATAAATGCTGGAGAAAACCCAAATTCCTTGTTGGCTAAACATTATGTGTTAGCTGGAAATAGAGATAGTAAAATCCAAAATTGCGTCTCTTTTTGTAGAGTACAGAAAGAAGGCGACACAGATAGAAGACCTGTACTTGATTTTTATTTTTTAGTCGATAGGGGTAAAATTATTTATGAAACGGCAATTAAAAACGTATATCCAAGTATTTCAGGAATAAAAAATGGATTGGCTGTTTTTGAATTGTCAAATTACGAGAAAAATGTTGGATTTATGTATGACATAAAATCACATAGACTCTTAGATGTCGGTGGATATGTTAAATTTTTATCAGTACCATCAATAATTAGTGATGATAGTAATAGATATTTTACAGTGAATCGTTCAGCAAGTGATTTTGCCTTAATTGATTCAATAACAAAACGGCCAATTCAATTACCAAACGGGGAATATTGGTCTAATGCTATTAAAATTTCGTCTTATGACTGGAGGTCACATCGCGGTAAATACGGAGCACGTTTACTACCAGAAAATACTGTTATATGCTTATTATATGACGAGTCTTCTGGCGAAAAATATTTTTTCGATACTGGTTTAAATAAATTTTTAACAAATTTAATTCCAGAAGGATTTCCACTTGATGATTCAAATCCGTACCCGTTTAATATTGGTTCAACATGTGGAAAATTTGTAACCGTTAAGGCCTGTACTAACGACAGTACTTTCAGAGGATATGACGCAACTATATTATATGATAGGGAAAAAGGAGTTCCACTTGATTTAGGCACGAACGAATATTTCTCTGACATTCATAATCTTAAAGACAATGAATTGTTTTTATGTACAAGCAGGTCTAATAGAAGAATTATGTTTATTGGAGATGCGAAGAATAACAGATTATTACAATATAACAATGGAGACCCAATAAAAATATTTGATGAATACGTGGTAACAACTGATGATAAATATTTGATGTTTGTTATTGATAACGAATATGACACCAGTCACCCAAAAGAAGTGTATGCAAGAATATTAAACCTAGACACAATAACTTTTTTGACTAATCCATATCACACAGAATCAGACCCAACAATTTTTAGAATTGAAAACAGGTCATCATGGGGAATCGACGCGTTTTATTCAAGCGGATTACGTAATATAATTACTAACCCTGATAAACACAACAAATACAATTATTCTGGAATAATTGACACTGTAAACATAAACACTTTAATTCAACACCAAAATAATAACGGCAATGAATTTTAATCATTGCCGTTTTTTTCTTCTTTATCTTTAAAATATTTATATCCTCCAGATATTATGTTGCTAAGTTCTTCTGGTGTTACAAGTTTAAGCGCCTCGCTCATCTTGAAATCATAATCACCTTTACATATTTTTCTTACTGTAGAATCATCACAAGATAGTTTTTCTTTTATGTAATCGTGTACACCACATGTTCCTCCTTTATGCATTAATAAATATAACACTATACATCCAGAGTATCTTGTCCAATATCTGTTTTCTTGTCTCCACTTTGCATGTTCCCTCCAATCAGATGGAGCTGGCTCGGATATTTCTTTTAATTTTCTCAGTGTTTTTGAGACTGATTCTAATAATTCATTCTGCATAATTAATAATGGATTAATTTTAATGGAACAATCATAGGCATATTGCAATCAAGTTCATAATATTTGTTGAAATCTATGTCTTCGTCTTTCATGCTTATTTTGATTTGATTTTATTGTACAGGTACCACTCGGCGGCATTTTCGGCCTCTTCTTTCGTGTCCCATTTCATGTTTCCTTCGCTGTCGTAGATGTCACGCTTTCCAATCTTGGCGTACCAATGTGTTCCGACATTTCCAAGCATATTCCATTGCATGTATCTAACATCGTCAATAGACCAGTCTTTCTTAGCTGGGTATACAAAACAATCGTATTCCACTTCCTCGGCAATTTCAAAGAATCTGTCATCCATCATGTAAACAGTCATTCCTTCAGTAAGGTAAATGTCATCACCACGAATGAACGATTCGACTCTTGTCTTATACGCAAGGTTTTCAAGTTCAATCATTCCTTCTATATATGACTTGTTAAGTGCACAACAATAACCCTCAATCCCCATGCCAAATTGCGTTGTAGGGTGATGGAAAAGAACATAACCATCGTCATGCACTTGAGAGGCATCAAACCGCTCTTGCACACCCAATCTTATTTCGGCGGCACAAACCTCTCTCCAATGTAATTCAACATCTTCAATAGTCCTTGGCTTGAAATACCATATCCCGTATTCTTCAGTACCTTTTCTGTGTACTCTTACAAATTTGTATGACATTATTCTGTCTTTATGTTTGTGGTTACTGTATTCTTTGGCTTTACTTCATCAATAGTGTTTGTTGAATATGTTCCTCCATCACCATATGGTCTTGGACAGTTGATGCAGTCGTGTTGTGGATTTGTACACAGTCCTCCATTGAAACATGGAGGATAAGCAGTACTTATACCAGGCGGGTATGTTTCTCCAGGTGTAAGAGGGGTTCTTTTGATTGGTGTAACATTTGGGTAATCAATGTTGATTCCAGTAGGTGGGTCTTGAAACTCTCTTGTCTCATATTTGAATTTATGACCATCAGTCTGGTGTTCTGATATATATTTCAAAACAGCTTCTGCGTTGTCGAATGCATCGACAAAGTCACAATGGTGTTCCGAATTCAAGTACTCGTCTAATAAAATGTAAATTTTCATTATATAGATTTTTTTAATTATTATTGTTATTCAATATTTTATTGTTTAATAATCACATAAAGCATAAATGTCACTACTGGTAATACATAATTCCAACCAAGCATTTTTTATATCATTTGGAATATTATGGTTTCCTACAATAGAAGAGTATATTTCACGGGCCATTTTATTTATACATTCATCGTTAATTTCAAACATACATATGGTGTTTTTAATCCAAAATTGTTATCTTCTTACATCTTATTTTTCCACCGTTATATACAACACGCCCGACATCCTCATACATGACTTTTACCCTGACGACAAGTTGACTGCAATACTCCTCTGCATCTTTTTCGGTCCACACAGACAACCCAAACGAATTTTCACATGATGAGCAATCGCAAAAAGAGTCATAGGTTTCACCAGGCATATATCGATACTGGAAATTGTAGTAAGAATATCTGTCAGACCTAATACCCTTATAGGCGATGAAATAATCGTCGTGGCACTCGTACAGGCCAGTAGACTCTACCTGTTCTTTTAAGAATTTATAATTCTTATAATACCAATTATCGTCTATTAACGTATGAAAAAGTCTATCATGAAACTCATTAATAAATTTGTCAGATAACTTTTGTTGCGCTGAAATACAATTCCAATATACTTCGCTTTTGAACTCTCTGATAAAGTTTTCAGAAAGCTCTTGATAAGTTGAAATACTTTGCCAATCAACCATATCTTTAAATTCTCTAATGAAATCTTCAGATAATTTTTGTGATATTGAAATATAGTACCAGTCAACATAATCTTTGAACTCGCGTATAAAGTCCTCAGATAGTTTCTGGCATTTCGAAATACTATACCAATCAACTCTACCCTTAAACTCTCTTATAAAGTCCTCGGACAACTTTTGATATTCTGAAATCTCATCCCAATCAACATCATTTTTGAAATTTCTTATACAATCTTCAGATAATTTTTGATGTTCTGAAATCCAAGGCCAATAAACTTTATCATTAAACTCACAAATAAATCCTTCTGACAATTTTTGATATACTGAAATATCGTACCAATCAACATAGTCATTAAACTCTCGGATGAAATCCTCGGACAATTTTTGATGTGCTGAAATATAGCCCCAATAGACAATGTCCTTAAACTCTCGAATAAAGTCCTCTGATAATTTCTGATTTCTTGAAATGCCATACCAATTAACCTTGTCCTTGAATTCTCTGATAAAATTCTCTGATAGTTTTTGGTGCGATGAGATTGCATCCCAATCAACTTTATCATTGAACTCTCTGATGAAGTCTTCTGATAAATTTTGGCCAATACTTATTCCTACCCAATCAACTTTATCCTTGAACTCCCTGATAAAGTCTTCTGACAAAACTTGCCATCTTGAAATATTGTGCCAATTACTATGTTCATTGAATTTTCTGATGAAATCCTCTGACAGTTTTTCGTTGGCTCCGATGTAATTCCAGTCAACATCATTTAAAGAATTGTATTCATTTCCAAGAATAATTAATTTTTTCATTTTTATTATTTTTTTATTTAAAAATTTAAGCGTTTTTTTAGTACGCATATTTATTTTTTCTTATATGATTATATAATTTAATTTTGAAAAAAAAATTATTTGTATTTGATGAATACAAAATAATGTTGCGGGTAAAACACCTCCTTGAAAACACCTGTAACTGGCTTTCCTTGATTATATGCTTTCTGTGCTATATCGACAGTTTCACATCTGTCAACCGAGCCGTCATATGGCAATTGACAGCAATCATATCTTCCGTTATTGTCCCAGTCCACTTTTATATGATGGTTTTTATGGTGTCCACCCATAACCTTGAACTCCCTGTACATTGGTTGCCTGTATCGCAATAATGTTGAATCCCCTTTTTTATTGTACTCCCACACATATATGTAATCAGAGTCTTGCCGCTCGATTCTGTCTGACCTGTTGCAACCAAGTTTCAACAAACCGTTCCTGATAGATGTCGGTACAGCAAACATTATCAAAAGAATAGTAAAAAGTATAATGATAAAACATAAAATTTCCTTTTTCATAATAATCAAATTAGATTTTCCAGACAATACTTTATTGCGTAATCCATAGCTTCTTCTGCGGATTCAAATTCATCATTCATCATGTGACTGTCTGTGTCAATTTCGTTAATTGGCTTAAGGAGTGTGTATTGAAACCACCATGGCTTGTGTAGCTTATTGTTATCGTCTAAAAATGCAGCAGGATAACGAAATACATTTATGTGGATGCCGTGTACTTCTCTCAGCCACTTCATTATATCATAACGATGTAAAGCAGTGTAAGTGTAACCTTCTTCCATGTTATAGCGGGTTTTGAACTCGCCATCATATCCTTTTTCTTTTAACAGATTGTATGTTTCTCTGCTGACATAATCTTCCGTAACCATAAATGCAATTTACTTTATTTTTTATTAATTCTACAATTAATTTATTAAAAAACAAAACCAAATTTTTTACTCTTAAAAGATTTAATATTCTGTGATTCTTCATTGTATTCACAGTTAGTGCATTGATAACTGTTAATCCCAAACCCATGTTTCATCGGGTACCCGCACTTTGGGCATGTATTAAAATCTGTTGGTGGTATCCAAATCTTCTTTTTTATCATTTCTTCTGTTGACATAATCAAATCAAATTTTCTAAACAATATTTTATTGCTGCTTCGCAAACTTCCTCGTATGTAGTATAATCTTCTTTTTCACTGTCCATGTCAAAATAATCTCCGTCACCTTTTCTTGCACTGTTATATTTTGGAATTGATATGTTATAACTCCAAATAATATCTTTAAATACTGGATTACCATTTTCATTGTAATTTTTAAATTCCCAATAAGTATTAATATAACAGCTATGCACCTCACGAAGCCACTTCATTGCCATCTGAAGAGTCGGTGCGGCAAGGCCAAAGAAACAAGGATTTGTGATGTTACGAATAGGGTGTGGACTTTGACTGTGCACCAACTCGTTGTCTTTCTCATGCCAATACTGAAAACACATTTCATCAAAGCCTTTTTCTTTCAAAAGCTTTGCTGTCTCAAAAGATACGTAATCTTCTTCAATCATAACTAAATTAAATTTTCTTTCTAATGTCAATTACCAAATCGTTAACCAAATTCGCATCAACAGTTTCTGGAATTGTTGAATTTTCAATTGCTGCATTCATTTCAACCACTTTTTTCTCAAGAATCTCCATAAGTTCATCATATTCAAACTTATGCGCCCGTATATCAAGTAGAAGCTCGGAATCAATTCCTTTTCTATTAACTTTATATGTTTGTCCATTTGCAATTTCAATGCAAGTCTGTACAAGCCTGAAGCATTCGCTCATGTTCTTTGCATCGTAATTTTTGCTCAGATTTGACTGATACCTTACTGGGTTTCTTTTTGCTTCCCATTCCTTATATTCACGATATTTTCTGCAATGTGAAGTGTAGCCATCCTGGTTATAATTAATATAACACAAAGGTCTTTCATGTTTTACAACAGAAGAAAGTCTTAAACTTGTGGATTTTCCATCCTCATCCATAATGCCTTTATAACCAGCTGGTTTTAGTTCGTTAAACCAATCTATAGTTGGCTCAAAATCATATTCAACGAGGTGATAATGTGAAACAATTAAACTATACATTGTATCATAATGATAATATTTGTCTTCCAAATCATTAATTGAAATGTTTTCATCCGCAAAATGGTTCCACCAGTCATAATACAGGCCATAGCAATTTGGCATGTTAGGAATATTAACAAGGCCACAATATTTTTGATTTAGATTATATTTATTCAGCCACTGCTTTAGCGGTATGCTGCCTTGATTGTGGAATGTATAACAAAAATCAAGAACATCTTTCCTCTCTACTATCGGTTGCACAATTTTTTTATTTAATCCACGTGCTTTGTAAATTTGAGATACAGCATAATTTCCAAAAGGTTGGAAACATTCTTTCGTTAAAAAAATGTTTCTGTTTTCAACAAATGGCATAAATAATTTATCCCGTTCAACAACAAATTCATCATCGACAAACAAACTTTCAAGTACTGTTGGATTTGATTTGCATAATAGCCTTCCGAATTTACCAAGTTCCCAATATACAACGTCATGACGCTCATCAGCTATTTCGTCTTTGTAATCAAAACCAAGACCAAGAAGCTGTCTGTTGTTGCAAACAAAAATGCCTCCCATGTCAACGTCAGACTGTGGAGTGGAAATACCATGAGCATGGCTTCCCCTGATATATTTGTAAAGATATTTTTCCATTAGTTATTATATTATGCTACCTATTTTTTCGATTATTTTATCTTCTTTCACCTCCTTGAAATAAAATGGAATTTCTCCAGTTTCTTTATCATATGAATGACATCGATAGATTACCGAAGTATCGTTGCCTCCTGAATTTGAAAAAGACACGCCTGAAAAAACCATACCGACAATTACCCCGACTCGGATTGTTTTTTTGGTTATTTGTATTTTTACAATATCCCCAAAATCATAAAGATGTTTGAATTTTTCCATATTACGTTATTTTGTGATTTTTGAGTATGAGTTTAACATTGACCATAATTTAGAACGTCTGCATAATTCTTGTGTTTTTATGTTCCCCCACATATATACTAGGTCCATTGGCTCGAAAATGGCGATACATAACTCACAAATATTTAATATTGGGACAAGTGAAATCGAGATTTTTAAAAATACTTCAAACTTTGTATATAGTCTTTTTTGTGGGCCTTTATTTTGCCCAAAAAAAATTTTATATTTTGTCAAATAATTGTATATAACGAAAAATAATGACAATATTGTAATAATTAAATAGCTACCCCAAAAAATTAATGAAATCGTATCCATACATTCAATTTTAAATTTATATGATTGATTATACAAATAAAAAATTTAAATTCAAAAACATATAATATTGTTATTCACCATCAATATAAACAAATAATGTACTTTCAGATATATTGTGAAATTAATTCTTTAATATTATTAAATTTCTTATTAGAAACTGGAACAATATTTCCATCTTCATGTACGTTCACTATTGTCCAACCTACAATTCTATTGCCGTCAATTAAAGCTGATACTTTTTGCCCGTCAGGTAAATTAATAGCTTCTGTCAATTCGTCAATAATTTGTTTTAATTCAACTTTCATTTTTTTATTATAATTTTCTTTATTATTATTATCTAATAGCTATATGTTATTCACCGTCAATCTCGATATCTATCCATCTTTTGCACGCTTTCAATGAATAGTCATGCCCGAAACCGCCTCCGTTCTCGTCAACACACTCCCAGCAAACCTTGTGTTCTGGATTGTAGTAGCCGACACAAATAATCTTATAACCACGATACTCATAATGGCCTTTTGACAACCTTTTGGCCTTCTCCTTATGAACTCTCATTTAATCAAGAATTGTTATTTATACTTCATCGTATGTGCACCCCCAAATAATGATATCAAGTAATTCTTGATATGCAGATTCTGATTCAATATCAATTTCTTCGATTTCTTCCTTTGTGTATCCGTTAACTTTTAATAAAACCCATTTGTAAACTTGTTTTGTGACGTTTTCTAAAATTCCTTCCATGATGCTGTTTTTTTTTGTTATTCTACATACCATAAACTTTTGGTATCTGCTTCTTGACATCGTCAATCGATGAATTTTCGTCAATAGTGGCAATATATTCCCAACCTAGCACAAACCAATGTATCGTCACACGGCATTGCTTCTCTTTCGCTATATCAATACCTTCAAGAATATCCATGTTGGACGGTATCTTGTCACAATAATAGTGTTTTATCTCTGTAATCATATAACGTTTTTCAAATTTTATTCTATGATGTTATTTTTGTTTAAACAATACTTATGTAATTTTTTATAACTTCCCTGTTTGATAATGCTCCATCGTATTTCTTTTCTATATATTCAATAAACTCACATTCAGATACACAATCAAACAAACAACCTTCAAGTTCTGGATACTTAATTACCTCGTCTTCTAGGATATATTCAAGTTTGTCCATCAGGTCGTAAGTTTCAATTTCACGGTCCTGCCTTTCATTGAAAATTAATTCCTTGATGTCAACAGTGTCCAACAGTTCAAATGTTCTATCCATTGATTTTTTATAATCCATATCAATAATTTTTTAATCAAGAATTGTGATTTTCCTACACCTTATTTTTCCTCCGTTATATACAACACGCCCAACATCCTCATATTTTACTTTAACTTTAATTACAAGTTCGTCACAATATTCTTCTGCTTTCTCTTCAGTCCACACTGACAACCCAAATGAATTTTCAAATGATGAGCAATCACAAAAAGACTCGTAGGTTTCACCAGGCATATATCGATACTGGAAATTGTAGTTAGAATACCTGTCAGACCTAATCCCCTTATAGGCAATGAAGTAATCGTCATGGCATTCGTACAAACCAGTTTCTTCAACTTGTGATTTCAAAAATTCCGTGTCCTTATATGCCCAGTTATCCATTATTGAATCATGGCTTAGTTTCTTGCGGAACTTTCGAATAAATTTATCGGACAATTTTTGATGTAGTGAAATGCCAGTCCAATCAATATAATCTTTGAATTCGCGAATAAAATCTTCCGACAATTTCTGGTAGTGTGAAATTAAAAGCCAGTGAATCATGTCGCGAAACTCGCGTATAAAGTCCTCAGATAGTTTCTGACATTTTGAAATATTATACCAATCAACACTGTCCTGAAACTCCCTGATAAAATCCTCTGACAATTTTTGATATCGTGAAATACAGCCCCAATCAACATAGTCCTTGAACTCTCTGATAAAATTTTCGGAAAGATTTTGGAATTCTGAAATGCAAGACCAATAAACTTCATTTTTGAATTCACTAATTAAATCCTCCGATAGTTTCTGATATCTTGAAATACTGAACCAATCAACTTTATCATGAAACTCTCTGATAAAATCCTCTGACAATTTTTGATATTCTGAAATACATTTCCAATCAACACGGTCCTTGAATTCTCTGATAAAGTTTTCTGAAAGTTTTTGGTAAAATGAGATACGGCGCCAATCTACTTTGTCCTTGAATTCTCTGATAAAGTTTTCTGATAGTTTTTGGTTGGACGAGATTGCATCCCAATCAAGATAATCCTTAAACTTGCGTATAAAGTCCTCCGACAATTTATGGCATTTTGAAATCATATACCAATCAACTTCACAAAAAGAATTATATTCCATAGTTAATTCATTGTTTAAAAAAGACAATATTTCTTGAGTATTCATTTTTTTTTATTACAAATTAATTTAAAACTGTGATTTTCCTACATCTTATTTTTCCGCCTTCATACACAACATGTCCAACATCCTCGTATTTGACCTTTACCTTCACTACAAGCTCGTCGCAATAATCCATTGCATTGTCCTCAGTCCACACGGACAAACCAAATGAATTTTCAATCTCGGAACAGTCGCAGAACGATTCATAGGTTTCGCCAGGAAGGTATTGGTATTGAAAAGTACGGACTGAATATCTGTTCGAACGGATTCCCTTGTACGCAATGAAATAATCATCGTGGCACTCGTACAGGCCAGTGGCTGCAACTTGGTGTTTCAAAAATTCTGTGTCCTTGTATGCCCAGTTGTCCATTATTAAATCGTGGCTTAATTTATTGTAGAACTCTCGAATGAATTCATCTGACAACTTTTGGAATTTTGAAATGCAACGCCAATCAACATAATCCTTGAACTCTCGAATGAATTCATCTGACAACTTTTGGAATTTTGAAATGCAACGCCAATCAACATAATCCTTGAACTCTCGGATGAAATCTTCCGACAGATTCTGGTATTTTGAAATTTGAAGCCAGCCAACCCTGTCCTTGAACTCACGCATGAATCCCTCGGATAGTTTCTGATGCCTTGAAATTTGAAGCCAGCCAACCCTGTCCTTGAACTCACGCATGAAGTTCTCAGACATCTTCTGGTATACTGAAATTACATACCAATTAACATTATCCTTAAACTCACGCATTAAGTCCTCAGACATATTCTGGTATACTTCAATTTGATACCAATGAACCCTATCTTGAAACTCTCTGATGAAACCATCGGAGAGTTTCTGGTTAGTTGAAATAAAATACCAATTAACTTCATCCTTGAACTCTCGGATGAAATCTTCCGACAATTTCTGGCATTTTGAAATATAAAACCAATTAACCATGCCACTAAACTCTCTGATAAAATTCTCAGACAGTTTATGACTAGATGAGACAACAATCCAATCAACCTCACCAAGTGATTGGTAATCGGTTCCAATCTCTTTGTTAATGTAATCTAATTTTTCTTTATTATTCATTTTTATTGATGTTAATTCAAAATTGTTAGTTTTCTACACCTTATTTTGCCGCCGCTATGGACTACCCGACCAACGTCCTCATATTTTACTTTAACTTTAATTACAAGTTGGTCACAATATTCTTCTGCTTTCTCTTCAGTCCACACTGATAGCCCAAAAGAATTTTCTTCAAAAGAACAATCACAAAATGACTCGTAGGTTTCGCCAGGCATATATTGATATTGGAAATTGTAGTTAGAATACCTGTCAGACCTAATACCCTTATAAGCGATAAAATAATCGTCATGACATTCATACAAGCCAGTATACTCTACTTGCGACTTCAAAAAGTCTGTACTCTTATATGCCCAGTTGTCACTAATCAAATTGTTGTTTAATTTGTTATAGACTTCACTAATGAAGTCATCTGACAGCTTTTGATGCTTCGAAATATAATCCCAATCAACATAATCCTTAAACTCGCGAATGAAATCTTCGGATAGTTTTTGATAAATTGAAATACTTCGCCAATTAACCTTGTCCTTGAATTCTCTTATAAAACTCTCTGACAGTTTTTGGTAAATTGAAATATGTTGCCAACTAACTTTGTCTTGAAATTCTCTTATAAAATCATCAGAAAGCTTTTGCGCTGTTGAAATAAACCCCCAAACAACTTCATCTTGAAATTCTCTGATAAAATCTTCTGAAAGTTTTTGGTCAGATGAAATATAACCCCAATCAAGCTTGTCATGAAACTCGCGAATGAAATTTTCTGAAAGTTTTTGACCAGTTGAAATATGCGACCATTTTACATAATCTTTTAACTCACGAATAAAATCTTCAGATAGCACTTGATGTTCCGAAATAGCATACCAATTAACCTTGTCCTTGAACTCTCTTATAAAATTCTCTGATAGTTTTTGGTGCGATGAGATTGCATCCCAATCAACTTTACCCTTAAACTCACGAATAAAATCTTCCGAAAGCTTTTGATATGTTGAAATGTTATACCAATCGACCTCATCCTCAAAATCACGAATAAAATCCTCAGATAAGTCTTGATATTTTGAAATACGACTCCACTCGACTTCATCCTCAAACTCACGAATGAAATCCTCCGATAGTTTCTTCTGGTGTCTTGAGATTTGATTGACATAAACCTCATCACTAAACTCACGCATGAAGTCCTCAGACATATTCTGGTAGATTGAAATAAAATACCAATCGACATTGTCCTTGAACTCACGGATGAAATCCTCTGACAACTTTTGAAATTTCGAAATATTGTACCAACAAACATAATTCTTGAACTCTCTGATGAAATCCTCGGACAATTTTTGATATTCTGAAATATAAGCCCATTCTACATAGTCCTTGAACTCTATGATGAAATCTTCCGAAAGCTTTTGGGTTGAAGAAATATGCCCCCAATCAACATACTCCTTGAACTCTCGGATGAAATCTTCCGAAAACTCTTTGGTTGCAGGAAGAAAATCCCAAAAAATATAATCCTTAAACTCGCGAATAAAATCTTCTGAAAGTTCCTGATACTTCGAAATACGTAACCAATCAACTTTATCCTTAAATTCTTTAATGAAATCTTCAGATAGTTTTTGACACTTAGAAACTTCTGACCAAATATCTTTATCTTTAAACTCACGGATAAAGTCCTCAGATAACTTTTGATATCTTGGAATATTACCCCAAAAAACTTTATCATTAAACTCACGAATAAAAGCTTCTGAAAGTTTCTGGTATTTTGAAATGTAATACCAATCAACATAGTCCTTGAACTCTCTGATGAAATCTTCCGAAAGATTCTGATACTTTGAAATATCGTGCCAATTAACATTCTTCCTGAACCTTCTAATAAAATCATCGGATAGGTCTTGTAACGTTGAAATACCAGCCCAATCAACTTCATCAATTGAACTGTAGTTACACTTCAATTCTTCGTTTATGAATTTTAAATTTGCTTTAGACATAATATTCTCTTCTATTTTTTCGATTAAATTCTTGATTTTATCAACAAAAAAATTTTTCATATAGTAATATTTTTAATTTAAAATTGTAATTTTTCTGCACCTTATTTTGCCACCGCTATAGACTACCCGACCAACGTCCTCATATTTTACTTTAACTTTAATTACAAGTTGGTCACAATATTCTTCTGCTTTCTCTTCAGTCCACACTGATAGCCCAAATGAATTTTCATTGGACGAGCAATCACAAAAGGATTCGTAAGTCTCTCCTGGCATATATCGATACTGGAAATTGTAGTCAGAATACCTGTCAGACCTAATCCCCTTATAGGCAATGAAGTAATCGTCATGGCATTCGTACAAACCAGTAGATTCTACTTTCGACTTCAAAAAGTCTGTACTCTTATATGCCCAGTTGTCGCTAATTAAATTGTTGTTTAATTTATTACCGAATTCAATAATGAAGTCATCTGACAGTTTCTGGAACTTTGAAATGTTATACCAATAAACATCATCCTTAAACTCACGAATAAAATCTTCTGACAACTCCTGATACACTGAAATACAGTCCCAACGAACCCTGTCCTTGAACTCTCTTATAAAATTCTCTGATAGTTTTTGGCAAATTGAAATACTTACCCAACTAACTTTGTCTTGAAATTCTCTTATAAAATCATCAGAAAGTTTTTGTGCAGTTGAAATGTGATACCAATAAACATCATCCTTAAACTCACGAATAAAATCTTCTGAAAGTTTTTGGCAAAATGAGATACGGCGCCAATCTACTTTGTCATGGAATTCGCGGATGAAATCCTCGGACAATTTTTGATGTCCTGAAATAATGTCCCAACGAACCTTGTCCTTGAATTCTCTGATAAAGTTTTCTGATAGTTTTTGGTCGGACGAGATTGCATCCCAATCAAGATAATCCTTGAACTCTCGGATGAAATCCTCTGACAACTTTTGAAATTTCGAAATTTTGTACCAATCAAGTTCATCAATTGAACTGCATCTACACTTCAATTCTTTGTTTATGAATTTTAATTTTGTTTTATACCTAATTTTTTTGATTAAATTCTTAATTTTGTCAATACAAAAATTTTTCATATAGCAATATTTTTAATTTAAAATTTATTTTACTGTCACTATGGATAACTTCGATAATTATACAATCAATTTATCACTCTAACAAATTGTTTTTATCACAAAAATTTCGTATTATAACAGCATAAATAAAAAAATATTATGACAGAAAATAACTATAAACAAGTTATAAAACCGTTACACGAAGGAAATTTGATTTACGCCTTTATTGGCGAATTGATTAGCGCAGACAACAATATGACTGAAAAGGATTGCATCGAAAATAAGAATATGCTTGCAGGATTCATTTCAGCCTTAAACGATTTAAAAAAACAACCGAATTGCGAAATACCAAAAGAATCACTTGAAAAATACATTGAAACGGCAGTAAAGTCGATGTCTATATTCGATAAATAAAAATAGTTGATATGGTAAGGAATTATTACATAGAAAGAAAAACGCTTGAAACGTTCAAGAAGGAACTCAAAGATATTGAATTGCAATTCATGATTATTGATGATAACAACATCAAAGAGATGCAATTACTGGATGCAAAGCGTAGCGACCTTATATATTCAATGAATGATATATATAACACTATTAACACAAAATTTCATGTAAAGGTTGATGGAAATTTCCGTTGTTTCAACAACTCTGAATTTAATATTCCAATAAGACTTGGCGATGTTAATTACATTGTCGGGCCTAACGGTTCTGGGAAATCAACAATACTCCAGGCCATCAGGGCTTATAAAGATTCTTTATATGAAATCAATAAAAAAGAACTTGACGGTATGACCAGTCAGAATATTAAATTCTTAAAAGGCTCGCCAATGTCTATAACAGGGATTGATGATAAGTTCACGCATGTATTTGCTCTTGACTCTATTGAAGATGACCCTTGTAACTTCATCAATTCGGCTACAGCGTTTGGTTTTGTTAACGGAGGAGGACTGGCTGCCACTAATAGTTCTAAAGGCCAGAAAAGTACTAGTATGCTTGGAGGATTCTTCAAAAAAATAGCAACAGTACTGAATTTTACAATTGATGATTATAAAAACGGTAAAACGATAGAAAACTCAGCATCTTTAATGCTTGTTGATGAGGTTGACGAAGGTCTTGATTTGAAAAATTTGTTTAAATTTGACCATCTAATGCATAACCTATGTAAAGTTTTCAATGGAACAGTAATATGTGTGACACACAACCCATTAATATGCTATGGTAATAAACTTCGTGGTGATTATCCAGTTTTTGATATTGAATCTCGCAATGAAGTTAAAATTAGTGATTATATTGAAAAACAAACAGGAATTAAATTTGAAACAAGTGAATAAAATGGAAAAATGTAAATTTATGGTGTGGAATTATAAGTATAATAAATTCCTCCCGTGTGAAATTATCAATAAACATAGCGATAAGCTAGTTGAGGTCATAGAATACCACGAAAAAGATGGAGAAATAAAAACGGTAATTCCGTGGTCTGAAATTAAAAATAACTCTAATTAATAATATTTTTATGTGCAAATATTGCGAAGCATTGACGTCTGATAAGATGGATTCTTATCATCATAAATACAGTGAATTGTTACCAATTTCAGTAAAGGCAAGTGATTACAAAGACTATGAAGTTATGGCAGCTATCATCCCTCCAACACCTATTTCTATGAGACAGCATGAAGATGATGGTCTAACTTCTACATTGAATGTATATTTCTCTGATGAACATGCACGAGTGGCAAATATTTTCATTCCAATTAAATATTGTCCGTTTTGTGGAAAAGAAATTGAATAACAAGACAATCAACACCGTAGAATGAATAAACACTTTATTGAAGTGTCATTATTTTCCAGTGTGGAAGAAAACACGAACAAAGGATATAAATACAATAAAAAAGCGCTTGAAAAAGCTATAAATGAGTTTAAAAATAATAATATGATTAAAGAATTTAAAACAAGAACTGGTGCCATTTATTGTGACACCGAAAAGAAAATGGAATACCTATATGTTGGTGATTATGGAAAAGAAAACAACATTAAGGCTGATTTTCTTGGATACAAGAAAGAGATTAACAGCGTTCAGCATCACGAAGTTGACCTGTCTGACAAGATGGTTGTTACAATCTCAACTCAGAGAGGTTGTCCAATGAACTGTATGTTTTGTGATTGTCCAAAAGTTGGTTTTTTGGGTAACATCTCACGCCAAGAACTTGCAGAAGAAGTCTCAAATGCTATAGATTTCAGTAAATGTACATACACCAAACGCTTCAATCTTCACCTTGCTAGAATGGGCGAGCCTTCTTTGAATGCAAGAAACGTTTTTGACTTTCTTAAATATGATTTGCGCGACCTTGTAAATAGTAAAATGAAAGCCGATACAATTCACCCAGTGTTTACGACAATGCTCCCTAAAAATTTTGGTAAAAATGTTATGAAAGATTTTCTTAATGAGTTTTGCAAAATCAAAAATGAAGACTATGATGGTGAAGCTGGTTTGCAATTGTCTATCAATAGCACGGATGAGCAACAAAGAAATGAATTGTTCAGAGGGCGGTCATTATCTTTGGAGGAAATTTCTGAAATAACAAAAACACTTCCAATGCCTAAAGGTAGAAAATACACATTGAACTTCCCTGTCACTGATAAAACTATCCTTGACCCAAAGGAACTTACAAGATTGTTCGACAAGGAAAAATTCATCGTCAAGATTACACCTATCCATGAGACTAATGAGGCTAACGCAAACGGAATTAACACACCAGAAGGGTATTACAAATACGATGTTTATAGACAATTTGAACAACCTTTGCTTGATGAAGGATGGGAAGTTATTGTGTTTATCCCTTCACTTGAAGAGGACCAGGATAGAATTACTTGCGGAAACGCATTATTAAGTATGGAAAATATTAATTAAAATAATATGGAAAAAGTTTGTTATTTAGGTGGTTTTAATGAATTTAACCCAGAAGAGCCAAATGTTCACGATGGCGATGTATATCTTTTTTATTCAAGAAGTGATAAAAAATTGCACATTGGAAAATTTTTTAAATCAGATGAAAATGGAAGTTGGGGCTTTTTTGATTATTTCACAAATAAGCGTCACTATCCATACACTTCTGAGGTTATTTCTTTGGAACATGCGACACTTAAAAATGTATCAGTAGAATTAAAACCAATTTAATAATAATTAAATTAAAACTATTATGAATAAAGATTATCTTGTATTAGTTGACATGCAGAATGACTTTCTTGGAGGTTGTCTTTCTGCTGATAATTATAAGCGTGTAATTGACAATACAACAACTTTGTTTGAAGAGTTCCAGTTCGACAGTATTATATGTACTCTTGATACCCATAGGGAAAATTATCTTGACACGAGAGAAGGTAAACATCTTCCAGTCAAACATTGTATAAAAGACACTGACGGGCATAAACTGGTAAAACCTATTTATGACTCATTGTATTCACAACCTCATGTCGAATATATCGAAAAAAACTCATTTGCCCCAGACCAGACGGCACTTTTCAGGGTTTTCAGGGATTTTGATAAAGGTGATAAGATTTTTGTTTGCGGGGTGTGTACTGATATTTGTGTTATCAGCACCGCCTTACAGCTTATGAATATGTTCCAAGAAACTGAAATATACCTGATTGAACCATGCTGCGCTGGTACTGACGCCGAAAACCACGAACATGCCTTACGTGTTATGGAATCCTGTCAAATAAACATTATTGATGATTTTGTTATATTGAAAGCCAATCATCCAAGATTAAAATTATTAAAACTTAATTACTAAAAAATGATTAAAAGTATTTTAGACACAGACCTTTATAAGTTTAGCACAAGCTATGCTTATTTTAAATTGTACCCGAATGCACAGGGTGTGTTTGAATTTTCCGACAGAAACAAAGAATGTTGGAGTGCATCAGAGCAGGAAACATTCATGGATTTATTCAAGCAACGCTTGAAGGATGCATCACAACTTCGATTAACCGAAGTTGAAAAACAATGGTGTATCGTAAACATTCCTTATATCCCACAAACATATTGGGAATGGCTAACGACATTCAAATTTGAACCTGGAGTTGTTTTTTCGTCATTTGATGAAAACGGTGTTTTTCATTGCAAAGCAATTGATTATCTTTACAAAGTTACGTTTTATGAAATAATGATTCTTTCAATTTATTCAGAGATTAGAAATAAAATTAAAGAAGATTTATTTCAAATAAAACCTAATAACACTGTTGTGGTTAACAAATTGGATGAGAAAATTTCAATCGCCAATGAAAACAACATCATATTCAGTGAATTTGGCACAAGAAGAAGGTATAGTTATGACATACAAGAGCGAGTCGTTTGCAGATTGAAAGAATATTCAAAAACTTGCGCTGGAACATCCAATGTGTATCTTGCCATGAAATATGACATGAAACCGATTGGCACATTCCCGCACGAATGGGTAATGTTTCATGGTGCGACATTTGGATATAAACGTGCAAACTACCTAAGCCTTGAAGATTGGATTGACGTTTATCAAGGTGACCTTGGAACTGCGTTGGTGGATACATATACAACTGATTCGTTTCTCAACACACTGACCAAAAAACAAGCACATTTGTTGTCTGGATTCAGACAAGATAGCGGAGATGAAATTGAGGTTGGAAACAAAATCCTGAAAAAAGTTGAATCTTTTGGAATAGACCCTAAATCTAAATTAATCGTTTTCAGTAATGCACTTAACATGGAAAAAGCTAAACGCATAAATGATGAATTCAAAGACAAATGCAAGGTTAGTTTCGGAATTGGTACAAATTTGACAAATGACACTGACGTTCCGTGGTCACCATCAAATATTGTGATGAAATTAACAAAATGCCAACTTGACGAAAATTCATTATGGGAAAATTGCATCAAGATATCAGATGACAATGGAAAACATATGGGTGATTCCACTGAGATAAACATGGCTAGACTACAATTGAAATTAAAACTTTGAAATCAAAAAATATTATTGTAATATAGTAATGTTAATTTAAAATTTATAGTATGAATAATAATTTATCATTGCCAAAAGTCAGTAATAAAGATATTATGGATATTATGGAAGCTGATACTATATCAAGATTCCACCTTGGAATGGACCCACTTCCTTATCTTTGGTATAAGAAATCCCTACAGATGTTGAAATGTGGAATGTATAAACATATGAGCGCAAAAGACTATGATGTTATTTTGGGTTATTGTATGGCTACACGTAAACAAAGGCGTGAAATTCCTTATTTTAGAAAGTGTTATCTATCGACAATGCAATGTATGGCTCTAAAGGCTGAAAATGATAAATTAACTCAAAAATTAGACAATATTATTAAATATGAAAAATCAAGAATGTTACGATAAAAACGGAAATTTCATTGGATGGTTCAGTCGCTCTGTGGCTGTTGTTGGTATTCCGATTTTAAAGGAAAATGGACAATACTATATTCTTGCCTCACAACGTGGAGAAGGCACGCCAGATGAAGAATATAGAGGTATGTGGAATCTATGTTGTGGATATTTGGACTTTGACGAAACGACAGAAGAAGCAGTACTACGTGAAATTAAAGAAGAAACTGGTGTTGACCTTAAGTATGAAAAAATTGAATTGATTGGAGTTAATTCTGACCCTACATCAGATAAAAGACAAAACGTGTCATTTAGATATCTTATTAGTCTATCACAAGATAAATCGTTTTACGAAGAACAATTTTCACACGCAAACAATGAAAAAGATGAAGTAGGAGATATAGCATTTATCAATATAAATGATGTTGACAAATATCAATGGGCATTTAATCACGTACAACTAATGTCTTTAGCAATTTCAAAATATTGGACGAACTATATGAATGAACGATTACGGTCTTTATAAACTAAAAAAAAAAAGCTGGAGATTTAACTCCAGCTTTTTTTATGTTTTTGTTTTCTTGTGTATTTTTTTCGGTTCCTACAAACATTTGAAAAATTTATAGGCTTACCGTATACTCTGATTTCATCCAAACGATTAGCAGCTTTTACAGCCTTTAACTGGTCAATAATCTGTTTTCTTTTTGTTTTCATGATATATCTTTAATTTTTCGAGTTTTCCTATTTCTTTACTGTGCCACACACTAACCCATGGGCTTTTTGACATTACTTTATGATTCGATACGATGTTGTTCATTTTCAATACATCTTCTCTAATATCATATTCAAAAGATACAATCTTGCATGAATCTGGCATTGAATTATACGAATCTACTTGTAATTGTAGATTATAATAATTTTCCTTAGTCTCTTCAAATCTACTATTGATATTTATTAGTGATAGTAAACAACAAATAAAAGCTACCCCAAATAATATACAAACTACTTTCAAAAAATCATTTTTATCTTTAAAACGAAATCCAAACAATCCCGATACTGCTGAAATAACTGCAAATAAACAAATTGTTAACATATTATCTCTATTAATTATTATTTAATTTAATCCATTTTTCAACATATTCCCTATCTTGTGTGATTATAGGCATATCATAATCAACAACCCATTTGCTTCGTTCAGTTTCATTTTCAGTTACGTTCATCTTATAACATGCACATCCACGCTTATATCTAACAGGAAAATTATTCCAGTTGACATTGTATTTATCCATCAGCATATCCTGGATGTTTGAACAATTCTTTTTAAACAATTCCTTATCTGAAAAATAAGTTCTTCCAACCATTTCAACGCTATTTCTAGTACAATCCTGTTGCCTCCAAATTGTACAATTTGTGACTTCTGATTCTGGGATATTAAAACATCTTGCATCGAACATAGCCATTTTTTCAATAGCTTTGCTATATTTGTCATATAGTTTAAGTGCCACATCGTAATTATCAACGAAGTAATATTCCTTCAGTTTTTTCTCATTGAAATTTTCATCATTTATGAATTCAAAAAAACTATCAACCTCATTGAAAAAATTCCTATTGAAATATGCCGTGGCCATAGATGCTGCAATACTACAAATCTTTTGAACTTCATAATCAAACCAAGCAGAGGTCTCAAATGTCTTATAGTCATTAAGAATAAGTGTTATTTCATCGGACTGGGTATATCCGAAGACACAACCTTGAATGTTTTCACACAACTGATACATTGTTCTATCCATAGCATTTGAAAGAACCTTATCGAATGGTTTATTAAAACCTCTGGTAAAAGTATGAAATGCTTTTCCATCGATTCTAATAATAACAGGAGTTCTTCTCATCAATTTAAATTTGAATCTACCTTCGTAGTTCTCTTTCATTCTATCACCTAAACTGTCTTTGTTTGCCATAATATTATGTGTTTTTAATTATTGAATAATGATTTTCCGTTATAGAATGCACGTGCCATGGTTGCAATCAGCTCCGCCTGTTCTTTTTCTTCCTCAGCTGTGAATTCTGGTGAGTCCCTTCTTTCTGGGTGTTTGTCTAGAAACTTGTCTGAATGCAGGTGTGTTGTCGTTCCGTCATCGTTCACTTGAAGGCTGTCCAGTTCATATGACAGCGTTTTTTTGTAAATCTCCCATGCAAGTTTTATAATTTCTTCTTTCATAAAATATAATTCACTCTAACCAATTTATTCCAAATATTCTTGCGAAAAATACGCCTAACAAACCGTAATTCCAAACATCATTTTCAGTAAAATTGAAATAATGTTTCGACCAATAGTTTCCTAACATACACATTATTGTTAGCATATAAAGTTTATCTTTTAACAATTTTTAATTGTTTTTCACTCCAACCAAAATACGGATTGTCTTCAATACTATATACCATATGTGGATAAGGAATGTTATCATCAGCCAATATACACTTTGAAACAAGCTGCTTTGGGCATTTAATAGTTCGTTTCCATCCTTCCTTTATTTCTTGTATCATACGAGCTTGAGACTCTTTTGTTACATAATGTCCACCAAACGCATTATCATCAATATGGTCCCCAACTTTTCTAACATATACAATGTGTTTTTCTTTTGCCATAATTTTACAATTTTTCCAAAAAATCATTAAGTTTTTCGATTTCCATGAACCTTCCTAGGTTATTCAGGTCATTTTTTGTCATGCCTTGTTTATCTGCGTCTGGAATTATTTGCCAGAGTTTATTCCATCTCTCGTATGCGTACTGTTTCACTTTTGTCAACTCCTTGTTTGATGTGTCTATTTTATGGAAATAAACTTCCGCATTTCCGTCATGACCGTCAATAAACATGCATCCATTGTGGTTTTTCACTGTGTTGTCTTCGTCACTATGGCAAATTTCACCGCATTTGAAAAATGAGTCTTGGTGTTCTGGATTTACGTAAAAATCCTCGTAACACATGTAATATCTACCAGATTGTAAATACGGTTCTTTATCTATGCGAGATATGTCCTGTTCTATAACAGGTTCTAACATAGAACTAACGAAACACCAATCTAAACCATTAAGTTTATACACGAATCCATCATCGTCAATAAGATTTTTATCTCTTACGAAAGATTGCTTTCCAACTCTTACAACCTTGTATATTCCGCCAGCAAAATAAAGCATCTTGTCAATGTAATGAGAATAATAATTTTCTTCTGGGTATTTTCTTTCCTTAATTCTAACCATATCGCCAGGCTTGAATTTAGGTTTTGGTTCTGGTTTATTTTCCATTTCATTTGTGAACTGATTCCACATCAATCCGTTTCTATCAAGTTCAGCAAGAAATCCGTTTTTCTCTTCATCTGTGGCCCATCTATATTCAACTTTTGAAATTATAGTGTTTGAACCGTTTGAATCGTAAGCCTCACATGTATCACGGCCAAAAACCTTATATAATACGAATGTTTCTTTATAACCATCTATATTGGTGATAAAATCACCAGAAGAAAGCAAACTTTCTTGCCAGTCGTCCCAGGTTTTATGGAATTTGCTAGGAAAAAGCATGCACTCACCATCAACCCTGTATCTTCCGAATGAATCAAATTCCACGTTGCCGCTTTTTCCAAAATGGATATTGGCAATAATTTTATCACGCGCACCGACTTTATCTGTTACGCCAACTAAGTTTACATAACCAAAAACAGGTGAATACAATAAAATACCTTTTGGAGCGTTTTTAAGAATTTCAGCTATGTTTTTATTATCCATATTTTTTTTATTTATTTTTTATAACGTTTCGCGACAGAATTTATGGCGTTTAAATAAGTTTCGCTTGTAGCATATTTTTCTATCTTTTCGAGGTATTCTTCCTCTGTAGGTTTTATATAGTTAAACACGTTTAATTCCCATAATACTCTGTCAATAACACTTTCTTTCCAGTTTCTATATTTAGCATATGTGTCTTCAGATTCTTTATTTATAGCCACAGATTCACGTAATTTTGGGACCATCATGCCGAACATATTATTACTATTACTCGGCATTAGTTCACCACAACTGCTTTCAACAATTGCTTGGGCCATAATATATTCTGGATACCAAGTGTTTAACGTAATTATAAAGTCCCATACTTCATCAACACTTGGGTTATCTAATTTTTCTTTAGACATGGCAATTTTACCATATACTTCGTGTATCGTTTTAAGTTCTAATTGTGTGTTTACAAAATTAAATTCATTTATGAGCGAATCTGATATTGTAGCAATTCTTTGCTCATAATACGACTTAACTTCGTTCATTTTATTTTTATTGTTAATAAAGGCAAAAACATTAATTGATATTGAAACAATAAATAATATTAAAATTACTGGAAACAAAAGGATTTCATAATAATTTTTAATTTCGTTTTCTTCATTGTAATTATTTGAGTATATATATTCGTTCATTTTTTTTATTTTAATTGTTATTGTATAACAATACGCATGAGCCATTATCGAACACCCTGAAAGTTGCAAACATCTTTGCGCTATGGAATTTCAAAACAATAGTATATTCTCCATCGTCAAAAGAACTATAATCCATAACGATGAATTGTGAAATTTGTTTTTTTGCGTCGTTTTTTACGTTACTATGAAACATTTGTTTTCCGTTTTCGTCATAACAATCAACAACATTAAACCAATCCATGCTTGAAAAGTAAATACAGTTTTCTGAACTACTTAATGACATATACGAAGTGGCTTCGCCATTCAATGTATCTTTTAATGTTTCTTTACTCTGTCCAAAAGACGAAAGAACAATTAACGTAATTACGATAACACTAAAAATTTTTTTAATTGATTTCATAAAATTTTATTAAAAGTTCAACAGATTAATTACAAAATTGGGGCTATACTTCAGCCCCAATTTAACAGTAATATTTTGTTCTCTTGTTATGCATTCTTGATTTCTTGAACAAGCTCACGAATCAACTGCGCGTGCTGCTTAACATCCTGCATGGCCTTTCTAACATCGGTTCCAGCCGTCTTGTTATCTTTTTCCACAAATTGAGTCAATCTCGTTTCAGCGGACTCAACACTGTTCTTCAAATCTTGAAATGTCTGTTTCAATGTGTTTTTCTTATCGTTCATAATTTTTTAAAGTTAAATTAATTATTAATTATTTTTGTTAATGTTATAAATTTATTTTGAAAATAACAAATTTTATTACTAGATTTTTGTTAATTTGGTGTAATGAATCGACATTGTGAGGCTGAGTCCACTTTCACCAATAGCAAATGAAACTTTAAATAAGCCGTTAGAGCCGCTGTCTATTATTGTACCAATCTGTGTCTTACCTTCAAAAGTAAAAGATACATTGTCACCTATTTCAAACTCGTTCATGTTTTTTAATCGTAACTTGTTTATTTTCTTTTATATTACAAAAAACATTATAAAAAAACAAATAATGGGTAAAAATAAACTATTTAATTATGACAAATAATTGATTTTCACAAATTTAAATTTATATGGATACAGTTAATATGATGCTTGTAAGATATGAAGAACAACCGCTAAGGTGTTTTGGAAGACTTTATATCAATGATGAATATGTTTGTGATACTCTTGAAGATACTGACAGACATTTGGAGGATTATCTTAACGATATCGAAACTGGCAAGAAAAAAAAGGTATATGGAAAAACCGCAATACCATTGGGCACATATCCAATCAAATATGAATTATGGCAAAAACATAATAACTACTATCCGTGGGTTAAAAATGTACCATTTTTCTCTGGAATTTTAATTCACGGAGGAGTAACTGAAAATCATTCGTTAGGATGTATACTTGTCGGAAAAAGAAAAGGTAATATACTAGTCCAAAGTTCGTTTAATCTAAACAAAATACGTTCTTATTTTTCAAAAATTAAAACAGGAACTCTTGTTGTGAAAAGAAAAATTGAAACAAACGATGAAAACTAGCCAAAAAATGTTATAACTAAAGTATATGTTAGTATTAGTATTATAATATTATAATATATTTAAATTAAAATTTATTATAGTTAATAAGTTAATTATTTATTTAAATTTATTTAATTAACACTTACTTTAGTTATAACATACATCACTTGTAAAAAAAAAAACTCGGAACTTATCCGAGCTTTTATTATAAATTATTTTCTCTGTTTGCAGTATCCGCATTATTGTAAAGTATGGCTAAATCGCCGAAATTATTCCTACCTTGTCCAGTTTGTATTTGGGTTAAAATATTATTTCTATATTTAACAACACTTGATTTAAAATTAATTAATTCATTAATATGATAAATGTTATTTGCATAAGTGTCTAGAATATATTTTTTAAATTCGCTAACAGGTATAATAGAGAATAATTCTTTAAATAAGTCAAATAATGTTAATTTGTTTCTTGCCTCTAATAAATCAAAACTTTGCATAAAAGCTTTAGCTTTTGAAAAACCAAGTTTTGTACTAAAAAGTTTTTTAACTACAAACGTATATTTTTTTGAGAATTTCAATAAATCTTCATAATTGTTTAATCTTACATTATTTAAATCGTTTTTTATTTTTCTAATCTTATCATTTACAGACTTGTTATAGCGTTTTAGCCATCTTATATACATATCAGTAACATCGAGAAGAATAAAACGATATTTTGCTAAATATTCAGCTATTCTATTAAATGCTGTTTTTGCATCATAATATAACTTATTTCCGTTTGAATATATGGTATTTTTTTCCTCTATAGCCTTTAATATCTCATATTTCAAATTTGTTTCGTGCTCTGAAGAATAACCATCATCATAATCTATTGAACAGTATACATTTCTAAAACATGTTTTTGACAAATATTCATTTGCCCTTTTTTTTATTGCGTCTATGCCGTCACTTGTATATGATATACAATAGAAAATTGTAGCCAATGCTGATAGCGTAGTTTCTGTTAATACTATATCATCATCATCATCATCAAGCTGCCAATCATCAGTTTGCTCATAATTTTCTAGTGTTGTAAAATTAGTTCTATTGTCAAAATCTTGTTTGTTTGTAAAAAATCGTATTTTAGTACCCCATTCTCGTCTAATCTGAGGCCAATTTAAGCTTTTAATAACATCATTTCCATTAATATCATCCAGTAAAAAATCAACATTAATTACATATTTAGAAAAATTTTGTATACTAGTTCTATTACTAACAATTCTCACTTCTTTTTGGTCGAGTTCTTTAGCCTTATTATATAAATCTTGCTTGAAGTTGTTTAGATTTTCATAATCTGGTTTTACACCTCTATCAATAAAATATTTTACCATGTTTTGAAATGATGGTTTGTTTGGTTTATTACCAGCATTTAAATATGATATTATTTGGTCCGCTTTAAAGTCTGAATATCTAATGTGTTTAAGAATGAATTTATGCCGTTTTAACTGTTCTGTCATAACCGAAAATCTGACACTCACAGATTCTTTTTTGCCAGTGTCTTGATTTGGATATGGACTTGTTAAAATATTTCCATCAGTCGTAAATGATAAGTGGTTATAATAGCCAAATGAATTATTAATTTTTGAATCAGTTGCAGATTTTTTAGTAGGGCTTGATAATGAAATAAAATTATATAATATAATATTACGCGCACTGGTTTTAGTTGTAAAATGGTATAATACGTCTGGAATATTATCAGTAGTGTTAATTTCCGATAATATTCTGCTTATGGCCTCTTCGACCAATAATGATATATCATTTTTATCAATATTAAAATTCATAATTTAAAAACATTTATATGTAATAAATAGTTATTTTACTTGATTTTATCAAGAATAACATAAAAATAAAGGGCGAATAACTAAGAAATTAGCAATTCGCCCAATTATGATTAATAGAACTGTTTCAAATCCATTCTTTCTCTTCTGCTATATGTTTTAAATCAGATACTGGTATATGTTGATGGTTTTCTATGGCCGAAACATAGTTAGATGCCTCCAGTAACGAATCAAACGTGCCAGAATCAAACCAAGCGGTTCCTTTTGGTAGAATCATTAGCTCTAGCCTATCCTCGTCTAAATAAAGCTTGTTTAGGTCAGTTATTTCGAGCTCATTTCGTTTTGATGGTGTAAGAGTCTTTACCTTACTAATAACGTCTTCTGGGTAGAAATATAGGCCAACAACGGCATAATTTGATTTAGGGTTCTTAGGTTTTTCTTCAATAGAAATACATTTACCGTTTTCATCTACTTCAGCCACACCGTATCTTGATGGGTCATTGACTTCATAACCAAAAATTGTAGCACATTTAAATTCACTGTAACTACAATCTAAAATGTTATATTTTGCATCACTTAAATAATATAACAATTCATCGCCATGAAATATATTATCTCCAAGAATTAACGCCAATGATTCACTACCATCGGCAAACCCACATTGCTCAGCTATCAAAAACGCTTGCGCAATTCCTTCAGGCTTTTTTTGTTCAGCATATGATATTCTAATTCCAAATTGTGAGCCATCGCCTAATAATATTTCAAATGATTTCCTATCATTAGGTGAAGTTATAACTAAAATATCTGTAATTTCTGCCATCATCATCACTGATAACGGGTAATAAATCATTGGCTTATTGTAAACTGGCAATAGCTGTTTGGATATTGGTTTTGTGCAAGGATATAATCTTGTTCCACTTCCACCAGCTAATATAATACCTTTAATTTTTTTTTCTTTTGGCATTTAATAGCGTTTTATTTGTCATTATTATCTTTGTTATCATCATCATTAATTGCATTTATGAGCATTTTTTTTATAGTAACTCCTTTTTGCCCAATTAATTCCAATTCATTGACACAATCAAGATAATCTTGTACTGTTTTTTTAAACAGTTCATTTCCTAATTTTGTTTCATGTTTTCCATTTGTTAATGAAGCTATAAAATCATATAATAACCCATGTGATTCAAGTTGCTTCATCATAATAATAAGGTTTTTTCTTTCGTTTTCTGTCATTTAGCTTCTTGTATTTTAGAAAAATTATCTATTTTGTTGTTTATTTCACTAAGAACATGATTACCAGCTCTCATTAAATCAGAAAATGCCATGTTGTACTTTGATTCTGACACACACCAATCATAAAGAGATTCGTGTACTTCGTTGATTATAGCCTTAATATCTTTAATATCCATAATATAATATATTATTATATATTATTATACTAAAATATTATTAAAAAAACAAACTGATTAAAAATAAAAATGGACGAATCTGAGAGATTCGACCATATGTTCTGCAAGTTTATAGAACTAGTAAGAAAACGGACCAATTATATATAATCAACTAATTTATTGGTTGTTTAACTTACTAAAAAATTCTTTATTGTATAAATAAGCTGAAGACTCTGGCTTTATTTTACCATATTTTTCATTATATTCAATAGACTTTTCAACGTTTCCTAACCAATATTCAACAACGCACAGTTGCAGCATTGGATACGTTGTTGCATATTGTCTATCAAAAAAAGTGTTTTCCGTCTTTTCTGGTTCGTTATCTAATGCCAAATCGTACCATATTTTAGCCATTTTATAATTTTTATCCGACAAATATAAATCTCCTATACGACAACAAACATCTGCCCTAGGAGTTGAAGTTAAAGGCGCGGCCATAATAGCATATTCATATGCCTTTCTTTTATTTCTAGTTTCATATATTTTACTTAATGAAATATAGGCGTTTAGTCTGTCTATGTTCCACATATCATCTCGTTCTATGGCTTTTTTATACCTTTTTATGGCATTTTCTATTGTGTCATGCGTTTCTGTTTCTCTAGCATAATAAAACCAATCCCTGGTAGATAATTTTCCGTGATTCTTTTTTTCCATGTTTTGAAAAATTTCAAAATTTCTTTTCGGGTTCGGCTTAGCATGTGGTTTATGTAAGAATCTTGCTTTATCAATTGGCACATATAATATGTTCCCATTTGTAATTATTACTTCGTGTATTTCTCCAACCCATTTAGGATTGTTTGACGCTTTTACTATACGTTCTCTAAACGAATATCTCAACGGATTTCCACTTTCATCGGTTGAATATACATAATTCATCATTATGTTGTCATATCCATCAAAATCGTTTTCTTTTGCCTTTTTAATCCAATCTACTGTAAAATCTTCCAGCACATCATCGGCATCGGCCCACATCAAATAGTCGGAAGTTGCGTGTTTAAACGATTCATTTCTTGCTCTAGCGAAATCCATATTCCAATACCCTTGAATCAATTTAACTTTACTATATGATTTACATATATCCTGAGTACCGTCATTAGACCCAGTATCATAAATAATTATCTCATCGACGGCATCATATAACGAATCAAGACATCTTCCAATTACTTCACTTTCATTTTTTACAATTAAACAAGCGCTTAATGTTGACATTTACTTAAAATTAATGTTTTTATTTCAGAGGAGTATATTTAAAATTTTTAATAATCATTGGTTTGTTTATTGACACATATTCGTCATAAAAATATATAAATGGGTCATTAAACGAAGTTGACATAATTGCGTGCATTTTTATTTCTGGCCTATTCATGTGTTCTAACATACCTTTATCTGTAAACCTTTTAACTTTATGCCCATCATAAAAAACATCTATATAATTTGGTGTCCACACAACCTTATAATGCACAAATTTATTGCGCTTTACCCACCATCTTAATATGTTATATTTACATTCCTGTAAATGTTCGTCATTTGCATTGCACCCTTTTGACCAATGCATTGTTGGATGAATATCTCGCCATAATAGTCTTTTTACATAATCAGTTGTATTTTTAGACCAGCCTTCCATACAATCTATTTCTGGTGGCCAAGAATAATCCGAAGCCATCCATAATGCTGGCCATAAATACCTTCCTTGTGGGAGTTTCATTTCCCATTCAAATGTACCGTATTTGAATTCATCAACTGTTCTTACAAAACCCTTACCAAATTCTTTTAATAGTTTTTCTCTTCCAGGTACATCACATTCCTTTGGGTTATGGCGAATATGCAATATTAAATTATTATTTTCATCTATTTCAGTACAACCCTCATCGTACCATGAATGTTCTTCCATTGGATGATTGTCACCCCATGGTGGCCTCATAATCCATTGGTATCCGCACCAATTTATTTTATTAAAACACTCAAATTTTTCCATAATATAGTTTTTTATTATTTATTTTATCGTCTTGTTACGCGTGGCGGAGACGAATTACGTTGCATTGGTGAAGTAGTTCTCGCCCTTGTTTGCACTTGTTGATGTGTTGTGCGAATCGTTGATGGACTATTTATTCTGCTATTAGCACCTGATGGTGGCCTATATGCAGGCCTGTTAGTTCTATATGTGTTATTAGTCGGTTGCCTCGATTGTTGATTTACTTGTCTTTGCGCCTGTTGCGGAACAGTCCTAATATTAGGAGATGGCCGTTTAACTGCATTATTAGGAACGGTATTTGAAGGCCTTTGCCATGCTGTTTGTGGCTGTTTCACTGTTTGTCTTTCTATTGTTATAGGCTGTCTGGCAGTTGTGGTTTTACTTGATTGATTAACATTAGAATTGTTTATTCGCGAATAGTTACCGACACTGGGGCCAACATTAGACCTATGTCCTAAAGTTGTGTTATGATGCGTTGGGCTTCCGTGAACATGACCACCTCCGCATCCGTTATTGTTATGACGCCATAAAGGGTGATTGCCGTGATGATAAGGATGGTGGTGATGATTGTGGTCATAATACCCATAATACCAATAAGGATTTCTATATGGCATATAAAATGGGTGATAATAAGGATTGTACCAATACCAATTGTTTGTGTAATACCCAAATGATATGTTATATGTAAGCCCAAAATACGGTCTATAAACATACGTATAAGGCGTAAATAGATTTGGACTAAATATGTATATTGGAGCCGAAGATACTACAACTGGACACGAATAATCTTCTGTTGTTAAATAAGTATCATCGTAAGCTATTACATATTTTGTTTCAACACAAGAGGTTAAAACAAAAATAAACAATAGTAAAACTGTAAATATTTTTTTCATGTCATTAATTATTTGTTACTTAACTATTTAACACATTCGTATATTGATAATAATGTATTATCTGGAAGATTTTTTATAAAAGTGTCATAAAACATTGACATCCACACAAATTGGTCTGGAACATCATCAGCATCCACCCATCCAAGGTCTTCAGATAAAAATGCATATCCCCAAAATGCGGTGTTACTTGTTATGTAGTTTTCTTTTGTTTCAAATTTTTCAAAATATGATTTTTTGTCTTTCATATTTTCAAAAATATGGCGTTCATTTTCATTCACTGGCTCTGAATTTTCCATAACCATTTCCCAAGCCCTTTTGTAAATCTCAGTATTTCCTCCGTGCATAACATCCCAATTAATATTAGATTTAACTGTCTGAAACGTTTCTTGTCCGTCTTTAGTCAAAAACGGAACACTAAAAACTTTACCTATTCTACTATACGAGAACTTTCCATTAGGATTTGCATTGCTAATAGCGTCACCAGTATTATTATCTATGTCATAGTCTTTTGTTAGCTCGTAATAAAAAACATCAGCATCCATGTTTTCTATTTCTTGGATTGTCAAATCTATTACTTGTTTAACATCTTCGCTTATTTTAGCATTTTTAGATTCTTTATACGAATCTAAATACGCTTTTTTAAGTTTAGCTGCATCATTATAATGATAAACTATATAAGGCTCAACCTTAATTGTTTTATCATACTGAGTTAATAAACTTTCTGGGTCATCTCCAGCAACAACACACACAAAATGTTGATAATCTTCTTTGTTCATCATATACCTTATACGTTTGGTATTTTATTATTATGAAAATATTTATAAATGTCAATTATTTTTTCCATTACTTTTTGTTTGCATACTTCATCGCTAAATTTATTTTTATTTAGCTCTTTTAATAATAAATACATTTCTTGATAAGAAAGCTTTTTTTTTCTTTTTCCAAGAAAAAAACAAACAACCCTATATATCCAATTTCCATTGGGTAAATAGGGTATTGTTTCACGCATCCATGAATTATCTATCATTACGCCAGCGCTATTAATAAACCAAATGCAACCGCACAGATTATTGCCAAAACATATTTTGCATTTTCTCCTTTTCCTTTCACCTCATTACCATTCTCAATTTCAAATTGAGGATAAACAACTGTGGCAATGCAAACAAGTACAAACAATAAAAATGAAAATACACCAATTGCTCCACAAATAAATTTAATAATTCCGATAACCCAAACCATTATTCAAGCGAATTAACTTTATTATTAAGTGTGTCCATTGAAATAGAGCCAACATTCATATCTTTAAGCTCTCCGCCCTTAAAAATACATATAAATGGTATGTTTTTAACGCCAAACTCAGAGCCTAATTCAAAAATTTCTTCGTCATCAATATCGCATTCTGCAATTGGATAATTTAAACCATTTTTTTCAGCATTTTCTATTGTCTTGCTTAAGACTTTACAAGGGCCACACCATTCGGCTCCAAATTTTACACAACAGACATCGTTGTCTTGAATGAATTTTTCGAATTCATGTTTTGTTTTTAATCTAATCATAATAAAACTTTTTATTTATTATACGTTTTTTACTAATAAAAAACAAATATTAATATTATTATATATAGTCAATAAAAAATAATCAAAAAGCCAACCATAAAGGTTGGCAATTTAGGAAGAATCTTTCACTATTTATATTAAAACGGAATATCGTCATCGAAAGAACCTGTAGACATAACGACAGCATCCTCAGTTGGAACCACCTTTGGCGCTGGAGTTACCGTTTGTTCTACTGGCTGGAATGTGTCTTTTGTTGTCACAGAAACCCCGCTAGACATATTAACAATTTCGTCTTTATCCTTTCTTCCAGTGTTCAAAATAGAAACTCTGATTGCAGTAACATAATAATTTTGCCAAATTCTACCGTTTTTGTCAACATTTGGCTCGCACACAAGAGACCCGCACACATAAACAGGTGTTCCTTTTGTCAAAATTTTACCAAGATTATCAATGGTGAATTGGTCAAAAACCTTCACATCGAACCATTGTGTTTTTTCTTGCCCATTGGTATAAAGATTGTTAGCGAGACTAAATCTCAAATAGGGTTTTCCTGTTACTGTTTGTTTCAATTCGGCGCCATCTTTACCAATACGGCCAGTTAAAATTACATCACAAATATCTGCCATAATTCAAATTTTTTTATTAATAAATTAAGTTTATAATTTCTATAAGTTCGTGTTGTAATGTTACAACTATATTTTTAAAAAAACAAATAATAATGAATCTATTTATGAAAAAAATAAAAAATGTCAACAGCAACAGACGAAGCAAGGGCTAAAGCCGCAAGAGACGCCGTTTATGCAGAACACAAACCAGTGTTAGGTTGGTGTGCTCAATACACGGCAAATATGGCTTATTATTTCATGAAAGGTGAAATGAAATCGGAATGGGGTAATAACGGAAATATGGGCACACAGGAATTTTATAATAAAATACAAAACATGGGTTACAACCTAAGTATAAATCAGACTAATTTGTCAAAATACACACTGAAGACATCTATACATAATTCAACGTTCCCCCCTGGCAGCGTAGTTTGTTATAAAGGTGAGGAAGGTAATCCTGAAAAATCTTATTATAGATACGGACATGCTCAATTTTATGTTGGCGGCGACAGAAACAGAGGCTCTTCATTTCCATCAAGCAAAGTATATAATAGTGCATTTGTTTATGACGGCGAGCCATGTAATAAATGGGCATATAAAGTATTTACCCCATCAGGAAGCTCAGCACTTTACTATTGTGAACAAGAATATGTTCCAATATCATCAACACCAACATTAGCTTCTCCACCAGCAAATAATAACGGAAAACCAGGTTCTGGGGCTGATTTTTATAAGCCATATAATGTAAGTATTTCAGAATCAGATAGAGATGCAAACGCTATTTATGTCGTTAACAGGTTAAGAAATGAAGCTGGACTGAGTCTTAATGAGGCATGTGCTATGGCTGGGTGTTTTGGACGTGAGTCCCATTGGAATCCAACATCATATTCAAATAATCAACAATACCATGATTTTGGTTTAGCACAATGGACTGTTGGCGATGGAAGACAACAATATTTATTTGAAAAGATTTGTAATTCAGACAAAACCAAATTCAGGGATATTGTATACCAAACTGATTTTGCTATTTTTGAATTAAAAAACAAATATACTTCACCATCAAATGGCCGTGATTTCCATTATAATGTGGTTCCATGTGTATTGCATAAACAATCACAAAAAGGTGCTGGGCTGCTTGAACTAACTTGGTATGCAGTATGTTACTATGAAGCTGGTTCAGATTGGAGAAATATCCCATATGACCAACTATATTGGGATAAAGATACAAACCATATCAGGGAAAGGTTTACATGGGCTCAAAGAGCTAGAAAGCTGTTTAGCTCTACTTAAACGCCTCTGTGTGTTTAATAGGAACAATATACTTCCATCCTGTTTTTGATTCTTTTGCAATCAAATTAGCAAAATCTTCTTGATAAGATTCTGGCAACATTCCTCCGTCCATATAATACACACCATGAATATTATAGATTGATGTGCCTTTTTTAATGGATGAACCGCCAGTTAGCGGAATATCTTTAACTATTTCATACATTTTATCTTCCATAATTATAAAATTTTATTTGTTATTATTTCATTTGCTGAAGGTATTCTAAGCGCTTTTCTCATTCTATCTGTAAGACTAGGAATTTTTATGTGTTCATACATCCCATCTGGCTTTAACCAAATAAGTCTTCTGGCAACTGTTTTTAAACCAAGATTTTCCAATGGAATTTGATACGCAGATAATTGTAATGTATAATACGAAGCGTTTTGGTCTAACAAATCGTTAAATGGCCATAACAACTTCTGATTTTTAATGTTTTTATACAGTTCTTCATTTGTTTTGTAATCCTCAATAATTAAACCGTTTTTGGAGTGGTCCATTTCATTAACATAATACAATAATAAATCAAATGTACCACAATATTTAGCCCCGTTTCTATTGAAAACCCTAGTTTCAGCTAGTACGGGTACGTAATTTTCTGGTAAATCATTCCAAAATTTAACAACGGCTTCTTCATGGGCGTTTGTTGGTTTTGGGCCAGTTTTGGTGAACTTTGATTTGCATTCTGGTAAAATTTTATCTGGCTGTCCAGTCATAAAATAGAACATACTTTCACCAAACGCGTGTACATTTGTCCCAAATTCACAAGCTGCATCAGATTTTACTTTCCACTTAGCAAGAATTTCATCTTTAGTCATACCATAATACTTATAGGACATATCTTGCTCTGACTGCCATCTTGCCACACAATTTTCTGCCATTTGTTCACTAGTTACTGGCTTATATCTGTGTGTAACTTCTGACACACTTGTATATTGCTCACCATCAATAAAATATTCATGACTATCTTCTATAAAAAGAATTTTACTTGCGTATTGGTCATTTATCAAGTCACGAACACGTTGTATTTCTGGTAAATCGTAATACTTAGAAAATTTATTCAAAATTATAAAATTTAATGAAATTATTTTTCTTTTTTAGCTTTAAGTTTTATCATTTTTTCTTTAATTAGTCTTTTTTGCAATTTTTCAGCTATAATTTCTCCGTGACAATTTTTTTTAACACCATCGCCAACGCCACAATAACACTCCAAATATACATCTTCGCCATTCTTGTATTTTTCATAAATCTCATCAATAACAGCCTTAAATTTATAATTTGTTGTATATTGTAAATCGAAATAAGAATCATACCTCTCAATAGCTTCATCCTTTGTCCTTACATGATAAATAGCCAACGTTCCTTTCAACGGTTTATCTGTGTATGGGTTGCCTAATATACTTCCGCCCCTATAAATTGGATAGTTATTAGGGTGCATTGAAAAATCTTCGTCCTTTCTGTTATATACAATAATAGCCATGAAAATTATTTATCTCATGACTATTATACTAAAAATTATTTTATTTTTCAAATATTATTCAAACGTAAAAGTGTCACTTGTTTTAGTACCATCAACTCTTATTACATCTCCACTATTATAGCTACTTGAAGTGAATAATGCTATATGGTCGGTTACTGTAACTTGCTCAACAAAATTTCCGTTTACATATAAGCTTAATGCAGAACCATCATTAGTATAGCATTTTATAACCCTGTCTGTTTTTTTGGTATAGTCTTTACCACAAATGTGAACAAAGTTTTCATCACTCCATTCTGCTTTATACAGATAGAACGGGTCTTTCTTTGTAACATGGTCACGTTCAACTAATCCCTTATCGTTCAATCTTCTAAGTTCATCGTTTATACTTGTATTTTCGCCGTCCAAACAAACAGTATAACCTTCATTCCTATTAGATACTGCAATATCAAACAGTTGCCATTGTGAAGTAAACAGTAATTGCGGGTAATTTTTGATTGCCGCTATATGTCCTTCATGTAGCCACATCATATACTCAATATCATGTCTTTCATAATTACCTCTCGTTGTTGTTGTCATAAAATCATCTGAGTGACAGCTTTGAGTACCACCACAACCATATTCAGAATATGCAAGAGCTTTTCCTTTGTTTGTTATTACATTTTTGACACGGGTATTTAATGCAGTTGAAGGATTATTTGAATTTTGATTACTATACCAGCCCTCGTATATATTACATCCAAACCAATCGGCATCAGGATTGTTATAATATGCACTTGGGTCAGTACCTGGTCCTTGTGCCATTACATAACCAATCATACGTTCTGCGTCTAATGCTCTGATTCGTGCAATATAACCATTAATTTTCTCTTTTGCAAATGCTTTGTCATCAGTTGTTGTTTCATTACTTAAACCCCAAAACATAATACAAGGGTGATTATAGTGCTGGTTAACCATATCGTCATACTGGGTATTTAAGTGTTCATAATAATCAGAAGGCATGGTTGATTGCATTTTATTTACACACGGACCCTCAGTTTGAACAATAATACCAAGTCTGTCACACCAATCGTATGTCTCTTTCGGGTGAGGATAGTGTGCAAGTCTTAGGAAATTACACCCTAATTCTTGTATTGTTGCAAATGTTAATGCATAATCATTATCATTCAAAGCATTTGCCTTTCCAGCAATATCATCATGCATACAACATCCACGCAATAGGTATGGATGTCCATTTAACAAGAAACCAGTATAACTATTTCCGCTGACCGTTTCATTAATTACATACTCGTAAAATCTTAAACCATAAGGTCTTTGATATGAATGATATAACTCACCTTCATGATATATATTAAGTGTTATGTTATATAAATGTGGGTCAATCTTTCCGTCCCATAGATGAGGATTTGGTATTATTGCTGTGAATACCATTTCCTGCCCGATACTATTTCCAGATGTTCCAAAATGATATGTTCCATCATCTATTTCACAAGTAACAGTTGCTCCAGTAGGAATGTTGGTCCTAACATTTACAGTTGCTGAAGATGTTGTAACATCTGAAGTTACGTGGAATCCATCATATCCATAATTCATTGCAGGAAGTACTGGGCTTGTAAGCAGTTTAACATTACCAAGTGTTGCGTTGAAGTTAAAATCAGCGCTTGCTGGTGCAAGTGAATTTCCTTCATTGTTTTTAAGAGCAACTTTTACTCTGTTTGTTCCACTGTGTACATAATTTGAAATATCAACAGAGAATGCGGCATAGCCACCCCAGTGTTTTTCAACTAAAACGTTGTCAACATAAATCGTAGCAGACTGGTCTGCGTGTTGGAACCACAAGTAAGTTGGCTGTGCTTCACGAAGTGCAAAACTGGTTTCAAAATTAAATGTGCCTTTTGCATAACTTGCGCTATGACCATCATCCTTATTTACAGAATAAGGTGTTATTATCTCATTATTATTATAAGTCCATTTACTTAAATTTCTATTTGATGATTCTAATGGAATATCACTTATATACTCGCATGTTTGGCTAACAACCCTACTTGATTGACCATTAAGTTCCGCATATGTTTCAACTATAGTGTCTTCAGTGATTACAAACGGTTCAGTGTATACTATATAATTGTCACCCCTAACCTGTGTAGTCTTGTAATATATCGTTGCTCCTGATGTTTCGCAAGTTATTGTTACATTATTATAACCATCACAAGAAACCACTGGCGCTACAATAGGAACATCATCATAAACAAGCCAATTTGTTGGAATACCGTTCATTCCTATGGTCCAAGTATTTGTTGTGACAGAACTATCTTTAACAAAAGAACCTGAAGCCGCAACATTTTTCACCCAATTTTCCTTACATTTACTTGTTGATAACCCATTTATTGCCATACATTTTATATAATTAAGGCTTGTACAGGCTTCAAACATATGTCCGTAACATTCTTTAACCAATGTCGGTGCTAATAATTCTGGGGCATTGGTAAATGAACTAGATTGTTCAAACATATACCAATAACAACCAGTTGCCAGTGTTGTTGCTGGAAGTTCTGGAACTTTAATTAAGTCACCACATCTACTGAACATTGCACGATAACAATAGTTGGTCAATGTCATAGTTGGTAAAATTAAATTTTCAGCAGATACACAGTGTGAACATTTAAATAATTGACAGAAATTGTAAGTGCTTGTAAGTGCGCTTTGTCCTTCAAAATTATCACCATAAACAAGACTCATTATATTTCCTTCAACATTAAATTGCGCTGTGCCTCCACCAACACCAGCCTCAGTTGAGCCAAAACTTGAATATTTTGCTTTATCACCTTCGCAATATCTAGTATTTGTTCCTTTAAACCTGACAGAATCTCCAGTTACAACTGGTATTGTTGTCGAGCTACTTGCAGTTAATGTGGTCCAATTGCCATTATTTTTACTGTATTGAATAACTTTTGCAGAACCAGTTCCAATCGAATTCCAACCAATTGTTCCATCCGAAAGTGCTACAAGCGTTAAATAATCCTTACTATAATCATGAACATTATTATATATACAAATAGCACTTACAATGTCACTGGTATCTTCATCTCTTGTGGAGTATGCTTCAACTATTGTATCGGCTGAAATTGGGAATGGGCTATTATACAATCCATAATTTCCTTCCTCGTTTATTCTATAGTATATATCAGAACCAATTGTGTGGCAAGTTATTGTTACAGCTGTACCATCACATTCAATAATAGGTTCTTTAATGCTCTCATCATAAATACATGATGCCGAAACTATTTCACTCTGCCTACCGTCTATTTCTGAATAAGAATAACATACAGTATCTGCTGATATAACTATTGCAGAGCCATATGGAAGATATGTTGTTTCTTGGTCAAACTTATAATATATTGAAGCACCACCAGTTGTACAAGATATTGTTACGTATTCACCATCGCAATAGATAACTGGTTCTTCAATTCCATCGTCATAGATACATGTTTCAGTGACAATATCGCTAGTTTCCTCGTTTAATACTGAATATGCCTCAACTATTGTGTCAGCTGTAATAGGTATTGAGGTGGTGTATATGACATATTCTCCACTCTCGTTTAAACGATAATAAATACTTGACCCTTCTGTTGAACAATTCAAAGTAATTGAAAGACCATCGCAACTTATTGATGGCTTCTTAAGACCTTCTTCAACAACTACCCATCTTGTTGGAATGCCACTAGTTCCACGAGACCAATCAGTATTAGCATCTTTAACAAATGTACCAGAACTAGCAACAGCCTGTGTCCAACCTAATGTCGCTGCTGAAGCTGATATATCTTTTGCTAAACATTTAATATAATTAAGATTATGACAATCATCAAACATTCCCTCATAGCAGTCATACACTAAGACTGAAGCTAGAAGGTCAGGTGCTGTTGTTATGGAAGCATCTTGGAATATATAACGATAGCATCCTTCTGCCAGTATTGTTGCTGGTAGCTCTGGTGCCATAGCTAATGATGGGCTGTTTGCAAATAAAGCACGATAACAGTGCGGAGTTAATTCTGTTGCTGGTAAAACAAGGTTTTCCGCTGAAACAACGTTTGTTTGCTTAAACATTGAACAGAAATTATAATTTCCAGTAAGCGCAGTATTTCCAACAAAATTATCACCATAAACAAGGCTCATTATATTTCCCTCAACATCAAATATTGCTGTTCCGCCACTAAATCCCATATAATTTGTATTACTTGTGGCATATGATGTATAAGAACCTTTAACTCTTACAACATCATCATCTGAAACAATTATGGATGCTGATTCACCTGTTTGTGCTGGAGATAAAATCGACCAATTTCCTCCATTTACACTGTATTGAATTGGTTTAACAGAACCACCGCCTACAGAATTCCACGAAATAGTACCACCACTTTTAACTCTTAATGTAAGATAATCCAAAGCATAATCATGTACCTCTGAGTAAACACATGTTTCCGTTACAATTTCGCTTGTGTATTCACCAAGTTCGGCATACGCTTGCACAACAGTATCAGCTGTTATTGAAAATGATTCTGTATATGCTGAATATTCTCCTTCTTGATTTAATCTATAATATATTGTAGCACCTTCTGTTGCACATGTTATTGTCACAGCAGTTCCGTCACAATATATTAATGGTTCATTCACAATAGCGCCAGCATCATATTCGCAACTTTCAATCACAGTGCTACTATCCCATTCATAATATCTTGCATATGCCTCAACAATTGTGTTCTCGCTTATAGCAATCGGTGATACATATTCAACAAAATTTCCAGTTTGATTTAATCTATAATAGATAACTGCTTCATTAGTGTCGCATGAAATTGAAACATTGTGTCCATCACACGAAATAACTGGAGCGTATAAGTTTTCAAGTCTTTTTATTGAAAAGTTCTTAACATCAATATTTGAATATCTAAATGGGTCACCGTTTGCATCCATGGCATATCCAATTGTAACTTTAAGATATTTCAAGTCATCAATGTCTGGAAATTTACTGTTACTTGTAAAGACATTATTACCATTCATCATGTTTTTACATATGAATGAATTTGTACCAACTGTAGGATTGTATAATATTCTAAAATTATATTCATTTGTATTGCCAGTACTCGACATTGGGTTTACAGTCTTATTTGTGTTAGACCCAGTAGAAAATTGGGTTCCAAGTTGTACGTATTTGTTTGTACTAGACTGTCTTAATTGAAAACCATACCACGGTTCTGGTGTGGCCCTTTTTGCCGTAAGTATATTATGGTGGTTTTCATCCTGCGCAGCTGGTTGTTGGGTGAAATCAATTGTAAAATTAAAATCAAGTACAAATCCTCTTGTCACATCAAAAGCATAAAACTCTGTGTTAACGCCATCACCATTCATTGTTTTTGTACCACCAGAAGAATTAGATGTGTCTATATCATAACCAGTTACAACTGTATTACCACTGCCATCATATGCAACATCTTGTGTTGATATTGTTCCTCCAGAATCACCATTTTGGTTTTGTCCAGTTGTAGGAGTTCCACTCTCATCATAATTAACAGTAGAACTGCTATATGAACCATCGTCATTAGTTGTTGTTGTATTTTCAACAGAGCCAGTTGTATTTCCAGAGGCATCATAATTAATCGTTGTGCTGCTGCTTGATGTTGAACCATCTCCATTATCTGTAATCACTACAGTACTTTCAGATGAACTTGTTGTGTTTCCTGACTCATCATAATTAACAGTAGTACTGTTCGATGTAGATGAACCATCTGGATTTGTCGTAGTGGTTGTGGTGGTAGTTGTTGTTGTGCCGTCTTCGTTTGTTTCCGTTTCCGTTTCTGTTTCAGCGATGGCGCCAGATAGGTAAGTCAGATTAATATTTTTATCGGCAACAAACCCTTGATATGTCGCTTGTACTGTTACTTGTGAACCGCTCGCTGTTGGGTCAATGTAAATTGTGCCACCAGAATCTATTGTAGCATAATTGTTACCATTAGTTATTTCCCAATAAACATTACTTCCAGCAACAACGTTGTTTAATATTGCTATACACGTACAAGTCTCAGCGGTTACACTTGATGCACAACCGATTTCAAATGAATTAACATAATCCCCAAAAAATGAAATACTTGACCCAATATACGTTTCAAATTCTACTGGCTGTATAAGAGTCCAAACACCATTGTTTTTTTTATATACATCAATTACTTCGGCGAATAATCCACCGTTCTTAATATAAGCTACACTATATGACATGCTAAAATAATTTTAAACTTTGAGAAAAATATCTCCATTATGTCCAAGTGTGCTTTCTGGTTCACCAGTTCCAGAATAAACAGTAACAGCTGAAACAACTTGCCAAGCACCATTTACAACCTTTAGTACCATTCCATTATTGTCTGTTGTGACTTCTGGAAGACCAGAAGGTAACAATGATGCGTTTATTGATGATGGAAGTTTGTTATTGAATTTATCGTAAAAGAATATTTTTTTCTCATTAGTGTCGTATTCAACAGACGCTGCGACACCAGAAACAGTTTTTTCATATGTTTTAAATGTCGCTATATCGTTTACAGTATTTTTAAGCGATATAGTCTCATCACCACTAGCAAAATTTATAGCCAATTCTCCATGCTCTAATTGATTTGGCTGTGGTAATTTAGCCGACCCATTTGTAACTATAGAGCTTCTTTTGTGTAATAATACTTTTCCCATGTTTTCTATAATAATAGAATTTATTTTTAACCAAAAAATTGATTACTATAATAAATAGTTCAATTGATTGATTACACCATAAATTACTTTTTATATAAGTACTATATACTATGTAATAATAAAAAAAAAAGTAACACTTTCGTGTTACCTTTATTATTTTTAATCGGAAAGCTTCTGGTCTTTTGAAATATACACCCACTCAACATGTATATTTTTTAATACATGTTATATGGAAATGACTTATAGTTTTCTTTCGTCACGTTTGCTCTTTAGTTCATTATAATCTGGGTTTTCTGGATTTGTCAACGCATCAATGTAATCTTTATTATGGTCAATACATCTTTTAGCTTTTAGTTGAAATCTTGCAATGTCCAATGACATTTGGTTAAAAAGTTTCATTGGTTCGTTAATCCAATCTGAAACCATTTTATATGCATTGTTTTCAGCTCTCGCATAAGCGATTCTTTTTCCAATTTCAATGTCAAAGTTATCATTAGGCGAGCATTTGGCGACACCAACCGCCTTATCCTTAATCCCGTCCTTTGAATAGAAATTGATGTAAGCATCGTCATTGTTTACATATGGCGTATCAACTCTTACATTTGCAATACAATACACCACATTCTTCTTCTTGTTTACCCCATAAATCGGGTCATCTAAATGAACTTTAAAACTGTTGTAAATCATAATACTAATATTTTTTTATTAAAACGGTAAAATATAACAAGCTAAGCAAAAATTAAACAATTGCCAATTAATGTTATGCAAAAACTTAAAAATCTTAAACTTTATCATATTCATTATTTTATTAATCGATATGATTATATAGAAAAAAAATTTAACTTCCAAATAAAAAAAAACTGGCTTTTGCCAGCTTTTTTAATTTATTAAATCATCAGTTTTTTAAGTAGTCTCCGTATTGACTCGTTAACCATGTTTTCAACATCATTTACATCTATATAATTACTACTGTCAGTGTTTACCTTTGAAGCGTTTTCAATTGGATGATACTCGCCTACATGACCAACCCAAAGACTACCATTCATGCTAGCGATATTAGAAAACATATAATCGTCTATATTAGTTCCATCAGTATTTTGATTGTACCTAAAACCTTCCTCTTCAATATCATATACAAGATAACGTGAATTTTCAAGACGTATTGCTAGGTATCTATTATCATCAACTTCCCTTAATGGGTATTGATTACCAAAATCTATCGTTAGATTGTTAAAGATTGTAAGTGGCTTCTTTTTTTCTAAATCATAAATAATTTTGTTTGAAGCATCATCATAATCCACTACTGCAATAAATCTATCATATGCTATATAAAATCTATTGAAGTCATAGATACCACCAATCGCAACATTATTTCCGTCACTGTCAAAAATCTCCAATGCCATTCTTCCATGTAACATAGTTGATGGGGTAAACGACACGGAAAAAAATCCGTTCGTTAAATACGAATATCTATCTAATTTAGGAAATAACTCATCATCCGTGTATGCTGGAAAATACTTTTTAGCGTACCCAGGTTCTGGTCTTGGAGTTTTTATAAATTTTTTTGTTTCTATATTGAAGAAATAACTTTCATTTGAAGAAGAGTCATATATAATTTGTATTACCGAATCGTCTTTTCGTGCGCCAATACCTTTACACTCGGTATTAACCTGATAATATTCCATAGAATATGATGGGCACGACAAATCATTAAACCAGAATTCCCCATTCGGAAGTCTTAATGGCTCAAATGTTTTTGCATCTAAAAGAGCGACATCATGTGTTGATTGTTTAACCATTATGTATTTATAGGAGTCAAGTCTACTTAGGCTATAATTGCTTAGTGTGTATTTAAATTTTGTGATACCATCTATTGATGTCAGTTTATGTTTGTCAATGTTATAAAATAAACAATATCTGTCGATTTTAAATAAAATAATATTTGTGGATATTTGGGAACAATTGGTAAATAATAGTGTTTCAAAAATTATTTTTCCACCATCAAATAGCGCTCTTTGCTTACCATATCCAGGCACATCAAGATACACGATAGCTATTGATTTAATCAATTTACCGTTTTTGCCTGAAACTATCACTTCATTGCCGTCAAAGACCGTTTCTGGGTTTTCTCCAGCATTTATTCGCATTTGGGCATATTTAAAAGCCCTACCTATTTCAAGTAACTCTTGTTTTGGCTTTGTATTCTTATTTTTTAACGATTTGGTTCTATACCAAATATCATAAATTCTCTTCAAGTCTTCGTCTGTAACACCAGTGATTTGCTGGAATTCTTCTTTTGTGTATGCATGGTCGGCCTCACAACGTACCTCATACCCATGATTCCACCTTGAAGTTATAAAAACTGGCTCTGGACTTGTGTTGCTTTGTAACATCGCTATCAACGAGTTCCCATAAGCATCATGCGGTTTTTCTTGCGTGAAGCCAGGTTCGGATAGAGGGTCTTTTGGCCGTTCTATGTTTTCCCAGCCATCCTGTCTGAAAATGACATAATGGATATCCAAACGTCTTACATATCCGTTATAATGATTTTGCCCGTAAGTAATACACCACGAACCAGGAGCAGTAGGCCTTTCGTATTTCTGGCAATCTGCCTGCGAATACATTATCTCAAATGTGTAATTGCGTCCAACATGTTCGTCTGTGTTAAGCCCTGATTCAGAATTATTTTTACCGCCAAGCTCTTTGTCAATTTTTTTACCATATTTTCTCAAAAGCTGTTTAAAACTAAGTTTACCGAAATCTTCTGGTTGCTCAAAATTAGTGCCAACTGAATCAATATACGAATTTCTCAATAAATAAATCACCGCATTTAGTTTCGAACAAGCCTCTTCATTCCAATTGTCTGGTACTATACTATTATTTTTCCAATATTCATTAGTTAATAAGGATACTGGTTTGTTCAAAGTTAAATCGCCATTGAAATAATATCTAGCCGCTCCAGCCAAATAATAATTCGAACGAAGTGACAAATTTCTAATTCCGCCTTCATTGGATAATTTTTTTAATATTGCTGATTTAAATTCGGACAAAGATACGTCAATTCCGTTTTCGTGAAGATAAGTTATATACGGAATCAAAAGATTATCACGCTTTGATTCTAACAATAAAAAACTCATATATTATCTAAATATTTTTTTCATTATTACTATTATACTAATGTATAAATAGTTATTATCAAACAAAAAAGGCCGTTTAAAACGGCCTTATGTTTAATCATTATCTTGGTTTGGACCAAATATTGCGTTATCTGGGAATCCAATTTGTAATTTATCATTATTTGGACGTATTTCAATTTCTTTTTCAGTTCCAATAATATAATTTTGAATTGTGTTTTTAATAATATTAGTCAAGTTCCCAACTTGTTCTGTTGTTGTACCAATAACGCTTTCAAGGTATGCAATTCTTCTTTCTAAGTCTTCAATATACGTGCTAAGTACATGAGTTGCACCGTTCGCAACGATAACCATGTCATGGGCGTCGTTTGACACAAAATATTGAGTCATATCACCAATGTTAATTCTACGAATAAGGGTTTGTCCTGTATCAGCATTTGCAACTGGCTTATTAACTAATGACTCGAATATAATATTCTTTATCGAACCCTGACTTTCTGTGTTTTGGTACAGTTTATTTTCAAGCTCACTTATGGCTCTATTTACGCCAGATACAACGTAGTTTGTTGTCGCTAGCGTATTATTATGTCCATTGTTATCGTTTACAATTGCTTCTATAGTACTAACATGTCTATCGTTGATTGTTGTGCTTGATATATTTAAATAATTCCTCGAATTATCGTTTACTCTATATATGTCAACAAGGTCGCGCAACGGCACATCCTCATTTTTGTCATCATAAGAAGCGATAAGTTTCTGGCCATCTTTATCATAAGTAATACGTTTTACATACTTCTTATCTGTTTCACTATCAGAAATATGTTTGGTTAATGCTGAACTCACTGTGTCTATCTTATCGTCAAGCCTACGTGATTCGGCACCAATTAACTCCATAATTTCAGAATAGCTAGCGCTTGACCCACTATTTAATCCAGCTATATCTCGTTGCAGCTTATTAATATCTAATTCTAAACCATAGGTGTCGATTATGTGATATGGCATTCCACTTTCAACGCCAACAGCTAATAATAAATGGTCTTTTCCGTCTTCTTTATATTTAGCAACAATTGGTTCTCCATACAAGCCGTCAAAAGTTTGGCCTGATGTTAAATTTGAGACATACCGTGTGGCGGCATCACGACCATTGAATACACCATCGACCCTACGAAATTGTAATCGTTTATCAGTCATAATTCATTAAAAATTTAATGTGTGATTACACCAAAATCGAAAAAGTCATCAGAAATTTTCAATTTAATGTCGTTATTATTATTTTTTCTTCGAAGAACCATTTCGCTAGAGCTGGTTAAAGTGTATGCACTACCAAGTATGCCATCGTTTATTTGTGTGTATACTGACCCGCTAAATTCGTTGATGGTTTCGTTAGTTATATCTACAGAGTTTTGTATTTCATTTATAGCATCTATGATATCGTTGATTTCGACATCAACATCATCTACACGATTTTTAACATCATTTACATTTGTTTTAACATCATTAACACTTTGCTTAACATCGTTTATAGAACTAACAAGAACACCGTTTTTTAACATATATTCTGTGTAGTTGTTATCCTTTATGACAATAGTGTCGCCTTCATTCATGGCTTTTTTAATCCATGTCTTGCCGTTCCATTCACAAACGCAAAACAAATTATCGCTAAATGTTAATCCGCTTAATTGTACCTCTTCAAGCCCAACTAAATCGTCATTGGTATAATAAAGATTTATATTTGTCCATAATTTTGCATATGGATAGTCATCGTGTATACCATTGACTAATTTTACTGGATAACTGCCACCTAATATATTTTCAACAGAACTAAACGAATTATATTGATAATCCTTAACAAGTCTTATTGCTCCACGGCAATAATTATCAATATTAGGGGTCTTTTCTTGATATACTTGCCCTGTATTATATGAAAATATTTTCATATAAATAGAATTTTCATTATCAGAGCTTGATGTCCAATAATACCCAAACATTGATTCGTTATTTTGTGCATGATGCACGTCGTCAGACCCGCCAATTGGTAACAAAAACAGTCCAGATGTATTGTTACCGCACGCCTCTTGGCTGCTAGGTTTCCATCCACCTTCTTCATCAGAAGCTTTTAACGCAATCCCAGCCACACGTCCATAATACCCTTCCGTTAATCCACTGTGATTTCTATCTGCATCACACTCGAAAGCATTAAGTAAATCATCCCAATCTTCTTTGGTAGGTATCCTCCATTCAGAATTAGAATTATTTAATTCAGACGATATAATTTCAAGGGCGCTATATGGATATCTATATCCATAGATATTTGTCGCTTCTTTTGTCAATATTCTGTACCCAGCGCCAAACTGAGTTGCATCTGGCATATCGTTACCGTCGGAAATATCAATAAAGCTTTCTACTGGTGAATAAGTGCCAGTTTTTTCTACTGGGGACAATCCAAGCTTGTTTGATTGGTTTCCGTTGCCAACCAGTGTTTCATCAGTAAAAACGGTTGCATTTGATATATCAGTAAGAAACCCTTCAACTTTTACTTCTGTTTCGTCTGGATAAGTGACTATTAAAGTACCAGTGTCGCTATCGAGTTCAAATCTTGGATTTCCGTCTTCACCTCCAAGATTAATAACTATAGGTTCATAATTTTTATCAATTCTTGTTATAACGAGATTGTTTTGCTCATCAAGTTCTACTGATTCAATATCATATCCCCTTAAAAAATAAAAATTTTTATCAACTTCGTCTCCAGTCAAACCACAATTTTTTGTTGTGTCACCAGAAAATCCTGGAGTTAATTTAAAATATGTGACACCGTTAATGGTCTGTATATCGTTGTTTGATGATTGTAACAATAAAGTTTCCTTTGCCATATATATAATATTGTATGATAATCTTATTTACTATGATAAATAGTATTTTATTGATGAATAGGGTATGAATCCTTCGTATATAACGAATGAACGTATATCTCCTATAAATGTACCGCAAAAATCTTTTTCGATTGGTAAAACATATTTTGATGTTTGATAATAATCTGGTGTGATTGTCTCAAGCAAACCAATAGAACCACCGCCTAGAGAAATGTTATATGGAACAGCTTCTTGTTTTTCAATAATTTCATCCAATCCTTTGAAAGATAATGAATCAAGTTCTTTGCTTATCAATTTTAAAAAACCGTTTACATATATCATTATCCTCATTCGTTTTGGCCTATTGTCACATTTATTAATAATAGGGTTTGAAATTGCGAATCTAACATTTATTGAATTCCATTCGTCCATCTTAACCATTCCGTCTTTAGAGTATTCTTCAATAATTTTATATTTGTTATTGTTGTCCTCTGAACAATCTAAAACTCCATACCTATATCCTATTGCCCCAGATTCTGTTATCCTAAGGGCAAAAACATTGTTTCTTATATCTTTATATAAATTAAAATCAGTACCAGTTTGTTGAAAATATTCTTCTATATCTTGTGTTGTATAACCAGTTTCTGTTCTATTCATTATCAAGAAATAATTGACATCAGGAAAATGTTTACGCCCAGTAAGTTTAACTTTAGTTCCTTCTACCCAATTTTGTGTTGTAAACCCATTTTTAGTTCTATCGAACATAAGGTATTTATTATCGCTTTCAGATAGCTCATAATATCCACGTAACGATAACGTATGACCTTCTGAATCTGTCATAGTTTTAAAATCTGGTATAACAACATCGTCTTGTATGTATGAGTTTTCTATGGCACTTTTTTGGCATATATATGGCTTATTATTTCCAACAGAATCAGAATTTTCGCAACCACAAGGCTTTTCTGGCATAAAATCATATCTTTTCAGAAAATCATTATCAAACGGCGATTCTAATATTTCGTTAATAATGTCACTATCGGTATCGGTTGTTCCGCTATCAATATCACAATTAGTGCATGCACTTTCAAAATCAAGCCATCTAGTGATGTTTGTGACTGGTTTTTGTATTTGAAAGTAATCACTAGTAATTCCATCGCAATCAGTCATATAAGCATCTAGCGAATTATTCCTCGATTTGTTTTCACATGTTATCGCAGAAGATACTTCATATAACGGCCAAAACTTATTTTCCGCCCTGGTCCCAATAAAAAAGAAAATCCCTTTATTTTCTGGATGTATTAAATTAACAGTGTTGTTATATTCATCATAATCTGTTCTAGGCCTAATTTCAAAATGCATTACTATATCATTTTTGAAAGTCGTTGGCAATACTTGATAATTAAATCCCTCTAGCTTAAAAAATCCCTGATAAAACCCGCCACGAAATGAAATATATTTTGAGCCGTTATCATCTTCAACCAGATACATTGGGTATGAATACATTTTCGTGTTACCAGTAACTGGCGTCATAAACAGCCTTACATCACCATCCTCTATAGATTTTTCGCTGTGTAAAAATATATTTAAAAAATCTCTATTTGATATTCTATCCTTATCGTATGTTATGTAACCATTGTCAATACCAGTCATGCCAATATCTCGCATTACAACGTCTGAACACACTGCATCTTTCCATGTTACTGTTGAATATAAAATACCGTTAACTATGTTTAATGTCGAAAAATCAGCAATCGCCATACTGCTAACTTCTCCTAATGATTGGGTATACGTTTCTCCTTTATACAACATATAGTCATAATAATGGCCACTGTATAATTTTGAATCTAATATTTTGGTGTGATTATTTTTAATGTTCTGAAACATACTGTGTATTATTACATAAATAGTTTGTCTTTAACATATTTTTTTTGTATATTTACTGCAAAATCTTTAGATAAAATTAATATGACAGAACAAAAGGATTATTATGCTATTTTAGGCGTTGACAAAAACGCAACAGAAGATGACATTAAAAAAGCGTATAGAAAACTTGCAATGAAGTATCACCCAGATAGATGGGCCAATGCTTCAGAAGAAGAAAAAAAAGAAGCTGAAGAGAAGTTTAAGGAAATTGCTGAAGCAAACGAAATCCTTTCAGACCCACAAAAAAGGAACCAATATGACAATGGTGGTATGTTTTTTAGCGACGGATTTAACATTGACCCAATGGATATTTTCAGAAAAATGGGCGGATTCGATGATTTAGGAGGCTTTGGTTCGTTTTTCGGAGGCGGAATGGGAAATAGAGTGCATAGAGGACGAAATGTTTCAACAGTTGTAAACATTACACTATCAGAAGCTTTTAATGGTGTTGACAAAAAAGTTCAGATTCCAAGGTCTAAAAAGTGTTCGCACTGTCATGGAACTGGGTCAGAAGAAGGACACAACACAACGTGTACTGTTTGTGGAGGCTCTGGTATGGTTAATCAAACAAAACAGCTTGGCCCTGGGTCGTTCTCTTTGATTAGCACTCCTTGTCCACATTGCCACGGAACTGGGAAAGTGATAACAAACCCATGCAAACATTGCGATGGGAGTGGGTTGGAACACGAAACTGTTACAGAAACCATCCATATTCCAAAAGGAATTGCCAATGGAATGTCTTTCGAGATTAAAGGCCTAGGATGTGAGCCAGAAGGTGAAGGAATGCCTGGTAATTTAATTGTTACGGTATATGTAGAGAAAGATTCATATTTTGAACTTCCAGACCAAATGAACGTCATTCACTATGAAGAGGTTCCGTTTAACAAGGCCCTTCTTGGATTTACTCAAGAATTTAAATGCGTTGACGGAACAAAAGTTACTGTAAATGTCCCAGAACTTACAAAACATGGTCAATCATTCATTTTCAAAGGAAAGGGTATGCCTAATGTTAATAATCCAAGCATTCGTGGGGATTACGCTATTGTGATTAACCATATATTACCGTTGCATTTATCCGATAAGCAAAAAGATGTATTGAAAAATTTCTATAGATTGTCTTAAAAATTTTATATAATCACTAAACAATAATTAAAATGTCAAATATTGAGACTAAATTGCATTACGATGATATTGCAATTGTGCCTGAAGTTGTTACTAACATTAAAAGTAGAAGCGAATGTAATCCGTACGACACAAGAAACATGCTGCCAATATTTGCATCATGTATGAGTTCTGTTGTTTCTATGGAAAATTATAGTGATTTTGTTGCCGCGCACATAAATCCGATTATACCTAGAACGTATAGCGTGAACCAAAGATTGATGTTCATGCAAAAAGAGAAAAACATTTTTGTTGCGTTTTCATTACAAGAAACAAAAGACCTGTTTCTTAAATATAATGAACATTATGCTGGAACATTGTTTTCTGACATTATAAATAATCAAAAAATGTATGTGTGCATTGATATGGCTAATGGCCATATGGAAGAATTGATTAAAACTGTAAAATTAATTAAAGATATTTACGGTGATAAGGTTGTTATTATGACAGGAAACATTGCAAATCCAAAAACATATGAAGAATATGCAAAGGCTGGAGTTGATTATGCAAGAATGTCAATCGGAACTGGAAACTGCTGTAGCACAAGCAGCAATACTGGAATACACTATAGTATTTTTTCACTTTTACAAGAAGCTTACCAAATCAAAATTAACAACAATTATAATTGTAAAATAGTCGCCGATGGAGGAATTAGAAACTATCGTGATATTCAAAAAGCCCTTATTTACGCTGATTATGTAATGATTGGAAGTTTGTTCAACAAAGCAATGGAAAGTGCTGGAAAAACTACATATGGAAAATCTTACTTCAATATCAGGGGCTTTAAACTTTTCAGACCGATTAAAACTTTATTAACATTTGGAAGGACTATTAATAAAAAACATTTTGACAAAATATACAACAACCAGGTTAAGACTGGAAAACTAGAAGTAAACAAGGAAGTATTTGGGATGAGCACAAAAAAAGCTCAAAACCAAATTAACACAGCAAACGGACTTGAAGGAAAACTTAAAACATCTGAAGGCTTAATAAAGAAACAAACAGTTGAATTTAATTTAAGCGAATGGTCTATAGCCGAAACTGATTACCTAAAATCAGCTATGAGTTATACAAACTCACGTACATTGGAGGAATATCACAATTCAAATTGGATTAGAATCAGTCAAATTAAATATAATATTTAACGCTATGTCTAATATCATTTTAGAAAAATTTTCGCATATTTCATATGGAAAAATGCATGAAATTAGTGTCATTAAAAAGATACTAAAAGGTGAAACATATTTTCCGAACAATTTTGATTTCAAAATTAAAGAAGATTACATACATAAAAGCGAGATAATACGTCTATTTGCAGGAGATAAGTGTATAGCCAAAGAAGATAGATGGTATTCTGGTGACGGAACATTTGTCAGAACAATAAACGATGTTATATCGGACTGGAATGGTCATATTTTTTATGATGAAGAAAACAACAAATGGTATTACAAACCATGGCTTGAAATTTGTTTTCTTAACGGCGATAAAAGAAAAGTATGGTTTAACAATGATGAAGAATTGACTGATGAACTTGAACGTATAACAAAAAACACTAAGAACTATATTATACTTGGATGCGAAGATTAATAAACATTTTGTTTTTTAATTAAAAAAATATATAATTGAAATATAAATTTAAAACATATGGCATATAAAACTATTAGATTAACAGAAGACCATATCAAACTTTTAAAGAATATTAAGTTTGAGACTTTTATTTTTGATGTTGATTCAAGAGCTGGAAGAATTGGATGGGGTATTGACCAATATAGCCCATGGGGCTCTTCTTACCCAATCGAAGACATTGCACTCATTCTCGGTCAATTAGACAGTGCAATTCCTGGTAGCGAAAATGAGATATCTGGAAGATATTTTCCAGAACAGCTTCAAACCCATTTTTTGGATTTATATGAAGATATTACGGAAAATATGGAATATATGTTTAGTCTGTTAATTTTTTTCACTGATAAAGGCGGTTTAACTCCTGGCACGTATAGGTGTCATCCAAGATTAAAGGATTGGGAAAAAATCGATTAAGTTTATTATTAACGAAAAAACTTAAAAATGCTTATTAGAGAAGGGCAAAGCCAGTATAATCAAATTTTAATGAACATTGACGGCACTTATATTAGGGCTGGTCAAAATAAAACTGGTCAAATTTTGATGAATATCGATGGGACTTATATTCGCAACGGACAATCATGCTGCGGTGAAATTCTAATGAACATCGATGGTAAATACATTAGAGACGGCCAAAGCCCTTGTGGTAAAATAATGTTTAACATAGATGGGAATTATATAAGAGAAGGACAATCTTGCTTTAACCCAATTATTTTTAATTTGTGCGCACAATAATAAAAAAAAGGCGGTGAGCTAACTCATCGCCTTTATTTTTATTCATATTTTGTTGCGTCAATCATACGATTTTCCCAGTTTTTTACTTCACTTAATTCCTGCGCTGAAATTAAAGATTTTAATTCAACAGCATCTTCAGGGCTAAATTGGTATGGATAACCAGAATCGTTTAGTTCATGGTTAACCTTAGCGGAAAATTTCTTTCTTGCGTTTTTCATCTCCTCGGTATCTTTTCCTTGCATTGGCTTCACACCATATAACTTATAAGCAAAAGGGGCTTGTTTTACACCAGGATTTTTAAAATAGTCTTCAATGCTTGAAACCAATTCTTCAGTTTCTCTTTCATCGTTTCCTAATTTATCATTTTTCTTACTAGATTTTTTTGGCTTGTCATCAGATTTTTTCTCTTCTATATCGCCAAATTCATTTTCTATGTATTCTCTAAGCATTTTTTTAATTGCCGCTTTAATTTTCATCTCGTTCAAAGAATTGTTAACAGATTCTGTTATAAGTTTTTCTAAATTCGCCATTTCTTAAAGATTTACAACAATAAATAGTTCTTATTGACAAAATTTATGTAATATAGTATTATATATATTTTTTTATTGAAAATTTTTGGTTTTTCAAAAAAAAATATGTAACATTAAAACCGAACAATAATCAAAACCAAAATTTATTATGATGAATCAATTTTTACATGCAAACGATGTTGACCCAAGATTAGCTGAAGTTAGAACCGAAAATGGTGCATTGTCTTATAAGACATTTGGCTCAGAACTTATGAATCAGTTTGGAAAAGCTGGCGGATATAGAGGAAGACCAATGGTAGATGTATGGGCCGACCAGTCTGCATTGTGGGCAGAAGACTCTCGCATGGCTCTTTTATTCCCATTCTACTTGAGACTTATTACACGTAAACCTCAATTGGTTAACACTGAAAATGTGCAAAGAGGACCTGGTAATAGGGACGAGTCTTTTAAGAGATTTTTGTGGATTGCAAAATATCACCCAGATGAATTTTATGCAAACCTTTGGCTAATCCCTCTTTTTGGTTCTTGGAAAGATGTTTGGGAGATTATGGTTATGGGTGACGATGGTAAGTACTTGGAATACAAGAAATTCTTCGATGTCATTAACTGTGGACTTAATTGTGAAACAACATCAGAACTTGTTAAGAAGTATCTGCCTCAAATCAGAAGTACAAAGAAATGTGTTACTGACAGAGCAAAGAAGCTGAATATGCTTGCTAAGTCGTTTGCTTATTACTGTGGATTAACCCAAAAGCAATATCGTTCGTTAAAAACTAGCGGTACAGCACATAAGTTTCAAACCATCATCTGTGACAAACGATATGATAAACTTGATTGGAAGACAATTCCAGGAAAGGCTTTGATGAACCTGGTCAACGGAAACTTCCTTGACAAACACAATCTCGTTGATTCGTATATTGATTGGGTAAATTCCCAAAATACTATCAAGTTCAATGGCTATCCTTATGAACTTTCTAGAAAGTTGCAAAACAATCCATCAAGAGCAACTGTTCTGACTGTCAATAAGCAATTCGACGAGTTGATTTCAACAGGTAAAAAAGATGGCGGAGCGATTACTGGTAACGTTCTTTGTGCGCTTGACACATCTGGTTCTATGAGCAGTCCAATCGATTACAACGGTACATTGACAGCGTTTGATGTTTGTGTTAGTCTTGGAATCTATTTTTCAACACTAAACACTGGTGAATTTAAGGATGTTGTGGCCATGTTCGATGATGTATCAAGTCTTATGTCTTTAAAAGGTACGTTTGCAGATAAATTGTCACAAATTAAAAGAGCTAGAACTGCTTGGGGAAGCACTAACTTCCAATCACTTATTGACTTGATTGTGAAAACAAGAACTGAACAGCCAGAAATCCCTCTTGAGGATTATCCAAAAACACTGCTTGTTGTTAGTGATATGCAATTCAACCCTTCTGGATGGGGGAATAGAGTTAGTGAGCAAACTAATTACGAAACAGCAATGAAAAAACTGCGTAGTGCATTTCCGAAGGAATTTGTTGACGACTTCAAAATCATCTGGTGGTTTTGCACCAATAGATATACAGCTGACTTTCCTTCAAATTGTGAGTGTGGAGGAACTTATATGATGTCAGGGTTTGACGGAGCAACTGTTTCTTTCATCCTTGGTGGAGAACAGAAAAACAATACAGAAAAGGTCCAAAAGACCATGGAAGACGTAATTAACGAAGCGTTTTCACAAGATATTTTTTCACTAATTAAATTTAAATAGCATAAAATTATGGCAAACAGAGCATTAGCACATATTGAAGAAATTGCATGGGTAAAACCCATCGAAGGAGCAGACAACATTGAACTTGTTGGAGTTCTTGGATGGCAATGCGTGGCAAAGAAAAACGAATTCAAACCTGGTGACATTTGTGTCTATATTGAAATTGATTCAAAGGTCCCTCAGACAAGCGAATTTGAATTTCTTAGTGGCAAGCACTATAAGATTAAAACAATGAAGTTCAATAAATTTAAGGACGAAAATGGTAATCCTATTATCTCACAGGGTATTGCATTAAGCGACATGATGTTTGACTCTCTATATGATAAAATTAAATTGTCGCACAAATTTCACATTGGAGACGATGTTACTGATGTACTTGGCGTTACATACTCTAGCCCTGAAGATGTTAAGCGTAAAAGCAATGTAAACCCAGACTCTAAATACCAATCAATGATTGCCAGAAGAAAAGAAATCTTCTCGCGGCCATGGATTAAAAAAATGATGAAGCATAAATGGTTTCGAGCTGTTATGTTCGCCATATTTGGGAAAAAGAAAGATAAACCGTTGCAATTCCCTTCTTGGATTCAGAAAACTGATGAAGAACGAATTGAGAATCTTCCTAATTATCTGAACGATAAGACAACCGTCTGGCTGATGACCGAAAAAATTGACGGTACTTCAACTACATTTGCTCTTGATGAGCGAAGATTTCGTAAACCAGAATTCATTGTTTGTTCAAGAAACGTAAGAATGCAGAAGCCAGACCAGCCATGCTTTTTTGATGAAAATGTGTACTGGAAAATCGCTAAAAAATATAACGTTGAGGAAAATCTGAAAAAGATTACTAAAAAAATCGAAGAAAGAGAACGAATTAAAATTAATCGTATTGTTCTTCAGGGCGAAACATTTGGAGCTAAACTGCAAGGAAATCCATACAAGATGAACGATATTGATTTCAGAGCATTCAATCTTGTTGTTACAGGAACTAACTTTCTTGGAAAAGAACTTAATTTCAAGTACATAACAAGCGATATGGAAGAGTATCTTGAAGGAACTGGTATTAAATGTGTCCCAATTCTAGGAGAATATATGTTTCCTGAAAACATTACAATGCAAGAATTTAAAGCCTTTGCCGATGGTAATAGTGTGATTAACGAAAATGTAATGAGAGAAGGCATTGTTTTCAGAAATGTAGAAAATGCTAGACAGAGCTTTAAAAACGTGAGTAATACATACTTACTGAAACATTCATCATAATATATTTTAAATTATTAATTGCCGCCAAATTTTTTTGGCGGTTTTTTTTGCTTTTTAAAAAATTTATATGTAACATTGTATTGTTAATTTAAGTCACATTTAAAATTTTTAGAACTATGGCAGATACAATGCTCCGTTTCGAGAATGATAAACTCAACAATTTTCTGAGTAAAGAGCAACTTAAGTCTATGTGCCCTACGGCATTTAAGACGAGCCCCACAAATCCTAAGGTTTCTAACAGATATGTCTACGCTAACACTGAGGTTGTTATTGATGACCTTGCAAAGCTTGGTTGGTATCCAGTCGAAGCAAAACAGTGCAGAGCGACCAAACGGTCTAATGGTATCCGTTCTTTCCACATGATTTGTTTTCAAAACCCTGACGTTAAGGTGGTTAACAAGCACGATGACGGCACCGAGGAGATTGACGCATTCCCAAGACTGATTCTAACCAACAGCCACGATGGGTTCAATTCTTTCAAATTTATGGTCGGTCTTTTCAGACTCGTATGTAGTAACGGTCTTTGTGTTTCCAATGAAAATTTCGTAAATACTTCAATCAAACACATCAACTACACGTTTGATGAGTTGAGAAAAGTTGTCGTTGAATCTCTAGATAAAGTCCCTGAGATTGTCATGACTATGAATCAAATGAAACAACGTCAACTGACAGAAAGCGAACAGAAGGAGCTAGCATATGAGGTTGTTAAAATCAGAAAGAACTTTGACGACAATGTTGATGTCCATAGAATTGGCTGTGATGATGAAACCATCAGAGATATCCTAACACCGATTAGAACTACAGACATTGGTACTGACCTCTGGACGGTCTTCAATGTGTGCCAAGAAAAAATGATGCGCGGCGGTTATTATTCATCTAACCGTAATAATAAGAAAATGAAACAACGCAGTATCAAATCAATTAAAAAGGACCTTGATTTTAACCAAAGACTTTGGAAAAAGGCCGAGTCAATGCTTGAGGTTGAACATTGTCTTGCTTAACATAATATTACATACAATACAGGGCCGTTTTAGTACGGCCCATTTTAATTAGAACATGAAAAGTTTAGATTACATTAACAAAGAAACTGGAGAAATATATTGGGATACTATTTTCTCATCATTAAAAAAATTTATAGGGTGTGAATTGGTGTCTGACAATGTAGTAAATTCTTATATTAAAAAAACAAATAATCTGGTTAAGGCGATATATGATAACCCTAATATTGATGTGAATAAAAATTTCCATTTAATTATGGCTGTCATCTTAAACAACTTATCAAATTGCTTAATTAAAACTGGAATCGCGACAAAAGCAACAAACGTTAAACTAGCAAGACTGTTGCTTTGGGATGATGATTTGTTGTTTAGGGAATTAGTTTGTTATATCATTAAAAAATATAAACTAAACACAATTCAACGCATTCAAAATGCATCTAATGTAACTTTAGACAATTTGAAGACGGCAACTCACACTGATGGCAAAATCATTGTGGTGGTTTTAATGGGTCTACCTGGCTCTGGCAAATCAACATATGTAGAAAACAACCTTAAAGGCTTTGAAGTTATTAGTAGGGATGTAATCAGAGAAAAAATGGGGTTATGCGGACCTGATGAAAAAATGATTGGGACAAAAGAAGAAGAAAACAAAGTTTCGTTAATTTTCGATGCTGAACTTCTTGAAGCTGCAAAACAACATAAAAATATCGTTATTGATAATATGAATAATAGACTCAAATATAGAAAATCCTATAAGAAATTACTTGAGCCATTTGATGTTATATGGAAATATGTATATATACAGCCAACAGAACTACAAAAAAATATTGAAAGGCGAAAAAAATTTATCCCAGAATATCAATTCTATAGAATGATTCTAAATTTTGATTGGCCAAAATTAGATGAATGTGATGACTTTCAAATATTGACAAACTAAAAAATCGGCTCATTTGAACCGATTTTTTTTTATTTAACCCCTATAGCATCAGCTTTTATTTTACGAGCTTTTGCAATCATATCATTAATTCTCTTACGTAAAAGTTTAATTAGGTTTTTTTTCATCTTATAAAATTCTTTTGAATTAAAATCGCCGTTAAATTTATCTTGATTAACATACTTACCACGTTCACCCATACGTCCAGTAAAAATATCGTACCTAATTGAAGACAATAACAATAATACTTGTGCATAATCGACATCATTATCTAATTGTCCACTAGTATAATCATAATTTTTAAGTTTATTCAAAAAATAATACATATCTTTTATTTTCAAACAAGAATTAACTTCCTGTTGTAATACCCAAGTTTTTGGGTCACTTAAAATATTATTGTCTAAAGTAAATACGTAACAATTAACAAGTTTTGGCCTTGACTTTAATAATGCTTGATATTCTGTTAATCGCGCTTGAATTTCTGTAGGCCTAAAAAGATACATTATTGCACTAGCCACTTTATATTCCTTAGTATCGCCACTATAAGCTTCAACAGTTTTTTGAGTGTCGAAATCAGTTTTGCTTCTTTTTGATTTATCAATAGAATGGCTTAATTCATGCGCAATGATTCGTTTTATGTATTCGGTATCTTTTGGGCAATTTTTATAGATATATAATATATGGCTATAACTATTATATGACCCATATGAATTACCGTAATTATCATTTGGCGCGTCTTTAAATTGTACCTTAAGTTCTTTACCATTAATATTAAACAGTTCTAGTGGCACTATAAAATTTTCGCCAAATTTTGCATACACCAATGAAGATAGATAATCTATAACATCTTCATATTCATAACCTATTGAATGGTGATACTCGCGTAAAATACCTTTCACGCAAGTACCAACCATACATTCTATATCGTTAACAGAAATTCTATTTTCCACCATAAACAATATCTTCTAATTTTTTTAATCTTTCTTTTAATTCAACATTTTCTTGATGCAATTTATCTATGGCGGCTAATGCGACAATTGATAACATTGAATATGATACCGCCATTTCACCATTATCGCTAATATTTACCAATTCTGGGTATACATTGTATAATTTCTGAGCAGATGTACCAATATGCCTAATATTATCACCGTGTTTCCAAACATAATACTGCTTTGGTATATTTTTTAATTTCGCAAAATCACAATCTATATCACCAATAAATGTTTTTTTATTTTCATCAGATAATGAATATAAATATCCGCCATTCATGTATATTCTTGTATCATAATATAATGTATCTGTTGTAAATGCACTATTATATGAAGTAACATATGCATTAACGCCATTGCTATTAGATACATTTAATGACGAACCACCAGCGCATAAACCACTAACTGAAATATAATTGTGAAAATCTATAGGCCATTCGCCATGCATTGGTGTGGTATAATAATCAATAGTGTTAGCTGAAGTTAACGATATTGATTTTGTATTGTTCCTTTGAATAGAATTAAAATGCCCAACTTTAACACATCCAGGAACACCATTTTCCGACAGAAACAAATAAATATACGTTTTATAATCGTCAACGCCGTGTGAGCGTAGCCAATATTCTAATTTTTCATTAAAATTTTCAGCATTGTCATACGATGGAACTATTGCATAGTGATTACCAATCGACAAACCAGCAGTTTGGTCTGGCCGTCTGCCAAATATGAATCCATTGCTTTTGGAATCAAAATCTACAACGGCTTCACTATGCTCACTACAAATTAAATTATAATCGAAACCAACAATTTGAAAAATGAATTCATGCGCAGCAGGATTACCTATAGTATATTCATTTCCATCGATGTCTTGTGAATTAAATAATCTATAAACATTACCGTCATCTGGTGATATACCGATTGCCATTGCTGGTATGCGTGACTGCGATATTTGTGATTGCGCTTGGTCATTACTAATACTAAATACACTTGTAAACTCATGATATATAACCAAAAAGTTTAATTTTTTAAAATCTTCATTACCTAAGCTATCAATATTAAAATATTCGCTGATATTGTTATCAAAACATAATGTAATAGCGTTTTGTTCATAAGTATAATTGCCGTAATTATTAATACCAACAGAAACATCCACACCAGTAAATAATACTGTAAATTGTTCGCCTAAGTTAATAGGACTATGTACGTTTTCGTCCGCCCAACCAATAACGTTAAATTGATTATTTCCAACACCATCAGCTAATAATATTTTTCCGCTTGATGCAGACCCAGAAGGCCCAGTTGGGCCTGTAGGACCAGTAGGACCTGTAGGTCCGTCATCTCCTTGTGGGCCTTGTTTTCCAGTAGGGCCAGTAGGACCTTGTTTTCCAGTTGGCCCAGTATCACCCGTATGACCTGTTGCTCCAGTAGGACCAGTGGCTCCATCGTTACCATCGTTACCAGTAGGGCCAGTGGCACCTGTAGAACCAGTAGGACCAGTAGGCCCTATATGGCCAATTGCACCATCATTACCAGTAGGGCCAGTGGCGCCTGTAGGACCAGTAGGACCAGTAGCACCATCGTTACCATCGTTACCAGTAGGGCCAGTGTCTCCTGTAGGACCAGTAGCACCAGTTGCTCCGTCCTTACCATCGTTTCCAGTAGGGCCAGTGTCTCCTGTAGGACCAGTAGCACCAGTTGCTCCGTCCTTACCATCGTTTCCAGTAGGGCCAGTGGCGCCTGTAGGACCAGTAGGACCAGTGGCTCCATCATTACCATCGTTACCTGTAGGACCAGTAGCGCCTGTAGGGCCAGTAGCACCATCGTTACCATCGTTACCTGTAGGACCAGTAGCGCCTGTAGGGCCAGTAGCACCATCGTTACCATCGTTACCTGTAGGGCCAGTGGCGCCTGTAGGACCAGTTGCACCATCCTTACCATCAGAACCAGTAGTGCCTGTAGGGCCTGCTGGACCCATTAATGTTGCAATCAGACTAAATGAATTCGTGGATTCGTTATAATACCATAAAACACCGTTTTCGTCAAAATATGCATCTCCATCATGTGTACAATCAGTTATACTAGGTTTAACATTAAACCTATAAATAACATCACTATAATTATTGTTATTGTTTATTACTGCTTGCCCTATATTAGTCCATGTAACTCCGCTATCATAACTCACACGCACATAGTCACCATTTATTGTTATTAATGGTGTTATACCAGTTTCTCCAGTAGGTCCAGTAGGACCAGTTGCACCGTCCTTACCGTCAGCACCAGTAGGGCCAGTTTTTCCGTCATTACCATCAGCACCTGTTGCGCCAGTAGCACCTGTTGCACCATCGGCACCATCCTCACCTTTAGGACCTGTTGCTCCCGTAGGACCAGTAGCCCCATTGTTACCATCTTTACCTGTAGGACCAGTAGTACCTGTAACTCCATCAGCGCCATCCTCACCTTTAGGGCCAGTAGCTCCAGTGGCGCCTGTAGCTCCATCATTACCATCGTTACCTGTAGGGCCAGTAGCTCCAGTAGGACCTGTTACTCCATCAGCGCCATCTTCTCCTTTAGGGCCTGTTGCTCCCGTAGGACCAGTGGCTCCATCATTACCATCGTTACCTGTAGGGCCAGTAGCTCCCGTAGGACCTGTTACTCCATCAACACCATCTTCTCCCTTAGGTCCTGTTGGTCCAGTAGTACCTGTAACTCCATCAGCGCCATCCTCACCTTTAGGGCCAGTAGCACCAGTAGGACCCATTAATGTTGCGATTTCATAAAAATAATTATTCGTTTCGTCATAATACCAAAGAACACCATTTTCGTCAAAATAGGCATCGCCATTTTGAGTGCAAGAACCAGAATTTGGCATAACATTAAAACGAAAAATTACATCATTTTCATTTATGTTATTATTTACAACCGCTTGACCAATATTAGTATGCGTTACTCCATTATCATAACTTGCAAACACATAATCTCCACTTATGGTTATTAATGGTGTAATACCAGTTTCACCTGTAGCACCAGTAGGACCAGTAGCACCTGTTGCACCATCCTCACCTTTAGGGCCAGTAGCTCCAGTAGCACCTGTAGCTCCATCAGCGCCATCTTCTCCTTTATTACCAGTAGCTCCAGTAGCACCTGTTGCACCATCGGCACCATCTTCTCCCTTAGGACCTGTTGCGCCAGTAGCACCTGTTGCACCATCGGCACCATCCTCGCCTTTAGGGCCAGTAGCTCCAGTAGCACCTGTTGCACCATCGGCACCATCTTCTCCCTTAGGACCTGTTGCGCCAGTAGCACCTGTTGCACCATCGGCACCATCCTCGCCTTTAGGGCCAGTAGGGCCAGTCGAAC